AGATACCCAACCTCTATCAGTAGACATACCCGCGATATCTACTGGATGACGGGATATACATACTAATAAGTTTTTATTATTAATACCAGTCCTTGTTGAGTCATTATCAAATTTCTTCTTTAACTCATTATCACCTAGTTTAGCTAATATTTTGCCTATATTGGTTTGGTTTTTATTATCTTTACTAGCTAAACCCTTACTATAATCAGTTATAGTATAACCAATATCTTGTAACGCATTTGTTATTTCTTTTGGGGGTTGCACTACTTCCTTTGTAGTTTGTCCTTGTAATGGGAGATATATACGATAATTATTATGTTGCCATGGTTGTTTATATTCATTAAACAAATCAGCATATCTATCTCTATTAAATTTAGCAGTATACGTCTTAGCATTCTTCAATGTTAATGCTTCATCTAGTAATGTTAATATGTTTACCATTATATTAGTTCCTAATAATTAAAAAAATCAACGGTTGATATAGTATTAGATAGTGTTTTTATATCAATACGATTAGTCTTGATTTTAACCTTGTACAAACGTTTATTCTCTTCTTCCATAGTTTGTAACGTTGGTAAGATAGATTCCTTTGTACCGGGTGTTAAATACGCTATTTCGATACATGGTATGTATCCAATAACAGACGAAGTATCACTAATGGTTTGCAGACAAGTCATCCATAACGGTAACTTCTCATCCCCATCAGTACCAATGGTTAATAACCGATTTCTTAATGATGTAATTGTGGCTGGTTTGAACGTTGTATTGTTATTCATAACTACGCTATTACTTGTGACCGAACTAGGGTCTATAATTTTCCTATAAATTACATCGTATATAATCGTTCCATCACTATCGCGTGCGACAGCACCATCTAATCCACCTACATAGAATGTCAAATCCTCATTTGCTAATAGGGTAGATTTAATAATTGAACTATCTGTATATCGTAAATTATTAACTAATTTAATAGTAGGATATTGTTTAATACCAAAATTGCTATCTGCACTTCTATATATAGAAGCAATTGAAGTTTCACTAATATCACATAACATATTATTCCATTCCTTATAGAATCTACGTGATATAGGGATTGATACTGTTATATAATCAGTAGTACATAATGAAATTACAGTTAGCGTGAATGTTCTTTCATCAGTCATAACGCCATTATCAGCTTGTATCGTAAAGGTATATGTATTGGGTGTTTGTAGTAGAACGGTGCCAATAATAGTACCATCACTCGTATTAAATTTTAAACCATTCGGCAATGACCCCGACTTGAACGTATATAATATCGTTCCTTGATTTGAAGTAGCGATTATACTTAATGTACTTATATCACCCGTCCCAATAGTACCCAAATTAGAATCAGTCGTCCACGAAATAGAACTATCAACATTAACATTAGTTGATATTGTAAATGTCCTCGTAATTGAATAAGTATTGGAAATAGCCCTTACTGTAAATGTATAAACCGTTGTTAAGGTAGTGGTCACTTGACCTGTTATATTACCATCCATCTCAAATGATAATCCTGGTGGTAAAGTACCACTAATCATACTATATGTTATATCATACCCATTTGTACTATATGCCTTAATCTTATAATCGGAACTATTATATTGATTTAAGTTTCCAAGACTACCCGAACTAGTTATCCATACAGGTGCAGTATTACCATCATATACTGTAACAATTAAACTAAACTCTCTATCTATAATAGAATCATTTGATGTACATCTAATTGTAAATGTAAAAGTAGTGTTGGTTGATAGATTATCCAATGTACCATATAATCTACCAATTGAAGATAATGATAATCCTGTTGGGAGTGTACCACTAATTTTCATAAATGTCGAAGTTGATGAACTATTAGAAACTAAGAATTGATATTCATATTCTGATAACGATGTCACAGTACCTAAATTAGTTGGGTCTATCCATGACAATGGTAACGTTGTTACTTTTATTGAGTATTCTCTTTCTGAAAATCCTAAATTATTAGTTAATCTTAATGTGAAATAATATGTTGTGTCTAAATCTATATCACTAGTAGTACCGGTTATACGAACAATATTAGTTGAAAATAAACTAACTGATAATCCTGGTGGTAACTGTCCTGATGAAACAGTCAAGGTTGTGACGTTGTCCGCTTGAATACTAACTTCAATAGTTGAAATTTGAGTATTCTCGGATTCGGTTAATAAACAACCTCTATCTGTTATGAACGATGGTATCATATTATATCCTTAACTTAATTTGTTTATATTTACAGTTTTAAACGTTGACAATAAATTTTAAATATGTTATGTTTAAGTTATAACAATTAAACAATGGAGATTAATATGTCAACAACTAGTAAAATGTCAATAGAACAAATTATCGACCAAATGAAGATGTTAATTGATAACGCCGAAGATATTATTAATGAACTTAAATCAGAAATTGAACAGAAAGACAATGAGATTGAACAAAAAGACAATGAGATTGAACAACTTAAAGACAAAATAGACTCTCTTGCCTTTTAATAGTAGTACTAATTGCCTTATTAACAACATTTTATGTCTTTACTATTATAGTAACATAATATATAAGTTAATGGTTGTTAATAATGAGGAATATTAGTATGAGTCATATTACTTCAAGTTCATGTGATGATGATTGTATAGAAAACTCTAAAGAACTAACATATGATGATTTAATTCATAAGTTAAAAGATGAATTTGAACTTCGAGAGCAGCAGATTCGTGCATTAGAAAACGAAGTTGCTAACCTAAAAACTATTATAAAGGAATATATGTTATGAAGAATTCAAAATATCTTACCATTGCTACGATTGTTCTATTATTAACAGGATGTGGAGCATATAGTAAAGCAGTTGCATATCTCACAGATTATAGTAGATATTGTATTAATGGCGTTTCATATATTCAATTCACATCAGGTGCGACAGTAGAATATACTAAAGAAGGTAAAATTAAAACTTGTGATTAGTTATTAAGAATGGAATTTACGCCTAATCTTAACTCCTTTAGGACGTGATAATTTGACTTTGTTATTATGACAATGTAAATCACTACCTATATAAGTAGCACAACCCTCTAAACTTGTTAATTGGTTATAACTACAATCTAAATCACCACCTATATATGTAGCACAACCATCTAAACTTGTTAATTGGTTATTGTTACAGTAAAAATTACCACCTATATAAGTAGCACAATATTTTAAACTTGTTAAGTGGTTATTATAACAACCAAGACTACCCCCTATATAAGTAGGACATCCTTTTAAACTGGTTAAGTGGTTATTATAACAACCAAGACTACCACTTATACTAGTAGGACAACCCGTTAAATTTGTTAATTGGTTATCGTTACACCATAAATCACCACCTACTTTGGTGGGACAACCTTCTAAACTTGTTAATTGATTATTACCACAATCAAATATACCGCCTATGCTTTTGAAATGAGGTAACTTGGTTAATCCCATATCGTATAAATCTACATCTCCTTTAACAACAATATCTTTCATCTCGTATAATTGTTTGAGTGTATATATTTTGTTATCTAAACTAACCAGGCCTATATTTCTAATATCTTTAACTTTTTTAAAGTTATTCAAGTTAATAAAAGTTGAAATATACTCTCTATATTTCTCAACAACTGGTTGATTTTGCTTACCTTTTATCTGTTCTAATATATTATCAGTTACTTCCATAGTAGCATGGGGTTCGTTTTTAGTATCACGTAATGAGTAAATTATAGTTTTACCACTAGTAACTTTAGTATCATAAGTCCCTTTACCAACACAATGTCCCATGTGTTCTGACTCGTAATCAAGTGCAGTAGGAGTAAGCAATTGTAATATCTTATAACCATCACTATATGTATGTATTAATTTAGTACCAGCTACGCCATCTTGTGTATTTGTTACTTTTTGTTTATTAAACCAAGTTTCTGCTGTTTGATACGCCATATCAATATTTTTAATATTATTAAATGTGGCTGGGTTGGGATTACTAGCTGTTAGCCAGTCCCTTATATGTGTTAATTGATTGGTTAAGTCGTCATTTGGTTTAAACTTACGTAATGTATCTTGTTCTTTGTCTTTAATATCCCATTCATTGGTTAATTGAGTAGTTATTTTAGACATATATTTTGTATTATTAGATATTTCTTTATAAAACAGTTTATACATATATGGATTGGTTATATATTGCTTCAAGTAATCACCTAAAGCAGTATCATTATAGACTCTATATTCGTTCAATAACTTTAAGATGTTTACCATACTAATCTCGTTGCTTAGATTGAATAATCGTTAAATGTACTGATTGTTTATCAGTATTTGTTTGTTGGTTTTCACCACATGAATAAGTAACGATTGGTTTTTCATTCATAAAGTTCTCAAACATAGTAGATTTCATCACCATTACTCCTTAACAGTATTCATATAATTACTACTCTTCTTACCATATATCTGTTTCAACTTACTAGGTTTATTAGTACGTCTAATAGGTTTAGAAAATAAAGGGGTAATAACGGTTGCTATATCACCACTTGACGTACTATCACAACTAGCATCTTCATTTAAGTTATTTGAATTATTAAAATTACCGTTGTTAAATATAGACTTAACTTGATTAGCTCGTTGATTTACAAACCCAGTAATAGTACCATCACGTTCACTAAGTAATGCACCATCATAACCATCTCTACCCATTTCATCCAATGTTAATGAATCGTATGTATTCCAATCGGCTGGGTTGTCAATCTTTACATATAATTGCATTACATTACCTGACGAACTAGCACCTGTAATACCCTTATTTATGGCTGAATAGTCAGTTGTAAACCAAAATTGATTATTACTTATGTTTAAATCTAATTCATTAAATGATGCACTAGTTCCGTGATATACGACTAATGGCTTACCCTGTCCATCAACAACCCTACTATTCCCGAACCACTTCCAAAAGTTTTCTATCTTTTCTTTTGTATTGGCAATTAGATTACCCGTACTATTAGTTATTGAACGTTTAACCCCATCTACGATAATACTATTAGATTGAGTAGTTGATTCTTTCATACCCAATAACTTCATTCTATCGTGTGCTTGTTGATTTAAATGACGTTCCCCTGCAATACTACCGTACTTATCCACCATATTCTTTTCAGGATTCTTAACACCTCGCCATAATAAATCATTCGATTTAGCAATACCATCTAGTATTGGATATAAATCACTACGTCTAATCCTTATATTAAAGGCTTGCATTAAACGTGTCATTGTTGACTTTTTTGCATCAACTGGTAAATCACGCCAATCACTAACTAACTTTCGGATAGATTTATAATTTGAATTATCAATACATAACATACTTTCTAATTGTAATAGGAAACGTCTATCCCAATTTGTATTATATTGATTCTTTGAAACGTCACGGAAGTATGTTCTTATTATATAAGGGTCTAATTTAATCCGGCGTTTTAATAGTTCATTTGACTTCTTGTCTTTTAATGTTTGCCAATAATGTTCTTTACCATCCAATATATTCAATAAATTATATAAATCACAATTTGAATATCTAAATTGTGACCAATCGGTAATTCGTACAATGTCCCAAGCATACGCAATAGCCAATGACTGAGTAGTTGGTTCACTACGTATAATAACTAATGCTAGTGTATGCAAGAATATAAAATCCGCAATATCACGCAGATTGAATGTTGTTGCTATATTTGGATTGTATAATAATTTACCCATAAAAATACTACCAGTTTTGTTTAACTGGTAGTATTTATTGTTTAGTGGATTATTCATCATAGAACATATCATTAACTTTTAATAAACGTTCTAGTTGTTCCGCAGATGCGGGATATGCACGTCCCGTAGAATCCTCAATAATCCAAGGAGTTTTACGTTTCTTTGTATCATAACCAATAATTTTACAAGCGTGACGACCAAAAGTGAATGTGGTATTGATATTCTTAGCAGCACCGCCATTCGGATATTGTTTGACTAATTGTCTAAATGCCGCCCGTTGAATTGGGAAGGTTTCCGAACTTACGTCTGTAACTTCAAGTTTTCCGTGACATTGAATATCGCCATACGTGACATTACCCCATTTAATTGTAACATTAAATTCTTCTTCAACTGATTCCAATGCGGTTGCGATTGCTTTACGTAAGTCCTGTATTTTATTAACGTCCATTGTCTTTACTCCTTATTATGTGGTGTATAAGTTTAGTATAACATAATATATAACATTGTCAATAGAAAATATTATAAACTTTACAAATTTATATTAGCAGATTGAATGTCGTTGCTATATTTGGATTGTATAATAACTTACTCATAAAAATACTACCATTTTTGTTTAACTGGTAGTATTTTGTAATCACTATTGTCTTTTACGAATATAAAATATACAATATTATAATTATAATCGCATTTTATGAATCACGTCCCTTAATATAATCAATCAGTATAGACAATAATTGGTTTAATTCATTAATAGTATATGAGTCAGTAGATTCTGTATACAAAGTTGACTTGAATTGTACCGTCCCATCTTCCAGTCCTATCGTTTCCCACGTACCATTACCTAGTAATATACATAGTAACCATACGCCACTACCATTATCCAATACTTTAGCTATATCACCCATTGTAGCCGTTATACAAGCAGCTCGTTTAGCAATAGTATCAAATGTATACGTCAATGGTGTTGTGGAAGTATATCCATCTTTATACCAATCAACAATATCATAATAATCTGACATTCTATACGATTGTTTATCAGTAGTTGTCCATGTAGTATTACCTGCATACGTATATAATACCCACTTACCATTAAACGTAGAATCGGTTTCTACTAATACAGTTGTACCAATCACAATAGTGGTAGTATCAAGTAATTTATCACGTGTTGTAATCGTTGAAGTCTTAATATCATAAGTTGGATATACTTCACCCGCTAAAAATACAGAATCCCAATATACATCGTTTTCAACAACATTTTCGATTAACAAGATATCGTTTAATGTTTTTACAAATATCTTTCGAGCCATATACATATCTTTAAACATGGATTGACGTGGTCTAATAGAAATACCGTATCTGTAATCAGTATTTAATGTAGTATCCGGTACAACGGCATTCAGTTTATCATATCCCAATAAACTATCTTTCATCTTATCCCATATAGTATCATTAACATCGTCATTACCATCATTCTTAATTAATACCCATTGTTTATGAATAGGTTTATCAATATCAGTTGTAGTAATTCTATTAATTTGAATTGTCATTTCTGTATTAAGGAATGAATAGAAGTTACCCACTGTATAATAATTATCATAACCATCACTTGATAATGGTGCAAACCAAGGTAAACCAGTTTTATGTGGTGACGTAATAATCTGTGCTACATTAGAAGCTGTTATTTTTCTAAATGTTTTATTAGGTAATGTAATTGAGTTTATCACCCAAAAATAGTAATACGTTGTTGTAATCCCATATTCATTAACGGATGATTGTTCTACATAGGAAGGATTATCGGCATTCAAAACCGTACCACTAACACTAGAATTATTAGTCACATACTTATCCCATGCGTAAGGTGAGACTGGTGATTTAGTCCATTCATAAATATCAATAGTAGACCCTTCTACTAGTTTACCCCAGAATTTACGACGATAACCAATATCACTTTGTTCATAATCATAATACTTAACTGTTGATAAATCCCACCATAATCTACCTACTTGTTCTTCACCCCAAGTTTCAATATCAGTAATAGATGTATATTTGGCAGGGTCAGTTTCTAGTTTATAATATAACTCAACATCTGCACTTCCTGGTATCAATCTCTTAATTGGGTCAAATATCTGTAATACAGTATGTGCAATATTATCACTATACGCATATACGGATTCAATCAATCTAACATCTAACTTAGGTTGTTCAACTCGTATTAAATCCCATAATGAACTAGTCCATTTAAAGACTGACCATCTATGTTCCCCTGTTTTAACACCAGACGATACATTATTTGTATCACTATACGTTAAAGTCTTTAAATCCGTTCTATCTACATAACAATAGTCATTAACATCATTAAGTGTTGTAGTAGGGATAGTCTTAAATCTTCTATTAAATAATGATACTCCTGTTGGACGATTATCATCAGTATATGTAATATCAGCATCGATTACATTGGATATCTTAATACTAGTGGTATCGACAATTTCAAGTATCTTATTAATACCTTTAAGGTTTGGTGATGTACTAGAAGAATCTATTAAATAAAATCTATCATTAACCGTAAAGTTATGAACTGTTGCGAATGTAATTGTAGTATAGGTATCATAATGGGACATCGAAGTTATAGATGGTAATGATTTAACTTTATAAAATCCCCATTCATTAGTATCAAAAGTTACCCATATTTGATTTCCAATATTATCCAAAGTCAATGTATAATCATCTAATGTCTTAGTTATAAGAGTTGGTTCATTATACAATACGGGACCGGCAGAAGGGTAATCATTTATGTTTGAATCTAAACTTCTAAATGTGAAGTTATCATTCATTGTCTTCTTTAACCACTTATCACTATCTTTCCCAATAGTAATAATATAATCCTTATCGTCTAATGTCGTTTCACTATTATATTGAACCACTAATGGGTCGGTAGTTATATCACCTTCCCCTATTAAGAACTCGGTAGTGGTATATAAATCTATTGAACCATACTTACCTAATAGGAAAGCCCATTCTTCTGAGATTGTTATATCAGTATCCTGTTTATAAACATTCGAACGAGTTATCTTATTATAAACTTGATTAGTACCTTTTGTTTTTAATACACCTTTATAAAAATCAAATTGGTTCTTCATACCACCTAGTAGGTTCTTATAACCACCAGTTGGTTGGAATCCAATTATCTTTTTAGCATATTCATCTAACTTCGAGTTTAAACCAACCGAGTAGTTATCATAATACTTGATGAAATCAGTAGCCATCTTTTCGGGGTTAGATAATAACCCACTTCTTCTAACTATATAACCAGGAGCAAATAAAGTTCCGTCCCAACCACTCACTCGTTCTGCTATATACTTCAATCGTTTGATACGTGCGTTATATTTTGGTATATATAAAACATCACCGAACTTAGTTGTATTTTGGAATAAGACATAATGTTCCATCTCAATACGTTTAAATCTAATAAACGCTAACGGTACACTTGTATCGTTGTCTACCACTATCGAAGAACCAATACGATTAACTGTTATGGCATCATTCGTTAGTGGTGTTCCTTCCAAGTCGTATATAGACCATCCACCGTTTATATATTGTGGTACTCCATCAATCATACCAAAATCACTAATAAATGATACTTGATTATATGCTGCAGAAAGGAATAATTTATCTCCTTCATTAAGAGTACCATCTGCCCATAATAAGAAATTCTTAGCTAAACGTTCCCAATCATACGCTACATTATTATCATCAACATAATCAAAAGTGAACCCTTGTTGTTTAAGATATGAACTATATCCTATAATAAACTCAAACAACGATGCTACACTTGAGAATCCATACCCATATTCATAAGACTTCGTCTTATTAGTATAGGAAGTATACATTGTTAGATTAAACTTACCAATAACGACATTAGTAGATAATTTAGCCTTGTTAGGTAATAGTACATTAAAATAACGATTGGTTGGGTCGTAACCTGTTACTCTATAATAAGTCCCGTCCCACTCAATAATAATGGCAGAATATGATGGTTCATTCCTACTAGGAGATATATTTAAATCTACATTAAAATCGTTCGATTCTAATTCACCAAATACTTCAGACTTAAAGGATAATTTATCCGTATTAATATATGACCCGGATAGATAACCTAATGAGGTAGATGCTTCTCTCAAGTAGTTACCGAAGTTATCACTTATATCTAAATTTTCCTTATTAAGATTATCAGATAACCATTGTTGATAACCATAATTCAATGTACCGTTTTCATTATGTACGACGATATCCTCAGTTGTTATTGGATTATATAAATCATCAACATATTGCATATATGTTGTATTTTGAAATAGATACTGTTGTGTAGTTGTGTTCCAATTAACATCACACCATTTAGCTGGTTTAGCTAAGTATAATGATAATTGTTCCATATAACCAAAATCACTTGACGTTCTCCATAACCATTCTAATGGGGATACATCACCAATCTTCCAATTAGATTTGGCATCAATAATATTAGGTTCATCAGTAGTTATACCACTTTGATTTGGCAATAATAAATTACCAACGTCGTCAACTGGTATACATGACAATAACCCATTACGTTTGAAGCAATCGTATGTACCTTTAAAATCACCATCAGCGATATAACCGTTAGCTAAATCTTTCCATAGTGTACTATTTTGATTAGTATATGGTGATTTACCATACTTATCTTCCCACCAATCCGGTTTAATTGTAAAACCTAACATTTCCCATGGGTTAGTATGTGGTCTTTCTGTATCATAATACCACAATAATATACCACGTATATGTCCTGGTAATGGTTCACCATCTTTATCATATATGGATGACCAATTCCAAGTTGATTTATTTCCTTCTATATAAGTAGTATTCTTAGTAATATCGTACTTATTATTAAATAACCATTCGTTTAATGGTCTACTAATTAACGTATTCCATTCACTCCTACTATATTCAGTAGTTCTAAACTTACCCGGAATAACATCGTACTTATTAAATAATGGCCTTATTGTTAAAAATTTACTATTGATAGAATCATAAATTCTATTTTCGAACTCTAACAATGCATTATCTCTAAAATTACCATACAAATCTACAATTGAGCCGTCGTGACATCTTAATCTATCAACTGGAGTAACTAATGAAGTATCATTAAATATTTCTGGTTTATACGCCGATGATAGTCCTAAAAATGCAGATGTAGCAGGTATAAATGATAACGTCTTAATCATACCCGAATTATAGAATGGGAATGAACTATCCTTACCAACATTTATTGTTTGTAAGATTGTATCAACGATTGTTGAGGTTGTAGAGGTTGATGTATATTCGCTATTATTAGCCATTGTATTAATTAGTGTTCTAAACTTAGTATAATAGGAATTATATGAATTAGCTACAAAGTTCATAACTTGTCTCATATTAAGATATGAGAGTGACGAAGTTGTCATTAACTTTATCATCGAACCATCAGTCTTAACTATTTCAGAACCTAATGCAGTGTTTCTAATAGTGGAATTATAATTGTTTATACCATGTCCTTTACCTACAATACCACTTTGACGTTCAATAATAGAAATAAAATGTTCTATTAACTCATCCATAGCAATAGTGGTTATATTCTCATTCTTGATATTGGACTGTAAGTTAATAGGAATTTCATAATAACTATTATCGGACAATGCAACATTAGTATTACGGTTATATACTTTGGTCTGTAATATATCACCATCAGTAAAATTATAAGAATCTGATATTCTAAGTATAGTAGCATCGATTGAGTAATCTGTATTCTCAACCAATACCTTATTATTAATCGTCACATATAATGTTGGACCATTACTAATATCTGTTTGTGGTTTAACATCTAATGTATAAGTTCTAACATATTCCTCACTATTTGATGTGGGTTGTTTATACATATCCCATCGACTTATAATATCCTGTCTAGTACCTTTTGAATTATAATTCCAATCAGTACCATATTCTTTAGTTTCAAAGTTATAATACAATCTAATACCATCAGTATTGTCAGTAGTTAGATTATTATTGAATACATAGGACGAGTATGAATTCTTATATAATTTTACACCCGTCTCACTATCAGTAGCAGATGTATTCTTTACATCATAAGAAAATAACTTACAACCAGTAAAGGTTGAAGATGGATAAACACCCGTATCATTGAATGACGTTAAAGTATGGTCATATAAATTAAACAATGGATATTGATTTTTAGTAGTCTTGTTCTGTGCTTCATGCCATGTGTAGTTTAAATAATAGAAAGTCTTACCTCCGTAGACAGTACCTTTACGAACTCTCACTACTTCATAATCTGTACCTCTACTAATACCATTAAATCCATCAGTCTCATACTTTAATACAAACTTACCATTAACTTTGACTGCTTTCTGTATAGTATCTTGTTCTGAGGTATTTGGACCAAGGAATAATATACGCATACCATCTTCTAAGGGTATTCCATCAACTACAACGTTCTCTTGTCCTACAATTTCATCTAATGATGCAATACGATAATAAACAACATCCACAGCCTTACGACCTATATAACCACTATTATAAAGATATAATCCACTATTATATTGAATGATTGGTCTCTTAGCTTGATATGCCGTTGTATTGAGTGAATTAGTAACACCCTTTAATTGATTAACATGGAACCATCTATTATTAAACGACCATTGATTCAAATCACTTGAACCTCTTTCCATAACAAAATAATCTTTTACATTATCACTAGACGATGCCCATTCACTATCATCTATTAATTTAATACTTTTACCAACATTCTCTACTATATATGGTATATTATTATATTCAGTATTAGCATCATTAGTTAGTACGATTTTCATACCAGATTGTAGAACTGTTGTTCCTAATGTAGCATTTGTATTACCAATAACATCCGTTACAACATTAGTCGATGTTGATATTGTTATTGGGACTGGACCATTTGGACACCAGTAATAATTTGAATAGTTTATTATCATATCTACATTAATAGGTGGACACCAACTCCATGCATTAGATGAAAATAATCTTGCGTGATTATTAGTTAATGACCCTTGGTTTCTTAATATATCAATTAAGTCTTGATAAAATAAATGTGTTTGTACTTCATTTTGATTATTACGTGAAACCATTATTGGTTCTAATTGATAGTGTTGTCGACTAGAAGTCTTTTCTTGTACATAAACATCACTAGTAACAATATTCTTACTTAGATGGCCGATGTAACCATTAACTTCTTCTTCTTGAGAAGGTTGATACATTGGGTTAATTACAGCATCAAATACTTTTTCGATGTCTTCATTCGTAGATAACCATTCAGGCAGGATATCTTTAATATCCCGCTTTTCAATTGATTTCTTATCAGTTATTACATTTTTTGCTGCAAACGGATTAGACATAATTAACTCCTGAACATTCCTTACTATTTATTATTATAAATAATATAAATTATAATAGGGATTTCTACAATGGCAGAAAAACAAGTTGCATTAGTTCAAGTTCGAAGTGGATTATCTTCCCAATTACCAGACTCATTAGAAGAATTTGAGTTTGGTACTACTACCGATAATGGTGGACTATATATTGGTACTTCTATTAATGATACAACATACGTACCTCGTATTCGTTCTCAAAACAATATATATCCCTATAATAACGTTGAAGTTTTAACTGAAAGAAGTGATAACTTAAATATAATCAAACATAATTATATTGGTTATGAAAGTTCACCTATTGTCTATCCAACCATTGTTAATGGGTTAGCCACTGTAACTACATTAACTACTAGTTCTACTATATCTATTAACGGCATTAATGTCACATTAACTAATAATGGACTAACACTAGATGACACGGTATCTGCTATTAATAATACAAACATACCAAACATTATAGCACATAACAATAATGGATTATTTTGCCTTGTTAATTTAACAGGTAGTTCTATCACGTTATCAAATGTACTTAATGATCCATTACAAAGATTACAATTAACATATAGCAGTACAGATACAACAATAACATATCCATCTAGTTCATTATACGAACGCACATTACAATCCGTATTAGATGATACAATTAATGCTAAAGCATTTAATGTACTACCTACTACTCAGGATAATAGTTTATACTTCAATGGCTTATTTTCTGCCTTATACTTATCGTATTCTAAATTAGAAAACTATCGTATTACATATCTCAATAGTGGCAAATACTATATTAACACTAGGGCGATTAACTTACCACCCTATTGTAAATTAAAAGGTGAAGGTTCAGATAGGACTATAATTTACAGTACATCTAGTTCTAACATCGTATCATTAATGGATGGTAGAGGAGTATTAGATACTCAACTAGAATATGGTACACAAGCAGCAACGCAACCATCTAATATTGTTATTTCAGATATAACATTCCAACATAGTTTAGATTACAATGCATTAAATTTATATGGTGGGAAAGATATAACATTCGAACGGTGTAAGTTTATTTCTGGTGGTAATAGTAACTCTATATTAGCACATATCAAGCAATTAGGGTATAATGACATTAGTAACATTAAGTTCATTGATTGTGAATTTGATACAAGTAATTATGGTATATACATCAATACCCCATGTTCATCAATTAGTGTTATTAGATGCTCATTCAAAAACATATACAATCAAGCAATTTACATAAATGGGACTAGTACAACCAATAGTGATAACATATTAGTTAAAGATTGTTATTTTAAAGATTGTGCAATTAATACTAATAACTGTATATATTTTGGTTCACACGTAACCAATAGTAATATCACAGGTTGTAAATTCGCCAATCTAAACACTGTACAGCCTGTTGTTAATTATTCTAATACAAGTAACTATGACAATGTAGTATCCGTTGTAGCACCTGTAAATGAAACTACAATCGTATGTTCTACATTATGTGAAGATTGTTATACCTTATTTGATTATGTATTATTGAATGGTGAAGAAACAAGAACTGGTAAATTATCATTCTATGTTGATTCGAGTCTTGCAACCAATTCAACCATAGTCTTTAGTGATAGTTGTATTGGTAATTACTCTTCATCATTTATTATGAGAAAAACAAATGATGGAGTTAGTATTTCACTATTGAATAATTCAACCTTATCTGTTACATTACGTTATGGAATCAACAACATAACATAGCAACATGAACATTTTCACCTTACAACAAGACAAACGGTTAGAAGAATGGAAGCATTGGCGTAATACATTAACTTATGATATAGATTCACTATATCAATGTGTTAATTATTGGAAACAAGCACCATTATCTAATCATATAATCGACCCATATAATCATAAAAGTTGGTATACTCCATGGGAGTTAATATATAAAAACTATTATGATTTATCATCCATCTCCATCGTTATCTACTACTCACTCATCCTATCCGATAATAGATGGAAAGATGATTTAGAACTATGGTTGATAAATGATGGTGAGGATGAATGTTTAATAACTGTTTATAAAGAACATTTGTTATTAAATTATCAAAATACTATATGTAATATTAGTGATTGTACTTTTACAATCATTCAAAAATATAAGTACGATGACAAACGTGCTACCGTAGACAAATATCAATAAAGTTCTCACTGGTTCCCATATTCATATACATCAATAACATTTCGTCTATTAGTAATAATTGATTACCAATGTAAGAATATGGTAAGGTTGATAGTCGTTCTAACACCAATAAATTATGTGATGTTAATGGTGGTATCTTATAAGTTTGGTATGGATAGATATCATGGAGAATAACTTTATCATATCCAATAGTGTTTAATCTTTTAGTATATGGTGTTAAAAAAAGGGAACCTTCAAAAGAAGGTTCCTTTTCTTTGACTTTATCATAACAATATTTTTGTATTGTTACTTGTTTTTGCATTTAGATTCTGCTTTATCAATTGCTTCTTGTGAAGCACCCGAATTCTTCATAATCTTTCTAATAGCATCCCAATCGATACCGTCATCTTTTTCGATTTTCTTTTCTACTTTGGTCATTATAGTATCTTTAACGTCTTTTGGTAAAGAACGTTGATTTAACAACGACTTAACTTTAGATTTATCTAATGTACATTTAGCAGTTGAATTGTTACTAATTTTATTTTTAACTTCTACACTCTTTGCTTCATTCAATCCATAAGATTCAAGAAACGTATTAAAACTAGCACGGAACTGTTCTACACTTTCGTTATAGATTGTATCGGCATCTTCATCTCTAATCGATGGACGGTCTTTAGCAACACGAATGACACCCGCAGTATTAATTGCATCCGTACCTGGGAATTCACATAATTCTGGGTCGTTTATATTTTCATCCAAGGATAGGAGATTATACAAATCCTGTACAAATTCACGGAAGGAGTCCCCCGATTCCCAGTACGAACGCATTTCAGCAACTAAATCGGAACCACCTTTTTCGTAATGGTCTTGAATTTTATCAAACATTGTATTATATAATTCTTCGTCCTCGTCCGCATATTTATCAACTTCACGGTTCTCAGTTACTTTTTTGCCGGATGCATCATCCAAATTATGTATTTTATTATACCTGGTTTGAATGAAACTTTCAACTTTAGTACCGTTAGGATCTTTAAACCACACACTAAACATATCAAAAACTAACTCATTTATATCACCATCATTCACGTACCACGCAATAATTTCACTAATTCGTGGGTCTATCGAGCCTTCATTCAACTCACGTGATTCGTCATATACATCCCTGTCAGGAATGTTATCAAGTTGGGTTTGAATGTATTGCTCAGCATTGGTACCACCACTAAGCCATTCACTAAACATATTCTCAACTAAATCAGATACTTGATAAGCATCATCATACCATTCTATAATTTTATTAATTTTATTATATGGTAATCGGCTTTCATTCAACTTACATGATTCATCCAAGTTCATACTATTGTTAATATCGTCCAATGCGTTATCTTGTTCGGGTGTTAAATCTGATAATTCATCGACTGGTAAGTTTTCACTACCTGTTCCTGGAATATCAGTTGATATATCCTGTGTTGGTTCACCCAAAGGTAAAGCAGTATTATTGTTACCTATTTGGTCTAGTACACTTAATAGATTTTTCATATCATCTAAATTATCACTATTAACATTAGCAATAATATTAGCTTGTATTGTTGGTTCACTCATCTCATTAATTCCTTATTACAATTTAAACATATTATATTTATTTTATTTTGAATTCAGTATAACGGGCAGGCAAATCATTCTTCAATGTTTTAACCATCAATTCATTATACTTATCACCATAATAATCAGTAGATACTGCAGGAGATTCGTTATCTTCTTCCTCTACTTTTTTATTAAGTTGGTCTTCATGTTCTTGTCGTATTGTTGATTCCCTACCAACATAAATTCGTTGTGGACTAATCTTTAATAGTACCGCAATTTCATTTTGTAAAAATACATCCAATACAGGATAATCAACAACAAAGTCATATACATAAGTTTCTATATTAGACAATGTTGGAAACTCAGGTACGGAGGAACGAATAATAGTTTTAATTGGTTTAGAAAACGATACTAGTGAATACTTCTCCAGCATCTTCTTAACTTTTTCAATCTCGTCTTTGGATGGCTCAAATGCCAATTTAAGAACAAATGGATAATGTTTCTTTGTCAAAATTAAATAATCTTTTAAACTCTTTTTCATAATAAATCCCTCTTACGTTACAACATTTACTATATTTATAATTTTAAAGTAAAAACTCCAGAACTTTTACATCCTGGAGTTTTCAAACAATTATTAGTTAGATGATTGCTTACAGACGAACCTTTCATCTGCGTATTATTTATAACTTACGAAATCGGTATTCGTCTAGGTCTTTTTTCTTCCGGTATGTTCTTAATAACAAAGATAGACAATAACCCATCAATAAAGGATACTTCATTCACTTCAAAATATTCACATAACAAGAACTTACGAGTGATATCTTTTTGTGAAATCCCTTTATGTAAGTACTCAAGTTGTAATGTATTGGGTTGTACAGAATGGGATTCATCATCTTCACTAGGGATGTATTCTTCCGAATTATTAAACATTTCATCATACTTAGCATCAATCAATAACTGATTATCATTAACCGTTACTGTGATATTATCTTTCTTGAATCCAGCCATTGCCAATTCGATTTTGTACTTATCATCAGTTAGTTTGATGATATTATATGGTGGATATGTTGGTTCAATTGAGTTTAAAGATGTTAGCTCATTCAAAATATCAAATAAGCCAATACTGTTACGTGAATAGTAATTATTAGTATGCATTATAGAACCCTCCATAGGAATGCAAAGGTCAATTTATGTTTCATATCCCAATATGGCAATATGAATAGTAGGAACATCCTACTCATACTATTTAGTACGGATTTTCAAAAAAACAAGTAAATACATATAAGAAAAACATAAGCATGGAGGTTTTAATATGCGTAAAACAGGTAAGGCTGGTAAAGCACTAATAAAATACTATGAAGGTATTAAACTAAAGGCATACTTATGTCCTGCCGGTATTCCAACTATTGGTTATGGACATACCAAAGATGTCAAAATGGGGATGGTTATAACCGAAAGTCAAGCAGATGAATTCTTCGACATTGACTTAACCGAGTTCGAACTACAAGTTAGTGATGCAGTTAAAGTACCGTTATCACAAAATCAATTCGATGCATTAGTTGCATTCACCTATAATGAAGGTATTGGTAATCTTAAAACATCTACATTATTGAAGATGATTAATGCACGTGATTATTTTCATGCTGCCGACCAGTTCATTAAATGGAATAAAGTTAAAAATCCAAAGACTGGTGTGTATGAAGTGTGTGATGGTTTGACAACTCGTCGTTTAGCCGAAAAGAAGCTATTTATGACAATATGATATTATTTGGGGTGAGATATCTCACCCCAATCTTTTATTAATACATTTAAAAACATTATCCCAATATACAAACAAACTATTGACTTAGTTTGTTAATGTGTTATACTTAAATTATAAACACAAACATCGGGATACGCAAATGGAACTCAATATAACATTTAATTACAAACAACCTAAATTAGATACTCGTTTTTCTACTTGTACTAATGAAACTCTTCATACATTATGGGATGAATTAGTTAGTATAGGTAAAACACAACAGTTAAAATCTTGGTTTCGGCCTTTAGATAACAGCACTGTTGGGTTTAATAATCTCTTTAATTACATACTTACTGTCTATCCAACTTCTACGTTATTAGCTACCGCACTAATGATATTCTGTAATGAACATAATTTGATGGATGAATTAAATTATTGGTTAGATAACAACTCGAAGTGAGATTAACAAATGTACAGAACCGCGTCACAAACCAATAGCAGACGAAGTATAAACGCCGTAAGTCAAGGGCGGTATCCAATAACGTATGCTAAGAAAATATTACAGACTAAACTATTAAAGATATTCAATGTAAAGTATTCATTAAAAGAATGTGAGTATCTATTGAAAACCGAAGGATTTACTGGTGAATGGCATCATACTTCCCCTGTATATAATAAAACAAACTATTATAATATTCGAGCCGTTATAAGATATCTTCATACTTATAGTAAACCATATAAAAAAACAAAAGTACAACAACCCGGCATCACTCGATATAGAGCTCACGATATTCTAACATCCCACGATATTGCATCACAACGAAAAACAAATATCTTTAATCACATCACCCGTACCTTATTATTTTTATTAAGCAGTGATGAATTAAACTTATATTTTGGAGTAAATTATGATGTGCATGTATGGCAAAGTATGAAGAATACTTACATAAAACAATGTCAGGAACGACATAATATTGTTGCCATTGCCAATTCTAATCAATTTAATAAACTATTTAAACAAGTAGCAGTAAAGAATGAGTATGACGAAATAAAGAAGAAGAATCGAGATGAATATAATAAAAAGTTAAATGAAGTACGAACATTTGAATTACAATTTAATAATAACTTACTTCGACTTGATGCCAATGCTTTAAATCTTCACTTCAATGTAAATTATAGTGTGAATTTTTGGGATACGTTCAAATTAAGGTATGAACGCAAACAAAAAGCGAAAGCAGTGATTACCTATATTAATAAGTTTAGAAATGAGGAAGTCTGTGATGACACACATAAAATCCAATATAAAATAGCTTACGAATTATACTATAATAATATGATTGTAGTAGATAGTAGCAAACTTAACCTATATTTTGGTATTGGATATAGTAAAGAAATATGGCGTTTAATTAAGAAGGACTACTATGTTCCTTCTTAATTCTCAATTATAATCTTTTTAGTAACCATCGATATCCGTCTATTAGTTTTCTTTTATATTCGGATGAAAATTCATCCCTACTACTATTAATAACAGAATTCATCAACTCTCGTACTTCATCTGCATTTGATATATATGGATGTCCATTGTTCGTTAAAATGAACTGATTGCTACCGTCGTTCATAGTTACGTACCATCCTAGAGAATCACCATCCCAATCCTTATAATATATTGGGAATTCTCTTATAATATCGCGTACATTTTTAAAGAAATCCGGGTGATTATCACGCACCCATCCTGATATTTCAGGTTTCTCTTTTTTTGGTCCACCCTTTTCATTCAATCCAGACAATCTCAATATTTCATTTAAATCATTCTCAAATAAGTCATTACTTTCTTTAAAAGTTGGGTTGTTGCCCCAATCGTATTTCGTTGGTGATTGATTATAATCGAAACTCGATATATGTTCACGTGGGTCATATTCTGAATAATCAGTTAATAACTGTCGTATATAAAATTCATTTAACAAAGAGAATACATCAACTGCAAAATCTAATAATTGATAATTTGATTCACTACTAGTTAAAGTTTCAATTATCGAATAATATTCGGCACTTATACTTGGTAATTTATCACCGTGAAAAAGTTCATCATATTTCTGTTTTACCAAATTATGAAGTTTACCTCTATCGGAATGTGAGGCTTTCATATATAAGTCTTGCCATATTATTGTTGGAACTTCTAAAGAGAGAATATTATGTAAAAATGTATATATACGCTTATTCTTCCCTTCTACCGACTCATTTATACTTTCATCGAAAAACATAGATTCATATTTCTTATTAATATATTGTTCAAAAGAAACACCACTTTTCCAATTATATTTCATACCATTTATTAAATCTAATAATGTATTCCGTTTATCATAAGAATCTAATACTCTTTTAAATTTATCATCTACTACGTATGTAGATGATTCATCTAATGTATTAATAGTAGTATGTTTGTTTTGACGTGATAATATTCTATTATACATATCTTTTACCGCTGGTATTCGATATAACATATTCTTAATATCTTCCATAGAACGGAAATCACCACTATACGTATCTGTCTTTAAAACACCACGTTGTCTATAAACATTACAAATAGTATTCTTACCGATATCATCCGCGAAGTATATCTTTATATTACCATCGTTGTACTTCATCGTTTTAAGTTTGAATGGAGGTGTTGCTTCATTGTTTTCAATTGATGATTCATCTAATTGACGGTTTGTTGGATAATGGAATGAATCGGTTTCTTTTTCATCATCTTGTTCATTACCATTCGGGTAGGTTAAATCAATCTTTGTTAATACATCACTTGGTAGTAATTCAACTAGTTCTTTAACTACTCCACTATCTAATTCATGTATCCAAAAACCTAATAAATTAGACATATATTGAACTTTAATATTTGATGATTTACTACGTTTATTATCATAGTCTTCGTGTCCTTTATACAACTTCCACGAATAATCGGCTAATAAACGATTGAACTCATCCTTAGTTAAGGATGTTACTAAATCTGTGCATAACCGATTCCATTCACTATCATTGAGATTGTTATATACATATTCAATGGTTGATATTAAATCAGTAACTCGTTTATCCATACTCAATACCATTATCTTGACTCCAAATAAAGTAAATATAAGTATATTTATTAAAGGATTACAAAAATGTCAAATGTCTTCTTAACTGCCACGGAATCAAGAAATAAAGCACGTAATGACTTACTGATATTCGATGAAGTAAGAACGATTGAACGTGCAGTTCTTAATATACTTGATACAGATGCATATGAATTATACGTTAGCGATACAATAATGACCGATACAACACCTACGTCCGACTCAATTTCATATTTTAACGTTTGGCAGAAAACAGAAACCGATAGAGTTAAGACTGAACAAATGAATAAAGTAATAACCTACTTTGAAGATATGGGATATTCAATAGTTCGAGTCTTAAATTCTACAACTAATACCACGTTCAAATGGTATATTACGTTCTAACTATATCCTAAAAATCGACATAATTAATATCTTCAGAACCATCGTACTTGTACTCTAATGATACAATGTTTTCACGACCATAAAGAGAAATGGCATTATATGTGATAGTATCTTCAATTTCATAATCATCACCGTCACAATCACAATAGAACTCCATATCGGTGTTATCCTTTAATGATACATTGACGGTATATTGCATCTACATCACTCCTACTCAATTTATAATACAAGTATAACATACATAGGGTAAATGTCAATAGGTGAACGGATTAATATATAATGTGATTATTTTATAAGGATATCATCTTTGTAAAATAAAACATTTATCCTCTCCATATACTTCTTATTGTATCAAAAGTCTCTACATAAGAATGTTCCATTAAAAACTTAGCTACTTCACGTTCACCTATATTATAATCCCGATTACGATGATATGGATTATCAGTAACAAACCTAACATTAAACTTCATAGCTAATGTCATAAGTTCAAAATCAGGAAGTAAACGATTCTTACGTTTTCCATTAACAGAGATACCGACGATATCATTATACATTGTTAAATTTGATACTAATAATAAGGAATATCTATAACTGCTACTACCTATACAACCACGACTAATCAGTTTAGTACATATCGAAAACTTCTCTATATCCTTATTTTTATAATCCATAATATTCTCAAAATGAAAACAAATGATTGATAGTCTTAGTTAATGGACGATTACAAAATAGTCTTTCCATTTGTCTTTTTCTATTGTTTTGCGCGAAAGTGACTCTTTTATCAATAGAATACAATTCATATAGTTTCGATTCATACTCACTCACAAATATACTAAACTCATTCTTATCTAACCAATCGTAAAATCGTTCATTATCAAAGCCACCACACTGATACTCCCCGGTATTATTATACGGTGGGTCACAATATATTATTACTTCATCATTGGAATGTGGGATAATAACATCATAATAATTCTTATTGTATATAGTCATGTCACCAGTAAGACGTTCTAATTGTTGCATATTCAATAGATGTTGTATTTGTTGAAACATTTCTCGTTCGCCCGGAGCTAAAGTATTATATATCTTCCCCATCTGGTTGCGATAATTTAATCTTCGTCCGTTGATTGTATCGTTATTTGGTAAAATGATATCGATATCTAATAATGCATTCAATTTAGCCAATGCACTCTTATCTTCATATACAATAATATCATGTGCATAATGTTTCATTACTTCTAAATCTTGCCGATATAAATAGGTTTTGCCCATATTACCGAAAGAATAGCATATCTGTACAATACCACCGTAAGCCGAGTCATCACCCATCATATCTTTAAATTTAGTCCTATCAACGAAGGAATACCATTCATTTGGATATCTACCATATGTTTTTAAACTGTCGCTATTCAAAGTAAAAGATAATAAATTGGCGATTGCTGAATTTAATTCATTATATACCACATTATAACCCATCTTTAAAGCAGCAAACGACATACTACCGCCACCACCAAATAAATCATAAAAATAGGTGGCTTTCGGTTTATACTGTCGCATTTCATTTATTAATGTTTCTGCAATATTTTGTTTACTACCCATGTATGGTATTCTTAGTGGTTCGATCATCTTATATCCCATGTATTAAATGCCTATACATATTTTGACAAAAACGGATTCCTGTAAAATTCCAAAATGTTAATTCTTTCATCTCACACGCGATGTGCCTAATTCTTCTCAATCCAATATTATAACCAACAACCGTGGCATCACTATTGTTAATATGTACTACATCACCTACCTTACATACGTATGATTCACTTACATAATAGTAATAACAACTTTTACCACATCGATTATTAAAATCTACCAAAATAATTTTCATGTCATTCCTTCTTCGTACAACTACATACCTTGTTATTCGGCGAATTAACTATGTTACAACGGGGACATATCCAACCAGTACAATTATTAACTTTAGAAGAGTCACTACGTGGTGGGTTATTAGAATTACATTTTATAGGATGATAACCGCCGAACATAATATTACTAAATCTTTCTCGTTTCTCTTCCCATGATAAATCGTCACCCATTCTTTGTGGTACTAATGATATAGCAGTTTGGACAAAAGAGCCATTTAGTTGATTTTTATTACTCTTCATTATCTACTCCATTGTAAGTGGACGGTCATATCTTTTATTCCAGTTATTAGCTGCAGTTTCTACATCAGGAAACCAAACTACGTCATGATTATACAATACTAAACCACAATCACAAACAACTATACATGGTAATTCAGGGGGTGATTCATCATCATACTGTACTCGTGGAATACGTCCACATAAGGGACAAGGTTTTAATTCTATATCCATCACTATATCCTTAACTAAGTTTAAATTTATTCATTAACAACCAAAATAAGTCTTTAGTAGCAGCAATATCGGCTGATGCATCATGCCATTGAATTTCTTGTCCCGTAGAATTAAGATAATAGTTCCACACAGTTGCTAATTTAAAGTTTGGTAATGTTACTCTTTTATAGAATAAATCAACTGCTGCCATTTGCATTACATCAATATATGGAGTCCAAAAGTAACATCCATAACCATTACCAAACTCTTTATCCTTTTCAGTTTTGGCATTATTTAAAAAGAATTGTCTTATAAAGTCTACATCGAAACCACTATTATATCCCACAAACTGGAATTTATCCTGTTTATCAAACTTACTCACATACTTATCTAACATTGCTACGAATTGAATGAAAACCTCATTAGGGTCAGTGTATGCACTAACAATTTCTTCCGTTAGTCCTGTTTTGGCGACGGCAGAATCAGTTATAATTTGACCGGGATAAGGCTTTAAGTGGAAATCAAATGTTTCCACTGTTCGTCCTTCGACCTCAAGTTCACCTGAGATTTGGAGTAATGGTGTTGTTTTACAATCAATACCACCAGTTTCGGTATCAATAAAAATTATCTTAGTACCCATATATATTATGCCCTCGTATTAGTGGTTGATATCCAAATGAATGCATTAACTTCTGTCCAGAACAGTTGATGTACATACTACTAAACGCCAATGTATGAATAAACTTAAATTGCGTCATAGAAAACATTTCATCATGACTAACAATTAAAACGTCACCAAACATATTCGTTATATCCCTACTAATAATATTAGTATCCGTTTGCATCCGAAAATAATAATCTTCTCCCTTAGTAGAATATTGTTGATATGGTGATAATAGACGCCTCATAGCTATTCCTAACTATTATAAAATAGTTGATTTAATAGATTCAATGACAATTCGACTACTATTACCGTTCCGTATTTGTTCATAGAAATCAACAGTACCTATACATACTGATTTCCAAAACCAACAATCGTGATATTCCGGATTCCAATCACTACTAACTTCACAATAATCCACGTTAGGTCTTAGTTCATATTCATGTTTATCCTTTTCCAATTCAATGAATAAGTAGTCTGTTCTTTTAGCACGACCTGCATAACTATCACCTTCAGGACCGAAATCCTGCTTTTTAAAACATAAACGAGTAATCCCATTATCGTTATATATACTACCAACTCTTGGAATTGGACGAGTATGTGCGTATACAACTTCATTTAAAAAAGTCTTCTTGTTCTTAACCATATTAGTAGTCCTTTCAATTATTAATAAATCCATCATTACCGTTTAGCTCTCTTCATTTTTAGAACCAAACATTAGTCTAATATATAATAGTATCACAATAATTAATAATAATATAACTATTGTGATGAAAATATCATCATACATTTGACTATCTGGGTCTAAGGCTTCGAACTTAGCTTTTATATTATCAATTGTGGTTATATAGTAAATGTCTAATTGTCCATTAGAGTTAGCATCTATCCTATCCAATGTCCAGTTATTAACTTTTAAAAACGCATCTATCTTCATCGTATTAGTACAATGAAATTGTGATTGTTCAATACAGACTCCATTATTGTATAGTTGTACCCGATACGATGCGTTGGCTACTGGTGGGTTGGTACGTTCTTTAGCACATATTGGACTTGTCACTAACATAAGCACCATAATAAACTTCAACATTACTTACCCTCCGATGCATTTCTTACCCATATTCATTCTCCTTCTTCCGTATCCATGTTATTTCCCTTCTAATACTCTGTTATAATTTAAACATAACATTAGTAAATTTAAATGTCAATACCAATTAAAAACATTTTGATTTATACAAGAATCATCATTATAATGACATTTAAGACATAATTTTTAGAACTTTTATAAATAAACTATAATTATGTTGAAAGACGTACTAAGGCGAGTTGTTGTACGATATTATCTAATGTTTCGATATTTTATAAATAACTCGTTAATAAGTTTTATATACGTAGATTAAATGCTCTGTTTAATTAAAATATATAAAATGACTAAGACATAGTGACTTTAACTAAATGATTGTAAACGATAAGATACTAATCTGAAATGGATTAAAGGTTTATCGCAATTAACGGAAGGGTTGGTTCGCCTCCAGGAACGTTAGCTGTCACAAAGAGCCGTAATGAAAACCACCGGTGTGGGTAAAAAGCCTTTCCGGTGCGGATGACGGGATATCAACTATAAATTAGTGACCTAAGCTAATATTAGTTGAAATTCAATTTTCCAAAAGTGAATTAAATAGGTCGCTCTTACTGATGGTAAGATGACAAAATGACGGGGAGTCGAGCATGCCCCTTATAAAAGATAGGTTTGTATAACAAGGTTGATGCGTTATATGGACTGACCGATACATTGAAAGTAGCTGGATATGGGACGACAATAAAATGACATCCTAATAGGTTTGTAACTTTAAACAAACTAAACAAATTATTATTTGTATGCTTTACTTGTAAAGCAAGTCGTTAGGAATGGTTTATTAACGGGCCGGATGGGGCGAAATTAATCAGGCGTTGTGTAGATATACTGCGGGTAGGGTATCCCTCGCAGGGTGTTAGTATTATTTTGGAAGAACTAAACTACCAATACTAACCTTTTAAATCTAGAGAGTTTAAAACACGACATTCAACAGCACGAAATAGAGATAGAACAATTTATATATTCAAAATTATAAAATCAGTCTTATTTCCTTGCCTTGTCCTTTATTTCAGCAACATGAGAAGTATGACCTTTTTGGTTTTCGTTGTTGAATTTGGGGCAGGGCAAGGAGCACGGCAGGAGATTTTTGTCTCCTATATAAAGTAAAAGGTTGAATTTAAAGGTTAAAGATTAAAACATTTAGAAATAATGAAATTTAAGATTTAAATAAAAGATTAAAGATTAAAACATTTAGAAAATGATAATTAGAATACAAAATGGATTAAAATTAAAAAAGGAATAAAATGGAGTTCAGTAATGAAACGAAGTGGAATTACTGAATGACATTTATTCCTTACCAGTAAGTGATTGGAACGAAGTGAAAATCCACTTACTGGTAATGGTTCGTCGTGTATGTAAAACAAAAAAATAAAACAACTTGAAATTGAATTGAGAAATAGATATAAATCCCAAATGTAAATTCAAAATACAGATTGAATTGAACAACTTGAAATTGAATTGAGAAATAGATATAAATCCAAATGCAAATTCAAAATACAGATTGAATTGAAGCTCAGAAAATTGGGAATTAACTAAATCTTGATTTGGGAAGAACTATGACTTGAATTGAAGAAATTCAAATCAGAAATTATTGAATAAGTAATCAAAGGAAGAAACAAGAAGAAAGTAAGAAAGTTTCATTTAGAAGAGAAGGAACAAGTCCTTCTCTTCGGAATAAGACAGAAATGAATACTGACGTATTCATATTCTGCTTATTCATATTTCAAGGTAATCCACTTTACATTTAAGAAGTAAGAAGGAATTCAAATCAGAAATATTATTCATTCAAATAAGAACTATATAGACACACAAAGAAATAATATAAAGCACTTACTTATATAAGTAATAAGTACATTCATATATCAATTCAAAGGAAGTAATGAAGGAAACAAGTAAGAAGTATAATATGGATTCAAATAAGAATTACAAATAGACCAAATTCGGATTGAACTTGATACATCTAAGTAAGAATAAATGGATATCACTTATTCAAATATTATGGTATATACGTCAAACTCATATAACTAGATAATTCATTCATATAAGAGCTATATGGCAGTACTTGATGAATAATATGGATATATGACTCCTTCATTAAAGAACTCAATGTAATGCGGATATAAGTACTTATTCAATAGAGATACTATGGGGTATATGTCGAATTTTAAATAAATTATGACATTTAATAAGTAAGAAAGAAAACAAGTAAGAAGTAAGTAAGAAAGTAAGGACGAATATTGTAACTTATTAAATATTGTGGGATATATGGCGGCGCGGGTGTGAAATCGGATTCCCGAATTGGAAATACGCCAATACATATTAGCTATATAAAACAAATGGATTTATACCTCATATACGGACAGTACAGTGAGGTCTTACTAAGTCATATACATATATGTAATACTAATCAATCGCGTTGTATGTAGACATATATCGACTTATAACTTAGTGATTATATGGGTAAAAACTATTGGATTTCCAAATAGATATTGACTTATTTCCAATTTGTAATATTATATGTAAGTAATAAATTCAAGGAATTAATTGATGTTGAATCCCACTAATAAATTCGTATTGACTTCAGACCAAGTGAATGCATTAAAACAGCTACACTTATTCATGAATAGCAAAACTGCTAATATCTATATATTAGGTGGGTATGCAGGTACAGGAAAAACCACAGTACTTCGTTCATTAGTGAATGACTATGGGTACTCTTCCTTTTACTTCACAGCCCCAACAAATAAAGCCACTAATATATTACAACGTACTTTATGTGATAACAGGGCAAAATGTAGCACAATTTATTCCCTATTGAATATTAACATGGTACAGAAAGAAGACAAGTTAGCATTAAGCTATCCATCGGAAATAGCTGAAGTATATCGAACTATTGTTATAGATGAAGTATCAATGTTAAGTTCTGTATTGATTCAATATCTATTACGTGTTGCCGAACATAACAAGATTAAGTTAATATTTATTGGTGATTCTGCCCAATTACCACCTATTGGAGAACCATCATCCCCTATATTTAATATACAATCAGATTATCATTATACTTTAACAGAAGTTGTTCGATACAATGATGATATGTTAGAGATGGCAACTCACATAAGAGAATGTATATCGGAATCAAAAAAGATTGTAATTCCGTATACGGATTCGGAAAATATCAAAGTTAGAAAGTATGATGAATTTATAACTGATTTATTAAAATCTATTACTGATGGACAATTTACATCGGATAGTAAAGTTATAGCATGGCGTAATAAGACAGTTGATGAATATAACCAACTTATTAGAAAGAACTTATTTAGCAATCCTAAGTGTAAGTTTGTAGTAGGTGAACGAATTGCAATGGCATCACCTGTCTTTAGAAATAAAGAAGTAATTGCTACTATTGATGATGAATGTACTATTACAAAAGTTAGAATCGGACATGAAACCAAATTCAATATTAAAATTTATAGATTACACGTTAGGTTCGATAATGGAATGTCTTGTAAGTTAAATATTGTACATGAACTAGAACAATCTATATATGAACGCAGACTAAGTGGGTTAGCCCAAAAAGCCAAACAAAGTAATAACTGGAAAAGTTATTGGGAATTAAAACAATACTTTCATACCGTACGTTACTCATATGCAATAACGGCACATCGTTCACAAGGGTCTACCTATAAACAGACATTCGTTGATGTAACAGATATATTATATAATTCAAACGTTAAAGAAGCGATGCATTGTTTGTATGTTGCCAATACACGTCAAACGGATAATTTAACAATCCGTATTTAATATAAATACTTAACAATTTAGTTAGGTGATGATATGACAATTGATTATGTGAATGAAGTTATTATTAAACAAAGAGGTACTGAGTCATTCCCACATCCTAATATTATATTGAGTGATATAGTTAATCCTGTATTGAATACGAGTTATAGTAGTAATATTACATCTATTGGTGGGACTAGTCCATATACTTATAGTTTAAAAGATGGTAGTTTGCCTATTGGATTAACATTAAGTAGTAGTGGTGTGGTAAGTGGTACACCAACTGTAATTGGTGATTATACATTTACTATTACATCGACTGATAGTCATGGATATACGGGTACTAATAGTTATAGTATGAGTATTGTATATGTTACTAATACTGGTTTATTAACTCCTGCCAGTCGTTCTTCAACTGCAACATGGTATAATGGTACTGGTGGACAAATACCAACGTTTATTGATGATATTATAACATTCCCTTACGCTAAACCTTATGTGAGTGAATCTGATAAGGGTATAACGGGTGCTAATTTAGCGTTCACGCCTTCGTCTAGTACTGGGTTTAATTTAACACCTCAAATGACAATAGAATGTTATGTTAAATGTTTAGATTCTCGTATTGGTAAAATACTAAGTACTCGTAATAGAGTTAGTAATACGGAGTATGGTTTTGAATTATATCAAAATTATAACCAATTTGGATTTACTGATTGTAGGTATGGTGGAGTATCATATAATATTACTAATTATATTAGTATATGGCATCATATAGCAATAACGATAGATACTACCGCTAGTTATATGAAACTGTGGTATGATGGAGTTTTAGTAAATACTAAGAGCAACTATACAGTAAATGGTCCTACCTATACAACATATAAAGTACTTGATGTAGGAGTACCAAAGCACGGAACTTATCCTTTAGAACCATGGAGTGGTTCGATTAAAGGATTAGGTATATATAATACTGTTAAATATCTTCAACCATTTACGCCTGGAGTAACAGGTGGATAATTAAGGAACTTATAATATGACTATTGATTATGTACACGAAATTATTATTAAACAGCCAGGATTAGAGGTTTACCCACATCCTAGTAATTTACCTGGAACTATATTAGTACCAACAAATTTAAATCGACCATTAGATAGTAACTATTCATTAGCTTCTGTATCAGTTACGGATGATAGTTCAAGTGGCACATTAACAATAACATCAACTAATGGATTAATAGTTTGTACTTCATCTGAAGCTACGGTAACGGGTTCGGGTACTACAACTGTTGTAATTACAGGGACAATATCGTCTATCAATAGTACATTAGGAACTGGATACATTACTCCTGTTTCAATTGGGAATGATGTAATATCATTTAGTTATACGGATAATGGTAGTTTAACATCAACTAATAGTTTCACTATCACGTTTGCTGATTATACAACGATATTGGATTCTGATGCATACGTAACGGATTTAGTATATCTCCCAGCTTTTAATATTTGGGTTCTTTCCTATTGGACATATATTAGTACCGTATATACTGCTTACTTAGTAACATTAATTCCAAGTGAAGATAATTCATATGTAACTCCTGGAACACCAATTAGTTTGGGTACTTACGTGGGTGCATCATTATATGTAACTACAAATGGTAATATGATTGCAAGAGCACATACTGTTGGTGGGTATAATGATTACCTTATTTTATATACCGTGGTTAATAGTGCCTTAGTATCTAAAGCTACTTCCACGTTACGAGCAATATCGGGCGGACAAGCCTCTACTGGTAGCTCTGCTGCTTGGATACCTAGTAGTGTTCAAAGTACATTAGTGGCTGCATTTGTAACATCGTCTAATAGTCATAGTTATTGTGTTTATAATATAAATGATGTAAGTTGGACGATTTCAACGGGGCTAGTGAAAAGTATTACAACTACAACTTATAATAGAAAACCAAGTGTTTCATATGATTCTATACAAGGTAAGTTACTATTCTCGATATCTAATACAACAGGGAATAATATCCTTTACACTGGTACAGTATTAGCTACGACTTGTACATTAACTCAAACTCCATCAGTAACAATACCACCTTGTTTTCAAATTGAGTTTGACCCGAATGTTGGTAAATTTTATTATATGACAACTTCAAATCAAGGATATATAGTCACTATAAGTGGTAGTGACGCGGTAGTAGGTAATTATAATACTACTTCACGCATTGTTAATTCACAAGCAACAATAAGATACAATACAGTATATTCAAAGATTGAAATAGGTTATACATTAACTAATGGGTTTGCTGTTTGTAAAGTTGATTTATCGGGTACTACTCCATTGTATTTAGATGAACAAACAGTTATATTGGAAAGTAGTACCACTTATGCAACAGTACTATCGGTTACAAGTAATGGAATATTAGTAGCGTATAATCCATCTGTTGCGGTTGCTGGTGGACATATAAAATCTAAAATATTAAGTATATAATATTGTGAATTAAATAGGTGAGATAATACTCACCTATTTCTTCATAGCACGATTGCGTTCAGTTATAAGATAATTATAGGCCTTAATAATATTAAGCCTATCTTCGGACGACATATTCCATACTTCATCCCACGAGACAATGCCATCTAATATAACAACCATTTTAGCGATTTCTTCTCTCATGTCTTCTGACTGTTTTTCTAATTCCATAATATACTGTTGAATTTCCTCATCAGTATACGTCAGAAGTTTTATACGAAAAAAGATGATGGGTCCCACTTCATATCATTAATATCCCATTTGTGTTTGCATTCTACACATTCACAAACAGCATCTTTAACGATTCCAATAGTTGCCATTTTACTAATCATACCATGTAGTTTATCCATAGTAGCTTTATCTAAGTCTAAGATGAACTCCTTGATATGTTCTTTATCTATAACAATATCTTCTTCCGGAGTTACAATCTTTTCAATACTGGATAATATAGTTGTTAATTTGATATCCTGTAACGTTTCAAATACTTCTTCAAATTGTTTATATTTGTCATCACTTGATGTAACGACATCCTCGTTTATATGTTTTAGTAATCTTTGTTGAAGAAATGTTTTTGTATTGTTATCCATATCTTCTTTAAATGAACGAGGTTGACAATAAATTTGTACACCATCATCGGTCTCCACAATATAATCATCCGTGAAATATTTAGTTTGGTCTAATATTGCCCGTATACTAAACGTCTGTTGTTGTTCTTTCTTACATTCAGGACAATTAACTTTAACAATAAATTCATCACCACGGGAGGCAAATTTAATAGCTAATAACAAGGCTTCTACGTCATTGGCTTTTAATTGAGAGGGATCAACAATCTCAGGTACACATGAATGTATAATATCAATAATTGCCTGTCCTGATATCAATGCGTCAGGACTATTGAGTTCTAATTCGTCTTGTGTAGTCATAGCCTTAACATAGATTGCATTATCAATCGTATGGGAACTTAAAAAATCTTCTTTATACCAACGATTCATGGTAGGTAATTTGATTGATATTTTGTTCTGTCTGAAATGTTTTTTTAGTGGGTTTTCACTCATCTTAATACCTCTTTAAATTCCGTATCTTCTTATATTTATAAATATAGAAAACGGGAGTTTTACTATGACAGAAACATATGATGCACTAAAGACATATTCGGCTCAAATTGATGTCAAAGGACATTGGTTGACGGAGGAAACGTTTAAAGAATTCATGTCATTAGTTGATAAGGATAGTACTACTAAGAATAAGAAGAATAATTCATTTGTGGATAGATTTATTAACTCAAATGAAAAATCAAGTGCTAAAAATAATATAAGTATGAATCAATTATTGGATAAGATGAATAAATCCACTATTGAGATGATTTCAAAGATGCAAAGTATTATGGCTCATGCCTTAAATGAAATCAATGACACTATGAATAGTGAGTTATCTAAAAGTGTTAAAGCTAGTAATTATAGTGCGATTATGTCGAATTTTCATAAAGCTATAGAGGCTAGTAAAGCTGATTTTGGTAAAAAAGAAAACTTAAAAGAGAATGTAGCAGTACAACAACTAGCACAAGTATTCCCTCAATACATGGACAAGATTAATAATTTATATAAAGGATTTACTGAGAGTTTTAGTGATATGTCTAATCTTATGAGTAAGATTGATAATCAAAAATATAATAATGATGCACCACGTAATGATTTCTCATCTATTGGTGGTGTATTTAAAACAATGGTTATTAATCCAATTATTGATAGCATAAATGTTTTAAATAATTTACGTGATAAAGGTTTGGGGTTTGGTATTACATTAGAAAAGACACGATCATTAAATGCTGACCAATTTAGTACAAGTATTACTGAGTTTACTAACTTAACAAAGAATAATGCCGAAACTATAATACGTATGGGTAGTGGTGGATTAGAACTATTCGGCAATATATTAAAAGAAACTCGTATAAAAGTACAAGGACAATTTTATGGTTTGGGTATGAGTATAGACCAACTCAATGAGTACACATCTGATTATTTAGATATTCAAAAGTTACAAGGGAATTTATCGTCTAAGTCTATAAATGACCAAACTACTAGCGCATCTAAATATATTAAACAATTAGACCAATTATCACAAGTAACTGGTAAATCAAGGGAACAAATATCAAAAGAATTAAAGGATATTGTTAGTTCCGCCGATGTAACAACGGCAATAAGGTTATTACCTGAAAACATACAACGTCAAGCATCTGACCAATTTGGTGGGTTTGCAACTATGTTAGGGACGGTTTCTAAAACAGGTGAACAAGTATTTAAAGAATTATTCACTGCTAATGGATTATTTACACATGATTTATCTCAAAAGTTATTAGCGATTGACCCTGCATTAGCAAAAGTAATTCAACATACGGCACTAATGGCTAGGGATGGCAAACTAACACACGAAGAACAAGTTAATGCAATGAATGAGATGAGAAGTATTATTTCCAAATCTCCTAATGCTGCCGCAAACTTAGCCTTATTGGGTGATGGCGTGGGGTCAGCAGCACAAGTCGTTATGGAATTTAGAGCTAATATGTTGAAATGGAGTGAGACACAATTAGTTGCATCTGAACGTCAAAATAAAGCAGCGGAAGATGCACAAGCAGCCTCTAATGCTATAACAGCATTAGGACATACATTTCAAAATGCAGTATCGACGTTTGTACTTAAATTGGGTGGTGGTAATTTAGAAAAGGGTATAGCAGTAGTTAATAGTGCAATTACAGATTTATCTACCCATCTAAATAAGGAGTTAGTTGCTGATATTGATAGTTTCTTTAAAGCGGTTAGTAATATAGTTAAATCCATTAATTGGTTAGCTGAAAAAATATCGAACCCATTTGGTTCTAGTAAGAAAGAACAACCTAAAATATTAACATCACAAGAAAAAACTAAAATGGGTGACGAGGCAATGAAGAAGTTCGATGCTATGTTTGAAAATAGTATTGAAAAAAAACCAACAAACGTATTATCGGATTTTGAACAATTTCGAATGGATAACATTGAGAAAACAAAAGCTGAATCATTTGATTTTTCAAAACTCAAACAGTGGAGTAATTCATTTATTGATAGTGTTAAACCTATGCCGAAATTAGAAACAACTAAAGTTAATAATGGACCAGTAGAACGTAAATTAGATGTTAATGTAAAGACTGATAATACTGATGTTGTTGATTCATTATCACAAACTAATAGTCTATTACAAAAGATTGGTGATATGTTCTCATCTAAACATGATAGTGAAAAGTTTATTACTCCTACCTCTCACTAATGTTAATTATAATCAACATTATCATTTATTGGGTTGTTTCAACTCAACATTTAATTACTACTATGATGATATTATAAATATAGTTATATTTTAATTATAGGTGGTTTAATGGGTAGTTGGCAGCGACATATGAAATTAGAGGACACAACACCTAAGATGGGTGTTAAACCTAATAGTCACTCTAATGCCTTTTCCGGAGTATCGGGTTCATATTTGAGTAATGTTTATAGTGGTTCGCCCGGACGTATATCACGTTATGCACAATACGACCTAATGGAGTCAGACCCCGAAATTGCAACAGGATTAGATATTATTGCCGATTTTTGTTCACAAAATTTAAAAGAAGATGATTTCGTACCTGTTAATTTAAGATTTAATTCTAGTAGTACTCGTATTGAAATTGAAACATTTGAATCTAAATTAACCGATTGGGTACATTTAAATGATATGGATGTACGGTCATTTTATTGGTTTAGAACACTGGCAAAATATGGTGACTTATTCTTCATTCGAGACCCTGAAACTTTTGAGTTATATGATGTAGACGTGTTTAATGTTGAAAATGCCATAGTTGACCCAAATAAAGGTAAAGAGATATTAGCATACTCTATTCGTAATGTTGATTTAAATGTAGCTAATAAAACCGCCGTTAGAATTGATGGTAGTCTGACTAATTATAATATGCCTGGTGTTGGTATGATTAATGGTTGGAGTGGTACACAAAATAATACCAACTATGCAGCCAATATTGCTGATGCTAATGGTACTGCTGGTAATGTTGAAGCTACGACTACATTAGTTGATGCCAAACACGTAATCCATATAGCATTAGGTTCAATTCATAGTTCACAGAGTTGGCCATTCGGAGAATCAATCCTTAATAATGTATTTAAAACATATAAACAAAAAGAATTACTCGAAGATGCATTATTGATATATCGTATACAACGAGCCCCCGAACGTAGAGTATTCAAAATCTTTACAGGGCAGATGAATGCACAAAAAGCATCCGCTGTATTAGAACGTGTTAAGAATGAACAATATCAACAAAGATTACCCGTATCGGGTAATAACGGACAACCATTTACTATGATGGATGCATCATATAATCCTATGTCTATACAGGAAGATTTTTACTTTTCAATGGATGAAGATGGACATGGTTCTACTGTTGAAACTTTACCGGGTGGTAATAATTTAGATAGTATTGATGATTTAAAGAACTGGAATAATAAACTAATAAGGGCTATGAAAATACCAGTATCATATCTACCAACTGGACCTGGGGATGGTTCGCAATCCTTTACTGATGGCAAACCTGGACAAGTATTAGTACAAGAATTGAGATTCAACAAGTATTGTCAACGTATTCAACGTGTAGTTGGTAAACAATTAGATATTGAATTCAAAGTATATCTTAAACAGAAAAATTATCAATTCGATGCTGATATATTTGATGTAGTATTTAATGCCCCAATGAACTTTGCAGAATATACAATGAATGAATTATTAAGTTCTAAGATTAATAACTTCACTCAATTAGAAAATATACCATATATTTCAAAACGTTTTGCATTACAAGAGTTCTTAAAATTAACACCCGCACAAATTAAAGAAAATGAACGCATGGTATTAGAAGAGAATGCGGATAAGAGTAAGAAGACAACACATGGTGTAAGTGGTGGATTTGATGATGGTATGGGTATGTCGTCCGTTGGTATAACCCCTGATGATTTACAAGGTGATGAGTTTGATGGAGAACAAGATACTGGTGATACAAGTATGGGTATAGATACTCCCGAAGAGCCTGAACCAAGCGAAGAACCAACAGAAGGTGAATTATAATGAAAGAACGTTATAGTGACGCGGATGATGCTAATTCTTTATATGTACCCGAAGATGGTAATAAAGAATATGAATTAACGGATACACGCAAACCATTATTCACTTTAAAACATTTGAATAAATTAAGACGTATGCGTGATATTAAACGTAAGAATTATTATAAAGATATGGAAGTTATCCAAGCCGTTTATGGTAAAGAGGATAATGAGGAAGAATTATGAGTAATGATGAACAATATGTCTTAATGGGTAAATTAGAACAATTACAAGACCGTTTGTATAAGTGTTATGCTACACCTAATACAAGACGTTTTGTCCCTGTTATACAAGCCGAAATTGAAAATATTAAAGCTAAATTGGACGATACGAAAATACCTACTAACGATAATCCAGTTTTAATTGATACATCAAAATAAATAAGTATTGACTTTATATTATACATAAGTTATAAATAAAGTAATATTTTTATAAGAATCACATAAAAGGGTATTGACGATACTCGTGAATCGTATTATGTATGTTTGTAGTTGTACAAGTATATAGGAATATAAAGCATGATTATTAACAAGGATAACGTTGCATCATTTATAGGTCAAACCATTACAGAACCTGTTGAGATTGATGGTTCAAGTTGGAACTTAGAACTTGATAAGAACGAAGTTAAAATCTTTAAATCTTTATCTGAAAAAGAATTAGAAAATAATAAACTCGTCCCAGTATCCAAATATAATGAAGATAAGGGTTTAGGATTATCTAAAGAAGTATTATCTAAATATGATAGATTTGATGTAGTTGAAGAATTGGTTATTTTTTCTAAAATGTCTAAAGAAGAAGTAGCTAACTATGGTAAGATTTTCCTTCGTGGTATTAACTTTAAAAATAAAGTTAAATTTATTAATATGTCTGCTGAAAATCGTAAAGTGGTTGTTGTCGAAGATTGTTCATTCAAAAGTATGAACTGGACAAAAGATAACGTATTTTGGTTGACATTACGTGGTAATGTCACAACAAATAAGTTTAATATGCAACAAGAAACAATTCTTAAACTAGATAGTTGTAAATTTACTTGTCCAACTCTAAACTTAATTCAATTGTGTCATCTTTATTTAGAAAATAGTACAATTGATTGTAAAGAATTTAAGATGAATGATTCAAGTGTAAGTCATCCAATGTTGACTTATATGACGATGATTGATTCAATGATTAATTGTGAGACTGATATTAACTTCTCACAAGTTAGGTTCGTTAATGAAGTATGGCCAATGTTAAACGCTCCTGCCGTACTGTTACATAAATCATGTATGCATAAAGATTGGAAAATTTCAATCCGTTCTGATTTTAAAGTACCCGTTATTAAGGGGTCTACTATATCAATCCAATTTGAAGACGGCGTTAAGTTTGACAAATTGTCACTTACAGATTCTGTTTGTGTCGTTAATGACAATGTTAATATTGACACAGTTGACTTAAATGATTGTTATTTTGCAAGTGATGACCATTATGTATTGAATTGTGATGAATTCTTAACTGATGATGTATTATTTGTTGATTTACATCTTGCCCAATTTACAAAGGAATCAGTTAAAGATAAACACGTTATCAACGGCAGACGTGTAGATGTGTTCAAAACTAACTGTACAATGGCAACTGAATTAGATAGCATTACTATTAATGCTACCGAGTCATTGTTTATTAATACATCATCCCGTATCAGTGAAGATGGACATATTTTGGTTTCCTAATATAATAAGGGTTGGATAATACCAACCCTTTAATTTTAAGGTTTATATTATGGTTGATATAGTAGAACGCGAAGACGTATTGGTAGCACTAGATGCGGCCAAAGATAAAGGATTGGATATATCTTATTGGGATATGGAATATATTTTACAACGTAGCACTCGTATTTTGGATACTCGTGAATTAGAACGCGAAGTTGACCGGTTGAACGACCGTATTGAATATTTAGAAGAACATTAATAGCTATTGACTCTTAGTTATAATTATGTTATTACTAATGTTATGTAATTACAACTTAGGAGATTAACATGATTAAAATTACAGCTAATAATGTTCATACATTCAAAGGTAAGACATTAAATGATACCGTTATCATTGATGGTAATTCCTGAAAGTTGGTCAAATTGGTTTGGCACATTTACAAAGCCAACCACTACAAAATAAAAATATAATTACTTATAAAATAGTGGGAATTAAAAACCCCACTATTTTTTTTTGATTACTTATTCCATAAACCGAGTTCTGCTAATCTTTGTGCAGCTGATACACCCATAGCCAAACTATTACCCGATGTATATGATTTCCAGTAAGTTGGTACTTCTGCCCAACTATTATTCTTAAGTGAATTTAACAATGCCGAACCATTACTTAATGAACCAACATTAGAATATAAACTAACTAATGCACTAAATTGATTTGTTGTAAAATTACATCCAGGTAATTGAGTTTGTATCATCTTTTGTGCATAAGTTAAATCTTGTGTATATAATTGTTGTGTTTGCAATGTTGTTAATCCACCACTAGCAAAATTAACAATATTCCCACCTATTAATACGGTACCAGTCAACAATTCATCTGCCGTTAATGTATGGTCTACACCAATCTTACTAATGCCATTATCCGTATACGTTGTATTAGAACCAGTCCCTTTAAGATTAGTTAAGTTTTTAAACACTTCATCGTTATTAGCTACTGATAATTGTGAAACAGGTGTAGTTATTAATGTTTGTGTTGTATCTAGTGTATAGACTGGTTTATTCTGTGTAGCATCAACTAATTTATAAACACCAGCGGGTTTAATCCCATCAGGACTACCTTTAATAACTTTTGGATAATCTTTAACAATATCTTTACTATTAGCAACAGTAACAGGAGGCGTTACTGTCTCATTTGGTTTAGGTAATTTACGTTCTTGTGTAGCATGAAGTTTGAATGGTTCATGTTGTGGTATTCTACTTACAATCGTATCAGTAGTGGTTTCATTCCATTCCTTACTAGTTGTTTCATATTTGTTATCTTCAAACGTTTGTAATGGTAACGGTTCTATTGTTTTAGTATCACTTGGAAATGATGTATAAATTTTATCAATATTAGCAGTTGCTTCACTTGTATAATCGGGTAAAGTACTTTCAAGTGTAGGTGATGGATTTGCAATAGGATAAACAACTGCTGTATGGCAAGGTTTTGCCCCTCCATTTTTATACGTTGAGTAGCTATCTGCAATATAGTCATTAGTAACATCTTTACCGTAATAATTAACAGTTTCACCAATAGTGTAGTTGAATACATCACCGCCAATATCGTAAAACACTGTATTATTAACAGTAAGATTATAGTTTAACGATGTCTGATAATAATCCCCCGTTGATAGATTATAGTCATGTGTTGATTGAATAGTGATATTATTGTTAGCTTTAACGTTTATATCATTTGATTCTATATTGGTTGTTTCGGTTGCTTTAAGTTTTATATTGTTAGCTTCGACGTTAAACGTGCCATTAGCATAATGATTAATATCACCCTCACTTCTAAATGAAATACTTTCTTTAGCATAACAATCAATATTGCCGTCATTGGATAATTCTAACCATGTATTGCCGTCTTTTGTAATACAATAGATGTTACCGTATGTTTCACTTAATAATACTTGAGTACCACTTCGTGTTCTAATACGAATTAACTCACCATTACGTTTACCACCATCATGTGCTGGATTTGCCTTACCATCTTTACTAGTATTAACCTTTTTATCTTTAAACCAACCAGGCATATTTAATTCTTCATCAGTCCAACCGTCATCTAATACGAATTGACTACCTCTTGGCGTTAATATACCCCAACAACGGGAAGGTGATTCTCTTCTACTAGAGGATGTTCCACCCCCCCTCAAATAGTCATCCGTTAAACCTTGTTTATTTAACCCAGTCTTTAATGGTTTATATGATTGTGGTTTTTGTTTGGAATTATGTTTATTAACTTCGGTTGCAGCCAATAAATCATCTTGTGTTGTTCCAATACCAGGAACCATTTGATTCATACCCATATTGGGTACACTTGCAAAATAATACAATTCAAAGTTATTAACTGCTACTTGAGTAAATGCAACCAAAACAATATTACCCTTATCAGGTACAGGAAACCATGTGCCATACGATTTTGGACTTTCACTAGAAACATTAGGTTCTAAGTATGGAGTATTACCAAATGACATCGGAGCATAATTGGCATATAACCAATTACTAGAATCACTCTTATCATACGGACTTGATAGTAACCAAACTTTAACTATTCCATTATGAGTTTCATCTCTATTATCCATAATCTCAGCTTGATGTATTTTTGAAGTATCAAATACTGAATTTAATGAACTATACTGTTTTTGTGTTAAATAAGTTGCCATAAATTAACCCTTCAAATACTTTTGGACTGTACTGTTGTTAGAATTAACTATATCGGAAGATGATATATCGGATAACTTAAACATATCTAATACTTGAGTAAATTTACCACTATCGAATGTCGATTGTACTGTGCGTACTGAATATATACCTTTTAAGAACATACTATCCTTAATCATCAATTCACCCGTATCCTCATCTAATTTATTGACTGTCTTAAATGCAATCATTACATTGGGTGGTTCTAATACGGTCTTGTCTATACCAGGAATATTATAACTGGAATTATCTTTAGTATAACGAGTAGTATGATTTTTATTTTTAGTATTAATAGTAGTACCCAAATATATAGGATCGCCTTTAATCGTCAAACTCATTTGAAGCATACAAGTAGTTGAATATGCCTGTTCCAATGCATTCATTCTTGTTTCTGCTTTAAGATTAGGATTGATTGGCCCGGATTTATTACCACTATTTGTTTGTGGGGTACTCACATTCTGTGGTATCTTCAACGAAGTTGTATCGCTTAAACTATTAACACTGGAATCAACATCACTCAAATATGTTATACGATTAGTCTTATTACTAGATGTACCACCATTACTAGATTGTGTTGTATTTGAAGTCTTAGTCAAGGAATTATTATCGGATGAGTTTGATAATTTATTAGATGAATTAGACGCGACACTTTTATCATTAGTACTTGTGCCATTTGTTGATTTAGTAATATCTGTTACATTTGTATCCTTTGGATTTAACTGTGATATTTGGGCCGTTGTATTGGCTGAAAATTGTGTTAATCCTCTTGATAAGATAGACATATAAGCAATGTCTAAGTTTATCTTACAATCTAATACACTGTCATTCTTACCTGTATAGATGTAATTATATTTTCTAATCAAACGTTTAGCCACGTCATCAATAATAGTGTTCTTGTCTATATTTGATGAAATTATGTTGGTATCAATCTTATCATTAACAACTGGAATTAAGTAATATGTAGTTATACCAATAGGTTCTTTAGTGACTTCATGTACTTTTTTAAGTTCAAAAATTGGGACTACACGAATAACCGTTTTAGTTTTATTAGTAGCCTTATCTTCATGGACATATACTAAATCGTTTGATATCTTTTCTACTATGGTTTGTATGGTGTCATTTGTTAAAAATGTATAGGTTCTTTTATCAGTTGACACATTATCAATTTGTTGATTGGTAGATGGAATATCGATAAATTTAGAATTGAATATTTCTAAACTTTTATCATACGCAAATTGGACATAGGTCGATAATCCCCAATGTTTCAACTTACCATTCTTTAAATTATTATTAATAGTATCTTGTATATTGGATAGTAATTTAGAAAATGTATCTAAATTTTTATCAGGTAAGTCAATCGTTATAGCATTATTAAGTACAAATGAATTAGTATCAAATCCTAATTGGTCGTACGCAATAGTAGACATTTTATATAAAGTAGAACCTGTATTAACCGTTGGTACGATATTCAACAACTTCAATGGGAACTCGTATTGTAATTGAATACCATCTTTATCATTTAGTAACGGTTTAGCTTCACCTGTTTCTGTATCATAACCATTAAATGATAGATGAAGTATTAATGGCATACTTGAGATAGACCCTTGATAATTATAACTATGTGAGTATGCCAATAATTGGTCTAGTAAATTAATTCCAAATGGTTCTACTAATGTAAAGTCTATATTGGTTGTAGTGACATTTTTAGTTAGTGAATTAGAGGCAAGAATTGTATTAATGGTTAAATTATCAATCCCTATCTCGGTTACACCCGATTTAGCAATTACTAACTTTTCTTGAAATTCATACGTACTACCACTATTACGAGCATTTGTATATTGAATCATATCTGAACAGGATGGTATGAATAATTCTAAATTATAACTGACGTTGTCATAATCATTTAATGGATTTTGTGGTACATCACTTGTATCTTCAGAAGAAGCATGAGACGAGTATTTCGTAGCCGTATCATCGTTTTTAGGTACACTGGAGGCGAATCTATTGTTAGTATTAGTAATTGTAGTATTCGTAGTATTCGTTGTATTACCCTCTACATTCGCCGTAGATTTAAACTTATTAGGTACATACGTAATATTATCAGCCATTATGCACCAACCATTTTAAGCATTCTAACTTTGGTTGGAATACGAATGGTAATTCCTGTTTTAAAATCAAATACCATATCCCGTAATATTTCTTGATTCATCTGTTTAAGTACGAATGCATACGTATTATCTCCGTATGTATCATAACAGAATTTACCAGGTTTAAAATTATACGTAGTTGTGATAGTATAAAAAGTATCAGTATCATCATTAGGAGTATTAATTGGGTCTAACGGTGCCATATACCATGTTATAGAATTTGTATTTTTATATGGATTTGTCATTTAGCACCACCCTGGAGTTTTTAATAATTCCCCACTTTTAAACGCATTAAGATCAAATTCTTTTCGAATCTTAGTAGGGTTTGTTTGTACAACTAAGTTAATTGTTATATCACATTTATATGGAACTTTAGTTTCTTCATCATTATCATCAAATACAGATTGATAATCAACATCTGATGGTAATGGGAATGAGTAAGACTCAATAATAACAGGTACTTCATTATACATATACTTACCATAGGCACTAAACAATAGGACTGGTGGTACTATTCCCGCCCGTTCTTCCGCTTTAATCCCTTGTTCCATTTTAGTAAATGAACGCAAGAAGTGTCTTGTTTCTAACATTAAACGTGCATTTTCTTTTGAGTTAGCAACGAACAACCCATTGATTGATATCGTAGGTGATTTATTATTAGTGAAACTACGATAATCATAATTGTTATGAGTAAATTGCATTACTTCCCAATTAGATGAATTGGTTTCGGTAATACTAGGGGTAAATGGAAATATCAACCCACCCATCTCTTTTATAGTGGACATGAATGTATTATCACTATAAAGAGTATCACTCTTGGGTTTTAGTATTGCATACCATTTTTTAGTAGAAGTTGTATTGGTAGATGAACTATTATTCGAGGAAGATGATTGTGTTTCAACATCATCTGTATTAGTGGATGAAGTTGTTTGATTCTCAATACTAGAAGCGGAACCATTAGATGGAAATGAAATACTACCTGAACTCATACGTTACTCCTCGTTTATATTTATAAATATAGAATATGGTGAATTGGAGTATGAATATGCCAGTAAGTAAGACTAAAGAAAGAACTAAATCAACCATCGATTTGGATTTTTTAAATCCTCAAAATAACCCACTTACGACGAGTAAGAGTAGTTCTAATTCTATAAGTAGTGAAGATGAATTTCTTAGTAATAAATCAAAGACTTCACCGACAATTAGAACTGATGCCAAAACACGGGCAATGGCACAAAATTCAATGCGTGATTTGATGAATATTGTTACGGATTATGATGTCCCTACTCCTAATAAAACCGAACAATCTGAACCCGATACGAAGAATGCATTAACAGTAAAAGATACTTCATTATGGAATAATAAAAATAATAGAGTAACTCCAAATCTTAAGATGCCCAAATATACCACAGTCGACCAATTACCAGGCACAGTACAACAGGGCATACGAAAATTAGGACAAGACCTATTTAATTCGTTTAATGGTGCCCCTTTAGACCAAATTAAAGTATGGTCTACTTTTACTAATGATAAAGAAGATATGAGTATGGTATCACAATATGTAAAAGCTAAAGGGATACGTGATGACGATGCTAATATTGATTTTAGTAACGTATTACCCGGATATACTGCTAAAGTTTCAATTTGGAATACGGATGAAAATACGTTTATGTTTGTTAAGGATAAGATGGGTGAATATGTATACTCTTGGCCTGCGGGTAGAGGTAGTAAACTAACGAATAACACGTCAAATCGTATTAAATGAAGGACCCGTTAGTATGGTAAACATCTTAAAATTAATAAACGAATATAGGGTCTATAACGATACTGCTTTAAGTGACTACTTGAAACAATACATTCAAAACCCATATCTTTATAAGTTATTTTATAAAGAAATATCTAATAATACCCAATATATGTCTAAAATAACATCTAAACTTACTAATGAATGGGATATTAAAGACAGAGAACAAGATACATTACGCGAATTTGAACCAAATGACAACTTAACCAATCAATTAACCCATATAAGGGACTGGTTGACAGCTAGTAATCCAAATCCAGCCACATTTAACACTATTAAAAATATTGATATGGCTTTTAATATAGCCGACACGTGGTTTAATAAACAAAAAGTGACTAATACACAAGATGGCGTATCAGGCACTAAATTAATACATACATATAGTGATGGTTATAAGATATTACAACTGCTTACTCCAACAGCACTTGATTACGAGTCACAACACATGGGGCATTGTGTGGGTAAAGGGACTTATGATACTAAAGTTACTAGTGGTGATACGATAATATACTCATTACGTGATACTAAAAATATACCCCATGCCACATTGGAAGTAACTGATAACACACTTAAACAAATAAAAGGTAAGCAAAATCAACCAGTTGTTGAGAAATATCGCGACTATATAACAGATTTTATTAATCTTAATAACTTTAAAGATGTTAATGATGTTAAAAATATTGGCATGATTAAATTAGATAACAAAGTATATACACTCAAACAACTTTATGAAATGAAAGATATTATTGTAGAAGGAAATGTTGATTTATCGAAGTTGGGATTAACCACGTTACCTCATTTCAAAAGCATAGGCGGTATATTTGATTGTGGTGATAACAAATTAACAAGTTTAGATGGATGCCCAACTTATATAGGTGGTTATTTAGATTGTAGAGGTAACCAATTAACAAGTTTAAAGGGTTGTGCTACTTATATAGGTGGTAGTTTTGATTGTCGTTATAACCAATTAACAAGTTTAAAGGGATGTCCTACTAGTATAGGTGGTGGTTTTGTTTGTAGTTTTAACCAACTAACAAGTTTAGAAGGTTGTGCTACCCGTATAGGTGGTGGGTTTCATTGTCGTTATAACCAATTAACAAGTTTAAAGGGATGTCCTACTAGTATAGGTGGTGGTTTTGTTTGTAGTTTTAACCAACTAACAAGTTTAGACGGATGCCCAACTTATATAGGCGGTATATTTGATTGTGGTAATAACAAAGTTAAATTATCACGTCCTAAAGGAGTTAAGATTAGGGGTAATTTTTATAATTAAACTTTAACTTTTTATGTAGTTAATAAATAAAACAATTTGACATTCAAATATATCTCGTTATTATAGAATAACGTTCAACTATTATGAACTAATTCTATAAGGGGTAGTACAATGGCTAAGACTAATTATATATCAAATAAGAATCTATTAAGAGAAATTAATAACTCAAAGATGACTTACTGTCAAGTATTGGATAAGAAATACCATGTATTTGATTATATTACGGAAGATTTAACTAATATTACTGATGAATTATTTCAAGAAATCAAAACTAAACGTAAAAGTAGACTCGAAGGAATTGAGATTGATAAGTTAAATAAGAAGAGTAAAACTTACCAACAAGAAAGAGCTAGTATTAATATTGATGTTAATGACGAAGATGTAGTTATACGATTAATGACCAAAGAACATATAATTCCCTATATTACTGGTAAGATTAAGATTAACTTCCCCCCATTTAAACATTTTATTAAACAAGATAATCAATGGGTAGAAGTTGTTCGTTCTCATTGGGAAGGTGATTTCACAACAGGTAAGTTAAATTTAAATAAGGGTAAATTATCAAATGAACTAGTTTTAATGTTTATGGCATTAGCAAAGAGATATTCTTTTGTGGGTAAGTTTAGAGATTATACTTATAGAGAAGATATGGTAAGTGAAGCAACATTACATCTATGCATTAATTGTTTAAAATTTAATGAGAGTCGTTCGGATAATCCATTTTCATTCTATACAACGTTAGTTACCAACTGTTTCAAAGCAACTTTAAAGATTGAAGCTAAATATCGAGATTTAAAAGATGATATTGCAATGGAAAATAATATGCCTGCATCATTTAACTCACAAGATTATCTTATTGAGGAAGCAAGTAAAGCATATTACTCTAATGACCAAAGTTATGGACATAGTGTCTTTGTAGACGCAGAAAAAGGTATAGTTACAAATGATTTATAATGAAGATTGTCTTATTGGATTAAAACGTATTCCTGATAAGTCGATTGACGCTTGTATTACAGACCCACCGTATTCATTAAATAAAGATTATGGTAATGATTCAGATAAGTTATCAAAGGCAGATTACTTAGCATTTATGTATGAGTGGATTGATGAAGTTGATAGAGTATTAAAAGATAATGGTAGTTTTTATATCTTCTTGTCATGGCAATATAGTCCTGAGATATTTTCATATATTAAAACAAAGATGAATATGGTTAATGAAATTATATGGGACCGTAGAGTTCCTAGTATGGGAGGGTCTACAAGAAGTTATTCATCAGTACATGATAATATTGGATTCTTTGTTAAGGGTAAAGGATATACTTTTAATATAGATGATATTAGAATTCCTTATGATGAAGAAACAAAAAAGAAACGGTCAAGAAAACGATTTGAGGGTGCCAAATGGTTGGAACTAGGTTGTAATCCTAAAGATGTATGGTCAATTAGTAGAATACATGGTCAATCACAAGAACGTCAACCCCATCCTACCCAAAAACCATTAGAGTTGATTAACCGTTTAGTATTAGCAAGTTCAAATGAGAATGATACAATATTAGACCCGTTTCTTGGTAGTGGTACCACTGCAATTTCCTGTATAAATTTAAAGAGAAATATTATTGGATTTGAATTGAATCCAATATACTATACTCAAGTACTTAAAAGAATACAGGATAATAGTAATGGATAATTTATTTGAGCGAGCGATAGTATTTTCCGATTTACATTTGGGATTGAAGAATAATAGTAAGGAACATAATGTAGATTGTACTAAGTATATTGATTGGTTAATTAAAGAGAATAAAACTCTTAAGGCGGAAACATTATTATTCCTTGGTGATTTTCATCATGTTAGGAATGCCATATATACGAGTACATTGGATTATAGTATTCGAATTTTACGCAAATTATCAAAGAATTTTAAGGATGTATATTTCTTAGTTGGTAATCACGATATGCACTTTCGTGATAAACGTGATATTACGTCATTAGAGTTTTTACGTGAATATCCAAATATACACTTAATTGATGAACCTACTTCGGTTGGTAATTGCTTATTACTTCCATGGTTAATTGATGATGAATGGAAGGAAGTTCCGAAGAGTGAAGCCAAATATGTATTTGGTCATTTAGAATTACCGGATTTCTTCCTCAATGCAAAAATAGTTATGAGTGACAAGGGTGAGCTAAATAGTAAATTATTAATGAACCCCGATTATGTATTCTCAGGACATTTTCATAAACGTCAAAAGAGAGATAAGGTTGTATATATCGGGAATGCATTCCCTCATAATTATGCCGATATTGGGGATGAGAATGAACGTGGCTTTATGTTTTTAAAATGGGACGAAACACCAAGATTCCATACATGGCCGGAAACACCAAAATATATGAATGCAAGTCTTGTTTATATATTGAATAATTTAGGAATGTTGGATTCCAAAACATTTTTAAAAATACAAATTCCAAGTGATATAAACGCACTTGATATTGCTTATGTAAAAGAAACATTGTTATCATATTTTAAATTAAGGGAAGCATCCTTAGTTTTTACAAATGACGTATATGATAGTATAGAGGGGACGATTGATGATATGGACAATGAAGAATTTGAAAGCATAGACGATATAATTATTACTTTACTTCGTAACGTAGAATCAAGTACACTAGATAAAGAAATGTTAGTGGACTTATATGGGATGTTATGATATGTATCGGTTAGACCAAGGAAGTAAGTTAGAAATTTATCCTACATTGACATTACCTAATAAACAAGGTGGCTGTAAAAATATTATATGGAAAACATCAATATTTAACCCTATTAAATATAACGTACTAACTATCTACAATGGTAAAGTAGTGAAGTTTAAATATATTAAAGGGAATCATAGGGTGATAGATAGTGATAACGTTTAATAAGTTATACATTCGTAATTTTATGTCTTTTGGTAACGTAACGGAAGAGATTGAATTAACAAAAGAACAAGTAACTCTTATATTGGGTGAAAACCGTGATAAGGGAATTAATACGGGTGAACGTAATGGTGTAGGTAAGTCTTCTATCGCTATGGCATTACATTATGCAATTACGGGTAAATCGATTGGTAATAAGATTAAACTATCCAATCTTATTAATAAGACGAATCGAAAGAATATGGAAGTCACACTCGAATTCTCCAAGAACAATGTTCAATATAAGATTGAACGTGGTCGTCATCCTGAATATTTAAGATTTTATATACAAGATAACTTAGTTGTGGAAGATGCTGCACAAGGCGAAAAGAAAGATACTCAATTAGAGATATATAGACATTTGGGTATGAGTGCTGAACTGTTAAACCAAACAGTATTATTAACAACTTATGTTGAACAATTTCTCGACCAAGGTGGAACAGAACAAAAGAACCTAATAGAAGAGTTACTTGGTATATCACTACTCACACAAAAGTCCGATAAATTAAAAGAGTTGATAAAAGTTACAAAACAAGCAATAGAACAAGAAGAATTTAAGATTAAAACTATCAATGACTCTAATAATAGATTATTAGAAGTTTATGAAGATGAACAAAATAGATTGTCATCTAAATTAAAAGAATGGGATATAACACATACTAATGCTATACAAAATTTACTATTGGATATAGAAACATTATCCACTGTTGATATTGAAAAAGAATTACAAAACCACGAAACAATGACTACGTGGAATATGTTGAATGATATGGTTATTAGAGCTACTAAAGATAAGTATTCATTAGAGAATAATCGTAAGTCTATACTACGTGATATTAACACCATATCAGCTCGTATAGTGGAGATTGAAAAGAATATACAATGTGTCAATGAAGATATTTGTCCTACTTGTAAGCAGACTATATCCAATAAGGAATTGATGATACAGACATTTACTAAGTCTTTAAATGATGAAGTAACTAAATTGGAAGGTAAGAAGAAAGATATTGTTGATGTTGATAATCGTATAAGTGAATGTATGGATAACATTGTTGCTATGCCACCCAAACCAACATTGTCATATAATAACATCAAAGATGTTTATTCCCATAAGGATAGATTACAGGAAAAAGTTAATAAACTAACTCATATACAAAATGAAGTTAATCCTTATATTGAACAGTTACAAAATAAACAAAAAATCCCGTTACAGGAGATATCACGTGAGGTATATGATGACCTTAATAATATATTAACTCATCAAGTATTTTTGTTTCAAATGTTGTCATCCAAAAGTAGTTATGCACGTAAGCAAATATTGGAACGCAATCTACAACACTTAAATATAAAACTTAAAAAGTATTTGGAGAAGTTGGGATTACCACATAAAGTTAAGATACTTGGTGATTTAAGTGTCGAGATAAACCACTTAGGGGAAGAATATGATTATGCGAACCTCAGTCGAGGGCAAAGAACAAGATTAACACTGGCTCTAATGTTTAGTTTTCGTGATGTATGGGAAAGCAGCAATGATTCCATTAACTTAATGTTTATGGATGAAATTATTGATTTAGGATTAGATGATGCCGGTATGGAATCTGCATTAGAAATATTAAAGAGTTTTGCTCGTGATAGAGGTAGAAATATATTTCTTGTATCACATAAAGATAGTTTATGCTCACGTGTTAGTTCTACTATGAAAGTTATATACGAAGTTGGATTTAGTCGCACTGAATGGGTTAATAATGTATAACTTGGGGGTAATATGAAAAGAGCAATAGAACCTTATATTGTTAAGGTTAATCAATATAATGATGATGTACCTAAATATAGTAAATCTATAATCACAAAACGTGATACTGATATTCGTTGCAATGAATTACCTGATATGTTTCATAATACTGTGAGTATAAATGATTTTAAATATACGAACAACATACTAATACGATGGTGACAATGAATGTATAGAACGCTGGAACCATATAATGAACTAGAATCAATAACAAGGAGGTTCTTTGCACATGGTCATCTAACTCCTAGTAATGTGAACAAAGCACGTTTAAATGTATCGAAGGGATTGCCAGTATATCAATATATTGATGGTAATGGGTTTTATGGAATTGTTTGGAGTGGAGTAAAGATTAGTAATCTTATTTCACGTTTTGAAATAAAAACATTCGTTGGTAACTCACATGAAGTTGAACAGAATTTTAAATATGTACTTGGTAATTTTAAATTGTTAAACTCACCAACTAATAGTTATATATCAAACTTTAATAACTGTCCTTTGTTTATAGGTGGTAAATTTAGTTGTGATGTCCCGTTTAATATCGGACTAACTATTAATGAGAAATGCCAAATTGAAATTTATTCGGGTGAGACATGAGACGCACATTAGAACCCATTAATATGATGATTATAATATCAGAACCAATAAATCACTATATTAATGCTATTGAACGTACGAATTCATTTAGAGATGATTGCTATACATCAAGTTTTAAATTTCGAACTTATGATTATAAGTTCATTGATTTCGGTATACAACATCCAATACTCCTATTGCCATATAACTCTTTTGGACTGAATGATTATTATTTTCACTATTAACTATTTCAACCTTATATGTTATGATGGATAACATTGAATGTTTATTAATAATGAGGATGGTTAATGAAAAGAAATTTAGACCCATATATTAAGTATCCAAACTATTATACATTTGATAAACCATGTATTCATTATTTATTACAACGTGAAATGATAGAAACAGTAACCAATGTCATTAGTCGTCCTTGTCAAACAATCATACTTGATAGTAATAATCATTTAAGTAGATTGAAATATGTGAGTTGTGAGTACGTTAGTTTATATGATATGAGATGGTCTTCTCGTTTGAATCAACCATTTATTGGCTACAAGTATTCTCATCTTACGGGTGAGTGGGTTGATACTAAGTCATATGGGACAATAATAAAAGGTCATATTATGAATGTATAGAAACTTAGAACCAACAAACAATGAAATACTAATGGGTTGTATGGCTGGAATATTCCCCAATGATAGAACTACTGATATTAAGTTTCCCACCCCAATCATGCTTGGCTCACCATTAACATCGAATTATAATTTTCATTTAATCTGTAATAGTAGATGTAACAATGTTGTTACTAGACATAAATGTATTTTATTAATTAATAATAGTAATATTATGGGTCATGTTTTGAAGTATATTAATGGAACATTAACCATTCGCCCAGTAGAACGATGTAAATTTCTAAAAGGTACAAATGGATTTCCAAAATATGTGAGAGAAATAGATTTACGTTTACCCTTTTATAATATATGATGTTAATTAACATACTGAGTTTAAGAAATGGCTATTAATTCAATACGGTGCTTAGAACCTTATGATATGAGTAAAGCCCAAAATATAGTAATAGATTGGGATTTATATAGTAGTCGGTATGGTTTTGAGTTGTATTATACCAACATGATAACAAGGGATGATGTTTGTTTAGCAATAATGGGTATTACGTCATTACCAAAATTTAAGTATTGTGGTGATACTTTTTATGTTCACAATAATAAATTGTCTAGTTTAAAAGGTAGTCCTATTTATGTAGGTGGCGATTTCCATTGTGAATTGAATAAGTTGACGAGTTGGGAAGATGGACCAATAGTCGTAAATGGGGAAGTTCGTTGTTGTGATAATAAGACAATGATTAAATTACCTAAGAATTTATTAGTTAGAGGTAAATTTATAAATGTTTAGAGAGTTAGAGCCATATAGTGAGAATAGTCTAACAAAACATTACCTTAAGAGGAATAATGATTTAGGTTGGTATGATACCGTACCTAACTTAATCGGAAGGGACAATATCTTTATATATAACGGTATATCACATATTGATTGTAGTTTCCTATATCAATTCGTAGTACCAATATGTGATTTAAAAAATATAATTACTAGACAATCCGTTGGATGTGTTACATTTCAACGTAATAATATTATAATGAAATTCAAGTATATGACTAATTCAATTACTTCTAGTGGTGATTGTGGGGCTTGTTGCTGGATACATAGTCATGTATTAACAAACAAGATGAAACAACGTATATTAGATAGTGGTAATTTTAATAATGGAGTCTATGACGGCACCTTATTTATGGAATGACAAGAGGAAGAACATAATGTTCAATAATAGAAAGATTCAAGATGATGGTACGGTAATTCTTAACAACGACGGATTATTGGAATACTTGTATATTGATAGTTCCTTATCCAATGTTTGTTTTGAGGATACGGAAGAAGTCAAACAGTATAATGAATTAGCTAAAATATATAATTTACCAATTTTGAAAAATATAAATAACAAACAAAATAACGATTGGTTTATGCCAAATAAGTATAAGACGATGGATGTATATGATTACTTTCATAGTATGTCGTTAAGTGAAGTACAGTTATTAAGAGTAGATGAAGAACTAATGTTATATGAAAAATATCACTTTATTAATGCTTTAAAGTTCATAATCTATTTGATTGATTACATGAAAAGTAATAGTATTATTTGGGGAGTAGGCAGAGGTAGTTCTTCTGCATCGTATTTATTGTATTTGGTTGATTTACATATGGTGGATTCATTAGCTTATAATATACCAATTACAGAATTTTTACATGATTAAGAGGTAGTAGGATGAGTGAACTATATATACAACAAGATAAGGGTAAAGAATATAACTTATACAACATTAAAGATGAAGTTGTAGGTAGTTATATGTTACATCCTAAATCGGAAAATGTATTGAATGTGACTGTAAAGGGTAAATTTGTTTTACCTTATAAATTTAAATTGTATATGGATGTGTTAAAACTTAAAAAATTAGGACTTGTGATAGAGAAACAACCTAGTATTACTAAACAAGAAGAAGATATTTTATCTCAAACGTTAGATACTATGGATGATGATAACCTTGAAACGGTGAGATACATTGATAGTGTCCTACTAGACAGAATCCTGTCTGCGAAAAATCAAACGGAAGTTGATGTCATTGTGACAGATGTTAATTCTCATAAAGAGGACGAGTCATATAACACATACAGGAACGCCAATCCATCAGAAAAGGATGATAATACTTCTATATTTAAGAATTGGTATTTACGTACATTTACCAATACGGATAAACAAATTGAACAATTAATGACGTGCTTAAATAATCGTTTAATACGACATGGTACGCCATTAACAGTTGATGAATTGAATTCATGTATTTTCCATATAACGCTAGAATATCGTAAGAGGTTTAAACCAAACGAAACATTAATAGAAATATATTCCTATTATGGATATCAACATTTGAAACCGAAGACTCTTGATCAAATATTACTATACCCCCCTCATTACTTTGGCAAGTATGGTAGCGATGAACATAAGTTATATTTCTTAATGGATAAAGTATCTAATAGAGATATTCCATTATCACTGTATAGATTATGCGACGCGTTTTTCACATCACTATCATTTGGACAGTTAAACAGATATAAAGATTCTGTTAAATTAAAAGTATTTGAATCAATAATGAATTATAAGTAGGAGGAAGAAATATGGCTAAAAGTTTTAGAGGACAACAAGTAGATATGGATAAGTTGGTTTTAACCAACCAACAATCCATTGCTATTGGTAATGCTAATATGAATGCCCGTGGGGATATTATTGGTAAGGGTGGGAAGATTATTAAGACTCGTGAGGAACAAAATAAGGAATTTCATGAAGCCAATCTATCTAATCCTGAACCGGAAAAAGTTAGTTTGAATGATGTAAAGGTGGATAAGTAACATGGGGAAGAATCAACTAATTGATGGTAAGTTAATACCTAAACCAAATGAGATTATTGTATCTAATATGGATAGAGGGTTAAAGGTAACATTGGCTGGTATTATTGTACCAAACGATGAAATGACTGAACGAGGTATACACCCACGATGGGCTAAAGTTCATCGTGTTGGTTCTAATATCGATTATTTAACTGCCGGACAATGGGTTCTTATTGAACATGGGTATTGGTCACATATTGTTGAAATAGTCGAAGATGGGGTTCCGTATGATTTACAAGTAATCATCAAAAAGAATATGGAACATTTATTAATGGTAAGTGATACTTGCCCAGATGGAGTAAATTAAGATGGCTAAGAAAAAAACATTATTGACGGATACACCAGTACCTGTAATTGATAACAACAAGGTTGATGAAATGGATAAACCTACGGTTGAATCAATCTATCAACCATTAGAAGAATGTTTATCATTTGCATTCAAGCAGCTATTGGCAAAAGCATTCTATGTATCACCAAAGATTGTTAATTGTATGATTAAATCTATGAATGAAGTATATATTCATAATCCCCTATTATTGAAACAGGAAGTTGAAGTTTTAACCACCGTATTAGAAGATATATTAAAATCGGAAGATATTTTCTTTGGTTTGTCTAGTATCGTTAGTGATGAATTAATTATTAGATTGCCTAGTGAATTTAAGAAACAATTATCAACTGTTTATAACAACAGACCATTAATTGTTAAAACAATAACTAATGCATTACAAGTAGTATATGACGACTGTAAATTAGTAAGTAGTAATGATATTAAACAGTATTCTACCTTACTCACTGGGTTGACTACCGAAAACGTTGAACAACTAGAAGAACAAGTTGATAGTAAGGAAACTATTAGTGTTAAAATCCGTGAACGAATTGGACATTCTATATTCGACGATAAAGAATTGTTAAATTATCCATTAACTACATCAAAGGATAATAGTGACAGACCGATTACGACAATGAATGAAAAGGGTAAGTATAATACTATTAGTATTGATAACGACGTACTGGATGGTATCAAAGATACAATGTCACGTATTAGTAAAGATTGTAAGGACGTAAAACCAACAAATTTACTAAAAGTTAAAAATTGGTTATATCGTACTTTTACTCCGATACAAAAACAGGTGAGTGATTTACGTGAAGTGATGAGTCATCAGTCAAAAGATTCTGTCTTATCACGAGAACAATATTACAGTACCATCCAATATGGAATTAGAACAAAGTTTAGGCAAGACGCTACATTAAGAGTATTAAGTGAACGTAATCCTAACTTGCGTTCATTATTGGATTTAATAGGGGATGACCATATTCCATTAAAAGTAAAGAAACGTTGGTTTAAATAAGGAGTTGAGAGATGTATAAATTAATCGCGGATAAATTGTATCGAACCTTTGTACCTACTAATAGACAAATCGAAACATTAATGACAAAAATGGCGGAAGAAGCGGATGTAATGTGTGGGTATCCAATATGTAATAGTGAAATCGGTGAACAAATCAAAAAAGTACAAACTAGTATATATAACGTGTCAAAAGAGACTGGTAATTGGATACCTAATAGACAAACGTTATTGGTGTTGGGGTATAATAGTATGTCTGATAAGGGTATGTTAAATAGGTATGCACTACGAGTGAAGAGACGGGTTACATATTATTTAACCCATGAACTTATATAACCCATTGACTTAGTATCATTCTTACCTATATAATGGCGTTATAATTAATTTTATAACGCCATTATATTGAGTAACATCATGTACCAACTAACCTGTAATGATATCGTATATAACGGTTTAAAACATTTTATTAAATGGAATAATGCTTTAGGTTTAACATTACTCAATAAGGTTGATTTGGATTTAACAACTTGTGGTATTATGTCCTACAATGAAAAGTATAATTGGATTAAAGTACCATTAATAAGTGATTCGACACAGGTTGGTACGGTTAAAGTTAAGGAACATACATTCAAATTAAAATACTTTCAACGAGGTGATGTATCAAACTGTTCAATCGAAACTAAACCAACAAATAATGAAAAACTATCAATCGAAATACATACATTATGGAATCAAATTAATGAAATTATTAATCTATATTCTGACTATAAGAATGATGGATTTAAAGGGCGGGCAGTAACATCATTTAATACATTAGACGTTATAGCACATACAATCAAAGTTGTCGATATACATAGCTTTGTACCCGCTAGTGATAGGAACAATATACCAACTTATTCACGTGTATTGAACTCTTTACTACCATATAATACAGTATCACCATCACCTACTATTGAACAATACGATAGAGCAAAGTTATTAATGGATAAGTTTGGTAATATCTCTAATCCTCCACCAACCATCCTAGATAGTTTTAGTGAACAATTAGAACAAAAGATTACAAGATTATGTAAGCATGATGATATCACTTTTAAAGACTTACCAACAATAGTATGTATTGTTCAATGGCAACTAGAAGAAGCAACGTTACCTACTAGTATTGGTAAAGTAGGGGATAAAATTAAGATAACCGTTGAAGTGATTACCAATCGTGAAGTATTGGGTGTGTTTGGGAAATATAATGAGTTATATATGAGAAGTGATGATGGACAGGAATATGATTGGTACAGTAATAGATACTTTGATGTCGTTAGAGGTGATAAGTTGGAATTAATGGGCGTTATCGCATCTGTCCAACAGAAGTATGGTAGGATAAGAACACGTATTAATTATGTTAAATTATTGAATCGCTTATAAACATTTTGACTTTAAAATTCTATACGATATAATACGTAATAAGTTATTTAAAATTGAGGAGAATATAATTGAAGAAAGAACAGTTTTTATGGGTTGAAAAGTATCGTCCTAAAACATTAGAAGATTATGTTTTCAAAGATGACAATGTTAAGAAAACAGTTGAACAATGGATTCATTCTAAAGACATTCCTCATATTTTGTTATATGGGCCACCAGGTACAGGTAAGTCTGCATTAATTAATATATTAAAACAAGATTTGGGTTTAGAAGACATATTAGAAATTAATGCATCTAATGAAACCAGTATTGATGTTATACGTACTAAGGTTATGAATTTCATTCAAACAATGAGTTTTCAACCATATAAAGTAGTAATCTTAGAAGAAGCTGAGATGATTAGTCCAAACGGACAAGCAGCATTAAAACGTCCTATGGAAGAATATGCTTCTAGTGTCCGATTTATATTAACGTCTAATAATGTTAATAGGATTGACCCTGCTATTCGGTCACGTTTACAAGCGATTCATATTGATAGACAAGACGAGTTATCATTTAAGATTCGTGCTGTTCAAATACTTGCAGAAGAAGGTGTTAATTTTACAGAAGAAACATTGGATGCATATATGAGGGCATCATATCCCGATATGCGGAAAATGATTAACTCCTTACAATTGAACTGTGTCGATGGTGTGTTATTATCCTCTACTAGTAGTGATGTAAGTACATCGGATTATCAGTTACAGGCAGTTGAATTATTCAAAGCTAATAAAATACAAGAAGCAAGAAAACTTATCTGTGCCAATATCAAACAAGAAGAATATGAAGAATTCTATCGTTTCTTGTATCGTAACTTAGATTTGTTTGCTGCCGATGAAACTAAACAAAACGAGGCATTAATTATTATCAACCAAGGATTACTTGATAATACAATTACGGCTGACTCCGAGATTAATTTATCCGCTACATTAGTTAAGTTGGGAATGCTTTAATAATGGATAATTCACAAGAAGAATCAAACGATTCACATTTCACAGTATGTAAATGTTATGTTAGTGCAGTCCAAGAAGCTGAAACTATGCAATTTAAAACTTGTATAGAACTATTTGGTATGGATATAATAACTCAAACAATGAAAACTAATAACCTATACATACCTAAACTGTTTAGTAATTGGGCTAAGGCAATTCTTTATGGACTCGATGTAGTTGAGATGTTACAGTATCCATTAGAATGCATTGTGGAGGGTGATTGTTCAGATTATTTCCAAGTAGTTTATTTCAATCCATCCACCCAACAAGGTGAACCTATCATTAAGAAAGTATTAAATACAAAGGCAATGAGTTTAGTATCATTAGATGATTTAGCTATTGGATTACCTAATAGTAAAAAACATCTAGTACATCGTTCTAATCAATCAGTAAATTAAGGAGTTAATGTTAATGGAAAATTTAACTAAGTTTGAATTTAAGGCTAAGACGGCGTATTTAATCGTCACACAACGGATAGTTACACAGAATCGTGTTCCTAGTATAGTGGAAGATGTCAACGCCTGTACGAACATTAAAACACATAATTTACAAGAAGGTTGGGTCATACTAGACTTGAAACATGGTAAAGTAATTAAAAATCGTATGGCTGATACTAAAGAAAAAGTTTATAATTACTATACTGATAAGTATGTTACTGAGATTAAACAACTTCAAGCAGAAGTTAATAAGTAATTATGTATCGAGTATTAGAACCATATACGTTGAGTACTCGTCATACTATTAGTGATGCTATATGGGATGAGAACGATGATGTATCAATGGAGGAACGATTAATTTCTAAATTGCTTCGTTGTCTTTATCAGCCAATAATACGAAACCCCATCATAAAGAATTCATGTAACTTTATGGACAGTCATGGTATCTCAAGGCCTATTAAGTATTATCAGTATTATACGCAATCTTCCAATTTAAATTAGGGGTAAGTTCCTTAAATAACGTAATGAACTTTTCCGGTTCATTTTTGTTAATTTTTAACAAACGAGTTTTTTTAATTACATTACCATCATCGTCCATAAATTTATTCTTCTTTGAATTGTAGATTGAACATATAGCAGTAGATGCATATATGTAATTGCCTCGTTGTCTTATCATATATATACTATTACGGTCTGATAGAACCATCATCTTTTGACGACCATTCCTTAACCATAACGATGCATATACATAACTATAATGGCTTGAGTCAAGTATATCTACCCACGTCGGTTGTTCATACATTGTGAATCTTTTAAAACTATTTGCAGAATACATCAGTCATCCCCATTATAGTAATCATTTTTGGCACATTATAGCAGTTAATTCCTTCATTATCGATTTTTCATGTTTAGCGAAGTATGCTACTAATTTTTCTTTTGTATAACAAGGTCTATCTCTATGCCATTTACAACCATCATGAGTTGAATTGTCCGCCTCGAACGATTTAATAGTATCATATGCATTAATGGTAATTGATGCTCCCTCATATCTACATCTTAATACTCTTGTATCAATAGTAAAATATATATATGGACCAAAGTCGTATTGTTCAAATTCTTCAATGCTTTCAAACGAAAGACAATCCTTGTCCGCAATATAACGTCTAAATACTCGTATAAATGTAGGTTTCATATTAGCATTGGTTTCTATAAACCCTGCCATCGCATTGTTGTAGTTTTTGATAAATTCTTCACTCATATCATATCCCCAAATTAATTTATAATACTGTTATAACATACTTATTATTAAAATACAAGACATTGACAAAAATAATTTAAAAGTTTATAATGAGTTAACATTTAAAGGAGTTATAATGAAAGCATATATTATATCTGATATTCATAGTGAGTTTTGTGAATCCAAAATATCAAAACAAAACAATATATTCAAACATATCATTATTCCTGACGATATAGATTTGGTTATAATTGCTGGTGATATATCAAACAACATAGAAGACCATAAACAACTGTTTAAACAAATCAAACAACCAATCGTCTTTGTAGCGGGTAATCATGAATTCTATAAACGGGAATATTATCAACAAATCCAGGAACTGGAATCACTTAATAGTGATAATGTACATTTCTTAAACAATAGTACGTTTGAGATGAATGGTACAACGTTTGTTGGTGGGACATTATGGACTGATATGAGACTAACAAATTCTCAATCTCTTCATTTACAACTCGGTAAAAAGTATATGAACGATTTTAGAATCATTCGTTATGCACAAGGGACATTGACCCCAGATGATACTTTATTATTACATAATACGACGATAGATTGTATTAGACAGACATTGATTAAAAAAGATAATGTTGTAATAGTAACCCATCATGGTATGTGTCCAAGAAGTATTGATATTGATTATAAAGGTGATTTTTCTAATGATTACTATGTTAGTGATTATGATTCTTTAATTAGAGAATATAGCCCTAAAGCAGTAATACATGGTCATGTTCATACTCCATTTAGATATAATATTGGTTATACGGAATTACTATGTAATCCGATGGGTTATTATGGTGAAAGAAAAGATACAACAGTCGTACCAATGATATTGGATTTTTAAGATGAGAGAATTTATTGTAGATGTTAGCCATGATGACAATGTGAATGTTTGGGTAGCTAAATGTGATGAGATTCCAGCCATAACCGAATCTACTACATTAGATGTATTATATGAACAATTCGCCACGATGGCATCAGAAATAGCCGTATTAAATAAATTGGTTGATAAGATAGAAGATGCGGTCTTTAAATACGAAGGATATGTCATAAACGAAAGTGATGTAGAATTGGCTAAATTCAATCGTGAGTTTATATCACAACAAAAGAGTTTAGATGGTGATTTATTAAAAGTGATGATAGATAACCGTTATGATTTGTATGAACGTGCCGAAGAATGATTAGAGGGCTATCACCATATAAGGAAGAATGTGATGAACTAATTAACTTAGAAGTTCATAATGATTTTTATCTTCGTGATGTAATATTAGAATATAACGGTAGAAATGTTATTTTGCGGGGTAGTTTGATAATAGTTAGTGCTATAAGACTCGGACAGGACCGTAAAAGGTTTAAGTTTTCCAAGTCATGGTTGTATGATTTTAGTATGAGGATGTTCCAATGAAAATTAATAACTTATATGAAGAAATAGTTGAAGATGGGAAATTAGTTATCGTGATAACTAAAGGCCCTCATACAAATACAAGATTGATAATTAAAGATATGGTAATGGATAATGACGGGGTTGATTGTACTGTCGATTACGAATATAAGGCAACGCACAACCCTAGTTTAAAACTTTATCAATCAATACTATCAAATGTTATTAATGATATGTTACTAAAATCGATTAATGAAGTTGAACATAAGATGAGTGAGTAAATTAATGTATCGATTCTTGGAATCTTATTTTAGTGAACGGATGTATTGTGATGAACGTACCGTATTTAGATGTGATAAGAACAAAACATTATCTACTAGTTTATACGTTCGTAATATAACAGATGGTTCGTGTAGTAACATAATATATAGAAAGACATTTAGCGTTGACTTTAATACAACATATAATTTAGATTCAAACTATAAGTATTCACTAAGAGTATTATCATATTTAAAAGGTAGAGTTGAACTCGGCTAGGCAATATAAGGATATTGAAATGAAAGTAATACTATGCACGTTATTAATGTTTATACCCTCAACAACCTCTATACTCGCAGCTGCATGGCTGTCTTATCATGATAAGACAGGATGGGGGTGGTTTATATTTACTGCAATATTAACTTATGGTGGTAGTATTAAATTTTCAGACGATAAGACGGATAATAGTGATGATGCAAATTAGAGGTCTTGAACCATACAAAGATGTTCCAACAATATGTGATTGGTTATGGGATTACGAAGTAATATACATATCGACAAGAATTACGGACAGTAATAGGATATCAAGATATCCTAATAATAATATGAGTATTTCAAAACATAACATACAGTTTTCTATGGAGGCCGATAGAACATATATTATAACATCAAAGTATTATCCTTCAATGACAGCTGAAAAATACAGAATTAAACAAATAATGCTACATGATTAGTACTGTTAAGTTATCTTCTTTACCAATATCAGTCACTCTATCTTTATAACCCTTATAATATTTAAACTTAATATTAGTAGACATATTAAAACGAGCAATACAACGTTCAAACTTAAGAATTACATCTATGTCGTAAGGGAATGGTAATATGTATCGGTCTTCTCGCATTGACATACATGGTTCGATATTTCGGTATTGCCTCATTATAACCACCATTGTTTGTTTAAATCATAAGAACTAATGTGATGCGTTCTATGTGGGGAAGTGCGTTTTATCTCTATCTTTTTTTGAAATTGTTTCATTGCTTCACGTAATATACAATCGTCTAAGAATCGTTCAAACTGTATTAATTCAATTTTGTTCGGTGAGTATTTGGTAGCGATAGGAGATGAGTTATATACATAGTTACGACTAATGACGGACTCACATTTGGTTATGCTTATTCCAACGTTACCCTTATAACTATATTTTTCTAGTAATATAGCATCATCAGTTATTGAGATTGTACGATAGGTCATAACTACTCCTAATAATTGTAGTTGATATTATTAATTATAATAGTACCTTTATCCTCGGGTGGGGTATTAAAATCCCATCCTCGAAAAATCCTACCAACGTATAATGGACAACCATCGATTGTCCCTATATGATTATCTTGACATATAAAGTCACCACCTACATAACGAGGACTACCCGTTAGTGAATATAATTCTATATGATTACATATAAACGTACCACTCACATATTTGAAATGTGGTAGTTGGTATTTCGTATCCATTATAACAGTCCCACGGTCGATAATATTATACAATGCACAATCATTGTATACTGTAATGCTTAATTCCCCCGTCCGTACTGATGAGTATGAGTAATTGTCATTGTATGGTTCTAAGTTTCTATTCATTTATAAATTCACCACTAATAGTAACTCCTTCAGACGAGGTAATATAGTTATGGAAATAATTTAAACTACCACCTACATAGATAGGACAATATTTTAAACTTGTTAATTGGTTATTATCACAATCAAAATCTCTACCCACATAAATCGGACAACCCTTTAAACTTGTTAGTTTCATGTTACTACAAGTAAAGTCACCACCTACATAGATAGGGCATCCCTTTAAACTTGTTAATTGGTGATGATAACAAGCGAAATCGCCACGGGCATACTTGAAATGTGGTAATGTTTTAACCCCTGAATCATTCAAGTATTCATTATCACGAGTAATAATGTTAACATCACTAACTCGATATTTAATAGATCTAACATCTGAACGGTATGGGTTAAGTTGTCTATTCATTTTGAAAACGACCTATGATTTTAATATTACGTGGTCTCTTCAAACTAATTCGATTGTCGTAACATGAAAATACATTACCTACATACTTAGGACTATATTTTAAATCAATTAAGTCATTGTTGTTACAAGTGAAATTACCTCCAACATACAACGGTGCATATTGTAATGTTGTTAAATTATTTATATCACAATCAAAATCTCTACCCACATAGATTGGACTACCCTTTAAACTTGTTAGTTTCATTCCACTACAAGTAATAAACCCCGCAACATATTTAAAGTTAGGTAGTCTATCATTATGTAATGTACAAGAACCTCTAATAATCATATTCGTAAATCCATCCATCCTATCGTATAAACGAGTTAATGGTGATGAATTGCATTCTAATTGAGTATATGGTTCTAAGTCTCTATTCATTTTGAAAGTTACCCAATATTGTTATATGAACGGGGTGTGATAGTTTTATTTTATTATTATAGCAATAGAATCCTCGTCCTGTATATAGAGGACTGTAATCCAAATTAGTTAATTGGTTATCCTCACAATGAAACCCACCACCTACATAAATCGGGCAACCTTCTAAACTGGTTAATTGATTATCGTTACAGGTGAAATGACTACTCACATATTTAAATAGGGGTAGGGAATTCCCGTCTGCACGACAGTACCCTCTAATGATAATATTATTACTACCATTTAGACGAAGATAATAGTTTTGTTGTATATTATAATCGGATTCACATCTCCATTCTATTTTACTATATGGCTCTAGTTTCCGTTTATATGGATTTATATAACTTTTCTTCATATATTAATGAACTCAATCTTGTATATGGTTCTTGTACTTATTAAATTTCTTACAGTATTTAATCCGTTTGAATGCATTGAAGTCATCAACCCCACGCCCTCATAACTACTAATGTTAATTAACAGTTAATTAAACTTAATTTAACCTATCATTATTAATTTAACAAGACGGTATTTTTATAAATATAACAAATAATGAATTGGAGTACAAGAACATGAGTATGAATCGTCAACAAAGATATACATATACAATAACTTTAACCGATACAGATATCATCGGTTCGACTGTTGGATTCGTTACTAATAAGAAGATATGGCAGTATGATACGTTCACAACGGTTAAACCATTTACTCCTGGTACTAATATACCAACATCAACCGCGATTTCAACAATGTTATCCGCTAGTAATTTTAGATGGAATCAAATATTAAAAAACATTGGATTTAATGCAATGCCTATATTAATTGGCAATGTCGTTACTAGTTCAATGACGATAGACACTTGTCCATCAACGATTACATTTGATGTAGTATATGAGAATGTTGACTATATAACATATCCAGATAGTTTTAATGACGGGGTTGTCTTAACCGGTGTTGATGCAATAAAGAGAATGGTTTCTCTTGTATTAGCTAACCAATATTCACAACAACTTTGTGAAGTGTTTAATGCCACTTTAGATGATTTAAATCGTCCATACGGGGTTAGTACTATTAAGATTGATATATTACCAATAGTAACTGGTTCAACACTAGAAGCCCGTGTAACGGCATTAGAAACTAATAATATAACAGTTACCGTGGTCAAGGAAGAGATTATCTAGTTACAAAATGTTATTCATTACGGGGTGATTTATTTTTAATTCATTTGAGTCACTTTCCGTAAATTGTGATACTCTACCTTCATCATGCCATACTCTTAATGCATATAAACATTTTGTCGTACTAGTTAATAAAACGTATGTTTCATGGTTATTAGTATTTTTTAATATAATGTTAAGAGTATCACCATATGCAACGCATTGATTCCAGGTATTCCACCATAAGTTAGGATTACCTGTTTCTACTTGTAACTCACCCCGTTCTTCTTCTGGTCTAAACATAATCATTCCTCCATAATATATTTTTATATTATAACAAACTTTAGCTTAAAGTCAAGTAGTTGACTTTTATATTTGTATAATCTATTATGTTGAAACTGGAGATGACGGATGTTATTTAACATCATATAATCTATTACATTTTATAACAAAATACAACATTATTTGTATATAAAACATATTGACTGACTTATTAATTTAGTACATAATAACGTTAAATAATAAGGAATTTATATGATACGTACAAGTACTCATTCTATACAAGACAGCAATACAGGTAAGTTAAACAACTTGGCTATATTGCATAATGAGTACATACGGGTATGTACGCAACTGATTGATTATTGTTGGGATAATCCAGTTATTACTTCTTATACATCAAGTGATAACATAATACATACTACTACTTTTGACGTATCACGTAATTTATTTGACTTGCCTGTATTTTTACCAACTAACATAACAAAACTAGCCAAAATTGATACCTTTTTAACGGGTAAATCCCTTAAAAGTATCATTACTAAAGTGAATGGTATGCTTAAAGCAAGTACTATTAAACAAAGAAAACGCATATACCAATATAATAAATTAAAGCAAGAGGGATATACTAAAAAACAACTATCTTCCCTTATTAAGAAAATAAAACAAAATATACCACAAAAGCCAAATTGTTCCAATATCAATATGGAATACGATACCAATTGTTGTAAATTCTATTATACTAATAAAAATAACAATGAATTCAATGGGTTTGATGGCTTTTTACGTCTTACCGCCATTACTAAAAGTAAGATGAATATATGTATTCCTATTAAGATGACTAAACATTCTAATAAATTTAAAGATATTGGAAAGATGAAGACTTCCTTCCTAATAACACCAAAGAAAGTAGATATTAGATGGGATATACCAACACCACAACTCTGCACAACTGGTGAAGTTGTTGGTGCGGACCAAGGACTGTTAGATGTATTGACCCTATCAGATAAACAAGTAACAACCAAAGTAGACATACATGGACATACGCAGAAATCCATTATAGACAAAGTATGTAGGAAGAAAAGAGGAAGTAAGGCATTTAAACGTGCTAAACAACATCAAGTCAATTTTGTTAATTGGTCTATCAACCAACTCAATTTTGATAATGTTAAGCAAGTAAATTTAGAAGATATATGGAACATTAATTATAAGAAGAATTCATGTTCAATGCTAACGCATTGGCAGAATACTATTATCAGAGACAAGTTGTTGTCTGTTTGCGAGCTACTCGGGGTCCGAGTAATCAAACAGGCATCTACTTATAGAAGTCAAAGATGTAGTGCGTGTGGACAAGTGCGGAAGTCGAATCGGAAAGGCAAGCTCTATACCTGCCATAATTGTGGTTTAGATATGGATGCAGATTTAAATGCATCTATCAATCTAAGTATGGATTTACCTGAAATCCCGTGGAATTTACGCAAACTTAATTTGAATAGAAAAGGGTTTTACTGGACAAAAGACGGGTTGTTTAGTGATAACACCTATCTAGATAGATTAAGCGATGGGAGTTTACAGTCCCCATCTCCGAATAAACTTAAAACAATACAAAGTTAATAATGTATTGGTTTAGGTGACTGTTGAGATATTTAGAACCTTATAATTCAATACAACGTACTCCTATTATACATTTAAAGAATACTAATATGATTAGTCGTGAATCCATATATGTTCGTTGGTATCATAATTCAATTAAATATATTGGTTCCGATGTATACGTTAGAGAGGATGAATTTATAATTAACAATTACCCTCGATATATTGGCGGTAAATTAATGGTATCAGGAGTTAGTTATACATCGATGGTTAATGATTTCACACGTTATATTAATGATCATGGTATCGTTATAATGAAAGGATTAAGTTTTGGTTAGGTATTTAGAGCCTTATATCCAACATATAGATATTAATGATGTAGTTAGATATAAACGCTATATCTGTCGTAAGAACCTATCATTAGAAAAACTTAATATGGATAGTATATTATCAATCAAATATATTAACGGTAAATTGTATTATAAATCATTAGACCAATGGAAGAATCACGATTTTACTTTTTATTGTAATACATTGGAATATCAGAACCTATGGTGTGATTACCCAACCATTTTTCTTGGAAGTAGATTTCATGAATGTGGTATAATCCATGTATAGAAATTTAGAACCATACAAAAAAATAATACATAATAATAGTGAAGTTTATAGTACTTCCCATGAGTATAAATTTACTTGTAAATCTATAGAACAGAAGTATAAGAATCAAGTATTGCGTTTTGATAGCTACTATTCCAGCGACATATATTACAATTTCTATTTTGGTTATAGAATATTCAATAACGTAGGAATGGATAATCAACCATTGAAATATGGTACTAATATATTTGAACATATGGGCGTCTTTTTGGAACTGTAATATTGGGTCAACGATGATTAGACTTCTTGAACCATACTTAACTTATAGTTTATCCCATAATAAATTAAGAGATATGCATTAGTATTCTTATAATTGTATTACTAGTGGTAGTAAACAGATTCTGTGTAGTCACGAATTATGTTGTAATTTAATTCACCAAGTTACGATTATTCATAATGATAAACGTGATGATAGTGACTATTATAGAATGTTTTTACGAATGAAGTATTTTAATATGAATTATAATGAACGCTCATACGAATTCGTTCATGTGAAACATTGTGATATAGGTCGTTAAATAACCCCTTCATTACGATAGAATGTATATAACGTTTCAATCCATTCATCTTTGAGTGTATCAAATTCTTTACCATTAAAGACAAACTCTTGATATCCCCCTGTTCTATCGGCTATAAACAATACACCTTGATTTATATTTGTATCGTATAATTGATTATGTGCTATGGCGTATGCTGCGAGTTGTAACTGATACCCTTTAATATATTCTAGTTTTTTAGGTTTTTTTGTATTCTTATAGTCCATTATACTTGGAACACCTTTAAACGTCCCAATAAGGTCACTAGTACCAGCATAAAGCCCTTCCATATATAAACGGGCTTCACAGCCCCATACCTCCTGTACGTTGATTACCCCCTTATTTACGATGGCATTAGCTTGTAGTTGGGCAATCTTATATATCGCATTAGAATAATTAGGTATGGGTGTACCATTAACAACATATTCTTCTAACATTTCATGCATTAACGTACCTAGTTCAGATGCTTCTTTACCTTCACGCTCGGCTTGTTTGACACCAATACGTTTTTTCCATTCTTCTAAGAACGCATGGTCACTAGTTTCACCAAGTATCGTTGTAACTGAATGTATGTACTTATGAGTCTTAGGACATAGATATACCCGTCTACCCTTTGAATCAGTATTACGTTCGAATGTTGGATAGATATACTTATTAAGAATATGCATTATATAGGTTCCCAGTAACAAAATTAAATTTTGACTTACGTATGTAATATGTTAAAGTTAATTGAATTTAAAGGAGAAGTCAAAATGTATATGATTAGCAAGACGGTTGAATTAGGACATTCTATTTATACTGGTGGTTCTATCCGAATTGGTTTAGAATTCGATGATGTCGTAAATGATACAGATAAGGAATTTTATTCAAAGTTAATTGATTCATTAGACCATACAATTATTACCATCGATGAATCAATTAAACAACAATCACGTAGATATTTTTTATTGAAGTCTTCATCTAATATTTTTTATGATATATGTTATGTAATAACTAGTCTATTGAAAGATTCACCTAAGAGTAATAAGGAAAGATTTAAAATCCATATTGAATACGGGGATGAAACATATACGGGTGGGATGATAGTTGGTGAACATTTAATAAGTTATAATATAGAGGGTTAGTACATGATTATTAGAAAACAGTTCAAATTTAATAATACTCACGTCGTTAGAAATTGTTCTAGTGAACGTTGTAAGCATAGTATTCATTCCCATACATATAAAGTAGAACTATTATTTGAAGCTCATGGTTTAGATAATGGTCATATGGTAATGGATTTTGGATTAATGAAAGATAATATCAAAGATATTATTATGTCATTTAATAAATCTGTTACATATTGGGACAAAGACACTAGTGAATATATTGATTCTGTTAAAGGTGATAGGTGGATTAGTTTACCAGTGAATCCATCAGCTGAACAAATAAGTAGAGTTATATTCATGCTAGTAAACTCAATTATTAGTAAGACTGAGTTTGCTAACGGTGAATGTACTCCTATTGTAAATTCTGTAATTGTACACGAGACAGAAACAGGATATGCACAGTGCTTTAGAGAAGATGTTACTAATCCTAATATGGGAACTATAACACTTGATACAATTATAGTTTCCGATGGGGTCGCGTCTTCTTGGAAAGATAAAGACTTATATAACAAGATTAAGTCTAGTAATCGTATTGAGTTCATTAATGTTAAACCGTTGATTCAGGTACAATAGATGAATAGTAGAGATATCATACTTGAGAATAGTTTTAATGAACTAGTTCGTTATATGGAAGAAGAAATCCCTAGTTACGAGTTTGTATCTGGAATTGAATACTTTAAGAAGATGACTGAGTTTCACGCCAATGATATGGACGCAGTAATTGCTTATGATACCATTATACAGTTATATAATTGGTGGAAATATAAGAGACCTACTCGTCCCGAGCCATTAAATGTAACGGATATGGAATCTAATATGATGGAAGACAATGTAAAGTTCTCAAGTTTGGCTAGTGTTTGGAGTTGGTTATGGATTTAAATATTAGAGGGTATCGTTATAAACTATTCCCATTCACAGATGTAAAGATGGATATTGACCATAACTATATGGATACTAGAGACCGTTTATTGTATTCACTAATGCAATGTGTGGTGGACTATGTTGAAGTCGAAAATGCAATGATGTATTTGTTTTGCTTTTCAGATGCGAAGAAAGAGTTATCATTAAAGGATAAGATATTCTATTATCTTCCTCTACCATTTAGAAGTGCTAAACTTGGTATGAAGTATTTAGAAGAAGAAATAAAAACCGATGATGTAAATGACTTTCAACGTATACGTGCCGAAGTAACATTAGAAGTATATAAATGGTGGAAGTTAATTCGTCCATATAGACAAGACCCATATACTGCATTTGACGAACCATTGGTTACTCCGATAATAAACAAAGTCAACCTTGATTTACCATTTACGGAAGTTTCATATACAGAAGAAGAATCAAAGTTATTGAATGAACATTATAGTAAGATTAATGAATTGGAAACCAAGTATGACAAAGAAGATAATGAAATGATGCATAAGATTATTAATATTAGACTTAGTATGTGGGTTTAGGGAGTAACAATTGAATAGAAACTTAGAATCATACCAATCAGACATTGAATTTAGTGAGTATCGAGTTAGTGATGTTAATATTATCACTCGTGATAAGGTAGACTTGAGCGGTTTATCTTTAGTAACATTACCTCATTTCAAAAGTATAGGTGGTAATTTAGATTGTCGTCATAACCAATTAACTAGTTTAAAAGGATGTCCTACTTATATAAGTGGTACTTTAGATTGTCGTTATAATCAATTAACAAGTTTAGAAGGATGTCCTACCAGTATAGGTGGTGGTTTATATTGTTATCATAACAAAGACAAATTATCGTGTCCTAAAGGGGTTGAGATTGGAGGGAAATTTATAAATTCATGATAATATCTTAAAATAAGAATTTAACCTATTATAAATAATAGTATAATTTGTTTCAATTATTGGGAAGTCCAATCAAATGGTAAAACAACAAAAGAAGAATACACGGTTTAATAAACAAACAAGACGTACCGATAAGGCTGGATTCCAACAAGACCAAACTAAAAAAGTATCAATCGTGCCGAAACATAATAATATCGAAGTTATTCCTCGTAATGTGGAACAAGAAAAATATCTTGAAATGTTAAATGACCCTAGTAAATTTGTTGTTGTTTGTACCGGACGGGCAGGTAGTGGTAAAACCCATTTAGCAACTTTATGGGCAATCCAACAATATCAAATGGGTAAAGCAGATAAGATTGTTATTACACGCCCTAACGTGGCGACTGATGGTATGGGTATTGGTTTTATGCCGGGTACACTTATTGAAAAGATGTGGGATTGGATTGGTCCATTTGTTGACGCATTCTATCAAGCCGGATATTCTAAGATTGAATTGGAAAAATTCTTAGAGATTGGCGTTATAGAAATTATTCCTATTGCATTTATAAGAGGGCGTTCATTAACTGATTGTGTTATCTTAGCAGATGAATGTCAAAACTTAACTAAGAATTCAATGCTTAGTATCTTAACCCGTTTTGGTAAGAATTCTAAATTGGTTGTAATTGGTGATGTTAAACAATCTGATTTGGGTAGAGATAATAAGAATGGATTGGGCGACTTTATTGAAAGATTTAAAAGTCGAGTAGATAGTGGTGTCGCGGTAACGTCATTGACACAGTGTGAACGTCATCCCGTAATCCAAGAGATATTGGACGTATATGAAGCCAATGGAGTTTGGGATAGTTAATATGAGTATTGTAACGTATCGTAATATTGAACTCTTACCATTAACGTTTGTTTTGGAACAAATTACTAATGGTGATGTTGTATCTAATTCATTAACCGATTGGATGAATGAATTCTTACGACAAGTTCAATATTTACGAACTACTAATGATATGATGTATGATTATTATCCTTATGTTACTAATATGGTAACTAACGATTGTTTAGTTGGAATTACAACGATTGATAATATAACGATAGAACAAGCTAAATCGTTACTAATCACTATTAATGATAAGTTTTTTAATAATAATCCATTGTTTTAATGTTATATTGTTTAATAGTTAAACTATTAATAAACGAGAAAAACCCAAATGACTAGTATAGAAACAACGATTGATGATACAATTAAACTTCATGGGAAGGTTAATGATGCATTACAGGATATGACAAGGGGTGAACCTTATCTTTCTAATAAAGAATGTGCGACTATTATTGACAAGATAATAGCTAAAAATAAAGAAATGGAGTACGAATTGAATTTATTAGCCGAAGATGTGAGTATTAACCCACACGATTATAATTAGTACCTCGTTTAAACAATTAAACCACAATGGTATAGGTGAGTATTAATACTCACCTCTATTTTGATGCCTTATAATGTGCTGTTATAGTTACAACATCTATTTTAATTGAAGATTTACGGTTCTTATCCGTATTGAATAGACGGTCCAGTCGTATCAGTTCACCCAATATCAAATCTAAACTTCCTATCTTTTTAGTAAGTTTTCGATAACCGGCAATACTTTTCCAATCTTTATTACTTTTTTTCATATAATTAATGATTTCTCTGAACGTATGTACCTTACGTCCCTTACCAATAGTATAATATATTGGTAATGTTCGTACCATTTTGGCGAATTTATGACGTTTTGACATTGTAGTTCTCCTTGGTATGTTGTTTATAATTTAAGTATAACATATTATATTATAATGTCAACTCTTATTTTAATAGAAAGTAATTGACTTAATATTGCATTATATGTTATATTAAAATTATAACATTATATAAGGAATATAACATGAAAGATTATACATTAGAAGATTTAGAACGTGATGGTGGTTTTGGTTTGGATATAGACCTTAAACCAATTCCGTATGTCACCCATCTTCAAAAAACTCAGTTAGAAGAATTAAACGAATTAATTTGTACTTTAAAGAATTTAAAGATTGGTGATTCATTTACTGTAAAGACGTATGACGAATTACAAAGAATAAGATATAAGTCTGCAGTTCTTCATGTTAATTTGCAATATGAACAAATTGATGATGGTTATCGTATAACTGCTATTGGTGAGAATGGTAATGACCTACTAATAAAACATAAGAAGGAAATGATGGAATTATTAAAAAAGATGAAATCAGGGGAATCTTTTGTGATTAAGTCTACATCTAATCATAGGCATCAATATGTAAGATATGGACGTGAGTTGGGTATTAAAATAGCCACTCGTTATGAATATAAAGACCATTATCGTGTTTGGAAGCTATAAGGAATATTACGATGACAGAATGCATATTAGAGATTTTACAAGATGTTGACATACTAAGTATTGCCGATACATTAAGAAATTTAAAACATGGTGATGTTATTAATGTTCGTACCAGTAAAGAACTATGTATCATATATGATGTGGCAGATAAGTTAAGAATAAAATTAGTTACTAGTAAACAGGAAAATGGGTATTATCTCGTATTAGATAGCGTTCGTACAGAACAGTATAGAAATAAAATCATTAAACTACTTAGTCGAATGGAACATGGTGATTCATTTTGCATTGTTAAACGAAGTGATGATATATATTATAATAATATTAGTAAAAGAATTGGAATTAATATAGTTGCTCGTAGAGTATGTGATAATTATTATCGAATTTGGAAGATTTAAAATCCCATAAATATAACAGTATGGGAGTTAATAATGGTTAATATATTAAAGTTATTAGATGAGAAACGTTCACACGATGGATTGAACGTAAGAGTATCAACATATCAATTTTTATCAAAATATAAAAATGACCCAAATGCTTATCTACATACATCAGCTATTAAGAAGATTGGTATTAAACCATTAACAAATGCAGAAGATGATACTCCATTAGGCGTTTATACTTTTAAAATAATGGATATATGGAAACGGATTGAAGCTAGTAAGGATAAGAATGATTTATCATATCAACTAACTTACTATGGTGGTCCTGAATTATACATACTGCATCCAACTAAACCAATCATGGATGAAAATACTTATACATTAAGTATGTATAAGAAAGATTTGAAACGATTAAATATTACACAAAAACGTGAATTAGAATTATTGTCCGATACTGGATATAAGTATAAGAATCTAAAACTACCATTATATAGATTTTGGGAAATAACTAAGTTATATGTTTGTGACTTCGACTATGGTGCTAATAACCCAGTTAAATGGAATAACTTGTTAAGAAAGTTAGGCTATTATATTTTTAGTGATGATGGGGTTGGTTATATTCATGACCACGAACCAGTTCAAACGGTATTCTTAACAACTAATGCATTTGAAGTAATTGATACACATTATAACAATGAAGTATATAAAGTTAAGGTAGATGATAAAGAGTTACGTTCAAACCGTTTATCATCTATAATGAATACTAAAACTTTACATCCATCTTACGATGATGAAATTCGTCCTGAACAATACCGTAATGTAAAAGTATGGAATGTTAAGGAAGTTGGATTACAAGAGTTACATGACTTCTATGATGATTATGGTAGGACTGGTATGACTATTAATGTTGGTAAATTAGTTATCCCACATACTGTTATTGATTCATTAGACTATATATGTGATAATATGAATAAATTTAAAACTATTAATGTTAATACTGTACATATTGATGGTGGTAAGAAAGAGGATTATGATTTAATCCCCTTTAAGTATAATGGTATTGTATAATCTGTTATGATAATGTTAATTAACTTCATATAATCTATTACATTTTATAATATAATACAACATTATTTGTATATAAATAATATATTGACTTCTTTGTTAATGAAGTACATACTAACTTTAAATAATAAGGAAGTTATATGATTAGAACTAGTACTCATAATATACAACAAAGCAATACAGGTAAGTTATCTAACTTAGCTATATTGCATAATGAGTATATACGTGTATGTTCTCAACTGATTGATTATTGTTGGGATAATCCAGTTATTACTTCATATACGTCAAGCGATAACATAACCCATACTACTACTTTTGATGTATCACGTAATTTATTTGATTTGCCTGTATTTTTACCAACTAACATAACAAAATTAGCTAAAATTAATACTTTTTTGACAGGTAAATCACTTAAAAGTATCATTACTAAAGTGAATGGTATGCTTAAAGCAAGTACTACGAAACAAAGGAAACGTATATACCAATATAATAAATTAAAACAAGATGGATATACTAAAAAGCAATTATCACAACTGATTAAAAAAATAAAACAAAATATACCACAGAAACCAAATTGTTCCAATATTAATATGGAATACGATACCAACTGTTGTAAATTCTATACAACTAATAAAAATAACAATGAATTCAATGGGGTTGATGGCTTTTTACGTCTTACTGCCATTACTAAAAGTAAGATGAATATATGTATTCCTATTAATATGACTCGTCACTCGAATAAATTCAAGACTATTGGTAAAATGAAGACTTCCTTCCTAATAACACCAAAGAAAGTAGATATTAGATGGGATATTCCTACTCCTGTATTACGCACAACTGGTAGTATAGTCGGTGCAGACCAAGGACTATTAGACGTATTAACCCTATCAGATACACAAGTTACCACTAACGAAGACATACATGGACATACTCAAAAATCCATACTAGACAAGGTATGTCGTAAGAAAAGAGGTAGTAAGGCCTTTAAACGTGCTAAACAACACCAAGTCAACTTCGTTAATTGGTCAATCAACCAACTCAATTTTGATAATGTTAAGCAAGTAAATTTAGAAGATATATGGAACATTAACTATAAGAAGAATTCATGTCAAATGCTAAAACATTGGCAGAATACTATCATCAGAGACAAGTTGTTGTCTGTTTGTGAATCACTCGGGGTCCGAGTGGAGAAGCAGGCATCTACTTATAGAAGTCAAAGATGTAGTTGTTGTGGGCAAGTGCGGAAATCGAATCGGAAAGGGAAAACCTATACGTGCCATAATTGTGGTTTAGAACTAGATGCAGACTTAAATGCATCTATCAATCTAAGTATGAAGTTGCCTGAAATCCCGTGGAATATCCGCAAACTTAATTTAAATAGAAAAGGGTTTTACTGGACTGCCAATGGCATATTCAGTGATAATACCTATCTAGATAGATTAAGTGATGGGCGTTTACAGTCCCCATCACCAAAAAACTTAAAACAATACAAGGTTAATAATGTATTGGTTTAGGTGACTGTAAAAACTCTTAATCCTTGTTTTATTGATTTATTAAGGAGATGTTTTGTCCTTCTTGCATATATTGAATGAATCTTTCTCTTCTGTTTCAACTACTGAATTAATGATTGTCTATTGACTTAGTAATGAAATACTATTATACTTAAATTATAAATTGAACATTAGGAGTAACAATAATGAGTTTATTTTATGTAACCACTAATGCATTAGAGTGTGGAATTGGTTTATATCATGGTGAATTATTGGAGAATAATAAAGTAGTCTTACAAGCAGATAAAAAGGAATACGAGTTAAACGTTGATTGTTTTACCAGTTTAACGGCTGCACGTAATAAGTTACGGGAAATGACTGATGATGAGATTAACCGTTTAGAGTGTAATATAAGCAATTTAAAGAATACGTTGAATCGTTTAAAGAATTCACCTTTTTGTTCTAGTAATTTTATTGACTGTGAAGATGTTAATTTAACATGACTAGATATTTAGAACCATATAAAGAACAGAAGGGAAGTTACCCACGTATATGTAGTGATAGGTATTATGAATTGAACGCTAGTCATAAATGGAAAAATATCATCACTCGTTATTCATTAGTATTAACAACTCGTGCTACTCCAACTCATATAATTCCGAGTATTAAGTACATTAATTGGAATATAACAATGGAGGACGGTAGTTTGTTGCCCGTGTGTAAGAACCCCTTTTATGTAGGAAATGATATTTTTACAAATGGAAATACATCAAATGACTTAGTAGAACATTATGTATTAGGCGAACATACAAAATGGTATTGTAATGTTTCTAAAAATAGTTCACCTTTTTATGTAACTCATTGTAGCAGTATATAATGAGATATTTAGAGCCATATATCAAGCATGATAATTCTATATTAAATAATACGTATGAAGACGTTGTACTTCGTAGTCGTGAAGAATCGAATTATAGTAATATAATAGTGAGAGGTACGGCAGCGATTGGTTGTAGTAGAAGTTGGTTTCGTCCTTATTATAAGTATGTAAAAGACAACTTTTTAGGTAGTCCGATTTATGCAGGAGGATTATTATGTTGTAATAATTTTGGTTTAAAATCATTAGACAGATTTCCATTAGCGATAGGTAAAGATTTATATTATTCAAATAATAATATTCCCATTCACGAAGTTATATCAAAAATTCATCCTTTTGTTGGTGGGTTACTTATAAGTAATAAATATACTTAGGATTTTTAATTTGTTAATGGGGTATTCATAATGCGTATAGATGATATAGAAGTAGGATTGAATGAGGAAATACTAACTAATCTTACTCATAACCCTAACGAATTTCCAAGTAAGTATAGATTCGAATTAGGATTAAAAATTGTATCTAATAATGTACATAATATTATACAAAACATTGCTGATGCATATATTATATCACTATTAGATAAACGCAGTGTATTTGATATTATTAATGAAGAACATGGAAGTATAAGTGATACATTAGCCGTTATAAATGATGCATTACATAATTATTCAGACCATGATAGTTTTTTAAAGTTTGTATCCGCCAAAGATTGCAAACAAGAACTACAAAAATTAGTTAAGATATCAAATCTTGTTTTAGACCGTTCTTATTCATTAAGAGTTAATATTGATAAAACCTTACCTCAAGAATTTCAAAGTTTGTTATTTCAATGTTGTTGTACATTAATGGATGTTTGCTCTAATATAACATTAGGGTGTCGTAGTGTTGTAACTAATGTATATAGAGAACCTAAGATGCAATTTTCTATTGGTAAGTTATCTATGAAAGTAAGAGATTTTTTATATGCCGTTCAAAAGAATAGTAATCCTATTGAGGAAGATGAAGCGTGCGGCTTATCAGAATTAGAAGTGCAACAACTGCGTGCATTGAGAAAATTAAAGAAACAATTAGATGAGATGCAGTTTAAAGACATTTAATCATCATTCATAAAGACGACCTGATAAGTATTTACGGTCGGGTAATCCGTCATTAAGATGTTGTTTATTAAACCAAAAATCACCTCTTATTATTATATTTTTGTTGTTACTGGATATGTAACCAATTGAATAATTCTAGTTAATATATGGGTACTCGTCGTATTCCTCATTATATGGTTCTAAATAACGGAATCTCATCATCAAACTCGTTTTTCTAATTCTGATATAGAACAGTTCTTTAGCTCATTAATACCCGGTTCTTTAATTACATTATTTATCAACATCATCGAACCATTTAGGAATAACGTTAATAGGAAAATCCCGTGCATACCAAAAGAACCACTATATAGCATCATCAAACCATTTAGGAATATTAGTCCGAAGATAAACTTACGAATCTTTAGAAATTTACGCCGATTATACGATACTGAATATAAGTATGCATTATATAACGATTGATATCTTGTGAATTTATCCATTATTTAAGTCTCCTCTTTTGTGATATATTATTGTATTCATCGAATTATGTCAATCTGTTAGGCGTCTAAATTTCCCATGGACTATTAATGTTGGTGGTTGTATTGGTATACCAGTACGATTAGTATAAATAAAATCACCCCGTACTTCAGTATTAATATCTTCTAAATTGGTTATATTGGTACTACTATAAATTGCATTCTTGCCTATATAGAGAGGACTATATTTGGCAGAAGTAAGTTCATAATTTAATGAACAGTCAACGTCACCACCTACATATAACGGACAACCATATAATGATTCTATCTTCAAATTACAAATACAGAATTTACCAGCCACATATTTAAATTTTGGTAAATTAATAATACGCGAACCATATAAGAAGACATCATTCCGAGTTATAATATTACCCGTGGTGCATAAGTAACGAGTGGTAATATTATGTTCACGCCATTGTTCTTCAGGATATCTACTATTAAAGATTTGATATGGTTCAATAGTCCTAATCATCGAAGTCATTCCATGATAATTCATATTTGATATTACCAAACATATTACGAATGTTATTAATATCCGTCTGAGAATGACTATTTTTTACAATATACCGTTTTAACAATTCAACGGCATCTTGTCCCTTTAATACGTAATGAACAACACAGTTAAGTTGTTGGTATTGAAATAAAGGCAAGTATTTCATAGCGAATGCTTTTCTGCGTTCAACGTCATTATGTATAAGGTCTAACGTTTTTTTAGATTCTTTAACGAAACTATCAATTAATTTGGCAGTATTGAGAATTTGAGAATTTAATTCATTCTCAAAACGTTCAACTACTTCACGGTCAATATCTGATAATAACGATTTAAAATCATCTAATCCATCACCTGCAATAATATGCCATACGTCTTTTTCACGTAAGATAGCTTCTTGAGCTTTATGCATCATAATGTATTGTTCACATTTAATCTTGTACATCGTACCGTCATTAAACCGTAATACGAATCCTTCGATATCTTGCATTTGAGATATTAGTTGTACTACATCATTAATATTATTCGTATCGACTTGTAAGCATGAAACTACATCAATGTTATAGTTTTTAGCAACTGATACTAAGTCATCATATGACATATACATACCCGTATTATTTTGACGTATTGCCGTTAAAGTTAAAGCAGGTTTGTTATACGCAACAACTATGCGATTTGTTGGGGAAGTATATTCATATATAGGTGACATATTGTTTTGAACGCATTCTTTATATAAACGATAAAACTTATCATCATTTAAAAAGAAATTTTCACATTCAATGGCAACGTCAGTATGCCCCATCTTAGTATGAAACTGGAATACGCCATTAATTTCAACCGTATTGATTAATGAACCGTCTAATTTGTTTAAAATTATATGTGGTTTTGATAAATCAATATCGTTTATTTGTGAGGATTCGTTTTCATTAATATTAAAAAACTTATGATACTTACGTACTAATATATCACCGTTATCATCAAACGTTAATCCACGACATTCACGTCGAATGGCATCAATTGTGGAATCACCACTAAAGAACGTATCTTTAAACGCGACGTTGTAGTTGATAATTTGATAACCATTACGTTTGGCTACGATGAACTCATCACGCCCTTGTATGGCGGGTAAAACGTCCATTATGTTGTTGATAATTGGGAACATTATTTTGCCTCCCGTGCTTCTAAGATTGATTCTACATTATTAAGAACTTGTTGTAAATCATAACGCATTAAGCTATATGATTCACTATCCATAATTTCAGTATGAAGAATTATGGTAATTTCATTTTTACAATTAACCAATTCTTCATCGGTTACAGTTAAACAACGACTTAACTTTTCTTTTACTGTTATAATATTTGCCATTGTTTTGTTCCTTTGTTTGTGTTTATAATTTAAGTATAACACATTATAATCTATTGTCAATAGTCATTTTAATAAATATAACAAATTAATATAGGAGCATAAGATAATGGTTAACATATTAAAATTGTTAAACGAAGATTGCGTAAGTAATACATGGACAACAATAGAAATACATGAAGGTGATTATCCGGGTATTAAATTAGATAATGACGGTGTTTTGGGGTCACGTAGTTATGACAAAGGTAATTGTACATTAGATGTACATTTAGATTATAGCGTTCCATCTCTTAATGGGGTTCGTGCTATATATAAGGGCGAAGTTATTAAATTAGATACTGATAAGATGTCACCCGATTTTAAAAAGAAGATAGATTCAATATTACAGGATGAAATACTTAAATTATTCACTGAATGGAATAATAAATGATTAAATCTATTGGGGCATTATTTATCGCACAAGACACGGGGAGGATATTATTAGCCCTGCGTTCTTCACGACAAAGTCACCCATTAGAATTTAGTTTATTTGGTGGTAAAGTTAATAGTGATGAAACGTTAATCGAAGGATTAGAACGTGAATTACATGAGGAATTAGGACAGTTACCCCATATAGTTAAAACTATACCAATTGATGTATTTAAGAGTAAGGATAATAACTTTGAGTATTACTCAATGTTAGTCGTAACTCCATGTGAATTTATACCTATATTGAATAGTGAGAACTCAGGTTATGTATGGGTACTACCAGGAGAATGGCCTAAGATGATTCATCCTGGTGCAAAATCTATGTTATTCAATCAATCATTTATTAGACAGATAAAGAAAATTATTAGTTCCCAAAAATAAGGGCATATACTAATGAATTATCAGTTGTATCACCCGCTTTAATAGCTTGCCAAGATGTACCATTCGATACTTCTAATAATCCACTTGTGGTATTCAATCTAACAACACCTTTATTACTTATCGGTGATATATTAGTACCATCACCAATTAGTACACCACCAGTACCACCAACTGAGATAATACCATCATCATTTGTTTCTATTACATTTTTTTTATGGTCTGTATTAATTGACATTTTAAATTACTCCTAGAGAACTAATGTTTTAGTCATCATTTTCCAATTTACTTGATTGGTACCACTAACACCATATAATGTGAATCTTAAATAATTATTATATGCTGTTACAGTCACAGACCAATTTTCTGCATTACCTGATGAACGACCTAATAGTTGTATTGTTGGATTACCAATAATTGAAACAACCCCCGCCACGTTAATGAATAATCCACTTATCTCCCAAGCTGCTACATCTGTTAATGTAACAATGTCTTTCGCTATAATAGAGGTATTAAATTTATGTGTACAACCCAATGTGGATGATAAATCTTTAATGACTGTTGTGCTACCAGTTATTGTTGATGCTGTATCCGAAATGATACCTTCCCCAGCACTAGGCCCAATAGCAATCCAGTTTTCATTATAGTAGATATATAATGTTGTTGATACCGTATCAAAATATAAATCTGTATCATGTGCGGGTGATGGTCTAGTTGTATATAGGAATGTAATAGTCCTAAATTTATCAGTACCTGTTTCAGTAATACATATTTTAGGTTTAAGGGTAGAAGTATCAAACCATAGCTGACCAATTATTGGGTTGGCTGGTTCTGAATCAGATGCAAAATGTTCCATTAAATGAAGAAAGTTTTCATTTTGTACAGTACCAATACCAACAGTATCTTGTCCTATTAAGGATATAGAACGGTTAGTATTAACTGTTTTTGGTGGTACAGTAGCTTCTAAATTACCATTAGTTCTTTTTATACTATATGTAGTCATCTGTAACCCCTATACCATTTGAATTCTTATTTTATAGATAAACTTAAATCTTCTATTTAATGATTTTGTTAGTGGTGAAAATATGGCATGAGTAAGTAAATTACCATCATAGTCTTTTAATCCAATCTCATCAAACGTATAACTACCTTCAGTAGTTGAAGTAGTGTCTGTTAAGTTTTGACCAGTTGGCTCACCATAATCTAATGTACAAGTGACTGTTAAATCAGAATATAAATTACCCGTAGTATGACTAACAGTCATAAAATTATTAGTAGGGTCAGTATTGGAAGTATTTAAATTATCAACTATTTTATAATATGTTGTATTATATAAATCCGCACCTTGTCCATCAACATTAGGTGTTTGATAACTAACTTCACCTAGTGCATTAACAACACTACCACCATTACCTAAGTATAACCAATTAATTGGACCCGTTGGTTTATTACCTAACGATTTTACAATTGCGTAACTTAGATTTTCAAAGTGAATATCATTATGAGTTTCAAACACAGTTGATAAGACATTGTCATTACTGTCAACATCTAATATCGTGATAAACCCTTGTGCTTTAACTTGTGCTACTTCTAACATCTAATATAACCCTCATTATTTGTTATATTTATAAAAATAGTGATAGGTTAAAATAATCAATTTATAATCCTTAATAGTCCACCCACGTTAGGCGTGAATGTGAGCTTTATAGCTTTATTACTATAAATGTAATCAACACCTTTAGTTAGACGTTTAATCGTACTACCTTGTATAACCATTCCAGTAGATTTAGTTGTTAGTTCCACATCTACATCATTCGTATAAATGTCTTTTAATACGTCATATACATTAGTATACGTATCGACTTTTTTAAAGAAGTATTTAATTTCATTTAGCCATACTTCCCCATGTTTAGTTGGTAAAATACCATTAATCGTTACTTTGCTATCGTTGTAAATGAAAACACTATTACCCGATGTATTAGATAGTCCTAATATGGATAAATTGTCAAGCGAAGTAAGATTGTTAATCTCTATACCACTACCAGCAGTATTGATAATTTGTAATTTATTATTTTTAACTTGGGCCATTATGTATTGAATATCTGCATTATTAATATCATTAACAATATCTAACGTTGTTGTACCAGTAAAGATAACATCCGTCCCATTGATTGATATACCATTATAACCATCCACCGTAACAGAACTATTATTACCTAGTATTGTAGCACCAAATAAGTCTTGTAATGGATAACCTAGTGCATTACCTAATACTAATGATAATCCATTTTTAACAGAGAATCTTAACGTGTGATATGATGTTGTATAATTAGTTGTAATGGTAACAATTTCGGAACTAACACCATATTTGATAGCCGTTAAGTTCGTATTAATTGTAGTTACTAAATCTTCCCAATCAATAGAAGTGATTATAATAGGAAACGTTTCACCCTCAATGGTAAAATTAATAATATCACCAATAGTTAATTCCCCTATGTAATTATTACCATTGTCTATTATCGTATTATCTGGCAAATTAAGAACGGATGAATCATTAACGTTTATAGTGGTATCGTTAGACGTAAGGTCACTATATAACTTGGTAGCGGGGATATAATCAACTCTTATATCATCTATATTGTGAATAGTTCCTCTTATATGATACCATGTATCAAAATTAGAATCTAAGTTATGGGTAATCTTATTAACTTTGGGTAATACATAGGGAGTTTTGTATTTGTTATGATAATCAATAACCGTCTCACCACTATAATGAGTAACAGAACTATCCATTTCTAAATCAGATATTGTATTGGTTGTATAGTCTATACTCCAAAACTTAATAATGTCATTATTGATTAATATCTGTCCAGGAATTGAGTTTTTAGGATTACGATGTTTATACGGTGGGGTTATAACAGTCACATCACTTAATATGATTGAATTACTATTAGGTGTTAAGTCATTCGCTAATGTAGTAATATGTTTATCATTAATAGTATGTTGAACCCATTCATTACCTTGTTTTTTAATAATAAAAGTAGATGGTTCACTACCCTTAGTTTCTAATTCATAAATTACTTGAACGACTCGTTCATCTTCATTTGTAGGTAGTATCAATTTATCATCATTAATAAAGTAATCAACCCCTTTATGTTGAAACAAACCATCAATGAACACACCTAATAATTTATCATCCGTTATTGGAGTTGATAGGGGTATTGTACTTTCAACAGTATTAAAAACTTCAGTTATCAACTTAGTCGAAATTTGATTCTTATATGTATAGATATCTACATTTGAACTTGTAGCTAATGTTAAGATATTGTTCGTAATATAATAATCGTTTGTTAAGTTATGCGTATATATATCAATAACTGTTCCTAATACCATAGTACCTAAAAAGGTAATAGTATTATCAATCATCGAATATTGAGTAGTAGGAGTACCATCTACATAGACAGTATAGTCACCTACATAATTAGATGGTGCAAATGTCTTATATGATACGGTTGCATCATTAACAACATATCTTTTATGATATTGTGGTGTTAATAGTTTCCCTGTTGTATCAAATACGTGTATGGCTTGATAATTCATTGGTACAGTAAGGTTATAGTGTTGTAGTGTAATTGTACTAGTATTAGATGAGTTCTGTTTGTAGACCCTATTAAAAACGTCCGATACAGAAGAATATACGGTTATAATAACAGTACTATTTGTTGGTTGAGTGGATAAGGTAATTGTTTTATCATTTAATGTAAAATCTACATAGTTACCATCAACGGTTATTACAATGTAACTAACATCGGTTACGATAGATTCAATTATATGTGAGATATCAGAATTGTTATATTTAATGATTCTTTCTTCTACTCGTCCACCACCATCTTTAAAGGTAATAATGTCTACATAGTTAGATGGGATTATGTTGATGGTTGGATTTGTTATATGTGTATCAGTTTTAATATCCGCCCAATTCAAAGTATAGTTATTAGTATATAATCTATCATTAAATACCCAAATAGATTCATTTGATTGTGGTAATTGGGGTAGTTCAAGTTGATTGTTAAATACTTCATTATTATTAATATGTAATTGAGATATGGTAGTGGCAATATAATCAGTTGTACCCGTAAAGTTAGTATCATACGGCATACTATCAAATGGAGTATCATCATATCCACTTGTTATATTATAGATATTCTTATCATTCGTTTCTACGGTGATTTGTATATCTTCATAGGTTAAGACTCTTGATAACTCTTCAGGTCTGTTTCTCTCCCATTTTGGGCGGAGCAATCCATCACCATTGAATATATAATCCATCTCTGATATATCTTGAAACCCAGTAGAAGAATATATTTTATCATATATGTAATTAAAATCTAATACTGCTATAAAGACTATACTATTTTCTAATGGTGCAGAAGTTAGAACAACACAGTTATTGATGACTGTGAAGTCGGTAATGTTTGTTCTTATATCATTATTAGTGATATAAACTTCTACTTTGTTAGTATGATAATTCGTTGTAGGTAATTCGAATATAGTTGAACCGATTGATTTAATAGCACGAACGGTTGTATCATCTTCTTGTCCGAGTTCAAAAGGTGCCACATTACCATCAGTTATATAATAATATGCTTCGAATGTTGGTCCATCATATCCTTTAGAGAAGTAATAGTCATTATCATAACCAATATTAGTCGAATCAAAATCTGCACCATTTATAGTGTAAGATTTAAAATCACAACCGAGTATCTCACTAATGTTTAATTGATACGCGGAACTAGAATCATAATAAGTATAAATTCTATTAGCGGCATTATTCATATTGGTAGTTATATCATTAACTGTTGTATCATAGTTAATAGAATCATATCCACCACAATCATACCCACCCAATTCAGGAGTAATTGATATACGGTCAAAGTTAATCGTTACTTCTTGAGATAACGTATCAGTAGCTTCAATATTACCTATATCATCAGTCGTATTATATTCTTCAGTTAGTACTGATATTTTTGAATGGTATGGTTTAGTTTCATTAATAAAGTCACGGAAGTATGCATTCTTGTCTGTAGTATCTAATAATGCATTTTGACCTAATACTTGTGATAAGCCAGATATATCAATAATGGACGTTTTAAAAGCCCAATCAACATTCTCTTGTTCAGAAAATATCTGATGTAACAATGTAAAGAAGACTTTGTTTTGTGCTTTAGTCATTACTGTTAATACCCTTCATCTGTTAATACTATTTATTAAGACGATAACTATTATAAATAATGTAGTGATTCATCAATCGGAGTAATATAATATGTCACATGGTTTAAGCAAGAAATGGTTTGATAATACTACCAATACCGGGAAACAATTTATCATTCATGGTAATTTAAGTGGTACTGTTGGTAGTGGTTATATCAATAAGCAAGTTGGTTCACGCCGTTATGATTCAACTATTGGTTCTGATACAGGTAGACTTGCATTGGTTGGTAATGAAACTCCAGCATTAAACGAAGGATTTATTAAGGTATATCCTTTCGGTGCTGGTAATGTTGAAGTTGGACATGGTGCTAATTTAACAGCTGTTATGGAACTTGATACGGCTACAATTAATGTAGGTGGTAGTGGTTATGAAGTAGGTGATACTATTTCTGTTGGTAATGGTACAGTTATTACCGTTTCTACTGTTGATGGTAGTGGTGTAATTTTAACTTTCGCATTAACCAATAGAGGTTCATTTACTACTATTTCAAGTTATACTGGTGTTGCAACTAGTGCAGTAAGTAGTGATGGTATTGATTCAACTTTTAATCTTACATTTAGATTAAAAGATGTTACTATCGTTAGTGGTGGTGTTAGTTACGATGTAGCACCAACAGTAACCATTGATGGTAATGCAACTATCACAGTTACAAGAACTAATGGTGTTATTACTAGTAAAACAGTTACTGCTGTTGGTAGTGGTTATACTTCAATTCCTGTGATTCATGTAACTGCAAATACCGAAGGTGCCGTATACGAATTAGCACACAAGATTAATCGTCATGTAGTTGTTACATTTAGTGGTAATACATATAAATGGAATAAAGATATCGATGCAAGTGTTGATGGTGAAGCAGATATCGAATCTGCTTAGTTTATAATACAATATAGTTAAAAAATAGTGGGAATTAAAAACTCCCACTATTTTTTATTCACTTATAATTCTTCCCATCAGGGGTTGTAACTTTAACGTAGGATACATAGTCGTCAAACGAGCGACAATAGTGATTTTTATTAGCTGTTTCGATGTCAATTTCATCATACTCAACCGATACATTCACCAATTCCCACGAATCATCTTTTGTTTTAGCCCAATATAATCCAATTTCGAGATTATATTTAGATAATAATTTGTTATCTTCAGTATCTGAAATACAACGAAGTAAACGGTCGTTTAATTCATCAGACAATAGATTTAGACTGTTAAAGTAATCATGGTTGATATAAATTTCGTCAATATTATCACGTTCTTCCCGTTTATGAATCGCATTAATAACATATTCTTCACCATACAACTTACATAACTCATTGTATGCTCTTTTATGGGTAACGCCACAGCTATAACTAATATCATTCCATAATTGTTTTTCTGTTTTACTCATCAGTTTAATACTCCCGAAATAATTAAATGAAGTAGAGGGACGGTAGCATAATCATTAACCCATGATGATAAACGTATATCATCATTATGTTTGATTCTTAATGCCATTGTTGTTCTCCTCATTAATTGTTTATAATTTAATAATAACATATTACGATATAATGTCAATATCCATTTTTAATAAATATAGTTAATAGTGATAAGGAAGATTAGTATGGTAAACATCTTAAAATTATTAAACGAATATAGGGTCTATAACGACAATACTTTAAGTGACTACTTAAAGCAATACATTCAAAATCCTTATCTTTATAAGTTATTTTATAAAGAAATATCTAATAATCCAAAATATATGTCCAAAATAACATCTAAACTTACTAATGAATGGGATATTAAAGACAAAGAAAATGATACATTACGCGAATTTGAACCAAATGACGACTTAACTAACCAACTAATACATATACGTGATTGGATTACTCGCAGTAATCCAAATCCAGCCACATTTAACACTATTAAAAATATTGATATGGCTTTTAATATAGCAGAAACTTGGTTTAATAAACAAAAAGTAACAAATACACAAGATGGTGTTACTGGTACTAAATTAATACATACATATAGTGATGGTTATAAGATATTACAACTACTTACTCCATTAGCACTTGATTACGAATCACAACACATGGGGCATTGTGTGGGTAAAGGCGGTTATGATACGAATGTTACTAGTGGAAAAACTATAATTTACTCACTAAGGGATACTAAAAATATACCCCATGCTACATTAGAAGTAACTGATAATATACTCGAACAGATAAAGGGTAAGCAAAATCAACCAGTTGTTGAGAAATATCGCGACTATATAGCTACTTTTATTAATCTTAATAACTTTAAAGATGTTAATGATATTAAGAGTATTGGTATGATTAAATTAGATAACAAAATATATACACTAAAACAATTATACGAAATGAAGGATATTGTTGTTAAAGGAGATGTAAATTTAAGTAGTATGGGATTAACCAAGTTACCTCACTTCAAAAGCATAGGTGGTTATTTAGATTGTAGAGGTAACCAATTAACAAGTTTAGAAGGTTGTCCTACTAGTATAGGTGGTTATTTAAATTGTTATCATAACCAATTAACTAGTTTGAAGGGTTGTGCTACTTATATAGGTGGTAGTTTAAATTGTAGTGGTAACCAATTAACAAGTTTAGAGGGTTGTCCAATTAGTATAGGTGGTGTTTTTAATTGTATGCATAATGCATTAACTAGCTTACGATATGGTCCTAAGTATGTAGGTGGTGATTTATGGTGTAACGATAACAAATTAACCAGTTTAAAATATTGTGCTACTAGTATAGGTGGTGGGTTATATTGTTATGATAACAAAGTAGAATTATCGCGTCCTAAGGGTATTAAGATAGGTGATGGATTTAGTAATTAATAACTATTGGTGGTGATTTTATAAATTAAATAAAAGAATACATAAAAATAACTTAGGGGATTGATATGGTTCATCATTATTTTGCTAGTAAGAAAAACGGAGATTATAATTTCATTGATAAATCAATATTATCATGGATGGAAATGGGGGGTGCTTGTTTGCATATATATAAGTATCTTGGACCAAAGGAAACTACGTCTACCGATTTAACATTGTCTAATACGTTAAATGAATCAAGTATTGGTGATACAGTATTAATGACTAATGCTACTAGAAGATATTCAACTGATTTTTATGAAATATTCGGCCTTACTACATTATCTGATGTTAAATTTGATTTATCACAGTTTGGTTTTTCATTATCAACAACCGATACTTTATATTTTACATTCCATATAAACGATTCAGTTAAACGTATTGGTAGAAAATTAATGTGTGGTGATATTATTGAATGTACATTTATGCGTGATGCCGATATATTAGACGAAGATAAAGCAGCTATTAATAGATTTTATGTAATACAAGATGTAGATAGAGATGCAGCTGGATACTCAGCAACATGGAAACCACACTTATTAAAATGTCGTGCAACCGTATTAACAGATAGTCCTGAATTTTCTGATATATTAGGTAGTGTAGATGACCCTAATTCATTAAAATCAAACTTATCAACATATAAACAAGAAATGTCAATTATGGATACTTTATTGGCACAAGCAGATATAGAAGTACCTTATAATGGATTTAGTGAACATCAGTTCTGGGTAGACCCTAGTGTTGAAACTAACGCATTAGATAAATGTGAATGTACGAGTGCGGATACTGGTGTTGATGGGATACCGATTAATATGAATCCAAATGATGTAGAACGAGGTACTTACTTCCCACCATCCCCAACCGATAATATGTATTATCTAAGAACCGATTATCCGGAACCAAGATTGTTTAAATATTATAAGAATCGCTGGAGATTGATTGAAGTTAATACTAAGAAAGCATGGACTCCAGGACCACAACCAATCGTAGACTTAATTAATAATACAACAACGTTTACAGATGAAGAGAAGAATCTTGTTAAAAGCAGACAAGCATTATCACAAGTTGTTAAACCAAGAGATGAATTATATTAATTATTCTTTCTATATTGTGTAATAAGTTGTTTAACTTTATGTCCTTCATCGGTAAAGATACCTTCAGCGACAAGTATGTTTTGATATAAGGTAGTATTAATTAAGTTATGTTCTTCACATAGTAATTTTAAGAACCCAATAAATTCCATTGAGTATTTTATTAGGTTATATGTAATAGTATCTTCCCCACCTAAATACTCAATAACTTGATGTTCCTCAAAATTATTACTAGTGCCACGACCAGAAGAATTAACTTCAATCGTTTTATTATTATATGTATATTGTCCTCTTGGAACTTCGGGTAAGTAAAAACCATTAGTAATAGGGGTGAAGTTTTTCACTTGTTGGCGTTTATTGATTTGTTTTGGAATTGGACAACTCGTACAGTAAGTCACAACATCACTCATTTGAGAATTGTAAGGTCGTCCCAATCTACCTAACTTTTGTAACAATAATTCATCTGTATTCCACATAGAACGTTCAATGAACAAATTTGAACACGTGAAATTAACTCCTTGTGCCAATAAGTTAGTAGCACATATCGTAGTTAGTTGCCCCGTTTTAAATTTATATTGAGTAATTAAACGTTTACTAGGCGTATTAAGTGAGGTCAAACTTGCTGCTTTAACACCGTTAGATTGAAGTTCATCCGCATAATTGATTGCTTCATTAATACTTCCACAGAAAAAGATGGTAGGAATACCCGACATCATTCTTTGTTCAAATTCAGTCCAACCAATTTCGACTTTTGGGGGTGCTTCAAGTGTAGGCATATAAGTTGTCTTGTAATGAGGAAAGTCTTTCTTACGTAGACTATTAGTAGCCGTCAATAAGTAGATTTCTTTTTGTTGCTCTTTTGCTACATCTAATAATTTACTTAAATTAGCACCACGGTCTTCATCACAAAGAAAATGTGCCTCATCAATAATTAACGCTGAATAATTTTTAATTTGTTCAACGTTTAGTGATTCATAAACCGCAAATAAGTTACCATATTGTTTGTTAATAATTTTAACTTCACCTGTTGATAAGTCATCTTCAGGATGACTATATTCAATAAATGTTTCATACACCAATTGACGACATGGTGCGATATATACAAACGATGTATTATCGTTTTGTAGTTTCTTAATGGTAGAGTAGGTTTTACCACAACCCGTCTCACCAGTTATAATATTTAGTTTGAAAACAGTACCCATCGTTGACATCCTATATTAAGAATTTATAATTTTATTAGCTAAATCTGTTGATTCACTAAAGATTTTCTTAAATGACTCATATTTTCTTTTAATGCGTTCAGCTTTTCGTTGTGCCACACGTTCTTTATTAATAATATGATTCTTTAGACGTGTTAATTAAGTTCATTTAAAATGACATATTTTAATACATAAATCAACATATTTTGTAAAATGTTATAAATAATGTATATAACATATAGGTGATAAAATGCAACGAATTAGATTATCAAAATGGGCAGAATTAAACGGATATACAAAAAGAGGAGCGTATAATCTGTTTAAACAAGGAAAATTACCCAATGCAACTCAATTACCTACTGGTACTAAACGTAAGACTGAGAAGTTAATACAGGAACTTAATAATGATTAGGTCAAGTAAGCTATCACTTAAATTTATGAATACTAATAAACGTGATAGATATAACGAGTTCCTACTTGACTATAATCATGCAGTACAATTTTATATCAATTACTTATGGAATACCGAAATCACAAGAAATATTAAAGATAAACAATATAAATGGTATCCATCAAAACAGATGTATGAACTACCAACTATGTTATCAACCACGGATATACAAATAGATACTCCTTTATCAGCCCGAGCTTTGAAATGTGCAATTACTCAATCTATTGGCATTATACAATCAGTTGTACGAAAATATAATAAGAAGAAATATGTATTAACAAAAAAACAGAAATCGAATACTCAATCTATTAGAAAATTACAAAGTTTTATTGATAAAAATCAACCAACCAAACCATTAATAAACAAAATAGAGATGGAACTAAACTCAATAGTGGCTAAATTAGTTGATAATAAAACAAAATTTGATTGTTTGCTTAAATTATCATGTTTAGGTAAGAAGTATGGTACTATTATAATACCAATAAAATACACGACACATAGTAATAAATTAAGCAATATGGGACAAGTCAAAACTTCTTTCTTGTTTGGAAACAATGCAGTTTCATTTAGATATGATATAGAACCAATACATAATACGTCAAATGTGATAGTTGGTGGTGATATAGGGCAAACTACTACTTTGACTTTAAGTGATGGAAATATAACCAAGCCAAATAATCATGGGTATGACTTGAAGTTAATCAATAACATCATGGCAAGGAAGAAAAAAGGAAGCAAGGCATTTGCCCGTTGTCAAGCACACAGAACTAATTATATAAATTGGTCTATTAAACAACTAAACTTAGGTAATTATAAAGAAATAAGACTCGAATCGAATAAAAATATCAAGAAGGGACGTAGAATGAGTAAGTCACTTACTCACTGGTCTTGGAAGGATATTAATAATTCCATAACAATGAATGCGGAACTACATGATGTTCATGTAGTAATGCAACATCCGACTTATAAAAGTCAGAGATGTAATTGTTGTGGTTATGTACATAAAGGAAATCGCAAAAGTAAATTGTTCAAGTGCCGTCATTGTGGTTATACTGCGGATGCGGATTTGAATGGTGCTTTGAATAATAGCATTGATTTGCCTATTATTAGTCGTACCTTTATGGCTGAAAAACATAATACCATTGGTTTCTTTTGGAATACAACTGGTATTAGTTTATCGGGAGAGGCACGTACAGTTCCTCTTACTAAAAAACATAAACCAATACAAGGTTAATAATGTATTGGTTTAAGTAACTGTGTTTTTCTTTTTAGCCTCAATTTCATTCCGTTTAATTATTTTAGCGTTATTAATAGCAACTTCTTCTGCTATGATTTCATCTTTCAATTCGTAATTACCGTTTTGGGTACATACGAAGTCTTCTATATCTTCCTTTAATTCGTCATCATCAACATTGGCACAGACGCTATTAGGGTCCATTTTCTTATTACATATATCATACATAAGACATTCTTTACAATTAACATTTTCAAAATATTCTTTTACTGTTGTCATAATATTTAACTCCCTTTGTTCGTATTTATAATTTAAGTATAACATATTATAAACCAATGTCAACAATTTTGTTTGACTTTTTATGTGATATATTATAAATTAGTTATAAATTATCAACTAGGAGTTAAACAAATGAGAGTTGTTGGTATAGACAAACATTGGTATGGTGATAAGTATTCGCTTGTTGCCTTACAAAAAGAAGAAGCAACATTAAAATACAAGGGTAGAGAATATACTGTTTCAAAACCTAGAAATGCTTATTTTAAATTCCCAGTATCACAAGCTAGTTTCATCGTGGGGAGTGATGTCCCATTACAAGACATTGTGAATTTATACTATGACGATTTTGTCGAACAATTATTAGATAAATTGAGTGAAACGGAAACCATTCAAACGAATCATCATAATTTAAAGACTTTACCACCATCGACCCCTTGTTTAATTTTTCTAATTCCAATAACCACTAACGATATGAGCATTGGTAAAATTGCCAAACTGGCATTACAAGGTAATCGTAACGCGATGTTTTCATTGGCGTATTATTACTATTTCGGTAATCCAAAATTAAAAATGAATGATACATTATCATATATATGGTTTAATATTTATCATGGGACTTCAAAGACGGGTAAGGACTCATTAATTAATAAAGCAAGTGAAATGAGGGACTTATTATATTCACAGTTAGGGGATTCCCATTTAAGGGAATGGTCTAATATACAGAAGAAGATATTTGATAAAGTATCACGCAATATTGAACAAGCACAGTTAATAGATTTTACGTAATACAATATATAGATATGTTGAATATTCTAATGAATATCATCCAATATAATGAAAGATGAATTAAAATGTTAATAGCAATCACGGGTCAAATTTGTAGCGGAAAATCTACTGCTATAAAATTACTAAAGACATCGTTTACTAAGTATGAATATATTGATTTGGATGTTGTAGTTAAATCATTTGTACCAACACCTACTGAACATAGTGTGGAACAATTATTAACTGATGATTCACTATATTATAATATGATATCCACATATAGTGAACAGTTATATACATATATAACCAACCTAGATAAGAACAAAAATTACATAATAGAGGCATCTTCATTATATGCATATCCACAATTACTCCCTTTGTTTGATAAAGTTATTGAGATTATAGCAAGTGATACAATACGTAACAATAATAGGAAGAAACGTCAATTACCAAAACAATTATATGACTTGTTTAATGCCCGTTATACTAGAAACGTATCATTAAACAAAGCTATACAGTCAATGGATATAATATATGTCCATATTACTAGAGGGACATTATTAGAATTACGGGGTGAAATCGAAGCGGCATTAATAAGAGCTACCTCAAATGATTTTAATACATTCCTATTATTAAATAGTATTAGTAAATTGAATGATGATGGTTGGGACAATCCATATCATAATATAAATCATACCAAAACAGTATTAACGAATTTATTACAAAAGACTAATGATTTAGAATTGGGTGTTGCTGCGATATTTCATGACTTTATGTATAGTCCAAAGAATGATAGTGATGATAATTTGGGGCGTGCTGAAATTGCATTTAATAACAATATATCTAAGTTATCATTAAATCATCTTATAACCGCTGAATCATATAAAAAGATTAATAATTTAATAGCTACATCTGATTACAATAGTAAAAAAGATGAGTACAGTAATATACTATTCGAATCGGATATATCACATTTTACGCGTACTAAGGAAGAAATTATTGAAACAGAGATGTTATTATTTAAAGAATATCAACAGTATGATTTTATGATGTATAGAAAAGAACATACAAAAATATTACGGACTATTTATGAGATTACTAATAACTCACAAGTTAAGATGGGTATTGAGGTAGCGATATCTTGGCTATCTACCTTTACTCCCAAGATTGGTTGGTTCTGTGGCTCATTTAACCCATTCACAATAGGTCACTTGGATATATTACAAAAGGCAGAGTTACAGTTTGATAAGGTTGTAATTGTGCAAGCACAAAATCCTACTAAAACCCAAATTAATAAGATACAGTGTGAATCATTAAACAACGAATGTATTATTGTTGAAAATATGCCTAATGCAATTAATCAATGTTATTATACTCCAACATTAATTAGAGGGGTTCGAAACCAACGTGATGTTGAGGATTCACAGTTATGGTTATCCCAAATTAATGAATTGGTTAATGAGCCAGTCCAATGTACGGTTATCATTGGAGACCAACGTTTAACGCATATTAGTTCTACCTTTGTAAGACAAGTTAAAGATATGGGTAATGATATAACTCCTTGGTTGGTCTCATAACATAGTAGACTAGAAGGAATAATGATTATGGATATAGGAAGTGGTAAGGGTTATCCTGAAAGTGCATTATCAAATTTTGCAGGACATAGATTTACGATTGATGAAATCGTATGTAATTCGATGGAAGGATTTTTACAATCATTAAAATTCTCAAATGTAGATATGCAAGTTCATATATGTTCATTGGTTGGACGTGCAGCTAAATTTGCCGGAGCTAAAAAGAATTGGAAAACAAAAGGAATACTATATTGGAGAGGTAATAATATTGACCGTTTTAGTAATGAATATCAGACGTTACTAGATAGGGCATTTACGGAGATGTTTAAACAATCCGAAGGATTTAGAAACGCATTATTGGCATCTAATAACGCTACATTAACTCATTCTATTGGTAAAAGTGATGCTAAGGATACCGTATTAACGAGGGCGGAGTTTTGCTCCCGTTTAACAAAACTCCGCCAATATGGTAATATCTAATCAATCTTACAGTTATATTCCCGTTGCCATACATCATCCGCTAACCGAGACTTTTGTTCTAATGATTGGTTAATGATAGATGTTTCACATTCTGTATATGGAATTTCTAACTTACTAACTCGTACATCACCCCATAGTCTTTTATATAATAATCCATATTGTGATGGAGTAAATGATATAATGACTTTCTTAAACGACATTATACGTGGTTCTATTTGTTCTTCCCATATATTACAGATTGTCTCTTCCCTATGATATGCTAGTTCGTCAATGATAACGATATCCGCATTGATATACATATTAGTAGTAATTTTACTACCATTTGAAAATTCAATTGTTGTATTAGTAGAAACATTAAACTTCAACGATGGAAATCCAACAATTAACTGTTTCATGCGTTGAATTATAAACGAGCTTTGTGCTTGTTTAGTAGATAGAAAAGAAATAGTAATATTGGGATTATCAGATACATACTTTAATGCATATAGTATCAATAATGTTGTCATACCACATTGACGACATTTATTAATCATAACAAACTCATTATCATCAATAAAATTAGATATTTTTGTCTGTTGTCTAAACGGTTTGAAATATACTGGGATTTGTATGTTACCTAATAATACGGACGGCATTTGTTCAATTGTATTCATTTTAGAACCTCACATTAAGGATACTATGGCTACCAATTAACCATTCAATCCTATTTGTATTTATTAACATGGAAAGTTATAAATATAACAAATAATAAGGAGTTATAGTTATGGCATTAATCGGACAGTATGATAATTCAAATAGATTTGCATTAGCGGATGGTTCTAATTTAACCCCTGCTAATGGTTGGTCCACAATTTATATTCCATCTTCAGCATTTACAAAACCGTTAAACACTACTACATATCCTGCGTATAGTACCTTAACTGATAATGATATAACACAATACGCCGTTTTCTTACCAAGTGTAGATACTTACGCTCAAACTAATTTCTTAATTCCTGCAAAGATGATAGCATCACATGGATTACAAATAAAATTCCATACATACGGTATTCATACCAGTTCTAGTGATGATAATAATATTGTGTTGGGTGTTATGGGTAAAACATTTAATCCAAATACGACTATTGCAACCACATATAGTAATATAGTTACAACGACTGCAACTATTAATGCTTCTAAAATGCGTGAATCAACAGTTACGATTACCCCACAAGATTTTGCAGCCGATTGCCCTGTAAGTTTAATATTTGGACGTATTGGTACGAATAGTTCTGATTTATTAACTACCCAGAATATTGGAATAATGGGAATTACAGTATATTATTATACTATCTTTACAAGTGATATCTAACCTGTTAGATTAATTCAATGTTCATTTACCATTGGGTAGATGTAATTGCCAAACAGTTAAGGTGAAAAAGTCCTTAACTGTTTTGGTTTATAAGGAGTTATATATAATGGAAATATTATATGATAAGAATGGTACAGTATTAAAAGTTGGTGATTTAGTTGGAGAACCATACGATTACGGCTGCTTCGGAAAAGGATATCGTCGATTTACGATAGTGATTCATGAAGGTGAATATAAATTCTGTGACGTTGAAACCCATTCATGCAAAAGTAAATACGATTCTGATATCTGTTATAATGAAATATTACTATTGACGGATGGAGTTAAAGTTTAGATTTAGGATTCATTAATTAATTTAATCTTATCGTTGATTTCTCGTATATTGTTATACCAATAATTAATTTCACGATTCATTTCTGTTGTAAAACCATCAGCATTTTCTGCCATAGTTAATTGACGTTGTGCATATTCTAAATCTTGAGTTAGTAAGAATACTTCTAAGTCATATTGGTTTGACATATTTTTAATCCTATATTTAATTGTAAAATTGCCATTCACCTTGTTCGTTTGCTTCAATAAGATGTTCTATTTTGCCATCTTCTTTAAGTAAATCAACATCAATATATGTTCCGAAGTCTGTTGAGAAAAAAACTATTATGTTTTTTCCCATGAATTTACATAAAATCTCTTCTATATATTCTCCGTTATGAGTTGATTTTTTAATATCTAAAATTTCTAACTGTGGAACCAACTTTAATTTGTCAACGGTATTTATATTTGATAAAGAAAAAACACTAAGAAGTTTATGTTTAAATTCTTGGTCGATTGGTTGCTCATCCATCTTTTTAATTCCTTATATTAGTTTATAATTTAAGTATAACACATCACATCGTAATGTCAATTGTTATTTTAATAAATATAACAAACATGGGGAGATTGATATGTTAACAGTGAATAATTTGATTGGGTTTAATGGTAGTGGTATAAAAGAATACACTATTACGATTGCTACTAATACAACCACGTTTGATTTAAATACTCAATTAACATTATTGGGTGCTGATATAACGGATTCACTTACTGTTAATATAATCATTAATAATGGAATCATACTTGGTTCCACATCTAGTTCTATACCTGCATTAACTGTCAACTTAACTAATTCAATTGTTAATCTTATTAATAATGGATACCTTGTTGGAAAAGGTGGTAATGGTTCGGAAGTAGATAACACTGATGGTGATAACGGTGGTGATGCATTAGTCGTACATAGTCCTGTTAATTTAACTAATAATGGAACTATTGGTGGTGGTGGGGGTGGTGGGGGAAAAGGGGCTCATACTGTACGAGATAATGGTTCCCGTGGTGGTGGTGGTGCTGGATGGAATGTAGGTGAAGGTGGACAAGGTGTACCATTAAGTAATATTGATGGTTGTTATGGTGGGGAAGATGGAACATTATTAACGGGTGGACTAGGTGGACATGGTGGGGCATGGAATGATGGTCCTTATGGTGGTGACGGTGGTAATGGTGGTGATTTGGGACAAGATGGATATAATGGTGCGGACACTTGGGGTGGTCGTGCTGGTTATGCCATCGTAGGATTTAATAGAGTTAATGTTATTAATATAGGCACTACCGCTGGTTATCTCATAGCAAATTAAAATAACTTGACATATCATTATATCATAATTATATTCTTAATAGAGGAGATATAATTATGATTATTAGTGATGACGATAAAAAGAAAATAGAGGAAGTTATTAGTCGTTCTGTGAAAGAAATACTTAAAACTAATATAACGGTTAGTTTGGGTGATTTACATTATACAGGTGATAAAATAAAAACGTTGGTAACTATGGAAACCCATAATGACCAACGTTTATCTAATACAATGTTAGCTAACTTTTTAAGAACTCGTTAAACTCTTTCTACTACACTTGCAGTAACTTCAATATCACCACTCATTGGTGTACGAACTCTTAACATTTCTAATGTTTCCAATGTGATTTGTTTATCCCAACTAAGTGTCGTTCCCGCCGGAATTGTAATTTGGAATCCAAGATAAACGGATGTTGTACCGTCAAAACGTGTAACATCCACTTTAATATCATTAATGCCATCAACATTAGAAATGAATAATGAATGAATAATGGCAGTACTATTAGCTGAACGAGTTTTACCCATTCCAATACTACCTGCGGCAGGTACAACAATCGTATCTGTCGCACCAATAATAGCTCCCGCGTAACTTCTAAATGTTTCTGACATAACTAGTAACTCCTATATTTAGACAACTGGTACAACTGTACAATCAGTTAATTGTAATTTTAGACTTTCATATGATTCCAACAAACTGATTACTTCATCATGGAACGGAATAACAGCCGAATTAAAAGCAGTATTGATATCGGTATTATTAAGGATGCCAATAATTGAAGCCATTAAATTATATGTCTCTTGATGTAGTCTTAATTCTTTGTATGGTATACTACAATAACTCAACCCTTCTGTAATTGAATTGAATATAAGACAGTTTGAAAGATAATCACCATATAATGGATAATCAATAACTAATTGAGAGTCAGATGGTTCATCATCGTATAGTATAGAATATGTGTCTGTATTTTCATACAAATCATCAACGAGTGTTTTTGTTGCTATTATTGTATATTTAGCATCTAATAAAATACCACATACACCTAAATCATTAGTTGTATTCGAAAACGTCACTAACCACTTCATACTTTTATCCCCCAAATGTTTAATACTATTATATTTATTGATTAAACGAGATATTCTCGATACCTGCACAACTTAGTTTAGTAATATGACTAATCATGAAATTTTTAGTATCAAACCCTTTCATGATAGATAAGAATTTATTTCTAACTCGTGCTATATCATTAATAATGATTGCTAAATTCATAACATCATCTTCACCCTCAATATACTTCTCAACGTCACGTGAGGATAATGCTTTATTATAAGTTTCTGATAACTTTTTAAATTTATCCGATTTAACTTTATTATATTGTATATTAAGATATTCTAATACTGCTTCAATATCTTGTAATTGTGAATATCGGGTCTCAACATAACTAGCTAATGTTAAAGCCGAATCAATCAACTTACCATTAGTAGTTATTTCCTTCTTAGCTAACTCATATTCATTAAGATAATAAGCAACACAATTATCTAACTCACGGATATCATTCTTAACAGTAATGTACCAATCCATATTAATACTCCTTATTATGGTAAGATTATTATAGTTAATCTTACCACTAAGTCAATGAATTGTTTAGTCTAAATGGTTTTCGTAATATGTATGCTGTCCGTCCCATTTACGGGCATGGGCAACGCTATTAATCTTAATACTATTACCATTAATGACTCGATACTTAGTAATTTCATTACTTGTAAAATCATCTCTTTTAGGTTTTACTTGACCCGACCAATCATCCCATTCGACGTATTCTTTGCCGATTGGTTTAACTCCAACGGAATTATCACCGATTAACTGTACGACTTGAAAGCAATCTACAATCGTCATATCGTAGCCCCAACTAGCTACTAGTATATCACCAACTAATAATTCACGTACCTTACTAGCACGTTCTAGTTTACGGTCAGCCATAGTCTTTTCTCTTAGACGTACTGTATTAAAGAATACATCGATTGCATTATTCATACGTTCTAATGTTGAATATCTATTATAGAAATCTGCTTTATCACGTTTGCCTTGATATCCTTTAATGATAAATGACTTAGTGGATGGGTCTTCATCTTGTACATATACAACGGCACTCGACTTATCATCTTTAATTTCACGACCTCTTGTATCTCTAACTAACCAAGGACTCTTTGGACCTTCGTTTAATTTATCAAGTTCACGAATTAATTTTGACATTTCATCCATAATAAACACTCCTAATGGAAATTATAAATAACATTGTATTTATTTATAAAATTAATCGGGGTAATAGTGGTTAAATTCATTGGTTATACAACAGAGGGTACTGCAAGAATACTGTATGATATTAATACATCAATACAAGGAGTACTTAATTGGTTCAATACACCGTATGGGAGTTTAGATTGGAATCCTACATACGGTAGTATCGTTCAAAACTTATTATTTGAAACCAAAAATGTAACCACTGAGAATTTATTAAAAGCCGATGTTCAGAAAGGCTTCGCTACTGACCCAAGATTAAAATTAACTAATTTAACGATGTATCAATTAACAAATGGCTATACAGTTAATTGTGAAGTATCATATTTAGGTGGTAATCCAGTAACGTTAAGTTTACAGTTTGATGGTAAGGATTTAACTCAATGAGTTCATATAGACAAAATAATCTATTACGTGCAGAAGATTGGAAAAAGATATATCAAGCTGCTACTAATGTTAATTTTCAAACCACTGATTTTGCTTCATATAGAACAGCATTAGTTGATTACCTACGCACAACTTATCCAGAGGATTTTCAAGATTGGATTAATAACTCGGAAATGGTTATGTTATTAGACATGACTGCCTATGTAGCATTCAATCTTGCGTTTAAAATGGATTTAAATTCACATAATAACGTAATCGAATTAGCCGAAGATGAAACAATGGTATTGAATCTAGCCAATACTGTTGGTTACTATCCATCCCGAAATTTACCAGCCCGTTCACTAGCAAAGATTGTGTCAATATCTACAACTGAAGATGTTAAGGATATAGATGGTAGTTCATTAAAGAATGTATTAATTAACTGGAATGATTCAACCAATACAAGCTGGTTCGACCAATTTATTAAAGTTTTGAATTCAACATTTATATTGACTAATCCATTCGGTAGTCCTGTTAAAAAAGGTACGGTGGGTGATGTTAATACATATTCATATCAAATAGATTCAGAATTATATTCTAATATTGTTTATCCATTTACTGCAACCATCAATAATACATCTTCAAACTTTGAAGTTGTAAATCCTGATTTCAATGATGCATTTTTCGAACGGGCTCCTTCCCCCGAGAATGCATTTAATTTAATATATAGAAATGATGGTACGGGTAATAGTTCAAATGATACTGGGTTCTTTGTATATTTCAAACAAGGTACATTAGGATATAATGATTATAATTTCAGTTCGTTAATATCTAATAGGACTGTTGACATCTCCGTTGATAATATTAATGATTTAGATGTATGGGTACATGAAATTAATAGTACGACTGGGAAGTCAAAAGTTAAATGGACTAAAGTTGATAGTGCTGATAATGTATATTTTAATGATATAGGTAAAGTCACTAGAACAATTTATGAAGTTAAAACTAAACAAAATGACAATGTACAAATTAAGTTCGCGGATGGTATATACGGTGATATCCCTATTGGTACGTTTAGAGTATGGTACCGTACGTCATTGGGTGCATCATATACAATTACTACTAATGATATAGATAACGTCACAGTATCTGTCCCATACGTTAAAAACGATACGACATATCTATTAAAATTAACATTTTCATTAATGGAATCTGTTACTAATTCTGCCACTAGAGAGACGATTGAACAAATTAAACAACGTGCCCCACAAGTTTCATCAGCCCAAAAAAGAATGGTTACTGGAGATGACTATAATGTTTATCCATTAAAGTATGGTAGTTCTATTAAGAAATTAAAAGCAATCAATAGAACCTTTGCAGGACATTCACGTTATATTGATTTGAATGACCCAACAGGAACATATCAAAATACTAATATCTTTAGTGAAGATGGATTGATATATAAGGAAGATTCATCTATATCAAAATCTGAACCATTACCAACTACAAAGACGGTTAGTGAGTTAGTTGTAGATTATATTAATCCATTGTTATCTGAACCAAACCTAGTTAATTTTTACTATAACTATTTTCCAAATTATACATGGATTTATAATAGTACAAAGGTTGCTTGGAAGAGTACGACGGTTGGTTCTTCGACCTCAACTGGTAATTTTGTCGATTCGACTAATAGTAATGCAATATTAGCTTATAGTTTATCTAATATTAAGGAAGAAACATTAGTACGATTGGTTAATGGTGCAACAATTACAACGACCGATTCAAATTACAAGGAAGTTTGGGTTAAGGTTGTAACTATTAATACAGATGGTACTATTATTATAAATGAGCCGTTAGATTCAAGTATAACATGGTATGTCGACATATATTATCCAACGTTGAGACATAGTTTCAATGATGAAGAAGTTGTTGAGATAGAATCTCAATTATCACTCAATAATTCATTTGGGATAAGATATGACCAAATTAATAGTAAATGGATTATTGTTACTGATGATAATTTAGATACAACGAGTAATTTCTCCTTATCATTAGCGGGGGATAATACTTTATCTAATAAGGATAGTAGTTGGTTAATATTAGTTAGTTATAGTTCTACGGGTTGGACTTTTAAATTGCGTACATTGATGTATGTATTTGAAAGTTTAAACGATGTAAGATTCTTCTATGATAATTCTATAAAAGTTGTAGATATTAATACATCAACGGCATTAAACGACTATATCAAGATTTTACGGATTAATTCGAAAGCTAGTAATCATGATAGTAGTTTAGGTAGTGATTATACGTTCACACTGGTTGATTCAATAACATATAATGATGGTTACATTGAACCTCGTAGAATACAAATTACATTAAATGATTCTGATAATGATGGTACTGTTGATAATCCATTACAGTTTGTTGAAGTGGTAGAACCCGTTACAACTCAAACAGTGGAGGATAATAGATTTCTATTTTGGACTAAAACATTATCAACAGATGGGTATTATTACTATATTCCTACTACTGATATAACCATCGTACAAACAACGGTTAGTGGTGCTAGTGGAACATATTTTATTATAGATACTTTATCATTTGTTGAATGGGATGGGACAACAAGTACAACGCCTTCTACTGACCAATACTATTATAGAATAGGTAGACAAGGTGTTATATTCCAATGGAAGCATTATGCCAATTTAACACATCGTATTGACCCATCTCCTACTAATATAATTGATTTGTTTGTATTAACTAATGAATATTACGACGAAGTGCAAACATGGATGAATACTACAAATAGAGGTGATTTACCAACTCCGCCAGATAGTTCGGATTTGATGTTGCAGTTTTCAGATTTGAATTTAGCTAAGACTACTAGTGATGAAATAGTATGGCATCCAGTTACGTTCAAATTGTTATTTGGAAGTGAAGCTAGTTCAACATTACAAGCCAACTTTAAAATTGTTAAAACGGATTCAACACAACTAACCGATAATGGTATAAAGACAAGTGTTATATCTTATATTAATAAATTCTTTGATGTTGATAATTGGTCTTTTAGTGAAACATTTTCATTTACTGAATTATCAACTTATATTCATCAAAATATGTTAGGTGATATATCACAGATTGTTATCGTCCCTTCAACTGAAACATTGAAGTTTGGTAATCTATTTCAAATCCGTTCAGAATCAAATGAGTTATTTTTATCAACAGCAACAGTAAATAATGTACAGATTGTATCAAACTTAAACGATGTTAATATGAGAATAGGTAATTAGTATGGTAAACATCTTAAAATTATTAAACGAATATAGAGTATATAACGACAATACTTTAAGTGACTACTTGAAACAATACATTCAAAATCCATATATGTATAAACTGTTTTATAAAGATATATCTAATAATCCCAAGTATATGTCCAAAATTACATCCAAACTTACTAACGAATGGGATATTAAAGACAAACAAAATGACACATTACGTCAATTTAAACCTACTTCTAATTTAACAGATAAATTAACCCATATACGTGATTGGCTAACAGCTAGTAATCCAAACCCAGCCACATTTAACACCATTAAAAATATAGATGGTGCTTATCAAACTGCCGAAACTTGGTTTAATAAACAAAAAGTAACTAATACACAAGATGGTGTTACTGGTACTAAATTAATACATACATATAGTGATGGTTATAAGATATTACAATTGCTTACTCCATTAGCACTTGATTACGAGTCACAACACATGGGACATTGTGTTGGTAAAGGAAGTTATGATAAGAAAGTTACTAGTGGTAAAACTATAATTTACTCATTACGTGATACTAAAAACGAACCCCATGCTACTATGGAAGTAACTAATAACACACTTAAACAAATAAAAGGTAAGCAAAATCAACCAGTTGTTGAGAAATATCGCGACTATATAAGAGATCTTATTAATCTTAATGACTTTAAAGAAGTTAACGATATTAGAAATATAGGCATGGTTGAACTAGATAACAAGATATATACATTAAAACAACTTTATGAAATGAAAGATATTGTTGTAAAAGGAGATGTTAATTTACGTGAAATGGGATTAACCAAGTTACCTCATTTCAAAAGTATAGGTGGTAGTTTAGATTGTAGTCATAACCAATTAACGAGTTTAGAGGGTTGTCCGACTAGTATAGGTGGTGGTTTATGGTGTAACGATAACCAATTAACAAGTTTAGAAGGTTGTGCTACTAGTATAGGTGGTAGTTTAGGTTGTAATGATAACCAATTAACCAGTTTAAAATATTGTGCTACTAGTATAGGTGGTGATTTAATTTGTAGTCATAACCAATTAACAAGTTTAGAAGGTTGTGCTACATATATAGGTCGTGGTTTATGGTGTAACGATAACCAATTAACAAGTTTAGATGGTTGTGCTACATATATAGGTGTTAGTTTAAATTGCCGTAATAACAAAGTTAAATTATCTCGTCCTGAAGGTATTAAGATTGGTTGGAACTTTAGTAACTAAATAAAGTATACGTTGAGTGAACGGGGTTAATATAATGGTAAACATCTTAAAATTGTTAAACGAAGCATATGAAGTATCTACTTATAGAGGAGATACTGAATATAGTATAATTTGTACTGGTGATTGTGTTGGTGGTGATGAAGTAGCATTTGAACGTGCAACATTTAGTGGTAGTTTTAGAAGTCCACATTTTGATGGTTTTGAGTTAGTTAAGGGCAAGATTATAAAAGATTCATATGGAGCAGATAAGCAACAACATACATTCACATTACAAAAAGATGATGGTACTACGTTTAGAATTAAAGGACGTAACCTATACGGTAATGGCACATATAGAAAACGTTGGAAGAATGAAGATGAACGTAAAGTTGCACAGGATGAAAAACATGAGCGTGGTAATGCCGCAAGAGCCATTAGAGACCAACGACGCGAATTAGAAAAACAAGGATTTTAAGATATGAAATTAGGCGATATAGATTTCTTATGTGAACGAATTTCGGTAGATAATGTATATCGTGAAACAGTATCTACATTACAAGAATTATTTAAAGATAAATTCTTTTATGATAGATTTTATGATAAGATGAGTTCTGCTTTAACTAATATTGCTACTAAGACGGCGGATAATGTATTACGATGGACTAATAAGAAAGCCATTATGAACGTTAAAGTTGAATCATCAAAACAAGGTGGTGGCGGTACATCATCACAAGTTTATAAAGAACATTGTCGTATTACTAATATTGAAATACAATTACCATTGGTAAAAGAATTAAAGGATTGGTTATCGGGTACAACTAATTTACCAATTAATACTAGGGATGATATTATCGAATATATTGCTCATGTGTTTAGTCATGAGATGACTCATGCTATACAAGAATTACGAGTTAAAGAACCTGCTTATAGTGATAATCAAAAATTTAATAAGATTAAAGATAAAACCGCATTAATGCGTACTCCAGAGGAACACCATACTCAACAAATGACAGATGACTTATATACTAAGTATCTATCTACAATCGCCGAAATAGGCGCGTATGCAGGTGATGCTTCGCGTGAACTAACACATATAGCTGGTAGTAAACAAGCCGCTCTAGCACTACTTAAAACTAACGACAAACGATTGATGCAATCTAGTACATATTACACTTACTTTACTAAAGTAAAAACGAACCGTCCTGTCGCATGGAAAGAGTTTTTAATCTCATTACATTTCAATTTAACAGAATCAATTGACGAATCAGTTAAACAGAATACATATAGAGTCTATCATGGTTCTAAGTCCGATTTTAATAGTTTTATCGAGGAATATATTTCTGTTAATAATGACCAAGCACTTGGTTGGGGTTTTTATTTTACAGATGATAAGGAAGATGCACAAACATATACTAGTAGTGATGGTGGATATCTATTAGAATGTGATGTTACTATAAAGAACCCATTATCCAATACAAAACCATTCAAGTATAAAGATGCAGAGACATTAATTAAAAATACACCTAATTATTTAGATGGCCTAGCTAATTTTGGTGATGTAGATTATGAGGGTGAACGAATAGTCTTACATCAAGCCATTAGTTCCTATATCGATAAAGATATGTTAAGTTCTTCATTCGCGATTGCTAATGATTTTTATGGTAAAAATGTTAAGACATTTTTAGCAAATATGATAAAGATAGGTTATGATGGAGTTATCGATAGAACTCAGTCAGCATTACATATAGTTGTGTTCTCTCCTAACCAAGTTAAAATTATCAGTAAAATGAAAGTTTGATATAATGGTTAGTATATTGAATTTATTAAATGAGACAAATTTAGTTAATGATTTTTTAAAACAGGCATCACCTAACGAAATTAAACAATATTCAATGCGTGATAATTGCGGTATTGCTGCATTAGATATGATTGAGTATGCAAAGAAACATGATAAATTATTAACGAGGGTTAGTGGATACTTTATTGCTGATAAAATAGTAAGTAGTAAGAAGGACTTCACTAATGAGATGCGGGATGAGTTAATTCTTGATGGGGTTAATTTTAACGATGATAAATTACGATATGAATGGATAATGAAATCTAAATATAAAAATACTATGAAAGAGATACCACATTATTGGTTGATTGACAAACAAGGGAATATTTATGACCCAAGCGGATATTTACAATTTATTAAACGTGGGTATGCAACCGATTTGAATTCTTGGCGTTATAAACAAGAAAATTAAAATAAACTATTGACAACCCCGTATAGATAACATACTATAATAAATGTTAGCAAATAATGTGAAAATAAGGTTAAGATTTATTATGCAAAAATAACCCTACCCGAAAGGCTAGGGTTATTTTTTGAACATACCTGTAAATTATCATTTTGACTAACATTCACCCATAAGTTACAATCCTTATGAATTTAAATAATGAGGATTGAAATTAATGGTTAAACATATAGATGCATCGTATAACTTATTACACGAAATGAACCAGTATAAGTTAGTAGAATTAGCAGGTAGAGTTTGTTATAAGTCGGAAGATAAAATTACAGACGAATCATATAAACCGTTTATCACCACTGTTATGAAACGTGGTCATGAAGCAGTATTAGAACATGGTACGATTTATTTTAAGACATTGGAAAAATTCAAACCCTTATTCGATAGAAGTGATTATATTAAAACAATCTATAACTTCAATGACGGGTTATTATACGGTGTTGCCAACTTCAGAGCTATGCGTAATTTTATTAAACTAATCGCTAACCCATCGAACTTAAATGTTATTATTGATGGTATTGATGACTTATTATTTAAAGATATAGAACAACCCACAAATACAAGTTCAATCATATGTTACTCTATTCCATTAAATGAGTTTAAACAAGTTCCTGGTGCTGCACGGTATGAACGTAAATCTGTTAAGTTTATATGTGATAGGGCTATTGCAAATGAGATTGTAAGACATAGACCACCTTCATATGCACAAGAGTCAACAAGATATTGTAACTATGGTAAGACTAACGGTATTAGTGTTATCACTAGTGATTTCTATGCTAATAATCCAATAGCACAACCGATAATAGATAATGCGTATAAAGTATGTGAATCTGCATATTTAGAATTATTGTCATTAGGGTTTAAAGCACAAGATGCACGTGAAGTATTACCATTGGGGTTGAAGACTGAAATCTTTGTGACTTGTGATATCATTGAATGGGAATGGATATTCGAGTTACGTTGTGATAATGCGGCACATCACGAAATTCAAAAGCTAATGAAGCCATTAAAATTAGAAATGTCAAAATAAACTCTTGACATTATGATATGAATATCATAATATGATATACGTACTTAACTAAATATGATTAAGATGGACATTTTGTTACTAAAATAACCATAACCTGCAAGTTATGGTTATTTTTTTGATTATCTGAAAGTTGTTGACAGAACTTACTATTTTTGTTATAACTTAAATTATAACAATATTTTGGAGACGGACAATGATGAAAACATTATATCACGGGATTATTTTCGGGTTTATATTTGGATTAATTATGTAGTTGGTTTAGTAGGCCATGCAATAGTATTAGGATACCCTTCTTGATTTTTAATATCACGTAATGCTGCCCGGTATTCTTTGAACTGTTTAACTAGTGGTTTATTCTTTGAAATTGGACTATCCGGTAACATATAGAAATCCGTCTCACTCAATAGTTGTTGTATAACAACTTTAACTTTTTCGCATTCTTTACTTTTTAACATCGCATCGTATTGGGATAATATATCTGTTTCAGACGGTACTGAAACTGTATTACTTTTTGACCATAGTAATATATAATCATCACTTAGTTTATGTTCTGTGCTATGAATGTCGTCATCTAGCCCACCATTGTGGATTGAGTATTGTGCATTAGGAACGAGTTGTTCAATAATAGAAGATAAAATTTTAATATCGTACATAGTTAAACCTCAATTTCAAATATTTCTAAACTAGTAATGACTGCACCACCAAACGCTGCATTAGTACCATTGAATGAATTAACGTATAAGCTACCAGCACTTGCACCAACTCGAACCGTGTAAGTAACACTAGCGGAACTAGAGGTAGCAAATGAGGCTCCAAATGTCAATGTTCCTTCATACCCGGATTGTAATTGAATCGTACTAGCAACAATGGCATTTGCAGTCGAACCCGCAAATATAGCACCAACTGCACTAGCAGCAGTACTAACGCTAAATAATAAATTAGCAATTAATAATAAACGATTACCAGATTTTTTTGGTGCATAACTCATCGATATAATTTGAGTACCTTCTGTAATCTGTGGAATAGTTGCATCTACTGGTATTCTTGCCGCGGTTGATACAACAGTACTAATATTAGTTAGTGAATAATTAACAAATACACCGGCAGCTAACTTTGAATAATCAATACTAGAATTGGCAATATCATCCCCATCGATTAATCCATTAGTACCCAGATTTAATAGTTTGCAGTAAGTACCACTAACACGTTGGTATGTGGCAGAATTAGCCCCATTATTATAGATATATAAATCTCCATCACTACCAATTGCATTATTTGGAGTTGTGGAACCTGACCGAACAGTTGGTCCTTTTTTACCTATTTGGAATGAGTTACCACTTATACCCTTTATATTATCTTTCATAATATCCTCGTTCGGTTAATTTAATCTATAATATTATATATTTAAGGTTATAAGTCAAATATATATTTAAAAATTAAATTCTATATTTTCATTTATTATTATACTATAAATATACGTATATTTAATAAGAAGGGATATTGTTATGACGGGTGTTACATATACATCATTATCAATTGGAAAAGACGGTCCAAATATATTGAATGGGACGGGAATACCAAATTCTAGTATTGGTATAAATGGTGATGTTTATGTTAGAAAAGATACTACTGATATATATAGGAAAATATCAGGCACGTGGTCTCCTGTATCCTCTTCAGGTAGTGTTGTTGGTAGTGAGTCCTTCGCTACAAACGTAAGTGTTGGTAACTTAGTTTATTATAATTCTACCACAAAACAATATGAGTTAGCAGATGCGTTAATTGGTTGTAACGGTGTCAGAGGTATTAACAATAACGTATTATCCTTTAGTGATGTATTTGATACTGGAACAACCACTTTAAGTGTTGGTACGGTATATTATGTTGGTAGTTCTGTTAATAATGAACAGGGTGGTTATACTACTAATGATACTGGATTAATTTTAGGAACTGCAATTACAACTAGTTCCATTATATTAGAAGTTGGTTTACCATTCGCAGTTACATCAGAGTTAGTTAATACGAATCGTTCTAAAGTTATGAATCCACAAAATACATTTCAAGCTATTGATTTGTATATGATTCAAGAATTTATGAATAAAGCGAATCTATGGGAATCATCAAGAAGAATGCCAAACACATTAACTAGTGTTAATGGCGTTGTTGATGTTGATTTTAATAATACGAATTATTATCTTACTACTACTGAAAATTCAATATTTGCAAATCCATCTAATACAATTTTAACTAATAACGTTGGGAAACGTGGTATTATAACGGTTAAACAAGAATCAACCCCTTATACTGTTGATTTTAAAAATAAATGGACCGTTGCTGATGGGGTTGATATTACCCATACTTCAAATGCTAAAGACTTAATTGACTATTATATTAATAATGATAATCAAATAGATTGTAATATAATTAAAAATGTAATAGCACGTTCCGCGATTATAACGGTAAATCATGCACCTACTATTACATCACCTAGTTCGATTTTAACTAGTGAAGATACACCATATACCCTATCAAATGTATCATTTGATGATAGTCTTGACACACAGGAATTAGTAGCATCAACCGTAACATTAAGTTGTACTCATGGTACATTTACTGTTACCGATAGTAATGTTACAATTACTAATAATGGTACTAGTAATGTAACGGTTACTGGTATGATTGCTCAACTTAATACTGCAATGGGAAATACTGTTTATACTCCTGTATTAAACTATAATGGTAATGATTCATTAAGTGTATCAATTAATGATAATAACAATGGTGGTGGTGTATCCGCACAAATAACATCTACCAACATAGATATTACTATTAGTGCGGTATGGGATGGGTCTAGTTGGGGTCTTACAGCCATTAATACTAATGTTAATACCCCTGTCATCGTAGACACATTTATCAATCAAATAGTTAAGAACGTATCGACGGAAGTTTGGAAATGGGAGTTTACAGTACCCACTACTTCTATAACTATTGGTGGAACAAGAGTAGGTGATGTATGGGTGGTATTAGATAGTGAATTGTCTACCTCTTCTATAACATTCACCGAAGCAGTACCAACACAGGCTGGTTTATTATTAAACTTTTATGACGATACCGAATTATATTTGAGTAATAATTGGCATTTCACCGTACTATCTAATGTTACATATACAAATCATGCACCTATATTATCTGCACCATCTTCGTTTACAATGAATGAGGATACTGTTTATAATTTTTCAAATATTAGCATTAGTGATAGTGAAGACTTACATGAAATTGCTAATACAACAATTACATTTACTTGCTCGAACGGAACGCTAATATCCAACTCAACCGATGGAACACATACGATTACTCTTTCTGGTGCAGGTACTAGTACATTTAGCATGATAGGTAGAATTGTTGACCTTAACGCACTATTAACCACCTTAACATATACCCCTACTAGTAATTATAATGGTAGTGATACTATTAGTATTAGTGTAAGTGATGGTGGTAATGGTAGTGAAACAGCTGGAACTAATGTATTAACAACATCAGGAAGTATTGATGTAACGATTAGTAACGTATTAGATGCACCAGTATTAACAGTATCTGATATATATGTAACCCCAAATACAACTACCCCATTTCCAATAACAGTAACAGATATAGATTCAAGTGCAGTATTAACAGTGGAAATATCAGGACTTGGTACTACATATACTCTTAATTATGGAACTTATAATAGTGGTACTGATGTATGGAGTCTATCGTATGCAGATTTAACGGGATTAACTGTTACATCACCAGTAACAGAAGGTACAATTAGTCCTGTTATAACGGCGTTTGCAACTTTGGGTGTTGATGTGGCATCAAGTTCAAACTCTATAACAATTTATAATGCATCAATTTTAACGGTCGATAATAATACCTTGATATTAGCACCATTAACAACATCAAATCAGTACCTAGTTGATAGTTCACTAAGAAATCGTTTATTTACGATGAGCCAACCATTGAGTACTGACCATGTTTTTAATAGTACTAAATCTATTAATGGTGAGTGTACAATAAGAAAAAGAATATCGAATCCAGATAGATTTAATTTCGAAAATGGATACACGATTGAATTTTGGCATAATTACGAAGCACCCACCACTACCTTTAATCCAAATACTTATCAACTTATTAAATTAACTAGTGACGATACATCTTATATTAAATTATCGTGTGTTAGTGGTGATATGCGTTGGGATTTTTATGATACCGTAATAGGAATACAATCGGGTCAGGTTGGTAGTGCTATGTCGGTTGGTTGGCATCATATAGCATTAGTCTATGTTGGAACTATTAACATTGGTAATGATTGTGTATTATATATTGACGGTACTTCTGTAGCAACTATTCCAATTGCTCGTTCACCTAGTAATTATAATTCATATATCGAAGTTGGGGAGATAAATACTAGTAATAGTATCTATATCGACGGAATACGTATAACTAACGGTATCCGTTATACAACCACATTTACCCCCCCTGTTGATTTAACAATATATGATGAATTTACATATCAAACTGTATTATTACTAGATGCTGAACAACAAGCCGCTGGACGTAATATAGAAGACCACTCACCCGAACCATTACGGATTAATAATATGGTATCTATTAATCAACTTGTGTTAATACCTAACACAAATGGTAATACTGAATGCATCCATTTAGGTCAAAACCATAATATTCAGATAACTAATAATATAGCGGATTTTAACCTTACTACCTTTACATTAGATTTTTATACTAGAATTATAAACAATGTTTTTTATAATGGGTATATCCATATCGGTACAACGGCAACTGATGGTACTGAATGGTTCGTAGAAGTACAACCGAATTATATCTATATATATACGGGTACCCAGACATTTTTATATCCAACAATACAGTTCGCTGATATGAATTGGCATCATATAGCGTTTAGTTCGGATGGTAGTAATTTATATCTTTTTGTTGATGGTAAGTTATTATCTACTTATAGTATAACGAGTGCTGATTTTGTTAACCCATCTTATGGATTACAAATATATAAAAGTGGTGGATACCATGGTTCAAATGAATTAGGTGAATTACGCCTGTCTAATGTATGTAGATATACAAGTGATTTTACAATCCCTACATCAAGTGATTATTTATCAGCTAATGATACACAATGGGCATCGGTATTATTATTAACGGGTGCTGGTAATGTTACATCAACAACATGGACTGATGCAACATCTCGACATAGTATTACAGGTACTGGATTCGTAGTATCACCTATTAATAGCGTTATTGCCCCAACAAGTCGTATTAAAACTCTTAATATTATAGGTGGTACTGATATAACTTCGTTTTGGGATTATCAACATATATTCTCTTCAACTTCTAAAAATTATTATGATGAATCGTTCATGTTTGGGTTGGTAAATGGTAGAGAATATACTCTTGAATTTAACGTGTATATCCCATCGGGTACAGGTAGTTGCTATATCTTATATCAAGGCAGTGTACAATGTCTTAATATTCAATTTGATGGTACTAATTTAGTATTAACTTCCAATGGTGGAATACCTATTACTACTGATGTATGGCATCACGTCGCTGTTACTGGCGGCGTAAATGAAAATGTATGGATTGATGGTATATTAGTGTCTAGTATGGCCAAGAATGGCAATGCGTATGTTGATGGGGAATCATTAACTATTGGTCACCCTTGGATTTATATGGATAATGTAAGATTTACATACGATGTTAATCGTTATACATCAACCTTTACACCCCCAACAACATTAGGTACTAATGTTACTGATGATATATATTACAATAAAGTTAATCTGTTATTAACCGACTTACAAGATAGTGTCAAGTATGTATCTGAATCAAACATTAACTCACATGATGTTATTTTACAAGGTACTTCTACTATTGATACTAATATAACAAAGTTTGGTACTGGTAGTTTATTATTAGCGAATCCAACAGATGGTATCACTGATGCATGGGCTATTATTCCAGTAACTAAGAATGATAATCATACATTCTCACTACATAATACATGGACAATTGAAATGTGGGTATATCCATTAACTATTAAAAATTGTACAGTATTATCAGTCAGTCCTGATTGGTCTATAAAATTATCAAATTCGGAATTAGTATTGGATGCGGAAGAAAGCCAATATGCATTATCAATATATCCAAACATTAATGAATGGACTCATATAGCAGTTACATATGATGGTACGATATTAAGATGGTTTATGAATGGTGCTTTATCAATCTCATTGGTTGATACGATTGGTACGATTACCACAACGAATAACTTAGTTATTGGTTGTTCATTAGATAATACGTCTGTGGACGCTTTTAATGGGCATATAGAGGGGTTGCGTATCACTAGTAGTTGTTTGTACACTACTACATTCACACCCCCTACAACCTCAAATTATGGCTATGTATAAGGATAGAATATATGTCAGCAATTTCATTTATAATTAAAAAACAGAATAGTACTCCCGTGTTTCGTAACCTATTGTTATCATCAAGTGGATTGGTGGGTTGTGTTCAGTTATTAGCAGCAGGATGTGATGTTAATGATACGTATGTCACTAATGGGTTAGGACTAATTGATAACGGACCATTAACTCATATATTTTATTCACAAGATGAATTGACGTGTTTAGATAGTACCAACACTCGTTATAATAGTTCTAGTATATCATTAGATAAACCATTAATTGCGACATCTCAGTATATGAATAGTATTAATCAGTTTGATTTTAGTTCAAACATATATACGATTGAATTTTGGTATTACACTACTTCTATAACCACGTATAAAACATTATGTCGTATGGAATCACGTACTATTGAACTAAATAAATGGAGTTCCGCGATTGGTTATATACAAACAGAGGCGGGTAAGATACAAATAACAAACTTCGATACTCATATCTTTACATTTGAGGAAACTTTAAATGTTAATACATGGTATCATGTCGCATTCGTTGCCGATGGTACTAATATAAATCTATATCTAAATGGGGTTAAATCATCTACTAGTGCCGATTGTACAATGTATAATCAAGTTGGTCCATATACTTCGAGTTTTAGTAATTATGATTTTGAAGTTGAAATGTTATCCGGGTGTGTTAGTGGTAAACCTCGTATTACTAAAGAAGTAAGTAGATATACTTCTAATTTTACACCACTGGCATATGGTACGGATGGTTCGTGGAGTCTAAGTCAATTAAATGACCCATATTGGAAAGATGTTGTTTTTTATATTAATGAAGATATATCCCCATTAGGTGACTATAGAGTGGTATGGGATTCGAGTATGAGTCCTAATCGAATTAACACTTATGGTTCAAGTTCAGGTAATCATAGAATATTATTAGCATCAAATTACTCATTAACAATAATGAATCATATACATTTAAATTATAGATATTTTCTAAAATCTAATATACATACATCTACAAATTTAAATTGGTATCCACAAGAACCATTCCCACAATTATCACAGGGTAGAATTTATACATTAGAATATCAAATTTATATTCCTGATACGGTTACGGTATGGACTCCAATTATTGGTACATTAAAAGGACCACAAATTGGTATGTGGTTAACTACTGATAAACATATTTGTTTTGGTACTTTAAAATTAGATACTAGTTTATATGATTACAATGTGGGACATTGGGTGGGTACATATCCACCTACCCAATTAGTTGATACGTTGTCATTAACATCACCTATTACCACTGGTTGGCACCATATTGCAGTCGTATATGATGGTGGTGCTAATACCGTTATGTATATTGATGGCATTACATCCAGTACTATGGCTTCACAGACATTGAGTGTAGATACTACTCAAAATGGATTTGGTATATTAATTGGGGCGGATAGTTCTAATGTATTATTAGACGATTTAAGATTAACATTAGAAGTAGCACGATATACAACAGATTTCACCCCACCTAATAGTTCTCTACCAATCGGTTCTAGTGATACATATTGGGATAATGTATGGATTTTATTACAAGGTGGTGATACAGAACGACAATATGTACCATCACGTATTGGTAAGAATATTGTATTACATGGTAATACTCAAGTATTAACTACTCCAGTTGCCGTTACTGATACAAAAACAACTCCTAAGGGTTCAACTTTGTTCTTTGATAATCCAACTAAAGGTGAGACTGAGTCATGGGCTACCGTTGCCTGTGAAATGTATAATCCATATACTTGGTCGATAACAGATACTGGGTTTACTGCCGAGTTATGGGTTAATACAAAGGATAGTAGGACTGCAAAATTAGTATCTACTCGTAGTAGTGATGAATCAGGTTGGGAAGTATGGCTAAACGGTTTGGAGATTAGAGTTCAAATACATGGTGTTGGAGTTTTTAATACATCAACTGCTTTAACGATTAATACGTGGTATCATATAGCGTTTACATACGACCCTACGTCCCATTCTATAAAAATATTCATTAATGGGGTGCTTGAATCAACATCTACTAGTGTGTCACCAACTAATGGTATGAAATGGCGAGTATTGGATATTGGGGCTCCAATGAATGGTCCATTTCCTACTACTGAATCGTTTAATGGGTATATTCAAGACCTACGTATTACTAATAAATGTCTCTATACTGAAGATTTTATACCGCGTACAACAACGTTTGGTTTAACCACTTATTAGTATAAATATGTATAATGTTGACTGTAATTGGATAAGGATTAAAATATATGACTATTGATATTACTAGTATAGTAAAGATAATTCAAAAAGGTACAGAATCATTCCCAACAGGGGCAATTGTTGTTGATGATGGTGATATCGTATTTAAGATGATTGGTGATATAAATTATGTCGCTCCTGGAGTAACATTATCTTATTCAGATATACCACCAATATTGAGTGAGGAATTAAGTCCAAATGGTAATAAGAGTTTATTTTTTAATAATGTTGTTGGTTACCCATACTCAGAACCCCCTTACCCACATTTAAGTGTGGATGTATCCTCAGTCTTCACTGAGAATAGTGCATTAGAAGAGTATACATTTGAATTGTATTTTAAACCCTCAGAGCAGAGAACTGGGAAAATACTATCTACTCGTTCATGGACACGAGGGTTTGAATTGGGTTCATGGGATGCGAATTTAGGTATGGAGTCATTTAGTATTTATCAACATACTAGTATGTCGTGTGTTGCGTATTCCGCACAAAACTGGTATCATTTAGTTTATCAACAGAAAAAAGTTGGAATAGATTACATTTCAACATTTGCCATAAATGGTACAGTATATCTATCGTCCGACCCAGAGTTCACTCCTTATGGAAAACTAAATCCTTGGGGACAGTTTGTAGACTTCGGTAATCCGTATCATGCCGATTTTAGAGAACCTATACGTGGATATATCGCAGATATTGGAATTTATAAAACCGCAAAATATTCTTATTAGGGTGGTTGTTATGTGCTTCCTATTCAAAATATAAATACTATATGATGGATAGGAGGTTGTTATGAATAATCTAATAGTCTTTTTAATAATTATATTAGCATTTGTTGGTGCATTTAAGATAGAATCTACTATTAATGACGTTGTGGTTATTCCACAGGAACAAGTAGATAGAGAAATTAATAAAATATATAACGATTGTTTAAAACATCATACTATTATTAATAAAGTTGTCAATGATGATTGTAAAAAGATTGCAATTAATAACGCACAACATAAATGAAATAGATTAATTTTCTAAACAATTGACTAATGGTTAATTTCCTGTTATTTTTAAAACTAGTTTAAAATTACAGGAGTTAATATTATGAATCTTACAGTTAAGGAAATACTCGAACTTTCACCTTCTAATATTAATAAACTCAAATTTGAGTTATTAAAAGTTAACATAACTAACAAGTTAAAGAATACATTAGATGATGTTGAGTTGAATGGAGTCACTATTGAAACTATTAATCAACTTAACGATGAGTTACCAATCATCGAAGCATTAGAAATCTTGTTGGGTTTAACAGAACAACAAACAAATGAAAAATTAGTACGATTAGATGATCTAGCTAGTTGACAATGAATCGTCCTTATGTTATATTTAAATTATAAATTAAACATAAGGACGAAATTCAATGTTTAAATTAAAGTGTCAATTAACTGTCATACTCCCGGTCCATATTGTCATTCATAAGTATGTATTAAAAACAGCGATGAAAGGGTATGGCTATGTCAGAAAATAAAGAAATTAAGGAATTTGATGAAACTATATTTCATGTCGGCCCATGCCATAATACGAATATGGAAGCATTGCATTATGAGTTATCACGGGATTCATTAGTTGATTCTTTGTCTTATTGGCTAGATGATGAAGGTAATGAAAATCTAGCCAACCATGATTTGGACGAACAAGACCCTGATGGTGATTATAATGAGTAAGAAATACGTGATATTATTTGACATTAATAATTAATTGTTATAATATAATTATAGTAGGTTATAATTTAGGAACACAATGATGAAAAAAGCATATATCATGATTGGATTACCAGGTAGTGGTAAATCCACTTGGATAAACGATAATGCTAGTTGTGCTAAAGTGTTAAGCACTGATAATATCATTGACTCCTATTGTCGTCAAAATAACATTACTTATAATGAAGGGTTCAAACGTTTTATTAAACTTGCTACTAATCAGTTCAATAACGAATTATCTAATATTAATAATTATAAGGGTGATATTGTTATTGACCAAACAAATCTAACTAAGAAATCACGGGCTTATAAATTAAAGAAATTATCTTCATTCAAGAAGATAGCAGTTGTTTGTAAACTTGATAGTGATGAGTTGCAACGCAGATTAGATAATCGTTCAATTCAAGATGGTAAGACAATACCATCAAATATTATATCAAGTATGATACTTTCTTATGAACAACCAACACTAGATGAGTTTGATGAAATTATATATGTGAATGGAAAGTGATATGATTGAAATCCATACAGATGGTGCTTGTAGTGGTAATCCAGGACCGGGTGGTTGGGGTGCTATTATTGTTTATCCAACTGAAAAAGTTGAATTAAAAGGTGGTGAACCACATACTACCAATCAACGAATGGAGTTAATGGGTGTTATTAAGTCATTAGAGACAATTACTGAACCAAATGACATTATAATCCATACGGATTCACAATATGTCCAAAAAGGATTTATGGAATGGTTATCTAATTGGATTAAGAATGGTTGGGTTAATAGTAATAAGAAACCAGTCGCTAATAAGGACTTATGGTTAGCATTAATTAACGCTAGTAAAATTCATCATGTTAAGATTGTATGGGTTAAGGGACATAACGGTAATGAGATGAATGAACGAGTTAATACTTTAGCTCAACATGAGAGTAAGCATAATTAGTTCCTGTATATTACCATTTCCATTTCCTTTTCATTTTTTATTATGTATGATGTTTCATTGAATTGTGATGAGAATATTTTACGATATTCTCTATATTTTGGTGAGAACCATATATTATAACGTGGAATGATATATCTATACCAAACATAGTCTAAAACGTTATTAGCATCGTATGATAGTTCATTCGGTTCTGTTATCTCAATAATCCCATTAGTTTTCAATATTCGTTTAAATTCTAGTACCAACGCCCCTAAGTCTTGCACGTGATGAATTACGTTTTGGCATTTGATACAATCGACAGATGAATCGTTTATTCCAATAATTCTATTTTGTTCTATGTCATAAAGATAATCAAGTGTGAACGTCGGTTCAATATCACAGGTGAAATATCCATCTGTTGGTGAATAGCCGGAGCCAAAATCTAACTTAAACATAGATGACCCTTCCCGTTAATAACATCATTAAACTCTAATGTGCTTGTACTATTGGGCAGAATAATAAGGTTGTCATGTGTATTATCGTGGTGGAATGACCAAAAATTAAAATTATTACGAGTAAGAGTGAATACATTGTAGTTTTGATGTTGTTCTATACTATATGGTTCATCTATTATTTTTGAGAATATAGAAGTCTCTATTGGAATATCTTTCATATCTTCACAAAACGTTAATCCTATATTATTAGAACTAGCATATTTTATAATATCATAGTATGTACTGAAATTGCCAATTCTTGACATAAAAACATTTAATCGTACATTACAATGATTTTGTAACTCTTTAATTTTAAAAAGAATATTATGGTTTTTGAAGTTTGGCATACTTATATTAATATTTGTAATACCGGCATTAATACAATCATTGTAAAATGAAATATCACCTTTGCCATTAGTCGTAAGGTTGTATTGTTGTGCTTTATTTAATGGTATAATTGTATTTAATAGTTCAATGGTTTTGGTGGGATAATCGGACAACTCACCACCCATGAATGTCATATACTCTACATCAGGAACATTACTTAGTGCCAATAAGGCATTAGAAGGGGTTAAGAATACCCCTTCTTTATGTTTTTGATAACAGAATGGACAATTAGAATTACATTTGTATGTTCCAATTATCCTTATACCTGTTATATTAGCCATCGCTGTCTTCATCATGAATAAGTGACATTTGCCCACACGCTGCATTAGCTTGTATTTCTGCTTCGGTTGCAATGGCAATAGCACAATCAAATCCAACATCTTCAACGGTTTTAAGTAATTCTTCTTTAGTCATTTATATTACTCCTTATATGTTGTTCTTATAATGGAACAACGTTTTAATCCCCGATTCGTCCGAACTAACGTTTTCATTAATTGGGGATATCTTAATGAAGACTGTATCTTTATCGAACTGAGTAAGTAAGTCACTTGGTACAAACGGGGTATTTTCCGATAGTGCAAAGTTTAAAGTTACTTTCCATGGTCGATTAGGAATACTATTGTAATAGTATTTGATAAGTTCACCAAGTTCTTTATTATCAATTACTAATTTATTTTGAAGCCATTTACGATAACTATTATCTGAGCTATGGATTGAAAACTGTAACTCGAGCCAATCTTTACCGTATATTAGTTCCAACTTCATTAACTTATTAACGAGTTTATACGATTGACTTATACCAATGGTCGATATTTGAATTCTTGCCATTGGGTACTTATCTTTAATTAATCTAATACCGTCAATGACGTTATCGATATTTAGACTTGGTTCGCCCATACGAGTAAAGAGTACTCTGAATATTTCAGAATCATTAGGTGATTTAACCTTATTAGTAATAGTCAAAGTATGTTTAATGGCCATTTCAACTTGGTCAAATATTTCCTGACTAGTTAAGTTTCTAAATCCTTGTTTTTCTGTTAGTTTATTAACGGCACAGAATTTACATTTTATTGGACAACCACTTTGAGTGGAAACGCCAATGCACCATTTTTCATTCCATAAATCCATATCTTTAAGATTTATATCTGTCGCATTGTTTTGTTTGCCGGTTATTCGTATTTCGGTACTTTTTGGTAAACAGGTCGAAGTTGTTTCAATCTTCATATTATCATGTAACAATACAACCCCTACCCAACCGTTTGTAAATTTTCTAATCTTTGATAATTTCATGATAGAAAATCCTTATAATGAATACATTAATGTTTGTAATTGTTTTTTAAGTTGGGCGGTACATTTGACTTCTTCGAGTTCTACTAAAAAGCCATAAGTAAATGACCAAACTTTACAATCACATCCGCTTGCGTTGATTTGACCAATAAACATAACGGTACTATGTTTAACTACATAATAGTAACCGTCACATTTAAAGATACCATCTTTCTTAGTTTTAGCGTTCTCTATTAACTTTTGTAATATATCTCTTTTCATAACTACCTCTATATGTTAATTTATAACTTTAATATAACATAAAACATACATACTGTCAAATGAAATAGTCATTATTATGATTCACGAATGGCTATTTGATTGTCGAAACTTTTTCAATATTCAATAGAAAATTCAAATGCTTTATTTTTAGATACAATTACCATTTCAAAATCGTCCATAAATAATAAGATTTTTTTACGTTATTAAACTGGTTTATAAATATCTATCCCAGTATGCCTCAATTAGACCGTAGCACCCCTCATCACTTACCCCTTCTGCAACTATGACGGATTTGTTATTTGGCAAAAAAATATAAATACTTATATATTCTGACCCACAAGAATGCGACCTTGTAATCACAAATACGTCACCTTTAAATTTTATTTTGTATCTTTCGCCTTCCTCTTTTTCAAGATATTCAAAACAATCAAAACAACCTAAATCTACAGTCACCCCTTCTTCCTTACGCCCTTCGGAGTTTATTATCTCTATAACTTCGTCCATGGTTTCTTTTTTGGTTACAACGAAATCACTACCCAAAAATATTAGGGCTTCTTGGTTCATGTACTCCGCGAAACCAAGAATATCCTGTGGGGTAATTTTGTAGCCAAAGCCAATAGCTGTTTTTATTTCGTCGACGGTCGATTTATATCTATGTTTATTTTTTTTGAATCGGTTGCCCATTTCACCAAAAAACATATATTTTATGTCATCCGGTATTTCCCCATTAGTTTTTAATGTGATAAAAATACGTGCATCTTGTATTTCTTTATCGGTAGCTATGTAAGAACGTTCTTCTACAAACCTAGAAGGTTTTTGGGTTGCAACATAATCAAGAACCGCCATGTCTCCTATAAAACGGTAGATTACTTTAAAATTATCTATTTCCATAATTTGGCATGGGCGGCTAGTTTTTTTAGAATTTGAAAAAACTCTACCTGTATATATTTTATAATCACACATTTGTAACTACCTCTATATGTTAATTTATAACTTTAATATAACATAGGCTTAATTAGTTGTCAACTTCAATATTGACATTATGTTAAAATAACGTTATAAATATTTCATAATTTTAAACAGGAGTGAGTTTGAACAATGTTACCTGTAACAACTGATAGTCTTTCTTTATATATGTACCAAATCAAACAATTTCCATTGTTGACATTGGAAGAAGAAATGGATTTGGCGAATCGATATATACAATCACAGGATGTAAATGCCGCATATAAATTAGTCACAAGTCATTTACGCTACGCCGCTAGTATAGCATTCAAATATAGGGGTTATGGTTTGCCGATGATGGATATTATATCCGAAGCTAATATTGGACTAATGAAAGCTCTTAAACGATATGATCCAACAATAGGTAGGTTTGTAACGTATTCTCGGTTATGGATTAAAGCTCAAATACATGAATTTCTATTAGCTAATGTGTCAATGTTAAAGATATGTAGTAATAAGACTCGTTCAAAACTACTAAAGGGATTACATAATTTAACTCGGCAGTTACATTATTGTCAAGATATTGAACAAACATATATTACTGTTGCTAAAGACATAGATGTAACCGTAGATGAACTTAGAGAGTTCCAACAGAGGTTTTACCCTACTATATCATTAAATTGTCCACAGGATGAAAACTCATCGGCGGCAACATTACAAGATAGAATTGTCGATGAAACACCATTAGTAGAGGAAGTATTAATCGAAGAACAAGAAACTACTAATGTTAATAAACAACTATATGATGCATTTAGTAAATTGGATGAACGGAAACAGTATATTGTTAAAAATCGATTCTTAATTGATAAACAAGAATCATTAGAAAGTATAGCACAAAAGTTTAATGTTTCAAGAGAACGTATAAGACAATTAGAAACTATTGCTTTAAATGAAATGAAGCGATACATGGAGCAACAAGGATGAATATCTTAACTCAAATTGAAGAGTATACTCCGGGTAAGTATCTTAAATTGAATAACATACCGACGGATAAAAAGTTGTTCTTATCTCAATATAGAGATGAAGTACATCAAACGTTAACTTTAATGAAGTTATATAACCAGTATCTAATAGATAACAACTTAGTATCCGCCGAAACAGATAATAGACGATTGAATGCACTTATTGGCGAATTGGATACGGTTTCTAATGTGGTTAATGTTGGTATTCAAAAATTAGAAGAAGCTAGTTATTCTAAAACCACATTGGAAATTATAAACGTTCTACAACTAAGTATGAATTATTATAAAAGTCTTAATATAAAATTATCATCTATATCTCCAAAATTATTGAATATGAATGAACGTTTGATAAACAAGATTAAGTCATTATACTTTAAATATTAATTGTTGACAGATTCATTGAGTTATGTTATATTAAAATTATAAGTAATTTAAGGAGATAACAAATGTCAAAGAAACAACAAATTATACAACTTATTAAGGAATTTAAATCAATCCCTAAAATGGTTCGGGACGAAACTGACCCGTTTGATTTTATTATGTCTGATAAAGATATAGAAGATTGGAATAAACGTACTATTGATGATGAAGCATTAATGAGGGATACTGCTAAAGAATACAACATCGATTATGATTCCGTTTAATAATACTAATTAAAGGATATATACAATGACAAGAGAAGAAAAAGAATTCATCCAATCCACATTAAGTAGTTTTAAGCAATTATTAATAAAAGTTCATAATTTACCATGTGATGTAAAGGATGGTATGGGTCCTAATGATGACCAACTAACTACTTTATATCATAATAGCATTAAAGCTATTAAACTTATTGATGATTCTATGATTTATGATGAATAGGTTAAATATTTTAAAATAGGTATTGACTCATTTGTTTAATATGTTATACTTAAATTATAAACACATAAAGAAATATATAGAAGGAGTCCCCCATGTCAAATGTATTAATGGTGGTATGTTTTGAGTTACTGTTACTTATTACTCTATATTCGTATCATTCGTACCTCAATATTGCATTGGTGTTATTTAGTAATATTGCGTTGCTAATGGTACTATTATGTGATGTCCAGTTAGTTATTTTGTTAGGTACTTATTATGGTTTGTTGACTTCGGTCCCATTAACTATCTATTTTCTATTAATGTTTTTAGTACAACAAAAAATAATACATTATGATTATGAATCTGACAATCGATGGAATAAGGGGAAGTAATACCATGAAACGTCCATATTATGTATTGACGAATTATAATAGTGCAACTAATAGTTATGACGATGCGGTATACAAAGTACGAGTTGTACATTATGATAATGATAAAATGTTACATATCGTATGTGCCGATGGCTTGTTTAGTGATAATACCTATCTAGATAGATTAAGTGATGGGAGTTTACAGTCCCCATCTCCAAAAAACTTAAAACAACACAATGTTAATAATGTATTGGTTTAGGTGACTGTCCATATCAACATAAACGACTATGTAATGGTGAGGTCGGACTAATAATGAGTATAGATGTTACTTTTATTATTTCAAAGGATTGTCAACAACGTTGTTGGATTAATGAATGTACTTATTGTGGTAAACGAGGATTTGGTACTATGGCTGGATTCTTCTTACCAGTATGTGATGAGGGATTATCATATATTCAAAAGTATATTGATTATAAACTTACTAAGTGTGAGTTGTTAGCGTTCTTTGATACTCACAATATTGGTTATCGTGATATAGAATGTAATATTATTAAGTATGGAGTTCCTAATGTTTAATATATTTAAACGTTTAATGTGCCAATATAAACATCGTCATGATAAGAAGTTTGGTCCTGGAATGGTACGGGACATAGATGTCACATTAATTGATAAGTTCGGACATAAACAATATGGCCATATTTACGAATGTACTTTCTGTGGTAAACGTGAATTTGATATTATGGAATCGTTTGCTCCGTCTTTTGATGATCTTGGGTTATTCTCAATAAATGATTATATCGAACATAAAACTACAAAGAAAGAATTATTAGAGAGGCTTGAGTTTAATCATGTTGAATATGATGACTTAACAGATTGGGATACTCATTTTTAACATTGGAGAAGTAAAATGGCATTATATAAGGTTCGCGGCGGAGCATCACAACAATATTGGACTGTTAATGGGGAAGAGTATGGCGGTAATTGCGTTAAGGATGATAGGGGAGTTTACTGGTATGATTATCATCGCGATACTTCATACGACAGTCCTAATGTTAATAATGAACATGACATTACTCCTATATCAACGAAACAACAATGGACTAACCATATCATCAATCTAGTATTAATTGTTTGGTTGGCTACTTTAACAACTCAAATTGTGATATGTTTTAATGATTGGAATATTAAAGCATTTATGTTATTTACCCTGTCAAAAGTCGTTGACATTGGAATGGGCTATTTTCTAATAACAAAGATTAATAGGTTCATTAATAAGGGTTACGATTAGTGGGGAATTTATAAATGAGAAGACCTCTTAACCCATATCAAACCAGGTACTACTTTACTGAATACCAAAGTAGTGATGTGAATATCATCACGCGCAATCATGTAACCTTGGGTGGTATATTACCACGTTTCAAGTATGTCAGTGGCGATTTTGATTGTAGTTATTGCCAATTAACAAGTTTAGAAGGTTGTCCTATATATGTGGGTGGATGGTTTCGTTGTAGTGGTAACAAATTAACAAGTTTAAAATATCGTCCAATTTATACAGGTGACCTTTTTATTTGCGACAAAGAAACGTTACTATTGGCGACAACTTTATAACTTAATAGAGTCATTGTATCTTATAGTGACAAAGACTAAAACATATTAAAAAAGGGTAGTTTAAAACTACCCTTTTTATTTTAGTCCCCTTTAATAATAGTTAGTAATTGTTTATCGTAAGCTCTACCCCAATTACTAATGTATGCTTTGAAACGTTTAAATAAGTTTTTGATGTTTTGTAATATTTCAGGTATTAGTGTTTCATTAATGGATTCACCCATATCTTCTTTATTCTTACCTGGGATTTTACCACCCTTAACTTTATCTTTATATTTTGCAAATTCTAAATCATAATTAGCACGAGTATCAACATGGAATCCAGCTTTTTTAACTTCTGAATACATCTTAATAATTTCTTCTAATTTTTGTTTGAGTTGTGGGGTTAGTTCTTCATTAATGCTATTAACAATACCTTCATTATTATAGGTATATGTGGTATGTTCATCTTTAATAGCGTCTAGTTTTAATTTAAGTTCTGGAGGTAGTATAGTTTCGAGTTTGGCTAAAACAGAAGCGGCATCAATATACTTAGATGCGTTTTTTGATTCGAAGTCTTGTATCTTATCGGATAAAGTTTTTGGTAAAATCGTCTTTAAGTCTTTCAAAACTTTATCCCAACTGATTTTAGGTTTAGAATCTTTATTACTACGTAAGATATAAGTACAAGTTCTAACTATACGAGTATATATTGAATCTTCCGCGTCAAATAAATCGGCAATGATGTTACCAAGTTCAACATTCATTGTTTCTTTAATCTTAACTAACCTGTCAATGGTTTCACCTAACTCGTAATAGTCTTTAGCCATTCTAGTAAATGACGCACTTCTTGACCCTTCTAATACAGCAATAACTTTAGTAATTTTACCACTAGCATCATTAATTAGATTATAGTTTTCATCTGTTTCAAGATAAGTAGTTAATGGGTCGTTTTCTTTTCTATCTTCGGTTAAGTTTGAAGCAAAATCACGTTTAATGAGTTCTACTATATCCTTAGGGACAATAATATCACGACGTAAATTATCCAATACTACTTTATATGACTTATCATCAACTTCTGCTTTATTCTCATACCCTTGTGATTTTAACCATGCAGCAACTTGAAAAAAGTCTTTAGGACAATTTAGAACTACATCGTCCCCTATTTGTTTACCTATGTGTGGCATCTCATTAAACTCCAATAAGTTAATTATTAACTATTTATTATTTTGGCGACGTTGGTTGATAAGTTCAGCATTTTTACGAGCTTGTTCTCTAACCTTTTTCCATGTTTCTTCCGACCAATACTTAGTGCCTTTACCACAACCGTTATCAATTTCACCGTTTCTATATTTTTCTTTGAATGCTAATATGTTTTTACGTTTATCAATAGACTCACTATTAATATGTTCCCATCCACCTTTACCACCTTCATGTAAATTATAAGTATCCTTACGTTTACAGAATTCTTTAGTTACAAGGTATTGTTCTAAATCAGATGCATCTTGTTCATTATCAAACGTGGCTAATATATCTTTTTTAAAGTTGTCTAAACCATACTTTTTTATGGCTAGTATTATTACTTTACCACTTCCCATATATGAGTCTTCTGTTGGATTATCATGTTTGCGTTTACCAATGTAAATCTTGTTATTTATTTTATTAGTAATCAAATAAACATAATGCATCAATTCACGTCCTACTAACGTTACAATTATGTTATTTATAATTTGGAAAATTTGATTTTCTCTTGTATAATATCTTTTATATTGTTATAATAAATTTATAACTTAATGAAAGGTTCTAACATGATATGTATTAAGGTCTTGCCGGATTTAGATACAGGGTTCGTATCAGTAACTTATTATTGTCCTAATGAAGAAGTTGGTGTAGCAAAATTAAAGAATGGTGATAAGGAAATGGTATTTCCTGCGAAGTGTGGGGTAACATTAAGAATGAATATTGGTGATATCATCCCCAATTATAAGGAATTATCATTATCGGAATTAGATGCAGAATTTAGTGAGTTAATCAATAGTGATATGAATGTTCAAACTTTGATTGATATTGATCCGGATGGGTTATATAAAGTATATGAACGCGGTAATAAACAACCATTTATGGATACGATTGATATATGTTTAATGGTTGGAGCTATGTTATGTGTTGCTATTAAGGCGTATTTTTATTATATAGGATAGTATAGATGGTATATGTAATATTATCATTTGGAATAATTATGCTATTCGCATTTCTAACGCTATTTGTAATTTGTGATATCGATGATAGACGTTGTGAAAAGGAGATACTTGCCACTATAAGAAGAATTATTATTGATAGTAATAGCATGAATACATGGGTGATTACCGCTAATATACAGTCTAAGATACATCAAGCTAAAAAAGAGGGCATGTTATTTATTAAATTTGATTTTTTTGAGGATTGCCTTTTGTACGAACCCATGCAATTAGGGTATGATATTCCTATTATAATGTCTAAAGTAATTACCAATCTAACTGATAATGGGTATGATGTCCATAATATCGACTATTGTACTATTAGAGTTTCATGGAGTTAAGACAATGTTTAACATATTTAATGGTATGAAAAAATATATGCAGAACAGCAATTTAATTACTAGTTATGAACTTGTGACACCAATTAAGGAATTACCAACAGCACAAGAGTTGAAGACTGTTAAACAAGATACGCCATATAATAACATATTACCAACAGTACAAGATTTGAAGTTGAAACACGTTAAACTAGTAAATATCCCACATAATAAAGAATTAGCCGAATTAAGATTGACTAGTTATGAACAAAGAATATTTGATAAAGAATTAAAATATGGTTTTAAAAACCTCAAACGTACTATTGGTGGGGCTGTTACTATTGGACGTACTTATGTTAATACGACGGTGTATACATCAAAAGAAAATTCTTACGGTTGTGCATCACTTCCTAATTTTAAACAACGTGAAATTTTAATTAGTAGATTAAAAGAACACGGTTATGATGTGGAATACCGTAAACCTTATAACTCATATCAACTTCATCCCGTTGAGTTTCAAATTAGTTGGGATGACCCGAATATTGAGGCAACAACGACCAATACAACAATGATTACCGCGTATGATGCGAAACAGTTATCTGAAATAAATAGGACACAACTTAAAATAACAAATCTACCATTAATATTAGATAATATTGCATATAACGTAGTAAAAGCCAATGATATGGGTAGAGAACAAATAAAATACATTATTCCATCATGCTTAATATTCGACCTACATTTTCAACTCTTACAACTCAAAAGTGAATTAATTAATAAAGGATATACTGTATTATTATATGATACTGATTATACTTGTCATATGATAATATTATGGATATAAAACAACCGTATATTCCATGTCTACCGTTTAACATTCAAAGGAGAACGAGATGTTATCACTAATTAGTATTATACTTGGATTCACAATAGGTCTAACAACATTCACCATGTTTGTTCCTGATTGGGTTGAACGATATAAGGATAGAAAAATACCTAAAATACCAATGTCGGCAACCGATACTAAATTATTACAGGAAGAAAGTTTAAAACAGAAAGTACGGTTATTACTACCTGTTGTATTAAAAGATATTTCACGTGAAATTAATAGTGAGGCTAAAAAGTGCCATAATACAGCATATTTTACGTTTGTTTATGAATGTAATATACCTGAATTAATTCATACAGTAATGGAACAATTAGTAGGTATGGGATATGCTGTCAGTGAAGATGAGGAAGATGATGAAACATATATCACCATACGTTGGGATTAGGACGATTTGACTATTGACATAATTTATGATATAGTTTAAACATAACGAAAAGGAGAACTAAAATGATAGATACGATATGTATGTTTGTTCTTGTTATTGGTGGTGCGTTACTATTGGGTATACCGTTGGGATTTGTAAAAGTAACTAAGGATGGTAAGATGTTTGAAATTATTAAAATTGACAAACCAGAACTTACCCCTACAATTAAGAAGATATCAGTTGTACCTATTAATGGCGATATGATAACGGCTGATGATGCATTTAAATATACTAATGAAGCAAAAGAAATGCAGGAAAAGAGTGATGACCTTGTATATCCATTAGTTGCGGAATATGTTCAATCGGTTATCGTTAAATCATCAAATAAGGGTGAAACATATACATATATTTCCATATATGAAAAGATTCGCGATTCATCGAATAACCCGATAAAGATATATACCTACTTTATAATAATCGAACGTTTACTCAATGAGTTGAAAGAAGCCGGATACGATGCCAAGAGTACAGATTTCGCATCAATAAAAGTAAGTTGGGAATAATAGGGTGATGAGAATGTCAACATTTATTAATGTTAAAGATATTAAACAACAGAGCAAGAATAACGTTAGTGATAATATAACTAAGTATGTCCCATTGTATATGAGTGATATCATGGAACGTATTAAAAAGAGTGTTAATGATGGTTGTCACTCCTTGTACTACAACTTTACATCTACGGTGCCAGGTAAAACAACAGAGTATATTTATGGAGAAATACAGGAAAAGGTAATAGCACGTATTGCGTCTAACTTGTGTGAATTAGGATATGACGTTGATACATTATTGCCTTGTCACATAAGTATAGGATGGCGATATAGGAATAGTGATGGTAAATTTAATACTATGCAAGACTTTAACTCCGTCAAATATCTAACTGATACATTGAGTGATATTTTCAGTTTGGATTTCAAATCAGATGGAGGAAAACATATACTTATTTATTACCCTGAATGTATTACCGACAACAATGGTGAACATCATGAGTTCAGCCAACTTTCTATTAAATTACGTCACCATATCGTTAGTTTAATGAGGGACCGTCTACCATCAGAGTACGATTTGATTGGTAATGAGGAATATACTTCACTAAAAATAACATATACTCCAATTACTACCCAACCACTCACTAATACCAAAGAAGACGTTTACTATGTCGATTCAAAACTAGAACAGGAAGGTAACTAAAATGGTTAATGATAATGAACTATCTGTAATTGTGAAAATGGCAATCGCCGATTCTCCAGATTACAATATTCCAAATGCTGATGCTTTTATTGCCACCAGTCCGCTTGATTATGCAGAAAAACAAGAACTTTACAAACTTAAAGAACGTACTATTACAGAACTAATTAAACATAAGCCGATTAATATAGGAACTCGTTCAGAAACAAAAGAACAAACACATCGTATTAGGAATAATATTAGGGATCGTTATCTTACTAAATTCAGAACCCAATGTACTCATGGTATTGATAACTCAGCTAAAAATGCCAAATTATCATGTACGATGAAATTTGAACGCCCCTGTATGACGAATATTATATCCAAAACGGAGATGGATGAGATATTCGATTATTGTATATCACAATTATATATTTACTTATGTGACTTAGAATATACTGTTACCCGTTCCGATGTTAAAGAAGGTAATAAAACACTCGTAGAATTTAAAATTAGTTGGGATTAATTATTAGGTAACTAGTTGACAACAATGTCGTATTATGTTATATATAAATTATAACGTAATACGACAACGGAGCAAACGAATGACCAATATGACCAATATTATCAATCCAAAGGACGCAAGAGTAATTACCAATAATAATAACGATAAGTTACCTAAGGTATCCTTTAATACTAGACAACCATCAACTTATAAATTTGACATAGTAACTCCCGATAATATCGAGGTTTACTTCCCAAATTATAAAAAGATAATAACTGATAATATAACGGCTGTTGCCGATAGTGGACAGTTTGAAACTGAAATACCATTCCATAAATGTAATATTGGCGGTAATATTAGATATGACCAGTTAGGTGATGTTATAGCTAAGGAATTACACGATATGGGGTATGAATCCCATTACTCATTCTGTCAAGACGTATTGTTTATTTCTTGGTATGAAGGTCATGTAGTACCAAAAATGTTTAGTATAATTTAAAATAATTATTGACAAACTTTCTAGTTATGTTATAAATAACGTTAATAGGATGAAGTGTTTGAAATAATCATTCAAGACTCGGGATGCAACGCCCGACACCTCCACCATCTCCCATAAGGGAACACTGTTAGATGAGCTTATTCATTGTTTTTTTGGATAACTTCACCAGTTTTCATTGTTTGTTTAATAGTGTTCCCTTATGGGGGTGAATTAGGTTCGATTGGGTGAAAAAGAGACATGGACTATTCCCGTGCAAACTGGGTTAACGTAAGAAAGCATGTAAATGCAAATGACAATATGGCTACAAGAATGTTAGTAGCTGCCTAGTCCTAACGGATTATAGGTGAATACATTCTAAAGGGTTTTATGGGTTGCACCTAGTAACAGAAGCAACCCTTTTTTATTGACTTATGTTAAATTTTATATTATACTAAAATTATAAACAGTAATTTGGAGTTTAATATGAAAAAGTTCATCATTGTATTATCAGTAACAATCGTTTGGAATATAATATCAGAATCACAACCAGTTAAAGTACATTGTAAACCAAAACAAGTGTTCGAAGTCTGTGATTGTACAATGACTCCACCTAAACCATCGATATTAAGTTTGATTAATAAAAAGTTAAATAGTGATTACATTGTTACGAAAGGAATATTAATAGATGGAACAATTGAAAGCACTAATAGTTAGAACTTTAGTTTTCATATTATTAGTTTATTTACCTAACAACAACGGGAAATTGTCGATTGTTATGTTGTTCACTATCTATATTACTATTATGATGCTATTTAGGATAACAATAACAACGATAATTGTTAATATTAGTAACATTTCTGTTGATTTGTTGACTTACATTAAAGAAGTTATGTATATTAATAAGAAGTATATTGATTCATACATAGTTGAATTATTCATTACTATTTTTTGTTGTATGGACCACATTACTCCATTATGCTATATTTTACCAATACATTGTATGTTATTAGTAATTAATCAAATAACTCTTAGTTATGTAATAAACAAATCAATCAAGTAGTGAATTCCTATCACACGACGTAACTACTACATCTGCATTTTGTGTATTATCACTAGACACTTGTTTTGGTTTCCTTAGTGATTCGATTTGATTTTTTTGTTGTTTAAGTTTGAGTTCTTGCATTTCCATACGTTTTTCTATCTTGGCAAGTTTAGCGGACATTTTAGTATTGAGGAATTTATTAGCAACGTCTGCAATACCGGCAGTATACTTTGTTTCAACATTCATTGATAAATCTAATAAGTCTTCAGCTGCAGTCATTGCTCTTTGTGATATAATGTCTAATTCCCGTTCGACTTCGAGTAATTGGTCGTCATCACTAATTTCAGTAGACATAACATCATTGAGTCTAATATCCGTTTCAATTAATTGCCTTGATAAATCATCCATATTAAATATATCTGCTAAATGGTCACTCATTTCTTTAACCTTATTGTTTTACGTTTAACACGTTTTGATGCATACGTGGATATTGAAGTAACCGGACCAACATGATGTATTAACTCTATTGTATTGATACGTCTTACACAGTATTTGAATTGTTCTAATTCATCACGTAAGAATATATTAATAGGCATCTTCCTATTAGATTCCCACCACCATGTACTGGCTAAATCTAAGAATAATTTTAATTGAAATTGTTTGACATCATTTAAGATATAGATGTTTGTAACTCTCTTAGTTTGATTTTGGACTAGACCAAAATATAACTCACCCGTCTTCTTATTCTCTAATACGGATAAGAATGGAAACTTTACTTGACGTTCTAATAATTCATTAAACATTACAAAAATCCCAACTTTAAGTATAACATATTTATAATTCTTAAAATTGAGTATATTTTAATTTATTATCTTATTCCGCCGTATGTAATGATTGTTCTATTGAAGATATTAGGGAATGGTAAGTATGGGTTAAAATAACCATCGAAGCATACTATTGTACCAATGAAACAAGTAGAATTACAGATTGTTTGTCCCTTTTCATATCCATACAGTAATAATCCATTAAGGTATTTAAGATGTTGATTCTGTAATGTTATAAAATACCCAGACCTCCGCAATATTAAGTTATAATAATCACCTTTTACATCATCATCACAGTTTAGACTATTATAGGGTTCTAAGTTTCGTTGGTTCATATATCATCCCTTTCATTTAGTGAATTATAACAGTTAACTATATATCAAACAAGTTTTAAAATAGTTGATAATCATTTTGACATTATAGAGAGAATCTTTAAACTACCAATTATGTTCAAATAATAGGTGGTAATATGTATATTGACGCAATTAACGAAAAATCAGTAATAAGAGTTGCAGAACGTATAAATGGTACAAGAGTATTAAATGATTTACCTCCAGTATATGAATTCTATTATGAAGATGGTAACGGTGAACATATTGCAACAACGGGACATCGAGTTACTAGAGTTGAATGTGCTGACAATGGTGATTTTTATAAAAAGAAAAAGATGTACAAGGAATATGGTTTATTTGAAAGTGACCATAATGTAGTGTTTAAAACGTTGAACCGTTACTATGATGGTAGTGTACCCGATTTACATATTATGTATTTTGATATTGAAGTTGATTGGGATGCAGAATTAGGATACGCATCAGTAGATGACCCATTTATGCCTATTACTGCATTTTCATGTTATTTGAATTGGGTTGATACATTGTTGGGGTTAGTTATTAAACCAAAGAATATGTCAAAACAAGAAGCAGTGGATATCTGTTCAAAATTTGATAATGTTATATTGTGTGATTCGGAAGAAGAGCTACTAGATAAGATTATTGATTTATTTGACGATGTTGATATACACAGTGGTTGGAATTCAGCCAAGTTCGATATTCCATATATAACGAATAGAATTGCAAGAGTTAAAGGTAGTAGTGTATTAACAAAGTTATGTTTATGGAATAAGATGCCTGTTACAAAAGTTGTACAGGAAACAGAATCATCAACTTATACTACATTTGAATATCCAGGTAAAATCCATTTAGATTATTTGGATTTGTATAAGAAACATAACGGTGCAGTACAGGATTCCTATAAATTAGACTATATTGCCAGTGTTGAGTTGGATGACCATAAAGTTCAATATGATGGAACATTAGATGAGTTATATAATAATGATTTTTCTAAGTTTATTGAATACTCACTATACGATACTCACTTATTAAAAAAGTTAGATGATAACTTCAAATATATAACACTATTCAATGAAATCGCCCATAGTATTGGTGTATTAATACCAAGTGTTATGGGTACGGTTGCATGGATTGACCAAGCAATTATTAACGAAGCACATCATAATAACCTCATTGTTCCGGATAAGAAAGACCCACCCATAATCCCCACAAAAGCAGCCGGTGCGCGTGTTGTAGACACGATTGTTGGATTACATAAATGGATAGGCAGTATTGACGTGAGCTCGATGTACCCGTCTGATATACGTTCCCTTAACATGAGCCCAGAAACTATATTTGGTCAAGTTAGACCTATATTAACTGAGGAGTTTTTATTCGATAAAGTGGATAGGTTAAAATTAACAAGTAATAAAAAAGGCGTTCCGACAATCGATTGGGCGGAAGCATGGAACGGATTGTTTGCCACACTAGAATATGATTTGGTTATTACTAAAGATACAAAAGAACAATTGCTTGTAGATTTTGAGGATGGTAGCACTCATAATATGACTGGTGCCGAAATCTACGAATATGTTCATAGTCATAACTTGGTTATTACGGCTAATGCTACAATATTTAGAAAAGATAAACCGGGTGTTATTCCATTACTGTTGGGAAGATGGTTTAAAGAACGTAAAGAAATGAAAGCTAAAGCTAATGAATATGCAGATTTAGCGAGTACATTGGCGGGTCAAGAGAAACATGATGCATTATTACAATCCGCTTATTGGAATAGACAACAACAAATTCGTAAGATTCAGTTGAACTCATTATACGGATGTTTGTTGCAAGAAGGTTCGAAATTTTACGATAGACGTTTGGGTCAATCTACTACATTGACAGGTAGAATGATTAATCGTCATATGTGTTCAAAAGTTAATGAAATTATTACTGGAAATTATCATTACGAAGGGGTGGCCGTTATTGCGGGCGACACTGATAGTTGTTGGAAATCCGCCATTTTGAACACGAGTCTGGGTATTAAAAACATAGAAACATTATTTAATGAATGCCAAATCAAGTGGAATAACAATGATAAAGAATATGCCGTCGATGAACGTGTAAAAGTATCTACATATCAAAATGGTACAGAACAATTATTACCGATAAAATATGTATATCGACATAAAGTCAGTAAAGGGAAATATAAAATCACCACGTCAAACAACAAATCAGTTATAGTGACGGAAGACCATTCTATAATGGTCAAACGTAATAATGAATTAATTGAAGTTAAGCCCAAAGAATTAGTAAGTAGTGACATTATTATTACGGTAAATTAAAATGGCACCAAAATTAGAACGTCTTATAAAGAAGTATGGTGAAGTTGATGGTAATATTCGTTGGCAGAAGTATCTTCGTAATTCAGAAATAAAGAAACGTTGTATCAAAAATGGAATATATAAACAGAAATCTGTTTATACGGAACAAGATATATTGAATGGTGATGCCGTCCGTTGTTTAGAATGTGGTATGATTAAGGCTAGTTTGCAACATATACATTTTAAGAAACATGAAGATGGATTATCAAAAACGTTAAATGAATATAAGCAGAAACATCCTAATGCGGAAACTATTGCTACTAATGTACGAAAACGTGCTACGCCAACATTAGACGGTCTTATAAAGAAGTATGGTGACATTGAGGGAAATCAACGTTGGGAAGAATACCGTAATAAACAGGCATATTCTAATAGTTTTGAATACAAACAAAAGACTCATGGTTGGGATAAGAAACAGTTCGATAAGTTTAATAGAAGCCGTTCGGTTACATTAGAACATTTAGTTGCCAAACATGGTATCGATAAAGGGCAAGAAATATGGAATCATTATGTTGAACGACAACGATATACTACTAGTGAGGAATATTTTATTAGTGAATTTGGTGAAGAAGAGGGGATTAATAGATGGCAAACATGGGATTTATCCCGTTTAAATAATGGAACTATTATTTCAAAGATAGAAATAGAAATGTTTAATTTACTCGAAAATCATATTGGAATTCATACAAGACAGTATAAAGTCAATGTTGGTGATAAACGTTATGTCTATGATTACGGTGATAGTAGTAAAAAGAAGTTAATTGAATTCTTCGGTGACTTTTGGCATTGTAATCCTAATAAGTATGATAAGGATTATTATCATCCAATTATAAAGTCAACAGCTTTTGATATTTGGGTACGAAATGAACAACGAATCCATGTTGCTAATAATTTAGGATACAGAGTCAAAGTTATATGGGAATCAGATTTTCGTAATAACAAGGAACTAGTCATTAATGGATTAGTAGAATGGTGGGACGAATGATAGAAGAAACAACAATTTTAAGTGTAGAAAAGTTAGAAGATTTCGATGATGAATATGTTTATGATATAGGTATGGATTCGGAAGATAATCATTATTTCTTCGCTAATGATATATTAGTACATAACAGTTGTTATTTTTCGGCATATGAGTCATTCAAACAAAACAATATAGATTTTGATTTCACTCCTGAGAATACGATTGAGTTATATGATGGTATTGTCGATATTGTTAATGATTCATTTGCAGGGTTTATGGATGAACACTTCAACACTGGATTAGAACAGGGTGCAATTATTAAATCAGTTCGTGAAGTTGTTGCCACCTCGGGATTATTCGTTGCTAAGAAGTATTATGGTTTATTAATGATTGACAAGGATGGTAAGCGTGTTGACATCAATGGCAAACCTGGCAAGTTAAAAGTAACTGGATTATCAATCGTTAGAAGTGACACACCTAAAAACATTCAAAAGTTTTTATATGATTTATTAATGATGGTATTAACGGATAAGTCGAAAGATGAATGTTCTAATTTTGTAAGAGAATTTTATATGAAGTTTGATAAGTTAGACCCGTGGTTAAAAGGTACACCCAAAACCATTAAGGATTTAACTAAGAATGTTCTTGCTTTAGCTAATACGTCCGCTGGATTTAAAGCACGTATATCGGGTCATGCCAAAGCGTCTATTAATTGGAATCGAATGGTTGTAGCAAACAATGATAAGCAATCACCGTTAATAACAAATGGTACTCGTATCATTGTTTGCAAATTAAAGAATTATGAAATTGATAGTATCGCATTCCCGATTGATATTAAAGATATTCCCGATTGGTTCAAAGTATTGCCTTTTGACGAAGATGATATGGTCGAGTCTATTTTAAGGAAAAAACTTGATACTATATTTGGGTGTTTAGATTGGGGGTTGGGTAAATGTGCAAATGTTGTATCAAAGGCAATGAAATTATTTAACTATTAATTAAAAAACATTTTGATTTATAGTTGAAGGTACATTAAGTTTATTTATACGTTGTAACAAAGTAGGAGTTAATAGTAATGAATATTAAAGATGTTATTCAAGATGTAGTTGGTACTACATCATCTTTAAAGTTATCAATGGTACGAGTAAGTGGTTCTGAAACTCACTTAGACATCACGGCAAAGAATGATGACAATACTGTATTGATTGTCGCTAAAACAAAAGCACCAATCGATGATTTAAATGAACAAGTTATTGGGTTAAGGTCATTAGATATTTTAAAAGGTATTACTAACCTCAAAGGATTTAAGGACGACTCGTTTAAGGTTGATGTTCGTAAAGTAACTGATAGTGAAGGCAATCAAATCTGTGAACGATTTGTATTTAATAATGAATCGAATGAAATTCATTATGGGTTGGCATCAAAAGCGGCTATTCCTAATAAAGTTGTATTCGCGGGTACATCTTATAATGTGGAAGTTAAACCAACCAAACTAAAAATTGATGAATTTAGTACATTGGCTGGGATTTTGGGTGGGTTAGAAACAACATTTACTCCCCATGTAACTGATAAAAAAGAATTAGTATTTGATGTTGGTAATACCAAAGCAGCCAGTCATTCCGCGAAATTAGTATTCGCAAAAGACGTTGTTGGTACGATTGCAAGTAACCTCAAATGGAATATCGCACCAGTATTAGCAGTATTAAAATTAGCAGAAAATACAGATAGTGAAATGAAGATAAGTAGTGATGGTGTTATTGAGATTGCTATTGATACAGGTGTTATTGAGTATCAATTCTTCTTACCTGCATTGAATTAATTTTAAACAACTAGGAGTATATTTAATGGGTCTTCTTACTAATGAATATAGAAATAAACGTCCTTATAATACAACATTAGAACAACAAACTGTTGATTATAGTTTGTCACAAAAGGATTATGCTATATATACTCCTAGTATCTCTATTAACTATACACATTATGGTATGCACGATAATATGGAGTCTTTTGGTGTTAAGACTAAAGGATATTCCCCTAATTCCCGTATGCCATCAGTATATCACCCCGAAGGTGATGAGAATAATTATCTACAACGTGATAATGGTAACTTTTATTATCCGTATTGTTTGTTTTCTGCGGGTCATGCAGAATTAGACATTAATAAAGTCACTAATGATAAAGCAAATTTAATGATACATGGCCACGGTAAGGATAGTATTGTTATTGGTGATAGTGGTGGTTATCAAATTGCAACGGGTGTAATACCTATTAAGTGGAGTGACCCAAATTCACTTAATGTTTGGAGAATGAAGATTTTACGTTGGTTAGAGGCCACTGCCGACTACACACCAACATTAGATATACCTACTCATATTATACATAGAACACCACAGGCTGGTTATAAGACGATTAATGACTGTTTAAACGGAACAGTCGAAAATTTAAAGTTTTTCGTTAAGAATAGAGTTCCAGGTGCTACTAATTTTTTAAATGTCTTACAAGGACGTACCGTAGAAGAAGCACTGACGTGGTACGATACTGTTAAGCAATATGAATTCGAGGGTTGGACTATGGCTGGTCCGCCGGCAGAGGATTTCGAAGTAGTATTAAATTTACTAATAAGGTTGAGAGATGAAAAACGAATCTCCGATAATAAACATTGGATTCATTTCTTGGGTGTTAGTAGATTAGGAGCTGCTTGCGCATATACTACAATACAACGAATATTGAGGGAACAAGTATCCCCGAAGATGACACTTAGTTTTGATAGTTCTTCGCCATTCCTATCCGTAGCAAAAGGTGGAATTTATACCACCGTCGCTATGGACCAAAGTAGTAAGAGTAAATCATTTGGACCAGTAGTAAGGGATGCTCCGGACGATAGAAAATATCAAGGGTCAACGATGTTATTACAGGAATGGCTCGAACAAACTTATGGTACTACTAGTTATGATAGTACGGCCATATCACGTAAACTATCGATTGGTGAAATATGTAGAGATGGTGCTACACCAACATCGCGTTCGAGTTGGGATACTATATCGTATATGCATATAATGAATCATAATATTGAATGTCATGTTAGAGGTGTTCAACGTGCGTGTGAAAAATATGATTTACCATACGAAGAAGCGTCAAAGTATATACCATACGAATTATTGATGTTTAGAGATGTTATTGCTAATGAAGTGTTTAATAGTGAAACCCCATACGATGTTATAAAGAAGTACAAGACGGAACTCAATAACTTGATTGGTATGAAAGCAAAACGTCCAGTAATTGACAATAGTGTATCGAAATTCTTTGGTGAAGAGTTAATGAGAGAACATATTGAAGTGGAAGAAAAAGTTAAACCTCAACCAATCATTATAAATGATAAAGCTAAATCATTATTTGAATTTTAGGAGTTAATAATGACTTGTATTGTTGGTTATGTCTATAATGGTATTGTTTATATGGGGAGTGATAGCCAAGTTACAGAAAATGGACGTATCGACTATATTGAACAAAAGGTATTTTTTAATGTTCATAATAATGAATTCCTAATAGGATTTTGTGGTGATTTAAGATACTCGGAACTATTAAGATATTATTTCGTACCCCCACAGAATGAATTCGATTGGGATATTGACCGTTATATTTGTACTGATTTTTGTAGTGGTATGCGTAAATGTCTTGTCGATAATGGATATTCTAATCCCAATAACAAGGTTGATGGTGGTTGCAGTTTAATTGGATATAAAGGTAGATTATATCAAATATCTTGCGACCATGGTGCTTTCCACTCATCAAGAAAATATAATTCGATAGGTAGTGGTTGTGAATTTGCATTAGGTGCAATGTCCATATTGGATACATTACCAATATCAAGTTATGAAAAAGTTAGTCGTTCTCTTGAATCTGCAATTGAAGGTAATTTCGGTTGTGGTGGTAATATTACGATATTACAATCTTGTTGACAATTTTAACCGTTATCTATATTATAAATTAAAACATAGATAAGGTAACTAATATGCAAAAAAGATATACCTCATTTTCAAATTTCTACCATACCATTAACTTGGTCGATAATAAGACGGGTAAATCCATTAGGTTAGAAGATGAAGACTATATGGAATATAAAAATAAGATAGAAGATGAAGATGAACAAACTGTAATAGCCACATATTTTGAATAGGAGTTAAAAATGAAAATAAGAACTGGATTCGTAAGTAATAGCAGTTCATCTAGTTTTTGTATTATGGGAGTACGAATAGAAGAAGATGAATTATTAGCGTTATATAATAAAAATCATCATAATGAACCATATCAAGAAGATGATATTTATTATGGTGATGTGGCTGAGTCTTTACTTAAAGGTACTAGTTTAGGATATGACCGTATCAATGAAGGTGATGATTTTACGATAGGGATACCTATTTGTGATATGCTCGATGACGAAACTAAGAATCAATTCAAAGAACGCGTTAAAACAGCATTACTCACGATTAACATCAATGAAGAACCAAGTATTATAATTGATGGTGGGTTTAATTAGATGACATTTGAAGAATTAGAATTAATATTAGAATCTGAATATCAAGTTAAACTACAACTAAAACCAATATATGATGGATTCAGAAATAATTGTTATTGTGGTAATGATATTATATTCATGGGTGAATATGATGACCCCGATATTCTTGTTGCTGGTATTTTCCATGAATTGGGTCATATTTTAAATTCACGTGCTATGTCTAAAAAACGTTCAGACAATATGAGTATTATGTCATCAGAGGGGGCTGCATGGGAAACGGGGTTCACTTCACTGAGGCTGCAAAATTAGGATTTAAATGGGATTATAGGTCAAAACAATACGACTACGGTCGTGAATGTTTGGCATCGTATGTTAATGGGGAATACGATGACATAAAGGGATATTATAATAAATCAAACAGTGAATATATTAATGATTAGTTCGGTAGGAGCTTGAAGATACCCCAAATCATCCAACTTACCCATTTCAGTCAAATTTGATATATTCAAATCGTTCCTACTAAACAATAATGCAGAACGATTTGAATATGTACCGTCCTCGTTTGGGTAATACTCTTCATACAATGGTATATCATTAATTGATAGACAGGCAACGATATACCCATCCTTATGTTTGTAAAGATAATCGTCTTTAATGATATCGACCATTTTTAATTTCTTATGTACGGGTTATAATTCGGGAGTTAATTTATGTAAGGCATCTCGTTCATTACGCACTTCATCAACAGTCATCGTTTTCAACTGCGTGATATATTTGCGTTTCTGAAATAGGATACCATCCCTTTGTGAGATATATCCTTTCAGATTGACGCATTGTTTTATGAACGTCTCATGTGTGGTTATTATTTTCCGTCTACTCATTGTAATTACTCCTTATTACTGTTTATAATATAAGTATAACAGTCACTTAAACCAATACATTATTAACATTGTATTGTTTTAAGTTTATTTGGAGATGGGGACTGTAAACTCCCATCACTTAATCTATCTAGATAGGTACTATCACTGAATATGCCATCGGTAGTCCAGTAAAACCCTTTTCTATTCAAATTAAGTTTGCGGATATTCCACGGGATTTCAGGCAAATCCATACTTAGATTGATAGATGCATTTAAGTCTGCATCTATACCTAAACCACAATTATGGCACGTATAGGTTTTACCTTTCCGATTCGACTTCCGCACTTGTCCACAACAACTACATCTTTGACTTCGGTAAGTAGATGCCTGTTTCTCCACTCGGACCCCGAGTGATTCACAAACAGACAACAACTTGTCTCTGATTATAGTATTCTGCCAATGTTTTAACATTGAACTCGAATTTGTTTTATAATTAATGTTCCATATATCTTCTAAATTGACTTGTTTTATGTTATTAAAATTGAGTTGATTTATCGACCAATTAACAAAATTAACTTGGTGCTGTTTAGCACGTTTAAATGCGTTACTACCTCTTTTCTTCCGACATACCTTGTCTAATATGGATTTTTGAGTATGTCCATGTATATCCGTTTTAGTGGTGACTTGTGTATCTGATAGTGTCAGTACGTCCAATACTCCTTGGTCGGCACCAATGATACTACCAGTAGTACGTAAGGAAGGAGATGGGATGTCCCATCTAATATCTACTTTCTTTGGTGTTATTAGGAAAGAGGACATCATCTTACCAATAATTTTGAATTTATTAGAGTGACGTGTCATATTAATAGGAATACATATATTCATTTTATCTTTAGTGATAGAAGTAATGTGTAAAAAGCCATCAAATTCATTGAATTCATTGTTATTTTTATTAGTATTATAGAATTTACAGCATATCGAGTTCAGTTCCATGTTGATATTAGTACAAGTGGGCTTTTGTGGTATATTCTGCTTTATTTTCTTAATCAGTTGTGATAATTGCTTTTTTGTATATCCATCTTGCTTTAATTTATTATATTGATATATACGTTTTCTTTGTTTATCGGTACTTGCTTTAAGTATACCATTCACTTGTCCGATAATGCATTTAAGGCATCTACTTGTTAAAAATGTATTAATATCTGCCAATTCTAGTATATTGGTAGGGAGGTATGTAGGTAAATCAAATAGATTACGTGATACATCAAAAGTCGTAGTATGTAATATATTATTTGATTTATATGTAGTAATAACCGGGTTATCCCAACAATAGTCTATTAGTAGTGAACATACTCTTATATACTCATTATGTAGTATAGCTAAGTTAGATAACTTACCTGTATTGCTATTTTGTATAGTATGAGTACTCGTACGTATCATATCATATAACTTCCTTATTATTTAAAGTTAGTATGTACTTCATTAGTAAGTAAGTCAATATATTATTTATATACAAATAATGTTGTATTATGTTATAAAAGGTAATAGATTATATAATGTTAATTAACACATCATAAGGAGTAGTCAATACTAATCATACGAAAAAGTAATTTTCTTTTTGATTTAACCAATCATCAAGTGTAACTACGAAGAATGTCTTATATGGGATATTACAAATCCCCTCAATCTTATTTTCAATAATAACAAATTCACTAACACGATTGTATTTGATAATCACCGCCATCTCTTTATTAGAATTTTTACTATCTTGTCCCGCTTGTTCAATCCATTCATCCCATTGTTTACAATATTGAGTAATAAGACTATTGATATGGGGTGGTTCTTTATAGAACTTACATTCTAATGAAAATTTAAAGGTATCAGGACAGATGATATCACCAAGTGTAGCTTTTGATGTATCATATGTTTCTAATCGTTTTTGATTAGTTCTACCAAAGAATGCACCACTATCAATGTTACGTCTAAATGAGTTTGATAATCCAGTGTACTCTTCAAACCGTTTAGACAATCTGATTGCAATTGCTCGTTCATTCGATGAACCTTTTTGTTTAGAATTAACAGCCATTTTAAAATCCTTAAAAAACAAAATAGTAAATATAGTATATTTATAAAGTGGGGAAAATACAATGTCTAATATTGTCATTGAACGATTGAAGAAGATTTATAACATAGACGATTTAAGATGGGAACGAGTTGAAAAACAAATCAACCCACAGTTAAGTCAACTTATTGAATTAAGTCTTATATTAGATGATGATAACGACCATAAGACGGAACTAACTAAATTCATTAGTAAGAATCCAAACTTCGGTGTATTAAATAGTTTGAATGAATCAATAGTTGATGGTGAATGGTCAATGTATGATACACCGAAGTTATATCAACTACTACATAACCTTAATACTTGTAAGCACGTATTAGAGCGGGAACATAAGATTGATAGAGTAATTCAATCAATAGTTAAAGAATTGAATAATAGAGAAGGACAAGAATTAACGGAAGCTACTCCTATTCCGCCAACACAACCCCTAAGTTTATCTGATTTACAAAGGAAAGATACTCAGTTTAAAACATTACCAAAAGATAAAGATGTTGTAGTTACTGACCCTAAAACTAAAAAAGCAGAAACTAATAAATTTGTTGGGGTTGTAGCAGATAAGACTAATCCTAATGATGTTAATAAAAAACAAGTTGTAGTTAAAAAGTCGGATGGTACTGTTGATATTAAGAATCTAAACGATGTTAGTTTAATGGAGAATATATTAATTATGCGCACCAATCAAGAAGATAGAATGTTTAAGGCGATATTAACCACTAATAATAAGATGTATAAGACACGTTTAAAGTCGATGTATAAGAAGTTAGCTCATAAAATGTGCAGTAAGGGAATCCTTAATCGATACGAGGATGAAGGGGGTGTATACTATACTGTTACGAAGACACAACAACCTACTACAAACGTAAACAAACAATTAACGGGTGATTACTTGTATAAAGGAGTAGATGGTGATTATAATTTATGTTGGGAAGCCGACTTAGCAGATAATGGTCAAATTATAGATTTTAATGTATATTGTAATGGACAACCATTTATAACTGATAATTTAACTGTATTGGATTTGAAGGATAAATTCATTAAACCACTGATGGAAGTCTTAATGGATGAGATGGAAGAAAAATATAAGAAATTATCTAATGAATAAGTTATTACGTTTATTATGTCTTAGTTCTTTTACGGGTAAGTCATTATACATAATAATGGCGTAATCAACCATACCAATCGCAACTTCCTTAGTAATATCAAACCATTCACCACTTAACCGTTTATGAGTTAAGTTTCTATGTATGAGTGATTCAATAATCAATGCTTTCTCACGTGATTCAATAACGGTAGTATAATGTAGTATTAGTTTATTGGAATTACTAGTTTGTAATGTCTTCAACCTCTTCGTCGGGTTGGAAGATATGCCAATCTTTTGATGCCCATTTTCAATTCCAATTACATATATAAAACATTGTTTATTCATTAATATCTTACTAACCATTATTTAAAAACTGTTGTAACTTTAACGTCTTTAGTTTATTGTTCATTTATCGTTATGTCAAAATGAATAAGGTGAAGTATGAACATATTTGAATCGTTATTAAATAATCCAGTTGCAACAGGGATAGTTTATAGCTCCATGATTGGATGGATTGGATATCAAGTTAAAGATATACCAATGAAAATCATTAATTTTATTAAACCACTCATAACATATCATGTAGAGATTCCACAAGACGGGGGTACGAGACCATATAGAATTATTGACCGTTTAACTATGAAGTATACTCCATTATTTAATAACGAATTGATGATGGTTAGTACGGTTACGCAGGATGCGTTTCTTCTTGTGGGTAATATGTTGGAACCAACGAAATGTAAAAGCGCAATTAGTGGAATTCAAACTACTTGTGGTATTGGTACTAATATCTACTATATAAATGGAATGTTATTATTGATAACTAAATCAAAACAGCAGAAACAAAATAGAGACTATGATGTTTATGATTATAATATCACAATGTTTATTTGGAATAAGACTAAGTTTTATGAATTAATACAAACGGAGTATGATGTATTAGATAAGGAATCAACTCATATTAAAGATTATTCTTTCGGTTTAGATAGTAACAATAATGCAAGTTATTTTAAATATGAAGTTACATATCGTACTATTGATACTATATTCAATGAACATACGACATCGATTACAAATGATTTATCTAATTTTATCACTAATCGGTCTTTTTATAATTCATTAGGGGTACCTTATCATAGAGGTTATATGTTCCATGGTACTCCGGGTACTGGTAAGACTAGTATGATTAATGTCTTAGCAACCAATTTTAACATTCCGATATTTAAGATTAATTTAACTATGTTGAACGACATGACATTTATCTCAATACGGAACCTTATTAAGGAAGTAGTCGCTGAAAATAGATATAAACTGTTTTTAGTTGTCTATGAAGATATTGATTGCATGAATCTATCTACTCGTGATAGTAAGGATAAAGAAACTGTTTCATTAAGTACAATACTGAATTTCTTAGATGGTACCGATAGCATTAATGGTATGATAACTATAATGACTAGTAATGATATATCAAATTTAGACCCTGCAATGTTAAGAAAAGGACGAATTGATAAAACTTATGAGTTTAGAAACTTAACACCTACTTTGGCACAAGAGATGGTTAAACGATTTATTCCCGATAGTAAACTAACGTTTATTAACCCCATTAATCCAACCATTTTACAAGGAATTATAATTGATAATATAGAACAACAAGGTGAATTAGAAACATCATTGAATGGGTATATTTAATATGTGAAGTATTTGTTGACTTTATAATTTAAACTGTTATACTTAAATTATAAACCAACATAAGGAATAAACAAATGGAAAAATATTTAATTGAAAAATGCATTGAGTATATGGTACAAATTCAACCAGGTACTGATGTTCATGAGTATACAAAATCCTTAGAAGGTTATGGTGAAGGATTAGTAGATGAATTAATTACATTAGTCAAAGAGTATGCACTTATTGAGCAACGAACCGATTAGGAGGTTAATATGGATATCAATCATTGTTCGAAATGCGGATGTACTCATCCAGTTGGACGAAATGGATACTTTGATTACGAAAATGTAATACCATGCTCTGTCCATTGCCCTGAATGTGGTGAATCGGTATCCATTAAACCACCATATGACGATTGGGATATAATACGGGAGACGATGGAAGACGTTATTGAACGATGGAATAAGGGTGAGTATGATGATAAAGATTAAATTTAATATCGTGCATGATAAAATTTTAAATATCCTATACCGAATTGTTTTCATCGTATCACTATTATTGTTATTAGATATAATAGCAAATAACAGTCCACTCATTCTTCACGTCATTTACTTCATTATGTTTAATATATGGTGGTATGGTTTCTGTACATCATGCTACGATTATTATTGTGAAGTTAAGAATAAAAAGTTTTACTTCCCTAATATAGACTTTTGGGATGTAGTGGTTATCGGCACATTATTGTATACTATAATTATGCGTATAAGGGGTTGATAGACATGAATAATAATAATCGGAAAAACATTATGTTTGTGATATGCATTATTGTTATATCAATGATTGTCCCATGTTGGCAGTATTATCAATTTAATAAACAGAGGGAAGAACGTTTACAAAGAGAAAGATACGAGTATGAACATCGTACATTAAACGTAACAATGTTTAGAAATTGTATTGACTATGTTGTTGATTTACCATTAACTGCCGACCAAGTAATCCGTTGTACCGAATTAGTTCCATCTGATTCACATTATGACAAATATCTGAAGGGTAACCACGATGACAAATGACGCCGATACTATAAAAATGACTAACTTCTGTGTACGCAAGGTACCTGAATGGGATAATATATTGGATGATTATATGCGTATAACAGAGGATTATATGAATACGGTTGAGTTTATTAAGGAGTTATATTACCTTACTGAATCGATATCAAGTATCGTGGTTGGTAATTCTATGTACCTACGTCGTGATAACGTACCAATAGAACTATTCAATATATGTAATGATATATCTGGCATTTTACAAATGATGAGTGAATTCACGATGAACAAGGGACGAATTGAGTATATACGGAATTGTATTACAGAAAATCGTGCCAAACGTATTCCTTATGTTGATACTTATATCGGGAATTATATAATTTAAACATAACAAGTAATAGGAGTGGATAAATGGTAAATGATATGGAATTATTAGAAAAGAAAATTGAATCTTTAAAACTTCAATTGGAAGTTGCTAATTTAGAATTAGATAAACTTAAAGAAACAACTCCCATTCGTGAATATCCTCCAATTAACGTTGAGGAAGTAACTGGTTATATTAAATCATGGATTAAAGACTTCGATTACATAATTGGAAGATATACTTCATTAACTGATAATTTTGTGAAATGTGATGCGTTCGTTACAGACTTATACGATTTGGCACATTTAGCTCGTGGTTATTACCAACAACGGGAACGGGATGCATCGAGTTTTATCCATCTCATGCCATATTCATTATTATCCCAATTCAATAAGCGTAGGACAATAGTACATAACATTAGTAATGTTATTAATGATATGACGGTTATTCTTGATATTCGAACAGATATTAAAAATTTGAATATGGGGATAGGTTAGAATGGATATAGCAATAGAAACAATAACTCTCTGTCTTATTGCCGTTGGTGATGTTTGTGAGAAACGATTTGGCGACGGCGATGAACGAGTACCGAAATTATTGTCCATTATAACGGACGCATTAACGTACATTAATGATAATAAGGAACATTTTATCGCGAGTGAATTTACGACATACCACCCATTGGCAATGAATCTCGTAAATGATTTTATAAAGGATATGGAAAATGAACTTTAGTCAATGTATAGATAGTCTTATTAAAACTAATGGGGTTAATGGTGATAAACCAGTAAAAGTTATTAAAGACTTAACTGAATTTCGTGATAAACATCCAAGTTTGTATAGTCGGAGTGTACAAGATATCGTGAGTTGTTCTGTCCCCGGTACATTAATCGATAATAGCTTACTACCCATAGGAGCCCCATATATCTATCTTTTTGTTAAACAAAGAGTGGCTGTAATTGGGATGTATAAGAAGGAATTAGCCAATAGATGTACAGTATGTTTTAATTGTAACGATAATAAGTGCATTAAGTATATTGCGGATAGAAGAATGACTAGTATAATAAAACCTGTTCTTAATTCATTGAGGGATTTAAATCAAGGGACCGAACATAATAAAGGAAGTAGTTATTGGTACTCTCAGGATAGTATGGAGTACAAAACACCATGGAATATGCCGTGGTTAACAACGAACTTGTGGTTTACAGAAATCGGTATTAGTTGTGGTAGTAAATTTATAATGTCACTTATGATTCCAGAGTTAATTGACGGATTTAGTGTTTGGCAGCCGATAGACTTATGGGATATGACGATATACAACAATACTATTGGTATCCATCGTAATGACCGTTCTATTGATGGACACACATACAGCATGAAGGATAGACAAGGTAAGATAATAAATCATATAGAAAATAGAATTCACGTATCCACGATAGTAAATTCTATCATTGATTTACCTTTAATGTCATCGTATATACGTAAAACAAGTGATGTCCCTTATAGTCATTCGCACTGCCCTTTGGGTGCTTAGCGTAACGTTGTTAATCTTGTATATAGTCTGATGAAAGGTATGGAAAATGGTTAAGGTTATTAAAACTTTTGAATGTAGTTATTGTAATGAAAGATTTGATAATAAAGCGGATGCGATTGAACATGAAAATAGTTGTTTTTATAATACAAAACGAAAACAATGTTCAACCTGTAATCATTGTCGAATTCATTATGGTTCACATGAGTATAGTGATGTCGTACAAGGTTATACTTGTAGATTGACCTATGATTATTCCGAATCTGGTAAACGTAATTGTAAGTACTATGTAAGTACTATGTAGGTTGATATTTTAGTTAATTGGTTACTATTAATTTTAGTAACCAATTAACTCTATATTACGTTTTCCAATTCCAACCCTAAGTTGGTTAAGCTAATGATATGGGCAATATCACGAGGACTATAACCCATTTCAATGTATTTGGTATAGAGTATAGTTAAAGCAGTATCTGCTTCATGATTCAAATCTTGTATGTCTTTAACGAAGCGATTGTTTTTATCATATGCGTTTTTCATTTTCTTTATCCTTTATGGGTGTTTGTAATTTAAGTATAACATAATAAATTATAATGTCAACACTTAAATTATAGATTAGCCTTTATTTAATGATGCTAACAAATTCTTCATGTATATTAGCATTATTGATTACATGGGAAATTTCACGGGGTCCATAACCCATTTCGATGTATTTGGCGTATATGGTTTCTAAGAAGTCATGTACTTCGATGTCCAGTGTGGCTCCCTCAGCTGTTAATTTTGCTTGTTCGGTGTATAAACTTTTCATTTTCTTTATCCTTTATGTGTGTTTATAATTTAAGTATAACATAATAAATTATAATGTCAACCGTTATTTTAAATTATTTTACGTTAATAGAGATTAAAAAATAGTTAATGCCCCTATTGACATATATTATTCATAATGTTAGTATAAAGTTATAAACAAATGGAGTATAACATGATTAATGATGACATAAGACAAATTAATCAATATTTTAAAAACGAAGGGTTCGAACTTCGTTTGGTTGGTGGGTGCGTTCGGGATTATCTATCAAATATAGTCCCGCATGATATTGATTTGTGTACGAATGCAACCCCGACAGATATGGAACATATAGCCACCAAATATAATCTCAAACTAATACCAACAGGGATTAAACATGGTACTATTACATTTATCCTCAATGATGAACAGTACGAAGTAACAACACTTCGTATTGATACTGAATGTGATGGTAGACATGCCGATGTGACATTTACAACTGATTGGGAAGCGGATGCAAAACGACGTGATTTTACTTTCAATGCACTTTCAATGGATATGGATGGTAATGTTTATGATTACTGTAATGGTAAACAAGATTTGGAAAGACAAATCACCAAATTTATTGGTAATCCATTTGATAGGATAACAGAAGATTATCTTCGTATTCTTCGTTATTTTAGATTTATGGGTAAGTTTGAAACGCCAATTATTGATTTTCAATCTTATAATGCAGTTAAAACAATGTTCCCATATATCCGTAATGTCTCAGGTGAACGGATTAATGATGAAATTAGTAAAATACTAATGTCACATAATCCTACGATTTCATTGACATATTTGAATCAATGTAACAATATTGATATTATACCTAAGTTTAAAATTGATAATGTTGCATTCGAACGTTTTCATTCACTTAAAGCCGATTATGTTACTCGTTTGGCATTCCATCTTAATAGTGAAGAACAATGTAGTATTGTGGATGAAACATTCAAATTATCGACGAATGCGTATAAGAAACTTTTGTGGTTGGTATCACATAAGGATACTCCGATTACTGAACTTCAAATTAAACAATGGGTTAATTTGAAGATATGTTTTCACTTGAGTGATACAAAAGATTATATTAGTAGTTTGTTGATATTGACTAACAATCAACCATTCATTAAATTAGTATATAACATTCAACAAACTATATTCCCAGTAAGTGGTAAGGATTTGTTGCCGTTGGGATTTAGAGGTGTTGATGTAGGACGACAACTTCGGGTATTGACACAGATATGGAAAAATAGTAACTTTACCATGTCAAAAGAAGAATTGTTGAAACGTCGATAGTTATAGGTATGAAGATGATATTACAAGAACCAAGTCCCTTGAGTGATATAATTGACGTAGATAGTTATAATTGTGAACATATTTGGGGGCCAGCCTATGACGGGAATGAAATACTAATTCCACAAACGTATATATGTCGAGTATGTGGTAAAGTTTCACCCGACGATTACCCGAAACCGTTATAAGGAGTACTGACTATGTATAATAAACTATGGTTAAATTTGGTACAATGTGGTAAAATAGCAAAAAACAAAAAAGAATCATTATTGAATGATACAATGGTAAGAGTCCGTACACGAATTGAGAAAGAGGCAAAAAAAGGGAATTGTGAATTCGAAGTTGTAATGGGTGATGGATTAATTCCACCCGATATATGGGATGAGGTTACTGAAGAGCTAAAGAAAGAAGATTTTTATTGCGACCAAGGTTTTGTGGATATTCGTCACTGGCCACACGTACAATCAATACCTACGTACGCAATGACTATCTCATGGGACCATTTAATGAGTGAAAAAGGGTTATTAATTGCTGAACTTGAACGTAACGTTAGTAACATTAAAGATTTAATTACAAAACAGTTAGATGACGAGTTAACTTGTGATATGGCGTTATCACAAATTTCATGGGTAGAAAAAGAATTAATTAATATGAAGGATATACGTGGACGACTCACGGTTTCGGAACTAAAAAAATTAATCATTCGTGCTAATAATGAATTAGATAGGATAAAGGAATCAATATATCGTTATGAATTAAATAGTTCAGAATAAAATGGGTAATAACGTTAATAATCATTTAATATAAATAAAAGATAATTTAACATAATGGAGTAGTTACGATGGTTAAGATTTTAAGTTTGATTAATGAAGCAGTTTCACCCAAAGTAGAGTTGACTAGTTCTACTATTACTCAAGATGTTATTGATAATACTGCTAAGGATGATATATTATATAAGGGCAAACCAGTATTTGACATCGTTTACGTTGCTAACATTGAGTCACTTGATGATAAGATTAAACAAGAATTAAATGAAATGATTGACCTTAAGGGATTATTTGTTAATGAATGTTACTTGGCATATAGTCCATCTAGTGATGAATTCGTTATGGGGTATGACGGTGGAGCCGAAGTTGAAAATCCTGAATATGATGAAGATAATGATGAAGAACCGACAGTAACTGATTCTATTTCACCATTCATTACATTCAAAATCAATGGTACTGATGTGACGGATATGGTAGTTGATTATTGGCAAGGGGAATGGTACCCCACTAATGGTGGTCGTGATAAAGTTCATACTCAATATAAAGATTTGTTAGAACTTAGATTAGATTAGGAATAAAATAATGGACTATAATTTCATTTACATCATAATCGGAGTTGTAATATATCAAGTCATAGTCCATTATATTCGTAAGTTTAAACGAGATGAATATATTAAATCATTGAATAATGAACTTTTATCTGTTTGTAGTGAACAGACAGAAGTTCTTAGTATATTAAACGATATCCCAATGGAAAACATCATTGAGATTATTGGGTTTAAAGCACGTTATATGGATTTAAAAAATAAAGAAAATGAACTAAATGAAAGGTTAAAGAATGTCTAATATTATAGTCGATGTCGATGATACATTGTTAAGATGGATAGATGGATTCACAAACCATCTTCGTATCGAACATGACTTAGTACTAGACCCTCGTAATATCAACGAATGGGAATTATCTCACTGGACTGGTATGTCACAAGAAGAAACATATAATGCAGTCCAAGATTTTAACCGCACAGATAGAACGTTTGCTAATCTTAAACCACTCGATGACTCACAAGACATTATTAATAATTTACATTTAGCAAATAATAAATTAACAGTTATTACTTGTTGTGGTAATAGTTGCTTAACAAGGCTGAGAAGACATTATAACCTTAATAAAGTATATGGTAATATCTTCAATGACATTATATGTATCGATACCACACAAGATAAAAAAGAATATCTTAATAAACTATATGAACCAAATTCCTATATAATTGAAGATAACTACAAACACGCAAAAGATGCGATAGCGATTGGTTATAATGCTATTGTATTAAAGAAGACTTATAACGCCGCATATTGGGCAGATAGTTCAATTATGTGGGTTAATGGTTGGAATGACATTGGCAAACTTTTGTTTTAAAGAGAGGATATAATAAATGATAAGTTTCTTAATCGGATTAGGTTTAATAGTAGCAAGTATTATGAGTATTGGTCTCGCTAAGGCATTAGCAGACTGGGGGGTTAAGAGGTATCTCATTAATAGTAATAAAGTAACTGATATCCCAATTGATTCACTTATAGTTACTGGGTTATGTTTTGTAGACGCCGCAATATCTATACTATCTATCGTTATGTTCTTTAGTGGTATTGATTATATTGTTGCTGCGTTTTAAAGGAAGTATGAATGATTGAAGTTAATGGTTATAAATATGGAACCACATTTGGGGTCATTACTCAACATATTAGCAACATACGCGAAGTATTTAATCCGTCAATAGTTGAACTTGCTTATATCTTTGATGTGTCACGGCAAACTGTTTACAAATGGTTGGATGGAACAAATCCAGAAGTGGATAAGAATGAGCAAATTAAGAATTTAAGCCATGTTGCGGATAAATTTAAGACAGCTAATATTTCACGTGCTGGTTTGTTAATCAAAATGAAAGCGTTTAACGGACAGTCGTTAATTGATTTGTTTAAAACGGGTACTTATACCGATAATCATATTGATATTCTAATAAAAGAAGCCAAAATAATGGAGGAATCCCATAGTAAAGTACTTAATTCCCTATACAGAGTATCACCGACAGACGATTGGAAGTCATATGTATCAATCCCAGCTTCATTTGACATACATAAAACGGCAAAAAAAGAATGTTAGGCACGGTTAGGATAATCCATTATGACAATAAACGAAACATTATTAAACCAGTTACAAGAATTAAAATGCCCTATTTGTGGGGAGCCGTTAGAAATAGAGGATAACCGGTATGATTCACAATACGGTAATGCTGGTGAATTTATAACCGTTAGTTGTTCATCCTCGGATAAACATTTTGGTTATCCCAAATTTTCTTATTATAATAAACCATCGTATATGTATGAACGCATCACTAGTTATTTAAATCATTATAAGACAGGTAATAAATGTCTTCATTGTGGTAGTAACAATGTTAATAGGGATTTATACGAAACCCGATACATTCCAACCATTAAGGAATACGCAGATATCATTAACGTCAGTTGTAATGATTGTGGCTGTACTATGCAAATCCCTATTACGATTATTAATGAGGAATAAAGATTAAAATAACTTTACCTATAAACCTTCGTATGTTAGATGATATTGTAATAGAATTAAATGATACTATTGTACGTCATTCTAAGAAATCGTTTTACGATAGAAGCACCGTAAATTCAATAATATCAGTTCATGCCTTGTTAAAGAACATAAACGATGTAGCCATTGTAAAACGCTATGTCGAAGTATACAAGACAACTCCTCATCAAGTAGCGATATCATATGCTAAAAAAGGATTGTTGTAATGAATATGGGTTCATGTTAATTTAGGTTTAACAATAGGAGTTACCATGGAATTTATATTACAACATAGTTTTCCCGAGTTTGATTTTGAATATCTCATATTTGAATCACAACGTTACATGAAATGGTACGATGGGACTGACATAACTATAATATATGATAATCCTACTAGTAAATCATGTCCTATTGGCTCGGTAGAATATGTTGTTAATTTTTATAAACAACATTACGGCGTTAGTATAAAACCTAAGAATATCCCAAAGACGTTTTTAACTGAACCACTATTTCTTAATAGACAAGTATCATTCATTGCAGACTTTGATGTAAATCAGTCTGAGATTTGCCATGTGAAGAATAATGAAACGATTAAAGGGGAACTTGATTTAGATAATCCAATTGGTATTGAAGTCCAAGTATCCGAATATATTAGTGACATTGAATCCGAATGGAGGGCTTTTGTTTTTAATAACAAAATGGTTGGTTTACATAATTACTCGGGTGATTTCACATTAATGCCCAATGTTAAAGTGATAGAAGACATGATTGAGTCTTATAAGAATGAAGCACCAATCTCTTATACGTTAGATGTGATGGTTCATAATAGTAAAACATCATTAGTTGAAATCCATGACTTCTTTTCATGTGGACTATATGGGTTTAGTGATACTAGGATTTATCCAATAATGCTCTATCGTTGGTTTCATAATTTCACTAAGAACTTGACATTCCATCAATGAACTGTTAATGTTGGTTTCCAATTAGGAACGAGTGAACATGACATTTAAGAATTTTCGTATACTAGATAATCCAACGTGTTATAAGGCATATACAATTCTCCCTATGGATGAGTTATTTGGTACCCATACTACTGATACATTAACAACAGAACAATTACCTGCTTTCGGTATATTGAATTATAATCGTATATCGTTAACCGTGAATGGTGATATTAAAACTAGAGCAATCATTAATACAAAAGAGTTGAATATCATAGTAAGGTGTGATGTTACGATACATATTAATAAGTTGGTGTGTGAAAAGTTAGTCATTACATCGTCTAGTAGAAATCATGCAGTTAATCTAATACTTGATGAGACGGACATTAAGAACATTAATATATCATGTGACTGTATCATTAACAGCACCATTAAATGCACTAAGGTACATATTACTAGTGCCACTAAACGATTTAAAGGGCTTGAATATTTAACTTGTAATAGTATGGAAATTGTTGATTCCAAGTTAGATAACGTATGTTTAAATGTTAATCAAAAGATAACAATATCACATTCAGATATTAAACAATTAACTGTTACTTCTATCTCGTTCACATCACATCATTCTTATTTAGGTAACTTTAAGAGTGACTGCACTAAGTGTACAATTAAGTATGGCTCATGTGACGTAATTGATTTAACTTGTAGTAATTCGTTCTATGCACAAAAGTTCACAATGAAAGAAATTATAAAGTTGGATGTAGTAAAGACTATTGAATTCGTAGGTATGGAATTAACCGATGAACAAACTCAACAATTAAGAGATAATAAAGTTGAATCATTCTTTTGGGATATATGCGGAGTATGACAATGGAACCTATAAAGACGGTCAATTCGAAATATACACTAAACAATGATGTATTAACCAAGGAAGAATATAGTTATACTCCTATGTGTATGACGTTTGATGATATTGATGAAGATGTTTGTATTGAGGATGAATTTTCATCACCACTAAACATAATTGCTAAGAACATAAGATATGACATAAAGTCACTATATAGTTGTGCAAATTTAACAGCAACGGATAAGATTATAATCAAAGACAAGTATAAATATCATTTGTCGGGTAAGATTGTGTGTGATGAGTTATACATCACAATTAATCATCGAGTCACCGTTATGGGACAAGTAATCGTTAATAAGTTAATACTCAATAAAGATGGACATTACGAAGTTAGTGATGACAATAGTTCAATCTTTAATAACATTGGTGATATGTATGCTAAATCTGTTATTGTTCGTTCGGTTGATTTAATCCCGTCAATATCAGAAATTAAGACGGTTGAAATGTTAGTAATCGAGAATTGTACTGTATCCGGGCATACACTTAATACAACAATACCAACGATAATGTTTAAAGATTGTGAACTGATTGGAACAATCTCTTTTATATATCCCTGTAATGTGTTAATATCTCATTGTTCATTTAGAGGAATGGAGTTAATGTTTCCAATGGGTAATTCAACAGTAAGTATGGATAAATGTGATACATCTAAGATTAAAATTATTAACGGAACATTATGTGAGGATTATAATGAAAAAGTTACCATTTAAGTATACATTGGCAGGACTATTATTAAAAGACCGTTCATATAAAGAAGCTGAAATCATCTATAACTATAAAGGCTATGAACGTGATATAAAATTATGGGAACTATGTGAATTACCCCCTAATGACAAAGAGATTAAACGTTTAGATATAGAATTGTTGTATAATAAGATTACACACGATGAACACAGTAAGGCAGTCTATTCACATAATGATAAGTTTTGGGCTAAAGTCATTATGGTAGTAGAGGGTGACGATGTTAAACAAACGTTTGATGTTAATGAAAAGTTTCTTAATAAGTTAGAATCAACGTATGGTGTTAATCTCACTTCCGAACAATTAGTTGCTAAATGGTTAAGTGATGCAACTCGTTATAATGATAAGGATTGGATTAATGAGATGGAACATGATGAACCCCATTATAATGAATTAACAAATATGAGTAGTAATCCACAAGTGAAAACTATTAAGTTAAGTGAATATGTCGATATGGATTCTAAAATTAATGAAGATAAGGCTAATAAACATTTAAAAGCTAGGGGTAAATAATGAGTACATTTTTAATTGTTGATGTAATGAATGTATTGTTTCGAGCCAAATTCGCTACGAATGAAAAAGACCCACAAATGGTAGCAGGGTTAACATTACATATAATGTTTAAAATATTAATGAGGTCATCTAACTTACTAGGTGTTGACCATATCGTATTTTGCTTTGAAGGTAAATCTTGGCGTCATAAAGTATATCCTCAATATAAAGCACATCGAAAAATCGAACGTTTAAAGCTGACGGATGAAGAGATAGAAGCAGAAGAGAATATGTTTAAGATGTTTGAGGAGTTTCAAACATTTTTAACTACTACTAATGTAACAGTACTACAACACCCTGAAGCAGAAGCCGATGATTTAATATGTAGATTTATTGCAACCCATCCTAATGATAACCACGTTATTTGTTCTAGTGATGCGGACTTTGTCCAGTTAATTAGTGATAATGTTAAGATATTCGATGGCGTTAGAGATGTTATAATATCTAAGGACGGAGTTAAGGATTCATCAGGTAAGTTTATTGAGTTTTCTCTTAACAACGATGGTAGAATTAAAGTAGGTAAAAAAGTAATAACAGGGAAAACACTTCCTAGGGAAGATTGGATCGAGTATGGGTTATTTGCTAAATGTGTGCGTGGGGATAAAGGTGACAATATATTCCCTGCTTATCCAGGTGTTAGACAAACATCTAAGAAAGCTATTGGTATTAATGAAGCATGGGACGATAGGGACAATCAAGGGTTTAGTTGGAATAACTTTATGAAATCTAAATGGGTCGACCATTTAGAACAAGAACATCAAGTTGGGACTGACTTCCAACGAAATAAGTTATTAATAGACATGAATATGATTCCTGATGAATATAAAGCCAAATTTGATAGTTACATTACATCCTCCCCACATAAAAGTAATGGACGTATTGGTATATTACTGATGCAATTTTGTGGTAAGTATGAGTTAAAAGATATTATTGACAGCAGTCATATATACAGTTTACTATTGTCGAAATCATTACCAGTATAGGTTAGTTATATGCAAGCGAGACAATTAGTATTAAAGACTTTTATATTGTCATCCAATACCAATCAAGATATGGGAATCCTTATATTAGGTGATGATGTGAAGTTGTTATGTAAGGATTCACTTACTACGTATTCAACATTAGAAGAGTTAGAATCTACATTAGGTAAAGTTGAATTCAAATATAATGAGGATAGTAAAGAAGTCACTAAACTTTATATTGAAGGGTATCCGATAAAACACCTATCTTACTATAACGTGGAACATACAGATAGTTATATAACTTATACAGTCACAGAACATTCAAATATTAAGTATGTGGCTGGTTATGTAGGTGTAAGTTTATCCGATTCATATATGCATATGATATTGTTAAGCATTAAGGAAAGTACGTTTCTTAATGTAACCAATAATTGTATTGGTCCCTTTAAGACCTCAGAAGAAGGTCAATCACTAGCTAAATCAAAATGGATGACACGCAATGGTAATGAATCAGTTTCGGAAGTTATTAGCCAAAGTAAATCTGGCAAAGGAAAGCGGCTCAAAGGAAATAAGACTGACATTGAGTGAGTTGGATTTATTAGTATCTGAAATCACAGAAGAACTAATTAACTCACATGAAAGACAGAATGAATTAATCTTATTACTAAAGAGTAAAGTTAATGCTAATGTTTCAAACACAAAAATAAGTGGGGGTACATTCTAATGATAATTGGTGTTACGGGTCTTATAGGAAGTGGCAAGAATACTATTTCAAAATACCTAGTAGGAAAGTATGGATTCATTAACTTTTCATTCGCAGGAGTATTAAAAGATGTATGTTCTGTATTATTTGGGTGGCAACGATATCTATTAGAGGGTGATACAGAAGAGTCACGTATGTTTAGAGAAACGGTTGATGATTATTGGTCAAAGAAATTACATATACCTAACTTCACACCAAGATTAGCATTACAATTAGTTGGTACTAATTGTTTAAGAAAAGGTTTAAGTGAAGATATTTGGGTGTCTGCATTAGAACGTAGAATTAATAATTTACCTAAAGATAAAAATGTTGTGATTAGTGATGTTAGATTTCCCAATGAATTAAAGATGATTCATTCGAATGGTTTCATTATACGATGTATTCGTGAATTACCCGAATGGTGGGATGATGCCGAACATCTTAACGTATGTGGATTAAAAAGTATTCCTCCCGTATTAGAAACGATACATGAAAGTGAATGGAAATGGATAGGTATAGACTACCCCCGAAATATTATTTCTAATACTGGAACACTAGAAGATTTATATAATAACGTTGATACTATTATAGGGAATACATTATGATGCAAGGTTCTGTTACGTGCCACAAAGACGGTAGAATCCATCGTGTGATTGATTATGACTTTAATGAACTAGTATCATTACAATTACCCGAATCCGATATTATATTACATGGACCTATTAGTGAATCCATTTATAATCAAGATATCCAAGGTAAGAAGATTGATATTAGCATCCCCGTATATTCTGCAGGTAACATAAGCGGTAATACTATACGTCTAAACAATAGAAATTACTGTACTGGTATTACAAGACAAGGTATTATAAATGCCGAATATATTGAGATTGATATAGCGTACACATCAGTTAATACTTTTAAATGTAAAGAACTACAATGTGCAACACTACAAACCAATAGTACAATATCAGTATCTAATGTTACTCATATAAATCATTTAATTATGAATGAATGTAATAATCAAACGTGTTTAGAACTAATTGATATGTTCACTCCCGACCGTGTTAGTATTCATGCTACTGATACATTCGATATTAATATTGATGATAAAACATTAAATTTAGAACTGTCAGGGCACCCCGATGTATATTGTGGTATTACAGGGAAGATTGACACAACAACGGCTAACTGTAAATTAGTCGACATTCGTAGTTTAAATAATGTTAATATTACCTCATTAAGAAATACTACTATTGATAATTGTAGTTTTGATACAGATGATGGAACTCCTTACTCCCTAGATATAGTGACAGATACATTATTCTTACGAAATACAACCATTAGCAGACTAAATAGCTTAGTCGCTAAACACGTCTTTATAGATAAACGTTGTCACTTATCGGATTCTGTTATTGATGTATTGAGGGCGTGTACGAATACTGATGTTGAATGGGAATTATCATAAATGCCATCATGTGATTTAAATATACTCGATGAGATAAATGTTCGATTTGATGGTTTGGATACTGATACAAGACGATTATGTAAACAAGCATTAGAAGTATTCAACCCTGCCGCCCGTTTCTCAAAAGCCTATAAATTAGGACAATGGAATGGTAAAGTCGGATATTTTGATTTAGGTGGACATACTTATATAAATGTATTAGACCGTGTCATTCCTATTCTTGAAAAGAAAAACTATGATATTAATATTATCGATAGTAGAAAGAATTGGAATTTTAAATTTGATGATATTGATGAGAACTTTCTAGCGGATAAGTGTTGGCCTAAGGGACATCGATTTGAAGGCCAACCTATTATCTTGAATGAACATCAAGTCTGTGCTGTTAATAATATGTTAGGTAATACACAATGCCTTATTGAAGCAGCTACGTCTGCTGGTAAGACGGCTATTTGTGCTGCATTAGCCAGAAAAGTATCACAATACGGTAGAATAATAATGGTTGTGCCTAACGTAGACCTAATAACACAAACGTATGCATTATTTAATGATGTATTAGGTATCGATACTGGTGTATTTCACGGGACAAAAAAGGAATTACATCATCACGCTACGATATGTACTTGGCAATCAATTAATTGTTTAGATAAACGTACTAAACAACCTAAAGCTAAAAAGGTTGTGACTGCCAATCTTAAAAAGTCTAAGAAACCACCTAGTGCCAAAGCATTAGCTAAGATGGAATTGAGTGAATTAGAAGTAGATACGTTTCTAAAGGACGTTGTTGCAGTTATTTGTGATGAGGCACATACTTTATCGGGGGCAGTATTACAATATCTTATGTCTAATCCATTTAAGAATGTACCCATACGTTGGGGTATGTCGGGTACAATACCCAAGAATAAAGACGAGTTCATACCCTTATTAATCTCAACGGGTCACGTCAAGTATCGTATTACGGCTAATGAATTACAGAAGAAAGAAATCTTATCTAATTGTCATATTAAAGTATTATCACTAAAGGATGATACCGTATTTCAAAAGACCGACGATGATGAATTCGGGTATCATACGGAAATGCAATATTTAGAAGGACATCGTCTACGTAATCGCTATATAGCCCTGCTTGTAAGGGCAATTGCATCTACGGGTAATACATTACTACTATTAAATAGAATCGCTATGGGTAAGGAAATAACAAACTATTTGACGGACTTAGATGCAGTTTTTATACACGGGGCAGTAGATACATCAGTACGTAAAGATGAATATGATGATGTTAATGTTTCGGAAAATAAAGTTTTAATTGCAACTTATGGTGTAGCCGCTGTTGGGTTAGATATACCACGTATCAAGAACTTAATATTAGTCGATGCCGGGACTTCGTTTAGACGTGTAATTCAGAGTATTGGGCGAGGATTAAGAAAGAGTTATGATAAGGACTTTGTTGATATATGTGATATCCATTCAACAACCCGTCACTCATTAAAACAAATGAAAACACGTATTAAGTTTTATAAAGAAGCCAAGTACCCCTACGAAATTATAACAATTCCTGATTGGGAAGAATCTGTCATAGACCTTAAAAAATAATAATGACAAACATATAATTTCAACTATACTACATGAAGTATTTAATATTAATTAAGGAACGATTATTATGTCAATGTCGGAAACAATACGTAATAGAATAATTCAATCTAATGGTAAATACTTTGCTAATGATAATATTAGTGAATATATACATGATGGTGAGTTAGAACTATTACAGATGGAACTTGCAGGTAAATACAAAGAACTTATGGAAACTATGTTAATTGACGTAGAACATGACCATAATTCTAATGGTACCCCCGAACGTGTTGCTAAGATGATTATTAATGAAATTTACTTCGGACGTTACAAGAAAGAACCGAAAGTAACTGAGTTTCCGAATGTTTCAAGTTTAGACCAATTATATATGTCAACAGGTACAGTTAAATCTGCGTGTAGTCATCATCATGTTCCTATTATTGGTAAATTTTGGGTTGGTATCTTGCCGGGTGAGAATGTGGTTGGTTTATCTAAAATTAATCGATTAGCTGAATGGATTATGAGACGTCCTCAAATCCAAGAAGAATCTACTGTACAATTAGCCGATAAACTGGAAGAGTTATTAAAACCAAAAGCATTAGGTGTAGTAGTTAGAGCCAAGCATTTGTGTGTTAGTATGCGTGGTGTTCAAGATTCAAATACTATTATGACTACATCAGTACAACGTGGATTGATGAAAACTGATAATGACTTAGCAAGAGAATTCTATTCATTCGTACAAATGAATAATAATACTGATGAAATCTAATAGGAGTTAATATAATGGTTAATAAGTTGTATTATACCGACAAGGAAATGAAGAGTGATTTACAAACTATCTGTCGGGATATGTTAGTTAATAACTATAATCCTGATTATATTATTGGTGTTACTCGTGGTGGGTTAGTACCATCTGTGCTAATTAGTGAGTTCTTAGATAAACCATTATTAACCATTTCCTGCTCTACTCGTTCATTTCAACACGAAGTTGATATTAGTAATGTTATTAACAATTATGAACAGGATAAGAAATACTTAATTGTTGATGATATCGTTGATTCGGGTGATACAATGAGTATTATCTTTAATAAATTGGAAGAACAGTTTGGGACAAGTTCACAATTCAAGACGGCTTGTTTATTTTATAATACTGCACAACCCAATCACACTCCTACTTTTTATGCAAGAGAGTTGAATCGATTTGAGTTTAGTGATTGGATTGTATTCCCGTTTGAAAAGTGGTGGTAATAAGATGGAACATAATATGTATACAGTAACTGAGTTATTTGGGCCTTGTGCTCAAGGTGAAGGTAGATATGTTGGTGCACCAAGTATCTTTTTAAGATTGTTTGGTTGTAACTTACAATGTCAAGGTTTTGGTATGCCTAAGGGTGAACTATCACACGAGCGTGATTTAGTGGCTAATAACGGACTCACTTATGACACGGTTGATTCATTACCATTAGTTCGTACTGGGTGTGATAGTTATGCAGCATGGGATACAAGATTCAAATACCTATCTAAACAATATACTATACAAGAATTGGTAGATAAGATTAAGAGTATGCTCCCTAACGGTTCATTCCAACAAACAACTAATAACAATATTCATTTAGTTATAACAGGGGGTGAATCACTACTCCCACATTGGCAAAAGAATCATTGTGAGTTCATACATGAATTAAGACGTCAATTAAACTTAAAATATCTTACATTTGAAACTAACGGAACTCAAGTTCTAAGTGAAGAATTAACAGATGTATTAAATTTAGTTAGTGATGTTACATTCTCAGTATCACCCAAACTATCAGCTAGTGGTGAACCACGTAACAAAACCATCAAAAAAGAAGCCATTAACTCTTATTTTAAATGTATCGGCACAACGTATCTTAAGTTTGTTGTTGGTGATGAAAGTAACTTTGATGAAGTTGAAGACGTACTTAATGAATTAGAATACTTAGGTGATGTATTCATTATGCCAGTTGGTGGTTGTTATGATGAATATAAGAAGATTGCGCCTATTATTTGTGACTTATGTATGAAAAAAGGGTATAGATATACTCCACGATTACATATTGATTTATTTGGTAATTGTTGGGGTAAATAACAGATTACAACGGGGATTAAATTGAACGGAATAAGTAGATGAATACGTCAGTTGATATGCAATTTTAGATAATTGTTAAAGCCATCCTTCCCGTTGTGCTTCGCTTATCGGGAGCTAATATCAACAATTCTACAATTTACCTATTGACAGTCACCTAAACCAATACATTATTAACCTTGTATTGTTTTAAGTTTATTTGGAGATGGGGACTGTAAACTCCCATCACTTAATCTATCTAGATAGGTGTTATCACTGAACAAGCCATCGGCAGTCCAGTAAAAGCCTTTTCTATTTAAATTAAGTTTGCGTAAATTCCACGGGATTTCAGGCAATTCCATACTTAGATTGATAGATGCATTTAAATCTGCATCCATTTCTAGCCCACAATTATGGCACGTATAGAGCTTGCCTTTCCGATTTGATTTCCGCACTTGTCCACAACAACTACATCTTTGACTTCGGTAAGTAGATGCCTGCTTGATTACTCGGACCCCGAGTAGTTCGCAAACAGACATTAACTTGTCTCTGATGATAGTATTCTGCCAATGTTTTAACATTGAACTCGAATTCTTCTTATAATTTATATTCCATATATCTTCTAAATTTACTTGTTTAACATTATTAAGATTGAGTTGATTAATTGACCAATTAACAAAATTAACTTGGTGTTGTTTAGCCCGTTTAAATGCCTTACTACCTCTTTTCTTCCTACCTACCTTATCCAATATGGATTTTTGAGTATGTCCATGTATGTCTTCGTTCGTGGTGACTTGTGTATCTGATAAAGTAAGTACATCTAATAGTCCTTGGTCCGCACCAATTATATTACCAGTTGTGCGTAATGCAGGAGTAGGAATGTCCCATCTAATATCTACCTTATTTGGTGTTATTAGGAAAGAATGCATCATTTTACCAATAATCTTGAACTTATTAGAATGTTTAGTCATATTAATAGGGATACATATATTCATCTTACTTTTAGTAATAGCAGTAAGCCGCAAGAAGCCATCAAACTCGTTGAATTCATTGTTATTTTTATTAGTTGTATAAAATTTACAACAATTTGTATCGTATTCCATATTGATATTGGAACAATTTGGCTTTTGAGGTATATTTTGTTTTATTTTCTTAACCAATGTGGCTAGTTGTTTCTTAGTATACCCCGCTTGCTTTAATTTATTGTATTGGTATATACGTTTCCTTTGTTTTGTAGTGCTTGCTTTAAGCATACCATTCGTTTTAGTAATAATACTCTTAAGTGATTTACCAGTTAAAAAAGTATTAATATTAGCTAATTTTGTTATGTTAGTAGGTAGAAATACAGGTAAATCAAATAAATTACGTGCTACATCAAAAGTAGTAGTATGAGTTATATTATCACTTGACGTATAAGAAGTAATAACCGGGTTATCCCAACAATAATCAACCAGTTGCGTACATACACGGATATACTCATTATGTAGTATAGCTAAGTTAGATAACTTACCTGTATTACTTTGTTGTATATAATGAGTACTCGTTCTAATCATATAACTTCCTTATCATTGAAAGTTATTATGTACTTCATTAACAAGTAAGTCAATATCTTTCTTATATTAAATAATGTTGTATTATGTTATAAAATGTAATATATTCTATGAAGTTAATTGACATTATATAGTCTTATGTTATACTTATATTTAATAACAAAGTTTGCCGATAGATATTCGCCTTTTCGGTTAGTAATAACAAGGGTATATGGTGGTGACAACCTCAACTTTGATGCTATTTTAAATAGTTAAGATACCTGAATGTTTATCGGCGATATTCATTATATGTGGGTATTAATCAAAGTAATCCATCAATTATTTTAGGATATAATATGAGAAATGTAATATTGGGTGAAAAGACAACGATAATTAGTACAACTTGTAATACTAACGATTATGTTAGTAGTGGAGTTGATAATATTAGGACTAAGATGTCAATTCTAAATTTGTATAGTAATGAAACAATAAGTTGTAATAGACTGTCTATTAAACTTGATGACGCAGTATTACCAATTAAGAACATACGATGTTCTAAGCAGTTAAAATTAACTATCCCATCATGGAAGGACGACTTGTTTATATTTGATACAATACAATGTGATAAATTAATATTAGATGGGGATGTTTCACGAATATTATGTACTAAATTATCTTGTAATGAATTATCAATCACGAACTCATCGTTAAAATCAGTTATGAACTTTATAAAAAATAATAAATTAAAAAATAGTAATGTTAAAAAACTAACAGTAGGAGTGAATGTGAGTGATACAACTAACGTTGTTAATATTGGTTATGTAAGAAATATCGTACTTATTAATGAGTGGTTCACTCGTTTATCGGATATGCAAAACTTCAAAATTCACAATAACGACACTACAAGAATTAAGTTTGGTTCTCATGCCATTACCAACTTGAATATTATTACTAAAAAGAAAGCCTCACTAGAGGATATGATAGTGAAGAAATGTAATATCCAATGCAAGAATATAAACTTACAATCGTCCGAAATCACTCACTTGACATTGACGGGGGATAATGTTACATTAACAAATATAAATGACATTCACTCTTTAAATTTAAACGTATCAAAAACGTTAAAAATTCAGAATTGTACATTTGTTAATGATTGCACTAACGTTATTCGTAATTGTGGTGCAAAAATAGTTGAATGGGATATAATATGCTAAGAAAGATAGTCACCACATATAACAGTGCGAAAGAAGTATTAACTTATGCACCAACAGACGTTATTGATTTTAGCAATACGTCAAACGCAACGATTACAACTAATAATACTTTCATTAATAATTATAGTGGTTGTATTAATGCTAAGTCTATTACAGTAGGTATGAATGATTCTTCTACTAATGATAATCTTAGTATAAATGCAGATACTATAAGACTCATCTATGACTATTTATGTCCTAAGAGAGAAATTCATTACGTACCAAATAATTGGAAGTTAAAAACCAAACGGTTAATAATATCTGCACAGAATTCCACGTGTGAGCCTATTATTGATGCTGAATGTGATGTGTTAGAGTTGAACATGAGTACTGCACAGTTTAGTACGTTAAATTGTAAAAACATTAAACTGTCCAATCCAAGACTTGAGTATTTGACGTACTTGAAACAATTTAATATACCCAAGTATTCTATTCACAGTCTTAATTGGGACTATGTATTTGATGATGTAAAGTTAAACTTAGAACGTATTGCTAATGATTCATTAGTAATCAATAATAGCAAATCCGCCATTATCAAAGCCAGTAGAGTTGTTGGCCTTACTATTAATGACAGTCAAACTATTAATATAACAGTATTTAATGCCAAGAATGCAACAATACACGGACAAAATGTTAAGTTATCTAATTGTGAATTGGGTGCTTCAAACATAACAGCACATGATTTACAGTTAGATAATGTTACTATAAATGATAATTTATCACTAAAAGTAACAGGGAAATTAGTTATAAACAAATGCACTTTTAATGATTCAATTATTGAAGTTATTAAAAATTGTGGTGCGAAAAAAGTGGAATGGGAGATACTATAATGGCATATAATGGTTGGCAACTTACAGAACGAGGCAAAGCTAAAATACTTAACAATATATCAGTACGTGCGTTTAAGAATATATGTTTTGACCATGTAACTTATGATTTCACTAAGGATAAGAAAGACTTAATGACATTGCCCGAAATAACTAGTATAACAATAACTGGTTATATTGATAATACGTATGTTAACGGATTTCGGGTAACAATAGGTGATATTTCGGAACAACCTCGTTCACATAAACCATTACATATAACATTATCATGTAAGGATGGACATAAACCAGTAGAGACGGGAAATATAACTCGTATCCAAAGTAAAATAACTGATTTAAGGTTAATTTTAAATCAAGATTTTGTACCACTAACTTATCATCCATAAGGGTTAACTAATGTCAAAGAAGATACCACTTTTATTGTTATATATAACTATGTTGTTTTGTTGGTTTACAATGTTATTTATCGGAACAGTTGTAATTGTTATATGTGATATGGTAGGAAATAAAGCCGAACCAATACATGATCTTGTGAACATTGTTTGTACTGGTGAATGGGTTAATACCATTCATAATAAGTTATTTAAGAATTGATGTTGGGATTATAAAGCTGGGACTACGGTGGGTGAATACCATACAGATTTAATGCTAATATTTAGTTATTAGTTAAGGTGAGTTTCCAACATCATGTTTCCAACCACTAATTAAATCAAGCCCACCCTTTACATATTATATTTTTGATGTTATAATAACGTTATAAATTATTTATAACCAACGGAGAAACATAATGGACAGTAATGCAGTATTTGGGGTTATTGAGGATATTGCTAGTAACCCCAGCAAAAATGCAAAAGAAAGTCTTGTCAAAACATATTCACAAGATGCTGATTTTGTAAAAGTATTAGAATATACATATAATCCATTTAAAACGTTTGGTATTATACCATCAAAGCCATTAACAGTTGGTAACGAGCCATTTAACGATGGTACTTGGCAACTATTAGATAAGCTCATTAAACGTGAATTAACGGGCAATGAAGCGCGTTCATTAGTTCAAAACGAGTTTAATCGTTTAGGTGAGAAATCCGCTGATTTGTTATGGCGTATTATGAAAAAAGACTTACGGGCTGGATTTAGTGAATCCACGATTAACAAAGCGATTAAAGGTTTAATTCCTGACTTTCCATATATGAGGTGTTCTTTGCCAAAAGATGTAAAGTTAGAAACGTTTGATTGGAATACAGGTGTATTTTCACAAGAAAAGGCAGATGGTATGTTCGTTAATATTAATAACGATACTACCGTCAGTCTAAATAGTCGCCAAGGTAGTCCATTTCCAACTGAACAATTTGGTCATTTATTAAAAGAAATAGCAGAAACATTATTACCAAATACACAATCGCATGGTGAGTTTCTTATTAAACGTGATGGTAAAGTATTACCACGTGAGATTGGAAATGGAATATTAAACAGTGTATTAAAAGGTGGTACTTTTGATGCCGGTGATATCCCAACTATATCAATATGGGACCAAATTCCACTATCAGAAGTTAAAACAAAGGGAAAGTACAATGCCCCTTATACTACACGTTATCACTCATTAGAAACACAGTTGACCAATAGTAAATTATTAAACTTAATCGATACTCGTATAGTACATAGTATTGATGAAGCATATACACATTATCGTGAGATGTTGTCTAAAGGTAAAGAAGGGACTATATTAAAAAATCCTACTGCTATATGGAAAGACTCCACATCAAAAGAACAAGTTAAGTTAAAACTTGAAATAACGGTGGATTTGGAAGTAGTTGCATTCCTTGTTGGTAATGGCAAGAATTCCAATACTTTTGGTTCTATTTTATGTAAAACAAGTGATGAATTATTGGAAGTTGCAGTATCAGGATATACTGATAAACAACGTCTTGCGTTATGGAATGATAAGGATAATATTATTGGTAAAATTATGGCAGTTAAAAGCAATGCCATAATGACACCTAGTGGCAATGGTAAGCATTCATTATTCTTGCCACGGTGTGTTGAATGTCCACGTTTGGATAAGAATATTGCGGATTCGTTAGAAGATGTAAAGTCACAATTTGAATCTGCAATTAAGTAATTGACTTACATTAGAAATATTATATAATCTTATATTAGTTAAAGATTATGGAGCAATGATGTGTGTAGTATAATTGGTAGTAGAAGTAATGACATATTACGGGAATTAATCAAATTAAATTCCCATAGAGGAAACTTCAGTTATAGTATGTCTCGTGTCGTTGATAATAAAGTACAATCACAAATAAAGGGATTTGGTCCATTTGACACTTCGAAAATCGAAGATACAACGGATTATCGAGTATGTCATATCCAAGCCCCTACTGGTGGTTTAATTAAAGACATAGATAGGATTCATCCAACTAAAATTGATAATTCGTATCTATTCCATAACGGTATTCTCACTCACAAAGGAATGGATATACTTAATCAAAAAAATAATAGTAATATAACATTTGATACTTTACTATTACATACATTAGTAAACAAATATGGGTTTGATATATTATCAGAAGTTGATGGCTTATTTACTTGCCTATACATCGATAACGATGATATATTCGTATTCCGAACTAAACACGGGAAATTATATATAGATAAAGATATAAACATATCCAGTGAACGGTTTGGTAATGCCAAATGTATTAATTATGATACTGTTTATAAGTTGAATATTGTTAATAAAACTATAAACGAAGTACATACATTTAAAACGTTATCTTATAATTTTGTTGTTCGGAATGAAATGTAGATGGATATTGTTAGTCACGTCATATTATCGACAGCATTAACGGATGTCAACCCATTAGCAATATTGGGCTCCATTTTACCAGATTTAACTATGTTCAAACGTAAACCTGTACCTGATAAGTACTATATACTTCTCCATTCACCACTTGCTGCTATATGTATAGGGTTGGTATGTCCAATGTTGGGGGTAGGAATTATGTCCCATATACTATTGGATTTCTTTACTCATGGCCCAATCTTCTCACCTCGACTAATCTATCCATTCTCTAATTGGAGATTTTCTAAATTTAAAGAATGGGAATTTGGTAATGATTCCTTTTATAGAGGAATCATATTAATAATTATAATTTTAATAGGAGTTATGTTATGATAAAGAAGGATTTACCAACCACCTTTGAGGGGACATTTAGTCATTATATCCCGTTAATTACCATTTGTCCTGTATCTAAGTTACCAGATATTGGTTATGTGACGGTTTATACTAATTCATTCGTTGAGATATACGGGATGAGGAAAATTATATTAAAACATAGTTTTTCTTGTATGTTTATGGAAGACCTTGTATTATCAATTAAGAACGAAATCGAAAAAGACAACGATTGTAGAGTTAATATTCAATATCGAATGTTAGGTGGTAGAGTAATAATTAAAATGTAAATGGGAGTATATTCGTATGTTACAAGATTACTTAGATAAATTACCAGATGTCCATAATAATGTCTGTATTAGCTTCAGTGGTGGGTTGGATAGTACGGTCTTACTACATCTGTTAATTCACAAGTATGGTAAGGATAAAATTAGAACATTGTCATTTGCTTATGGCCAACGTCATTCCGTTGAGCTAGAAATGGTCAAAAGTAATGTAGAACGGTTAGGGATTAATAACCATATCGTTGATATTACATTCTTAGGAAATCTTGTTAAGAATGTATGTTCTTTAATTGGGAATTCTAATTTAAATCCTAAAACAGCAGAGGAAAATGCTGGGGACCCACAAGTTAATACTTATGTACCATTTAGAAATCTAATATTTGGTTCATTAACGGCTAGTTTTGCGGAAGCGAATAGTTGTGATGTTATTGCTATGGGTCTCAACCAAGTAGATATGTACGGGTACTGGGATACCACAATGGAATTTATGACGGCGTTTGATAACATTCTATCGTTGAATCGCAAACAACAAATTAAACTTATTGCCCCATTTGTATCTTCATATAAGGAAGACGAGTTATTACTAGCTAAAGAACTCTCCGTTATATTCGGGTATGATATATTAGAATATACATGGAGTTGTTATAATGGGGGTACTAAAGAGTGTGGTAAATGTAATACGTGCGAAGAAAAGTTGAAGGGATACATATTAGCTGGTTATACCGATGAACAGATACTAGGTAAGTTTGATATCTCATCCGATGAATTAACAGAACGTAAAAATCTATACCTCATACCATAGTTATAATAATTAGTCGTTATAAAAATAGACTCATGAAAGTGAGTCTATTTTGTTGACTTATTAATATAGTTCGGTTATAATAATAGTATAACTAACGAGGTTCATACTATGAGTACCGAAATGAAATGTCAATATAATTATACAAATCACCATAATTATGATATAACCCATCCATTTTTTAAATGGAATCATATGTATGAAAATGACCCCAAAAAGTTTTGTAATGAGTATGATGGTAAAACAAGATCATATAAGAACGTGAAATTCGATAGTTATGCCGATATTGGTGATAATCACCCTAGCTGTTTTTACAAAAGTAAACTTAGTAAACCAATCTATTTTCGAAATTGTGAGTTTAATGGTAATTTTGTAGTATTTAGATTAATGTATAGTGAAATTATATTTGTTGATTGTAAGTTCAATGTTAAGGATATATCGATAGAATCATATGAGGTTCAATTTATTAATTGTGATATTAAATGTAGTGATATGTTATGTTCAAATCATATAACTTCGTTTAACAACGTTAGAATAAAAGCTAAGGAACATCTATCCGTATACTCACCTCACGTATCAGTCGAGGATGCTAACTTAACGACTAACAATTTAGAATTAGTAAAGATAGATCACTTCATTCATCTTAATATGACGTTAAACTATAAAAGCATTGGCGTTAGTAGTTGTAGTACCTCAGTACGTGAATACTTTAACGTTGATGAATATAATAATAAATGCATCATTGTAGTGAATGAATCTAGTAACTTAACAGACCAGTTTTATAGTGCTGCAATTGTAATTCTTAATTGTAATATTACAAGAGATTACATTCGTATTCAATGTGAACAATTATATATTAAACAAGGTATAGTATTAAAAGCTCGGAGGACTATGAGATTAAGATGTGATGAAGTTATAGGTAAAGGATTTAAGTTAATAGCTAAAAATATTGATATAACCAAAACAAACTTACAGTTATCATACGACTGGGATTTTGAATGTACAGGTAAGTTTTTGTTTAATAACCCCATAGTACCAATATAGTTTATTCTGGTTCTACCATTGCTATAATTGTATCATTACCGGTTGTTGTATTGGGAATGCAATTACCATAATGTTTTCCATTTGAATAATTAACATTTACTAACGAACGTGAATCGGTAATGCATCGATTATCTGTCATCTTATAACGTTGTGGGATTGTTAAACTTATTGTCACTTTGGCACTTGATGGTTCACCATAAGAACCATCATCAGCTAATGCTATATTACTTATTAGGATAAGGAACAACGAAATTATTAATTTCATCTCTTTCTCCTTAACAACAAGTATTGACTAACTTATAATTTTAGTATAACATAATAAATTAATAAGTCACCTATTGACATAAAAGAAAAGTTCCCGTAATATTCCTTTCAAGAGGAGTTAAATTATGATAACAATAACCCATTCAACATATACTAAAGAGTACCAAACAGATGACCAGTTCTTAATGGAGGACAAAGGCACTCTTTATCATATAAACAATAATAACATATATTCCGTTCTGTTACTACGTACCTTTATAACCACTGATGAAATTAAATTTCAAATAACAATTCCTGGTGGGATGAAGATGTGGGTACTCGAAGATGAATGTTTTGGCAAGATTGGATTGTTACAAAAATTAGGTAATACTTCTTATACTGAGTACGATAAACAAGCTATATTCGAATGTCAGGAGTTATCTAAAACGTATAACTTCCCAACTCAGAAAGAAGATTTGAAGATTGGTACCGTTATTAAATTATCTAAAAAGTTACTATCACAAATTGACTCGTTAAACGAACATGAGTATTCATACAATGATGAATATGTCATATGGAATATCGAGTATGTACTAGAAGATGGTTTTATATACACAGCAAGAACTAAGTATATAACTTATTCAATCGTACCATATAATGACTACAACGAAATATCATTAGAACACGCTTCTACTTTTAAAAATGATAAGTTGACAGAATTTATGAATCATATTCAAGTTGTTAAAGAAGTTAACTTATCGGTTGTACAAAAAGTAAAAGATAATAAACTTGTATATTCACATTTATTAGTATCATAAAGGAGTTAAGATGGAAATTGAATATAAGTTCTTATTAACCAAGCCATATAATGTATGTTTTGATTCTTTAACTAAGATTAAAGAATCTACAATTGTTCAGTCATATCTTAACTATGAGCCACAAGTTCGTATCCGAAAATCTAATGATACATACGAATTAACTATTAAGAATGGTACTGGATTGATAAGACATGAGGTTAACATTCCTATTACGGTTAATACATATGAAGAATTATTAACCATTAGTAAATCAACTATCAATAAGATTCGTACCGTTTATACTGATGGTAAACATAACTATGAACATGATGCCTTAACGTTATGTGGTGAAACATTAGAATTTATCGAAGTTGAATTTGAAACAGAACAAGATGCGTTCAACTTTGAGATACCATCTTGGTTTACAAACGATACGATTAATGTTACTAATATAGAGGCATACTCAATGGCATCATTGGCACAACAATCGTCCACTGGTGAATTGGTATGTCTACAGACTATTAATAATATTAAGAAAATACTAAAGGATAATAATTCGTTCTCACCTTCAATATATAACGATACGTTAGAACTAATTAATCAGTTAAAGGGTGTTGGTATTCTTAAAGAGCCAACATATGATGTTGATACGTGTTCTAAATGCAAGAAACCGAACGGCAACTGTGATGGTTGTCCAACGTATAAAGGAAAAATATAATGACATTCGTGTTATATGTTATCGCTAGAAATGATTTACCGTCATGTAATACAGGTAAAATGATGGCACAAGTTGCCCATGCAGCAACCAATGTCGAATCATATTTTAATAAACAACCCTTTTACCCATATACAGAAGACCGAACCGATTATCATGAAGTAATGGAACACGATGACACTATGGATGAACAAATATACCAAGAAATGGTAGATTTGAAATTTGAATACGACGTATGGTCAAAAGAAAGTAACCAAGATTTTGGTACAACAATCGTATTAGAAGCGAATATTGATAAGATTAATGAATTAAATCAACAGTTATTCCGTAATAATAGGGTTTATAACCGAGTTATTATTGACCCAACATATCCATATCAATGTAGTACAGAAATAGCTCAATTAATCGATTTAAAGTACCATACCGTGGCACCTAGAGTAGAGGGTGATGTTACATACTGTTGCCGTTCAGAAGCTACTTGTATGGTGGTATTTGGTGATAAAGTGGAGTTATATCCATACTTAAGTGAGTTACCATTAGTCCGCTAGAGTTAAATTAATATGTATCGAAATTTACAGCCTACCGACAGGACAGAAGACAATATACCGGTGCATGACATCATAGACCCGACAGACCAAAGAATGTTTATATCGGCCGAGGGTTTAGAAATGAAAATGGTAATATTAGATGACTAGAAGGCTAGAACCATATAATGAGGTAGTTGACGTGGTTGATGTCATATCACGTCACTCAAACCTTATTGCACGTTATAGTCCTAACTTCTGTTCAAGAAATCTAACTACATTACCATCATTTAAATATATTAATGGTGATTTTTGGTGCATCGACAATAAATTAACAACGCTAGATAGGAATAATTATTGTTATGTTAGTGGTTACTTTTATTGTGGTATGAATTCAAACAGGTTAAGGCCACCCCATACTCTAATCATTGGGAAACAATTTGATAATATCGTTTAACGAATATAAATGGTGGTCCATGGATAGTCATTAACGGTAGGTTCAACCCCACAAACGTATTTAAATTGTTGGTCATATAACCATTCTTGATTCTTAATAATACAATTACTAAATATTGTCTTTTTTGGATACTCACGATAGTATCGTCTATTAAACAATAGTTCACCTGTAAATTTAGTCACTATCACCGTTGAATACGGTTCAATCCCTCGTATCATCATTAAATCCATTCACTATCATTGTTTGAATATTTAAAGGAACTCGTTTGAACTCAAATTCATTCACTTCTAATAATGTTTGACAGATACGATAGAACTCACGTGATGTAATGAACTCATTAATCCATACTTCCGCTTCTTTAGAATCGTCAATATTATTCATTTGAGTACAAAGTAAATTGTTATTATTAAATTCGTACTTATTGGTTTTATCTTCCGGTATAGCAAAATATTCACAAATAGAACTATGTGAATCAGGAAGATAAGGATTACCCGAACGGTCAACTAAGATGGTTCTTCGTTGTTCATTAGAAAAATAATAATACTTATTGTTATAAGTACAAAAACTGAAGAACCATGCCATCAAGTACCATCCTAATGCCAATTAATACTTAGTCCTAGATTGATTTTCAAACCAATTTTCGAATACAATATATGCAGAAGTGGCTTCTTCACTCATAAATTCTGCAGGAATATCTCTTGCTTTAATAGGACGAGCTACTTGTTGAAAGAAATAACTATCATCGAACCCAATAGTTGCTGCATCATTTTTGTCATTAGCATAATATATCTTATCTAATCTTGCCCACATAATGGCGCAACTACACATCGGACATGGTTCACAACTAGTATAAATTTCACAACCACTTAAATCAAACGTATTAAGATTTTTACACGCATCTTGAATTGCTACCATTTCAGCATGGCTAGTTGGGTTATTATCCAACGTTACGCGATTATGTCCTTCCCCAACAATCTTACCATCCTTAACAATAACTGCCCCAAATGGACCACCACCAATATCAACAGAATGTTGAGACAATTCTATTGCACGTTGCATATATTGATTCATAGTCAGTTCCTTATGTTCCTATTAAATACAAAGTTAAAACGATAATACTGATTAAAATAATAAACTTCTTTTCATGGATTGTCATTTCTTTTTTCGTCTGTACCAGTAAACTTTATTATAATCTTCCATCAGTTGTTGTCTATCCTTATTGAGATTTCTATAATCTTCCTCAATAGACCCCAATGTATCTTCTTTACAATGTTTGAAATATTCAGCAATGTAATCAAACATTAAGATTGGTGATGCCAACCCTCTTAAGAATCCATCCAAAAAGGCTTTCTTCATATTTAATCCTCATTTAGTTTAGTTACAATCACATCTAGTCGACCCAACGTTAACAAATACAATAATGTGAATGCACAATAGGAAATGCCTGTATAATCAGGAATAAAGTTTAAAGTTCGCAATGCCCAAAAACAAATATATGGCATTAAGAAAATATTAACCCCTATCTTTAATAGTATAGTAATTGCGGCGGCTAAGTATTTCCCTTCTTTGATTAATACTGAAGTGGTTGACATTGGTTTAAATCCTTTTCAATTGCTTAATGATGAACTTAAGGCTTCTTTTGAATAATCTTACAACTTTCTGATTTAAGGAATGTTCTTGGATTGAGCCAGTATAGTGATATTCAGTTCCATGTCTATCGATATTATAGAAGATAGTAAACCCTTTATCGTTATAGTATTTTCCTAAACGTTCAAATCCAAATTTAACTATGCCGATTTCTGTAGGTTGATTTAACGCATCATGTTCACAAAATGAAACTATTTTATCAACTTCATTGTAAGTAAAGGAAAAGGTTCCACTGTCTGATATTAGAATTCGTTGTTTAAAAATAACCGCCATACGTTTAACAGCCATTCTATGATGTAAGTTCGATATGTCCCAGTTACGTCGACAATTATTATGAAATTCATCTATTCGTGATTTAGTTATATCTTTAAACGTATAACTCATTATCATTTACCCCCTATTAAAGAACTTATATACTTTATAATTAATTGTATCTTTTACGTTTGTTACAAAGCCGTGAACGGAGTAACAACCATTATTACCGTGATTATATCCATCATACAATGGTTCAAACGTTAATTTAATTCCTCTTTTGTAATACTGAGCCTTTAATAAATCCATAGCATGAATAACATCTTGAATTTCATAATGAAATGAGTGCCTAATATCAACAAACATTAGTTCCTTGAACCCATACGTTAATGCACAAGTAGAGATCCCAAATGTGAATTTACTATTATTATCGACATGAATGATATCATTCTTTAAGATTATCGCTAATCTTTTAATTGGATACACTCGAGCTTGTTGTAAATCAATCGTTTCCTGTATCAAACGTTTACGGTAGTCCTCAAATATCTTGAATGTATTAAAATTTACATCTTTTAACTTAATGAACATTACTATGCCTTTCATGATATCTTTAAATTTAATAAAATTTTAATTTAGTTATTATGTAATGTCAATAAGTTCATGTTCACGAGTTAAGATACCATACTGTTTAGCCTCAATAATTAACTCATTAATGGACTGTTGTCCCGCCACGTTCCATTCTTTACGTTCCTCCGGTGATAGCATATCTAACAAGGAAGTATCACTATTAGCATCTTCTTTTTTCGTTTTATAATAAGACTCAATGTCTTCTAATAGTCGTTCTTTCGTCATACTAAGACCTAAACTGTATCATAATCAATGTTATGTACATTGGCAGTCTCACGCAGTAATGTTTCAAACTCACTATTATTATCATTCCATTTTTTCATATCTTCATCTGATATAACTTCATCAAGTATGTCAGTTTCATCTCGTACCATCATACCGTTGTCTTTAAAGGATTTAATGTTTTTAATTATTTCATTTCTCTTTGACATAATAACCTCCATTAATCGGTTTATAAGTTAAGTATAACACTAATTAGTAATTAGTCAATGATTTATTTAATACTTGTGATATAATTCTTTTAATTTTGCTATTAAGTTAACATTTAGCATTAATAGTTTGCGTGATATTGCCGATGCCGAGTCATTTAATAATGCATAATACTCCATACTCAATTTCAAAATCTTTATAACTTCTAATGTAGTTTTAGAATATCTATCTTCTTTTAATTTGGTAAGACTTGAACTCAATATATTATCATCTATAATTAATTCGTCAATGAGGGCATTCAATCGTCTATTATCTGTTTCGGCCGAAACTAAGTTGTTATCTATTAGATACTGGTTATATAACTTCATTAAAGTTAATGTTTGATGTACTTCATCCCTATATTGGGATAAGAACAACTTTTTATCCGTTGGTATGTTATCTAATTTTAAATACTTACCCGGAGTATACTCTTCGATTTGAGTTAAGATATTCATTGTTTCCTACTTTGCTTGTTATATTGTACAGTTCACTTGTTCCAAACATACAGATATTCGTTAATTTTATGTCTACCACTAGTGAAGTGGTCTTCACGTTGATTAACAACTTCCTTTATTAAATAGGGACCGAGTATGTTAGTCAATAGTTCTTCGAATGTCTCTTTTATGATAATACCACAATACCTAGTGTCTTTATCAATGTAGTTATTTGTTAATACATTAAACATCAACGTCTTAAAGTCAACTATCTTAGTATTATTATATACTTCTATGTTATCATACGGTGGGCACATGAAGATTGAATCAAAATCATCAGTTGGAATAAAGTCATTCGCGTCATTATTATAAACGGTTGTATTGATAATATTATGGTATGATATCATCCGTTTAACGCCCGTACAGGTACGTTCATCCAAATCATTGTATATATACGAGTCTAAGTCAGAACCCCCTAGTAACCGATGTCCCCACCCCCCAAATGGGTCATATACTTTTTTACATCTATACTTAGTTATAAAGTATCTAAACCAAACAGGTGAGAAAAAACTAAAGCCACGATATATTGCGGATATCTTAAATCCAGTAAGTAAATCCCTATCCGTTAACTTATCTTCAGTCTTAAATAAGTACTTAATACGATTTTCAATTAATTGTCGCCTAATAACAGGGTCGTTAATATAGAGTGAATTCTCTTTTTCGTATATATGTGGTTGAAATTCCTTTATGTTCTTATTATACGATGGAGACGAGTTAAGAGTTAGTTTTGCACCTCTTATTAATTCACACTCATGTAATAATTCCTCACTAGTAGATGGAACTTTTAAACCATCAATTCTCTTTATTTGTAATAGTAAATCTTGTTCACTAGTGAACGAAAATACTTCAAGATACTTTAACTTATTATCTCTTGCTGTTTTACGTTTTAAGGGGTCTTTAATAGACCAAACAGTAATCGCGTTTTTATAGAAGTCCGATTCAATAGACTTCTCTACCCATACATCTAATATCTCTTTATCAGTTTTTTCATTATAAGATTTTCCTCCATGAGTGAAGAACCCATTATATTCGATATACATATCAATACTAGGAATATAAAAATCACAATGAAATGGATATAGTTCACTTTTATAATTACGTATAACTTCGTTATAATGTTTGACTAAAATAGAGTATATTTTATCTTCAATAGCAGAAGTATTAGTAGTGCCGTTCTGTTTCTTCGTTTCAAATATCTTATCTGTTATATCATGTTGACGTTCTTTATATTCATCACTCTTAACATAATGTTCGACTCCGTATTTATCCATACAAGTAGTTTTACGTTTTTCTAAATTATTATCCTGTCCCATGTATGGAATCCAATCCGTTCCATACTTCTCCAAACAAGTTGTCCTAACTTTATTAACCTTATATTGTCCATTTTTAGCAAAATTATTATCTTTGAATACGTTATCAACGCCATAGCGTCCCATGTTAGTTTGCTTAATTCGTTCAATTACTTCGGGACATTTTAGTATATTATCGACCCCGTATTTGTCGATACTGGTTTGTTGATATTTTAATAACATATCCTTACGCTGTTCACTTGTATAGTTTTGTTGAACTTTTGATATGGTGATGGATTGTTTAAGTTTCTTATCATCAGTCCACCCGTTACTAATTTGTTCTTGTCTTATTGCTTTTTGTTCTTCTGTCTCATGTCTATATTGATATTCCAACTGACAGTGGTTATTACAAAATTTATTGTGCTTATATAATGTTACGGTTGTTGGTTTGCTACAATTTAAACATTTACCAACCTCACATCCAAAATGAATGGTTCGTAAGTATACATCGAAATCCATTGAGTGAATAGTCTCAATGTGATATTTAAACAATTTATTGGAAACAATTATATGACAAATAGGGCATTCCCTCATTAAGTAATCCTTAAATTGTTTATAATTTAACTATAACGTAACTATATTGGTGAGTCAACTACTAATATTTGAAATATATTCTTCAATTCAAGTTATGATATTCATCTCGATTCCTAAGTTATAAGTAATAAAGGGTGGGTAAAATTTAAACTACCCACCCAAATCACTAATTATACTTTATGGTACATACGTTTAGAGGCTTCCTTACCACGTGCTTTACCGAATGCACTAACACGTTTTAAATAACCAATAATACGGGTAGCATAATCTATATTACTACTATGGCACTTTGGACATCCCTTCAATGTGTGTTTGTCAATATTACCACAGTCATTACATATTGTAATCTTAACATTGGTACATAAGTAATTACAACCAGTTTGTGCCATCATTTTAAGAATCTTACGATATCCTTCCTTGGTTGGATATTCTTCTAAGTTTAAATGAAGGGCAGAACCACCATCTAAATTCTTAATCATATCCCTACCATGTAAAATGAACTTATCCGCAATGTTCAATTCATCGTCTTCAACTGGGAAGAAATATGAATTATAACAATCACGTTCAACTTTATACCCTGCCTTTTTATCCCATTTTGAATTCTTAACACCTAAGTTTTCAGCAGGGACAAATTCTGAATTAAACATTATTTTCAATGAGTTCTTAGCTTCTTTATTAGCATTATAAAGAATTGTTAATTGTTCATCTACAAACTTCATATAAGCAGGATTAATCATTGGATTACCATTTTCATCTTTAATCTTACATGGCAACCCTAATGATTCAGCACCTTCTAACATACCGTTAATACCAATGGTCATAAATTGTTTATCTAAAGATATAAACCCAGCATCATAGACGGATAACATTCCTGCATCTTTATATTTTTGCATAATTTGTCTATAAGCGTGATGATATTTGTGAACCTTTTGTACTTCAGTTTTGAGGTCTCTTTTATCCTGTATTAAGCGGTTCATATTAATCGTAATAACATTAATGCTACCAGTAGAAACACCACCCGCACCAAGTGTATATGAGAAGGTATTGTCTACTAATTCGTTGCGAAGGCGACAGCAGCTGGCCAAAGAATCTACGGAATCTGATTGATATATAAAGAATGAATTACCTTGTGCCAATTCAGTACAACATACATCAGCGAAGACTTCATCTGCCACATCTTTATCTTTAGTCAACATTGCAGCTGTTACAACTGGGAATGTTAAGATTGAATTAGGTTTAGCACGTTCTACATTAAACCATTTCATAAAGTGGGTTTGTAATTTATTAACTGTTTCGAAATTAGGTGGAGTTAAATCAGGATAAACGAATGATTCAAACAACGAGTTAAAGAAGAACTTATCGAATACGCTAATATTCCAAAATACGGATTGATACCCACGTGCTGCAGCAGGTTGATTAAGAGCATATACAACGTGTTGTAATTCATTATCAATAATCTCACGTTGTGTACTGAGATAATCGTCACCAAAATCTAATCTTGCAAAATAATCAAACATCATTAAGAATTCAACAGTTGCTACTGCCCCCGCAAATTGTGAAGATATAGCAAATACTAGGTTTACGAAGTTACCACAAAAACTAGCTAAATGTTTTGGTGCTTTAGATTCACCGCCCAACTTAGTTAATCCATCTAGTAAGAATGGATACATTGATATACTAACACAATAGGGTAATAACGAACTTTCATCATGTACATATATTTCATGATTTTCAATTTGTCTTACATATTCATCGGCAAGTTCTTGTCCATACAATTTTTCAATCTCGTTACATACCATTTGTCTATTAATTTGAATATTAATATCCTTATGTAATTCGGCTGATAATGTTGCTAAATTCTTTGAAGTAACATTAGCATTAGGGTCTACTTGTGAACCATCGGCAGCAGTCTTTGCATTTACATAATCATCAATAAATCTTATTTTATTATCAATTTGGTCACGTCTTAATCTAACCATTGGTGACTTTTTTGGTAGTGTATTTTCCATCTGTTAAATACCTTTGTTAGTGTTGAAACTTATTTGGGTGAGTTATTTATTATTTCTGAACCAGTGATTCATGTCCTCATTCGTATGTAAATTTAAAAATCTTTGATTAGTAATTGGACTATCTAATCCTCCTAATTCCTTAATATAAGGTCCTAGCTTCACGTAATCCAATAACGATAGCATATCATCACTAATAGTTTCCTTTCCAGTATATAAACAAGTTAATAACTTTTCTTTTTTACATAGAGTTAATAATGTTAATAAGTGTTCATCCCACTCCCCACCTAAGAACAATACACAGGATATCAATCCCTTATATCTTGCAAGGTTAAGTAATAAGACATCAGTTGTTAAGTTAAAACCTTGATTTTGTGGTATGTTACTCCAAGAACAACCTGGACAATTATGTGGACATCCTGATATACCAAAGGATAGTGATATTTCATTCGGTACTTCTTGTAGTAATACATCAATACTAAAACAACGTAACATTTGGTTTACTTTTCATTATTAACTAATGAAACGATTTTAACTAGTTAGTGAATACAAATCAAAATGATTATTTGGAATTAGTGATTTATTTTTAAAATATGTATTGACATTATATATTAATATGTTATACTTAAATTATAAACACAACGGAAAGGATAAACAAATGGAAAATTTATTATTTTTAATTGATACCTTAACTCAAGGTATTCACGATAAAAAAGTTCCGTTTTCTTTTCTTAAAGATAAGAAAATAACAAAAATATATAATGGCGATGCTCTTGTTATGGCATTGGAAAACGGGACTATTTTAGTATTAGGAAAATGTGACGGTCACTCAAGGTATCAAACCATCGCAATTGATGGAGATATAAACGATATTATAAACGTGCAGATATTAGAAATTAAAGAAAAAGAAACAAGAGAAAAAGAAACAGGAAAATATCGTTATAATGTGGCTCAATTTGTGGATATTACAACAAATAAAGGGTGTATAACCTTGCATTTTCATAGTGACGACGGAACATACATCGGAAAACCAGAGTTATTTATTTATCACAAAGATTAGCACTAAAGGATTAAAAAGATGCCAGCACAAAGAAAAAAAACCGCCCGAGACCGCGCCTATGAAAGTGGTAACAAGGCTTCCATAGCATTCTATGAAGAGTGCGCCCGCCGTCAACGGGAGTACGATATTGCTTGCGAGTTGATAAAAGAAACTCAAAATGAGGAAATCTTATGGAACGCTACATTCAATCCACGCGAGTCTGTTAGAGAGGTGTTGGCAAGACAAAAACTCCTATCTCCTCGGATAGTAGAAAAACTACTATCAGACACCCGTAAAATTAAAATAGAGCTAGCAAACAACAAAGAAATATCGGCATTTCATATTTCTAAATTGTTAGAAGATGAAAATATTGAAGTAAGAATGTACGCGCATAATCGCGTACATGGAAAAATAAGCCTGCTGTATCCAGAGATAAGCTGGACAGCTATAGAATTTACACCGGACAGAGACTATACTGGTGAATGTATGGAGCAAGCACACCGAGGCTTACTACATATAAAAAAACATAGTTGGGACGGTGATTGTGGAGAAAAATCACGCTATTATTTTTATATGGCAACTAAATATGTTGCCAATGTTTCAATTGATTTCGATAGCCAAGATTTATTATATCTTGGATCAGCATCTGATGCTAGTGAGGTCGAAGCATTCGCTATCTTCGAAAAAATAAAAGTTGACTACCCAGATATGATTCATGATTTTACATAATAAAAGGATTAACCATGCGCCTATTACTGACGATAATATTCGGCATGATTATAACAAACTCAATCTATGTATGGACAGGGGAATTTCAATGACAATAAAATTAAACTTTCAATGCAACATAAATGGTGAATTAGAGGTATCTTTAGGATATGGAGATGCTTCAATAGGAGAAATACAAATAGAAGAAATCGAGGAATGTCGGAGACATACTGATTTTAGCGTTTTGCCGCCCAACCATTTTGAACACCTTCGCGAACTTGATTTTATAGACGTGGTTGTAATATGCCATTCTCTTAAAATGATTGGATATTTTTATCCAAGCAAAAAACTTGAAGAATTAACGGGGATAAACGAAGAATTCTTATTATTTATGGACGATTTTGAAATGGTAATTGTATCTAAAAATAAAGCATTTGAATTTTCTATTGAAGATTAGGAGGTTGCAATGATTGATAGAAAAAATTATCAATCAACAATCCTTTTTTTGATGTTGCCATCGATGGACGATAAGTATAAATTTATCGCCAAAGATAAAGACGGCTCTGTTGCTGTTTTTACGGACAAACCCCATATTGAAGAAAACAAATTTTCAACACATTAATCCATTCTTAATTCAAAATGAAGATGGCAGAATAACAAACGTTACGTTTGCTAAACTACTCGGTAGCTTATAGTATCAACATTAAAGGAGAACTACAATGGATAAAGCATTAGCTAAGAAAGTTCTTAATGAACTTAAAGAAGCAATGGACCTAATTGCAAAACGAAACAATATTAAGCCAACAAAACTCAATGGCAGTTTAACTGTTGACGAGCTTCGTTTCACGTTAAAATTTCAAGACTTTGTTGTTAATAATAATATCCAAGATCAAGATAAAGAAAAACTTAAACAATACGCACAAGATTTAAAATCTTTTGTTGCCGGTACCACTGCTTTAGGGAAAGCATATCGTATTAATCCGGATACAAAAGTTTCGTATAAGGCGTTTGTTGATTATGTGAATGAACATGACATTAATAATATCAAATTACAAATGCGTAATAATAGAAACAATAAACTACTTGGCATTAAAGATAATAACATAACTCATTCTTTTATGGTACGATTTTCGGACGGAACAATTGAGTCACTTACGTGGAACGAACTGAGAGCAATGATTCAATGGTAATATAAACTAAAATAGACAGTATAAACAAATTATACTGTCTATTTTTATGACTAACGTTAATCTATATGCAAACTTTAACAATCATTAACGCAACAAATACCGTTACAACTATGATAAATGGTACCATATTATTACTCCTTATTTATATTGTTAAAAAATTCTACCATTTCTCGGTTCTTCCCTTTAATATCCGAGTTATCCCATAGTACGTCTTCTCTATTAACATATGATTGAATTTCTTTATTATTAAACCATGTTTGTTCAATATCAAACTTATCCCAACGTCTTTTACTTGATTGCTTCATTAAATCATGTATTAAATCATTTGCGATTTGAATTATATTGCACATCTCATCATACGTATGATAATATTTACTATGTAATGCACAAAGACAATCATTACATAATTCACCATGTGCTGTTATTGTTTTAATATTACTGATGGAATCATACATCGTAACTGGAAAAATTAATGCATGTGTTGTTTTTTCTACTAATTCACCACATTTAGAGCATTTACTCATTATGATATCCTTATATTAATAATTCTTAAACTCAATTACCGTATTACTAGTATAGTTATAAATGTAAGAATAATTGACTTCTTTACTGGTATGTTTCATAATGTAACGGTCTAATGAACTATGCCAAATATCAACATCTATACCATTACAAGTATAACGAATCCCACCAAACTTATTAACGATATATTGATATTTAGTAATGAATTTTTTAGTTACTATTGAGTGAGACTCTTCATTAGTAAATAGTATATCAATATCGTTATAATTCATTCCTGTAATTAAATAATTTGCACTTGAACTAACAAGATAGCCACCATATTTCAATGAGTATTCCACTATTGGATACGTCATTATTAGTTCAAGTGCATCATTATTAATCTTTAGTTTCGTCATATTCAACTACTCGTCCGAATGGGGCTTTAAACTTTTCGAAGTTGCCACTATTAATTACCCAAATCGTATTACAATAATCAGGGATGCAACGTTCAAACCCACATTCACCATCTGTAAACATAATGAACAGTTTCGGACTGATGTGATGTTGTTTCATATAGTCCCAATTAGAACCGAAATCAGTTCCACCACAGGCATGGCGTTCAAAATGCTCAAGTTTTTCATCCCGATTGTGTTCCGTAACTTCCAATATAGATTCTTCGGCTACGTTAGTATCGAATTGCCAAAGTGTTAATTTGAATGTTCTATATTGTGAACACATACCGGCAATTTCACTAATAAAATCAGTAGCTTGTTTATCAGAAATACTACCCGACATATCCATTGCAATAGTAACATCAACAGTCGTTTCTGGTCTTGGTCCAGGTAAAATTATTCCCATGCTACTTGAACGACGATGTGGGGTATAAAAACTACTATCTGATTTAACTTGTGATTGTATATTATCACGTATAATATCACGCCAATTCAATCTTGGTTCAACAAGTTCATTTATCCACTTACTAATTCTTTGTGGCGTTGAGCCCGGAGGAGCAGCTTGGGCAGCTCGAATCATCATGTCTTTAATTTTTTTAGGGATGTCTTTTAATTCTTCTTTAGTTGTACCATCATTGACTTCATCGAGTAAATCTTGTAATTTTACTTTTCGACGTGTGATACCGTCTTTACCCTTACCTTCATCCCCTTCGGTACTTTCACTACCACCATTACCTTCCCCATCATCGTCCCCATCTTCACTGTCAAGATGAGTATCAAGTGTAATCATAATTGGTGGATGTTCTTTTATGAGTGAATCATATATTTCATATTCATTCATATCTTTATATTTGTCGTCGAGCAAACAACCTTTAGGCATCTTACCGATACCTTTTTGATAATACTTACCAAACTGATTATTAACTAATTCATAGTTAATAAAATAGTCAATTGCCATATTCCAATAATCATGTATACGACCCCTACCTCTTGGGGAATGGTCATATATACAATGTAGTAATTCATGTGCAATAGTGAATTCAACTTCGTCGTCCGTTAATTTCCCACACCACTCGGGATTATAGAATAAATGTTTGCCATTTGTTGCGGCAGTATCAATTTTTTGAGTTTCAACTAGTACAAGACTAGATGCCATAATCCCAAAGAATGGATTCTTTATCATAATCTTGATATGTGACTTCATTATTTTATCGTAGGCAATACTATTAGTCATATTATATCCTCCGTTGACTTGTTGTATAACTTTATTTTAATATAAAGCTAACAACAAGTCAATGATTATATGTAATTAGGCAGCTTTCTGTTGACTAAGTTCTTTACTTACTTCAGCAATAATGGAACCATATTTCTTTTGGTATTCATATAATGAAGACACTTTCGTCCAATTAAATTTAAGACCGAAATCAACGTATGACTTACGTACAATCATCGTTTTAATGCCATCACTTTGTTTCATGCCATTCAATACAAACTTAAAGAATGTTTCAGCACGAGTATCAAATTCGGCTTGTGTCATTTTCTTCTTTTGACGTTTTTCATCATCTTCTTTAATTTTATAAAGTAATGTCATCGAAAGTGAATAGTTCAAATCAGGACGAGTTTCTTTAAATTCCGTAATTTTTCCTGACAGAACGTCTTCGGGATTTGGCAATTTAGTTACTTCTTCCAAGTAACACATAAATTCATTTGCCATTGCTACACCAATATTACCAATAGCTAAACGACTAATCAATGTTAAATCGTTAGTTGCTTCCATTAATGTTGATAGACGAGCCCATGAACGACCCGTAGCAAATGCCATATTTTTACCAACTTCAGATTGGGAAAATAAGTTATGTGGTTTTGCTTCGATATACCCAATAATCGATGGATTTACACGGGCAGTAATTGCCCAACTTTGCCATTCTTTATATTCTGGTTTAACTGTTACGTGTGTAAACCGATTAGCAAGTGGCGCAGGTAACTCAAATACGTTGCCATGGTCATTTTTACGATTACCGGCAGCAACGATTGATACGCCTTTTGGTAACGTATAATTACCAAGTTTTCTATCTTGCATTAATTGATAGGATGCTTTTAAATTTGCATCATTAGCATGATTCATTTCATCAAAAAACATAATGCCTTTAAAATCCGGGTCAGTCGGCATAAAATCTGGTACAGTCCACGTCAATACCGATTTATCATTACTGTCTTTTGCAATGGTCGGCATTCCACGTAAATCCAATTCAGATAATTGTGATAAACGAATATCAATGAAATGATATTCAGTTGGCATTTCATTTAAAAGACTATTTAATTCAAGTGATTCCATACTGGAAATATTAGTTGTCTTTTTAAGTTTAGCTAATTTCATTTCTCGGTCAATTTCATTTGCAATATTTTGAACTGACCAACTTTTACCACAACCAGGAGGACCCCAAATGAATACTGACGTATTCGTTCGAATACAAACACGTAATAGGTCTTTCCCTTCATTTACAGTAAATTCATCAATCGTATATGAATCTTGTAATTCTCTTGTTTTGTCTGTTTTAGCCATATTTTAAGTCCTTTCCGTTTATAAAACATAATTAATGTCAACATACTATGTGAAGTTAATTACAAAGTCAATAGTCAACTATGTAGATTCTTCACATACGTATTCGGGTAACATTTATAATGTTGATAGAACAAATTACTCAGTTCATGTTCATCCACATTATGTTTAATCGCAAATTGTGATACATAGTCATAAACTTGTTGTGCTTTAACAAGTTTATCCTCAAATTCATGTTGTAATGAACTTTGTAGCTTTTCAGAATAATCTACCATTTATTTCACCATAAAGATTTCTTAGCGTTAGTTAAAGCTAGTTTATCAGAAGTCGTGTTATAAATTTTACGGAATTCACTTAATAAAACATCTTCATTGATATTATATTGTATGCATACCAATGTAACAAACGCAAACACTTTCTCCCTATTATAGAAGTCGTTTTTGAAGTATGCTAATATCGTCTTATTTAAGTATTCCGCTGCTTCAGTTAACATAATACCTAACTCCAATTAAACTGTTTATAATTTTAGTATAACATAATAAGTATTAATGTCAATAACTTTTTTTAAAAATAATGGTTGTAAATTAGAACATATATGTTATACTAAAATTATAAACAATTAATGGAGGTTAAAACAATGATTAAATATAAAATTACCAACGCTACTCCCAATGAAATAAAAGGTACGAGTTTAAAGGGATATATTGAAGCCACCAAACAACAACTCGTTGATGTACTAGGTGAACCCACCAATACATATGAAAGTGACAAAACAAGTATGGAATGGCATTTTGTAATGATTGATAAAGGTAAACGAATCCCCATTACGATTTATGACTATAAGGACAAATATGTTGGTGGGGTTTATACTTGGCATATTGGTGGTAAAGAAGCTATTGTGCTTTTTCACATAAGTAAATTATTCCCAAATAATGAAATTACAAGATAAAAGTTAAGGGTAGAAAAGGGTGATTATATCCCCTTTCTACCCGTATAACTTAATCATTATCGTTATCAGTAACAATCTTTGATGATGAACTAAACAAAAATGTTGCTAATGTATCTTCACTATCAAATATTTCTGTATTAGCAGGTTCAGTCGCATTAGACTGGTGGTCAATGTAACCATATTTTAAATCAAAATGTCCATCTTCATCAACTTGTAAGTTGTTCTCAATTACTATGTCGCCGAGATTATCATTAATAACCTTATATAGCATATCGAGATACTTTTGACCCAGTACTGGTTCACGATTACAATTAATCTCATCTTGCATTTCATAATAACATTGAAACAATGCAAAATTGACTTTTGAACAGCTATCATTATATTTCTGTTTCTCCCAACCGAATTCAGTCTCACCATTCATATTGGGTAAATTGACAATACCACAATCGGTTAGTTTAGCACATTCATCTTCTTCTACATAACCATCAATTATTACAAATGAACTACTGGAGCTATTGGATACGAATCCTGTTCTAATTTTCATCTTTTCATTTCCTTCTCAATACCAAAACGAGTAGTTAAATTAAAATAATCAACTAATTTGTTGGATTCTTCATAACTAACATCTTTAGCTAATTGGGCGAGAGTTACTCCAATCGCATTATGTACATGACTATGATTCAACTTCAATTCATGTTGAATGCGTCTTTTGGCAATTTCAATTAGTAACTTATTTTTATATTCATCCGTAATTCTAGTTATAGTTTCTTCCATTTTATACTCTCCTAAATCTTAAAGTATATACAAGAACGATTACATTTATGTAAGGATTCTCTAACTTTTTGCACTGATGAATTATTCCAAACATCAGTTAAAAAGTTATTTGAATTAACAACATTGATACCAGTAAATGATTCTTCTGCAAAAGAGCAAGGGAAATATTTACCTTCCACATTAACATAAGAACTAAATGAACTTTGTTCACATGGTTCAACCATTTTTTCCATCTCAATACGTTTAGGGTGGTCTTTTATAGATTCCAAAAACTTATGAGAACTACAACTATCCATCCCAAAGTTAATACCTAATTGTAGTGCAAGTTTAATAACAAAGTTGAATTGTTCTTGTGATACCGTATTAAAATGTTTGCCACGTCCTTTTTGTTTAAGACTTAATATAACAATGGCATTCATTTTAGATAAACGTTCATCTGTCTTCATATCATACATAGTTTCAATAAGATTATCGTATGTCTCTTTTGAAAGTAAGGCATGAATATTCACCTGTTTCATACCTCTATCTGTTAAACGTTTAACCGAATCATAACACCAATCTTTATTTTCATAGCGAGATACCGCACAAGCACCACATAGTGACGCAATTTTATCAGCTACGTCTTCACTAATATTAGCAACTGTTATATTTGGGATAATCCCTTTACTTCTTGTATATTCCATCATTTTAAAAATATCAGGATTAGCAATACAACTTGCATCGGCACCAAATGCAACTTGTGTTAATACAACAGGCATCTTATCCAATATATTCTTATACGTATCTAACGTCATGTTTTGACCCGTAATAGTATTAGACTTATAGCAAAATGGGCATGGTTTATTAACACTATTATCATTTGTGGATGGACCACCGCATTTAGTAGTGACTTCAATATCTAATATTTCAGGACCAAATGGAGATACTTGTGGGTCATCTTCTTGTGTTTTACCCCAACGAGCAAATACACCATTCTTCTTATTGAACACATAGTTATAAGTATCACTTGAGACAGTGGTGATATCACCCATACTATGAATGTGTCCTAATTCACCGTTAATACCGATTATGGTTTGCATATATTCTACTCCGAATGTAAATTATAATACTATTATAACATATACTTGTTTGGAAGTCAACATTATATAATAGTTCTTGTGAGGTAGGGAATATTTAATTTTGAAATTCTCTCAAATGTATCTTCATCGATGTCACCGTCAATAATTAATCTTTGGCATTTAAGAGATAATTTACCAGTTACTTTAACGTTATTCCAGTTAAGTTCTTCACATTCAATAGTTAAATTTTCAACAACACAATCTTTCAACGTAACTATATTGCTATGAATCTTAATAGACGGCGATGTAATATTCGTGAACCGAGTCTCAACATTGGTGATCTCATATTGTATATCATCTAATAGTTCATACTTGTAACCGACTTTGTTAGTTATATTTAATATAGGAATATTATCAACCTTTAATACGGGGTTAATTATTTTATTAGTATAAGTATTAACTCTCTTAGTGGGGCGTTCATATATACTGGATGCATAACAATTAACTTGTTCTGCTACTATATTGTTTGAAAGATGATATAACGTATTTATGTCAATACTCAATATCTGTTTTGCGTTTAAAGACTTAAACTCTAAGAAAGAAGGATGTTTACCATAGTATGGCGTAATTGACGCAGTGGTACATTTAATATTATCAACGTTGAGTGAACCATAACAGTTAAGTTTGTCACATACAATTTCACGACTATAAAGAGTATGCCCTGAATTTACGTATATGTCATTAGCGGTGACATGGTGACAATATAACGCCCCATTAATAGCAAGATTGCCACCACAAGTGATATTACCATCTCTAGTATGAACTTTATTGGTTGATTTTTCATTATATTCAGTTGTTAGGACATTATTAATGTCGGGGTCAAACCAACCACGTGAAGAACTATTTAGAGAGCAACTAGCCTTAGTTGCTATATTCCCCTTACTATAATTCTTCGATAGTAATAAGTCACTAATACTGTAAACGTTAATATTACAATTTACTAATTGTGGTTCATTATATCGTATGTGAACAATCGCATTAGTATCATTTAATATATCACTAGTGACTTCATTCTTATTCGCAGTAGTTGTCATAACTACTTCATCTTTACTGGGCATATCAATATATGTTCTCATTAGACTGCCTCCATAACCATGTTATAGATATATGATTCCATCGTTTGTTCAAACTCAATGTTTTGATATACATAAGTAGGTAGGGTGGATATCCAATTTTGTATTTGGCAGTATACATCTTTTTCAATGATGTTGAATTCACCTTTTTGAATCTGTAATACTAATACATCATCATACCATACATCTGCCGTCATTATGAGTGGGATATTACTATGTATTGTTACATTTGTTATGTTGAATTTTGACATGATTAACCCATCCTTTATGTTGTTTATAATATAATACTAACATACAGGAAATATAATGTCAAATAATTTCCATAGTGAAATCATCACAAGTATGCGATATCTTATTCAAATCTAAATTAGACTTAACATCAATAGTAGGTGAAGTTATATTTAAACGCTCTAACCCATCTATATCGATAGATGTATTTTGAAACGTATTTAATTGTAACTTTATATCTGCTTGAAAGTTACAGATGCCGGCTATTACATTTGCGTTAATAGTATAGTCACTTCCTTGTACTAGTGAATTTTTAATAATGTCACAATTTAGTTCGGTTTTGAGGCTCTGTACTAAACTTTTATATAATGTGAAACGTATTGGATTTATTGGTTCTATGCATAAGTTAGAAATAACAGTATCAAATACATTAATATCTAAAGTACGTTCATCGCTATAAATTATCTTATCTATATTACAGTTTTGTAATCTTAGACCATATTTTGAATATGGAATATACAAACCACATCCAATATTTAATCTCAATTCTCTAATGTCGCAGTTAGTGAATTCAATTACCTGTACCACTCCAAATGTACTACCATATCTAAGGTTATTAACAACTTGTACAACATCGAAACATTCATCATTAACGACTAGTTCAATACTCCGCGTCAGAAACTTACCCTTATCTTCTGAGAATCCAACATAACTGACATTATTAATAGGATATTCAAGCATGGAATTATTCCTAAAGAACGCCAATTTGAATTAAGAATACTTGTCGTTTGTACCAATCAGGGCGTGAATCAACGAACGATAGTTCAACTACCAACTTAACCCATTTACAATTCTGTAATCTATCATCGTCGAAGAACGATTCCACATTATGAATTATTACGTTATCTTTATAGTATTGTCTAAATCTTGTCAATATGTAAGTTTCAACTATTTGTTTAGTAGATGTACTTATTGGTTTATACGATATAATATCAAGTAAGTTATCAAAAAAGACCGTAGGAAAGTATGAATGTTCTTGTCTCACAAGAATATTACCCCTTGTAGTTTGCATAACTTCCAATGGATAACCTTGTTGTTTCCAATACATTTCCACCATCAAGTTTAACTCAAGTTAAAGTAAATATGTTTATTATGAACCACGTTCTTCTTAGCAGTTTTCATCCATCTTTGTTTTTTATAAACTCGTTTATGAACGTAATAAAGACTACCATTTGTATTGTCGGGTAACATACCTTTATACATACTAGTGGCTAATGTATATATCTTAGACCACGAATCTTTATCATCTATTTTATAATTATTAGAAGTCCAACTAAATTGTTTAGGTTTAAATATAACGGTGCATGGAGTCGTGGCAGTATGTTTAGCTCTGTTTAGTACAACATTACTAACCGCCATCATATCGTCCTGTGTTGAACCTCTAGCTTCGTGATACATATTAAGTGCGAGACATTGTATCTGTTTAGACTGTTCTATCTTTGATTGTTTTTCTTTTGTACTGTTTGGGGTAATTACTAATAATGATAGCAAGATGGAGAAAGTTAATTTCTTCACTGTTTCATTCCCTTTGATGTTTATAAAGTAATGGGAGATATTTAAATCTCCCATTATATTTAGTCTTATAGTCCTAAAATAGTTAATCCGTCTTCAATTTCATCGACTTTGTTTTTTTCTTTAGCCAAGTCATCTTTAAGTTTTGTATTAATCAACTTATTAATAAGTGATGGTTTAATGTGTAGTTCTTTATCTTCAATTTTTTCATTGAGTTGTTCCGCTACACTTTTAACTAAGTCTTTTAGGGCTTCATTTTCCGTATTAATTGCCATACGATACTTAACACCTTCTGTTATTGTAGTAGTCAACTTAGTCTTTTCATCCGTTGACAATGTTCTACGGTCGAATACTGTATCTTTCATAATCTAATTCCTTATCATGGTTAAAAACGTTTCAACCGTAATAATAGAGTAAGATTAAGGTTTGTCAAATATAATTTTTAATGCCATAATCCAGGTAAGTATAGTTCCTCCGATGCTTCGTATGTATGAGTTGAATCCTCTACGTATGATGTATCAATTAAGTCTAAACAACGTGCTACCATTTTAATTGGATATGAGTTGAATTGATTATATAAGTCATTAACTTTAAACTTAATTGTATCGGCAACGATTGTACAATTATCTTGGTTTATGATACTAGTACTCAAATCTATACTCTTAACAGTTATATCATTATGTAGTTTTATAGTTCTACCTATCAACGTTAATTCTAATAGTGAGTCATTAACATTGATAACATTACATATTTTCTCGTCAGACGGGTATAATTGTTGTATGGTTAGTTTTTTAACAGTATAGTTTCCTGCTATAAGTAATGTTGATGTAGTAGTTAACCATATTATTTCATCAATGCGTGATTTAGTTATAATTGGTGCAAATGTAAGATGATGTCGATGATTATCTATATTAAAAAAGATAGACTCGTCGATTATATTATTTATTTTTAAAATATCAACATCAATACTAGTATTGGCATCAACCATTAGATATCTAATGGAATCAAAATAAAGTTCGCCTGCTTTAATAGTACAACATTTAAAAGTTACATCTGAAGTTGGTTGTAATATTTCACCTGTGAAGTTACATCTAGTATACTTTTGTAGTTGTGAACAAACAATACAAGGGAAACAATTAAACACACAATTATGTGCAACTAGGGAACACCCACCAATACCATTCATCCTCTTAATTGTAGTATTATCCATTGTAATTTTGATCTTACTATCATTACTATAATTTAATGTTAATGTTAATTGATGGTTGAAATGACATCGAGATATGGTAATATCCATAAATGGTTTATTACTTATAAATTGAACTGGTTCATTAAACGTGAGACCTGCTATATTAACACCACCTATGTCCCATCCATCAAGGTCAACAATACATTCGTCATCAATGACGTTGGAAGGGTTTAGTTTATATAATGTTAATAAGTTAAACTTCTTCATATATTAACTCCTCATTTTAATCTATTATAATAAAATTATAACAAGGAGTCAATATATTAATTGTCATTAACAACTTTCAGTTCCCAAAAAGACGCCCAGTTTAATCTCGTCTTCATTGTATCCGTTTTCAATAGCTAAGGTTTTGAGTTTAGTAGTTACGTTAATGATATCGTCTATTATATATTCTTCACTACTGACTTCAGCGGAAGTATGTTCACCTATTAGTACAGAATTGGGTTCTGTCCCCCAATCATCAACATACCCAACATGATACTCAGAGAACTGTCTTTCTACTGTTTCATAATCCAAGTCGTTCCTACTTATTTTAATACCAACAACTACAAAACTCGAAGAACTACTATTTGATACAAATCCGGTTCTTATTTTCATGTTAAATCCTCCTTTGTTATTACTACGGTCAATATAATATAATTTAAGTCAAAAATAAAGGGTCATATTCGACGTATGACCCTTTATCTTTAATTAGTAGTAGTTTATACTCCAGTAGAGCCAAATCCGCCTGTACCACGTGTAGAATCGCTTAATTCACTAACGAAAGTAAAGTTAGCTTTTCGAATTGGACATAATACGGCTTGTGCAATTCTATCCCCTGGATTAATAGTAAATGACTTATCACTACTATTATATAGTATAGTAGCAAGTTCACCCCTATAACCACTATCAACAGTACCAGGGCTATTCTTAACAACAATCCCATGTTTAAGTGATAGTCCACTACGTGACCTAACTTGTACTTCCGTATTATTAGGTATTGATAGTTTAAAACCATTTGGAATTAATTTAGTTTCATTTGGTTCTAATGTAATTGGTTCGTCAATACCGGCAGTTAAATCAAAACCACTATCACCTTCATTTTGGTATTTCAACTCCCCCTTAAAATTAGGGAGGAGTTGAATACTGACATCTGTTAATAAAGAATAGTTAATCATCAGTATTTTCCAATTCTACTTCCGGTTCATCAACATCTTCAGGAATATGTGTAATCTTTTCTTCTTTGAATTCCAACATAATCCTATCAAAGTCTTCGTGTGTAAAGTCTTTACGGAACTTGAATATTTCAGTACCGTCTTGTGGCGATACCCATTTATATCGGTTACCAATTTTCTCAAGTACATTTTTCTTAGCGAATAATGTAAATAACCCCGAATATGGGTCCATTCCACTATCCCAAGGAATACGAATTTCTAAATCTTCAAACGGCTTAGAATATCGTGTCTTAATAACTTTAACACTTGAACGAATACCCATTACTTCTTTCAACTTATTACCATCTTCATCTTCTTTAAGTTTAAGTTGATTCATTGTAATAATAATAGAAGAAGCAAATACTGCACCCTTACCACCACTTAATTTAGGGTCAGGATTGTATTGGTCTTGTGAGTCATATATATGATTTGTACATACAACCCCAATGTTTTCACTTGCAATTTGTGATAATACATTACGCATAAGTGCATATAACATCTTAGCCTTGCGTCCCATATCACCTTTCATATCACCAGTTTCAAATTGTGCTTTATCAGTAGGCGTTAGTAACATACCGAGTGAGTCAATTATAAACAATACATATGGTTTTTCATTTTTTGGTAAATCACCATACTTTGCCTTATAATCCTTGATAAATGTTGATAGTGTTAATCCTACTTCATCTATATCCGACATTGACAGTTTTAACATCTTATCATCACTAGTATCAACCCCTAATGATACAAGCCAGTCAGTATCCAATGCATTTTCAGTATCGATAATAATTGGGAATATATCATTGTGTTGACAATACTTAGTTAAATTACCACTTACGATGTAGGACTTACCACTACCAGGAGCACCTGCAAACATGGTAACTTTACCCTCTAATGGAATACCACCACCAATAAACTTACCACATACAAGATAGTCTAATACATAACTACCAGTGTGCATCCATTTAATTGGGTCATTAAATCCTGCCGAAATACCAGGAATTGCCTTAGTAAGACTTTTACGATAGGCAGAAATATCAATTGGTTTCATTCAAACCTCCACAGAATAAGAGGAGGGAGTATTAGTCCCTCCTCACATTATTAACCCTGACTTTGTTTTTTTTGCTTAAGAATAGCCAAAATATCTTGGGCATTCTGTGTAGATTTTGCAACTACTGGTGCAGGGGCTTCATCTACAACGGGTGTAGTAACAGGTGCTACCGTTTCAGTAGTACCATGTTCACCCTTTAATTTAGCCAACAAATCACTAGTTGCCAAACTAGGGGCAGCTTTAATTTGTTCAGCTTCGGCTTGTGGGGTGACTACTTGTGAAGTAATAGTGGCATCGAATTCTACTCCCCAAGGTTTGAAATGAGCACCCCAACGTCTTACTTCGAATGGACGGTCTGCCAAACTAGCTTCAAACATTTCAGAAATCATTTCCAATTCTTCACTTGTAGGTTTCTTTGGAATATAATCTGACAATGTATATAAGCCATGTGTATTAATGGCATTTAGTTCAACTTCCGAAAGTGCATCTTCATCGAATGAGAATGATGAAGAACCAAAATCAGAATAGCTACCATTCATAGTTCTTACAATTTCAAAATCCCTACCATTTTCCATATCAGTTGGAATATGTTTAGCTTTGGGATTCATCAACATATCTACTACTTTTTGATGTAATTCCTTATTCAATGTAAATCTACGAATTGGATTTTCAGGAGTAACATCATCAGTAATTGGATTAACACGAACAAACCCTTGATATACATGATTTACTTTTCTCTTGTATATACGATATTGTTCTTGTTTCCCATCATTCCACCAACTAGAAGTTAGTTGTTGAATAGGGTCTTCTTTATTAGTAAATATATGACTTTCAGGTACAGAAAGTGGTTCTTTCTGTGTGAAGTTAAATGCAGGAACCGTTACTGAGAAAGCACCATCTTTACTCTTAATTGTTCCACCCAAAATCTTCGTAAATGGAAGTTTACGAGTTGAAATTGAACGCCAAAAGTATTGATTGGTTTCATCATTATCCAACAAGAATCTAACAATCGCACGACTATCAACAGGAATGTCCCAATGTGGATAAGTTACACTTGGTCCTTTAACGTAAGTCGATGTATTGGAATCATCTTTTGCATTGGCTTTTTCAAGTAATGCTCTCATATTAGCTAAGTCTACCATATTATCTCTCTTTTCTATCGCTATTTGTTTTTACATTTGATATCGCATTTGCTTTATCTCTCTTTATCAATTAAGTAGTTAATAGTAAAAACTTAATTGATATACTATTTATAATTTTAAGAGAAACGTAATTCAGTTAAAGTTTAAATAGTAATCGAATAAACTAATGATAATTACTTACCTTTACTTCGTCCGATGTACAAATATAACTAGATATAACCTTATAATCAAAATGATTATTTTTAATTTTTAATAAAAATCATTTTGACATTATAAATAATATAGGAGTTATAAACATGGCAAAATGGATACAATCACAGTTTCACCCTAAGAATCCTAATAAATGTATTAACAGTCGAATGGGTAAAGTTATACAATCCCGTTCTTCATGGGAAGCATACTTTATGAGATGGTTGGATACGAATCCTGGTGTACTTGAATGGGGTAGTGAAATATTTACTATACCATATGTTAATCCATTAACTGGTCGTAATGCCAATTACTATCCCGACTTCATTATTAAGTATATTGATAAAACAGGACAACAATTTATAAAAGTTATTGAAATTAAACCAGCCTCACAACACGCAGCGAAGTTAATGGAAAAAGGTAATAAACACGATAAAGCGGCAAGATTACAGAATGCTGCTAAATGGACTGCCGCTACTAAGTATTGTCAAAAAGCAGGTATAGCATTTGAAGTTATAACCGAAAATGAATTATTTAAAAAACATTGAGTAATGAAATGTTCGATGTTATGGAAACTTCATTCATCCGTTGTGATGATTGTGGTTCATTGGTATCCGCACAATAAACATTAGTAATAAAAATAGAGGGATAGTTATTATCCCTCTATTTTGTTGAACATTAGTAATTTATACAAAGTCTGCAGTTGGAACGGTATATGTACTACCTGTATATAATGCCGTGTCTGATACTACCCTAAAATTAGATACAGTAAAGGTATCAACCCCACCACACAGTTGGCCCCAATGTTCATATGGGGTTGATACCCAATCATTACTCACTTCTTCACTTAAGATTAAATTACCATCACGATACGACCGTATAGTAAGGTTATCACGACAGTAAGCATAATGATGCCAAACATCATTCGTTGGTGTTTCCACATTAAGAAGATTTCCTTTTTGTGATGCATTTAATGAAATTAATGGGTTAGATTGTATTCCAAAGGAGGCATCACCAATCCCAAAAATACCACCATATCCGGTTGTGGTTGAATGGGGGACGATTGCGTTTTAGTATTTAAGATTAACGATGAAGAACCCGTATTGTTTCCTGCGATGGTAGAATATAAAGATGCTCGTAAAGTTAATATATACCATAATGCAGGGGCAAAAGCGATTAAAGATATGGAGTAAATTAATGAATATTAAACCCGGATATGAAGTTCAAATAGTATCAAAATTACCAATTACCTCGCTGGATGATTATGATAAAGTTTATAAAACAGTCAGGGTTGATGGCTTGTCAAAAGATGATGTAAGTTTCTATATGAAATTTACTAAACTTTTTGAATATAAGACAAGTGGTTATATGACAGAAGAAGAAGTAAGACAATACTTATTAACAAATATAAAAGATATAATTCATGAATACCCTGATACCGCAAAAAACGTATTGGAGTTTATAGCTGACAAGTGCGATTCGGATTACGCCAATGATAATATGCTACTTTATCGTATATATGAATTAACCCACAATATATTCTGCATGGATAGTAACTATTATGATTTAAATGTCCTAATAGGATGTACTGTATTTTATCACGAAAAAGAGGTGGTTGATATTACTAATGAGTTTGTTTAACAATCAACTATGAAACTGACCACCAGTCTTTAATGCATCATAATATTTGCACATTGTATTATGTAATACTGGAGTTTCAACAATTAACCAATGGGATTGGTTATCACTGATTGCCTTCTCTGTTACTTCAAATCCTTCTGCATTACTAGTGAATATAAAATACTCATTACCAATTTTAAATAATCCATCACCAGTAATGTCATGTTTTAAATTATAATGTTTATTGAGTGCCGTTGTTAATTCATCTAATGTATGCATTAAATCTTCCTTTAAATTGTTATATTGAAACGCAATTTAGTTCCATAGTTTTTCAAGATTAGCTTTAAACTTTAAGATTGATATTAACTGTATGGCTTCTTTTACAGTGATACCAAACTGAGTTATGATTTCATCAACCATTTCATTTACTAATCTTGTTGTATGTTCGATGTCCCTATCACAACTAGACGACGAAAGAACATCGTCATAATAACCATTTCTTATATTGGTAAAAAATACTGTATTATGATATTTTAACATTTTGTATCCAACCTATCATGTTTATAATTTTAGTATAACACAATAGTTAATATAGTCAACGTAATTTATTAAAATTTATATGAAGTTTCAAATTCTTCTACAACTTTACATATTGTTCAATAAACTTAGTAGATACCTTATTAATATCGGTCACTACCCTAGATTCATTAAAGTCTTTTAATATTCTTTGTTCACATTCGGAACAGATATCGACATATACCGTTTCGTCTTCGTACTGTGGTTCGTCGTATTCATGGCAACGATGTTGATAACGTTGTACTGTTAATTCAAGACGCTTAGACATATTAATAGATTTACAAACATCGCACATTAATTATCTCCTAAGTATTAACAACTGGTTCCGCACCATCAAATATAACCTGTTCTCGATTAGTCACCGTTGAGAATTTTGGCATATCCAAACACACTAATGATGAACGAATTACTGCCCCCGTAGGATGATATTTCACTGGAATCTTTTCCAATTCATAATCCATAAGGTTACGGAGCGTTGTTTCACGTCTAATGAAAGTACCCCGTTTAAAAAACGAAGGATAATCATTGAAGTTAATTCCTTTAGCAAACAACAACTCTTGCATTTCATTACTATTTTTATTCTGTAATTCTTTATGAGAATAATAATGATGTGCCGCCATACTAATAGCATTCTTACAGGCATCTTGTTCGCGCCATAGAAATGTATTGGTTGCTTCTATCTTATTAGGAAGATTAAATACTCGACAATCGAAACTCGGCATCCTATCGACATACTTACGGAACTCGGCATCTTCATGTTTAATTAATAGATGCATAATCTTTGAAGTTGCCATACTTGATAATATACTAGTCATCTTTTGAGTTTTACCATCAAAGATAATACCACTATCATAATGATTACTGTGCCATAATAGAGATATTTCATCCGATTGAGTATATCCCATAATAGCATGAGTCTGCTGTACGAGATACTTAGTAACTTCAATCATTAGATTTGACATTCTTGTATCGTATGGTCGTTTCATACCTTTTGTAAATTTACTAAAACCACGTCCATCAATACGGGCATAAACTGGTAGTAATGGTAGAAATCTACGATTGGTTTCTACCATCTCATACGTTTTCATCCTATTACCAAAATCATCACTCATAATAATACTCCGTTATAAGTTAGAGGATTGGTTCAATAATTCTTTAATGTAATCTTCACGTTTAATAATTGTACAAATAATCCTACGAATAGTAGTACATGGTGCACGACCGTCAGGATATAAGGATGAAAAATCACGAAGTATATTCTGTACTGCTATAACTTTAAACATATATCCATTATAACCACTCATAAATTTATAATTGATGCTTGTTGTACTACAATCAAAATCAAACTCTATTACTTCACCGATAGCAGGGACTCTATCAATATGGATTGGCGTATCTATAATCTCACCATCTTTAACGATATACAATGGATTATTAAAGGGAATCATGACGATACCTCGGTTATTTTACGTTGTTCATGTATAATAGCATTATTATGTTTGACATAAAACAGTTCACCATCATCACAGAAATTTAATTCTTCCCTCAATGAGTCCATAACATCGTCTAATGTTTTGAAGTAGCCTCTATATTTTGTCGTACCATTAATTATTGAACTTAACGAAAATACGTCTTTTGACATTAAACTTTCCTATTTTGAGTTATACTATTTCTTACTATTAACAGATTCAACGGCATCTGTCAATAGTTCTTCAAATGTTTTACTAGAATTACGTTTATACGGTCCGTTCACTTTTTCCCATTCTTTTATATCACGAACAAACATATCAATATAGTCTTGAACAACATTATCCATCTATGACTACCTTAGCACGATTGATACCATCTTCTACTAATTTAGGCCTACCACGTTTATTCAATCTAATCTGTTCACCAACCCCAACCACCGTAATCAAACGTTGATTGAATTCTAAATTAACTTCATTCTTTAACCATAATTTCATATCATTTTCTAATATTAAATCACCAATACGTGCATACTTCTTACCAATAATGTCTCTAACACAGTCAGTATATGCATCAATTTCAATTACAGAATAATCACCATTGGCTTCTAAATTATAGGCTTGGCAAAATTTACCCATTTCCATACCATCGATTAATGTAATGTCGGCTAAGGTATATACTTTCATCTTCCCAGTTAATACGAACTTAACCGTATTGTCTTTCTTTACAGCTTTTACCATTGTACCACTATGTCCATCACTAACAGTAAATTCTGTAAAGTTTGTAATGTATTTCTTAACGAATAACGTACTAAATGTACTTTCACACATAATCATAAAATTATACCCCTACGACAATATCATTATTAACAACACTGACATTGAATATTTTATTATTAGTATTCAACATCAACTTACTCAACGGAACTTTAATCTTAGAATGAATAACTCTAGTTACGGGTCTTGCACCTAAATTCTCCTTTAATGCCATATCACCGATATAGTCAATAACATCATCACTAACATTTAAGGTTAACTGTTTACCTTCCAATGTAACTCTTAAAATGTTAATAAACTTCTTAACAACATCAATCATTAAACCTTTATCGATATTATTAAATCTTACCGTCGCATCTAAACGATTTCGAAATTCGGGTGTAAAGAAGTTATTAGTTTCATCTTCACCCCTATCTGTATTATTTGAACTACCCATACCAAATCCGATTGAATGTTTAGTTTCCTCTACTGCCCCAATATTAGAAGTCATAATCAATATGACATTTTTAAAGGATACTTTCTTGCCACTGGAGGATGATAATTCTCCATTATCCATAACTTGTAGGAATATATTTAAAACATTCCTATGTGCCTTCTCAACTTCGTCTAATAACAGTATACATGATGGATTCTCTTCGATGGCATTAACTAACAATCCACTACCACTATCACCATCTCTATATCCCACATATCCTGCTGGTGCACCAATCAACTTCGATATCGAATGTTCTTCATGATATTCAGACATATCAAATCTAATTAATGGGATTCCTAGTAATTTAGATAATTCAATACAAGTGGCGGATTTACCAACCCCACTTGGTCCTCTAAACAATAATGATACTTGTGTTTTATTTTCATCCCGTAATCCCAATCTACTAACAATCAAAGCATCTGTTATGGTATCTAATGCTTTATCCTGACCATATATAGATTGTTTAAGTTTATCATTTAATTGGGATAAGTCTTCTATATCACCCTGTAATGATTCATTAGTTAATTTAGTTAATCGACTAACTTGTGTGATAACATCTTCTTTATTAACAATTCTTAATTTTCTAGGACTAACATTAACATACGCACCGGACATATCTAACAAGTCAATGGATTTATCAGGATTAACTTTATTTTTCATATACTTATTACTAAGTGTTAATATAGAAGCTATTGCATCTTCCGAGTATTGAACATTATAAAATTCTTCAAATCGTGGGACTAAGTTTGTAATGATAACCTTGGTTTCATCTAACGTTGGTTCATCCATATTTAACTTAAAGAATCTACGAGTAAATGCTTTATCCTTTTCGAAGAATTTTCTAAATTCCTCATCCGTTGTACTACCAATAACTTTAATTTCACCCCGAGATAATGCTGGTTTTAATATATTGGCTACATCGAGTGGTGAATCCGCCGATGTACCACCACCAATCAATTGATGAATTTCATCTATGAATAAAATTGCATTGGGTTGTTTCTTTAGTTCCGATACTAGATTAGTAATACGTTCTTCCATCTCACCACGATAACGAGTTCCCGCAATAATATTGGAAACTTCTAATGAGTATACCGTATTAAGTTTAAACTCGGGATGTGCGTCATCGTGTAATAATGAATATGCTAATCCTTCTACTACCGCAGTTTTACCAATACCTGGTTTGCCAACCAATAGTATATTGGGTTTACATTTACGACCCATTGTTTCTTTTATAATTTGTATTTCATAATCACGCCCAATAGCCGGCATAATCTTACCCGTAGCCGCCATCTCCGTGAAGTTAGTACAAAGTGTACTAATGACGGAAGCCTTCTGTTGTGTAGCCTTCTGTTGTGTAGCGTTCTGTGAGGGTATTACACGTATATTAGTAGGATTTAACATACTACTAAATATTGCACCCGCCATCGTTGATGATATAGTATTAAACATATCACTAGTTGATGTTATTTTAGGGTCATTATTATATTCTACATTATAGCCATACTTATTAAGTACATATTGAACGTAAGAACCATCCTCGAGTGATGAATGTATTAATAACTGCTGTAATGTGTAATTATATGATTCAATGTTATCATTGAATTTTTTAGTAGTTAAATCGTCATTTACTTTATTAATAACTCGTTCAACCATTTGAGTAAGTACCATCTCACCCATACCACTATTACCAGTACAACTATTAATGAGGAACTTTCTTACATCGGACTTCATCTTCTCGACAGATGATACCTTATCAAATAAGTATTGTATAATACAATCTTCCGATATTACTACTTCGAATATATGTTCTAATAGTACATATTCTGAATAGTCTTCTAATGCTTGTTGTCTTGCCTTATTTAGAATCGTCGTAATGTGGGGATTGAATACCATTAACTTTATTCCTAGCAGCTTTTAATGTTTCTATAATTAATAGTTCATCGTTAGTTAAATCGTTTTTATACTCAAATTTTATAATGAGATTACCCAATATGTTTCCATCTGACCAACCTTGTTTAGCAATACTAATAACCTTTTTTGGACTTGTCAATGATGGAATAACAAAAGTTATTTTTTTTCTTAATAATAATAACTCCTGTTTAGTTTGTAGTATTGAATCCAATATACTACACTTATGTGTATAATATATATCGTTATTACTTACTTCTATACTTGGCTCTACTTCCCAATATACTAAATCCTCACCTAATTGAACTGGATAATCAGGATGTGTGTACGGTTCAAGTTGATATGTAACATTGTTATAATTTAAGGTACAACCATAATATAAGTTTTCAAACTTAATCTTTAAAGTTTTATAATTTGGATTAGGTTTGAATTCATTAAAAATCTTAATTAAGATTTGCATATCTTCATTCGTACCACCCACGTCAGGATGATATAAACGGCTATACTGATGATATAACCGTTTAGCTTCCTTTATAGTATTACATTGTTGGAAATCATTACGTATTGACTCTATATCCATCTAACCTAATCCGATGTTTTAAAAATATATTTATTTATTGGGAATAGCTTGATTTAAATCACCACCCAATATCATCCTGTCAGGACGTTTTAGGATTCCATTATTATTCATACAATAGAATGATTTACCTACATATTCAGGGTGGAAATGTAAATTGGTTAATTTATTATTACAACCCCAAAAGTCAATACCAACATATAATGGACATCCCAATAATTGAAACAAATTATACTATTATTTATAATAGGTTAAATTCTTATTTTAAGATGTTACCATTCATTTCTAAATTCACCACCAACCTTAACTCCTTCAGGAAAAGATAATTTAACGTAGTTACCACGACAATTTAAAATATCACCTATACGGGTAGCACAACCTTCTAAACTTGTTAATTGATTATAGTCACAATCTAACTTACCACCTATATAAGTAGCACATCCTTCTAAACTTGTTAGCTGGTTACAATAACAATTTAAATTACTACCGACATAAGTAGCACATCCTTTTAAACTTGTTAGTTGGTTATGATAACAATTTAACTCACCACTTACGTACTTGAAATGTGGCAACTTAGTTAACTCATGACGGGATAAATTAACATCACCCTTCGTAATAATATTAGTATCTGTTGACCTAATATTATTAGTTGGTTGTTCTGTTATATGTGGTTGTTCATTTCTATACAACGTCTTAATCCTTGAATGTATTGATGATATTATGAGTTCGTATGTTACTTATCAACTCACCCATCAATTCATAATCATCATTCAATGCACGACAAGAACTATTTGGTATAAATTCATATTCTTCCTTATCATACCCGTATTCTTTAAGTTTGATTATATCAGTGGTACGATTATATGAAATTATAATGCTAGTTTCATTACCAATACCACCAATATAATCAATCGAGTTAGAACTATTATCCGGACGAATTACCCATGTTAAATTCCCAGTATTAGTAAGTTCTGTCACGTTAGTTACAAAATCATCAATTGTTTGCATATTATTGTTCCTATTCTTGTACTAAAATTATACAGTTTTAAGTCCGGCTAATAATGTAATTAAGTACATCGGTAGTTGGTACTTTAACTCGTAACCCTTTAATATCTCCAAATGAATAATGATATACTGACAATTGAACATTTCCGGAGACGATGCAGATTTCGGATTAACTATTAGTTATTATTTTCTATTAATTGAAGTTTTGACTAACAGTAACCGTACCATCTTCAATATCGGTCAACTTAACTGATACATTCATTAATTGTTCTGGCCATTTATCTTTAGTAGAAGTCACTAAATCCAGTACAGGGTATAATATCGTTTTTGCAATTACTTCGATATGAGGTACTGACCCATCACAATGAATTGATTTACCGCACCCAGGTGCTTCATAATCAATATGGGGTCCAAGAAATACAGAATGATGAAACATCGGTCTCCATACGTCTTTAGAAAACCTATTGATTTGTCCCAAATCTATATCCGAATAACCATTAATACAGAATGTTATTTCTACCTTATACTGTCTCCCCCGTAAGCCAATCTTTAATGTTTCATATGTAATACAGTCGAAAGAAAACCCAGTACTAAACGTTTCTTTAATTTGACCACTAGATTTCATTATTTTACCCTCTTATTGTGCTATTTGTTGTGCAGTATATACCACGTATCCATTTGTACTTGAATGTTTATTTAATTCTTCCAATACTGTACTATTTGAGTTTGTTGTGTTTACTAAATCCAAATAATCGATGACTAATACATCAATATATTGTGATTTAGCGCGATACATTTCAATGCGTTGTATTATCGCATCAATTGTTGAATGTGCAGGTAATACCAGAACTTCAAGTATTGATGTATCACGTTTAACCATCTTACTGGCATTAGCTAATCTGTTTGTTATTGCAGCATGATTTAATTCAAGGGATACATACAAAACTTGATTCCCTTCGTTGTATTCCTTTACTGCACGTTCAATTAACTGGGTTGTTTTACCCATACCTGTTTTTAATAATAGTACATTAACCGCGTTTTTAATCATCGTATTGGTCATTCTTGTATCTTTCATACAATACTAGATTTAATAACTATCTTAACTTAACTGGACCAGATTCAGTACCACGTTCGAATACTGTTTTTGTTTCAACCGTGGTAATGACTTTAAACTTATTCATATCCACTTTTGGATATCCAGCTAATCTTAACATAGTACCAGTCCAAAAACTACCCAAATCAGTATCATAGATGCGTTTAACATCAATCATTTCTGTTTGGGCATTTCTGAAATCATTACGTCCTGATTCAATAACTTGTTGAATCTTAACATATAGCTTACTATCAACCGTACCAGGATATGTTTCTTTAATAGCTAAAAATACTGCTTTGGCTCCATCTTTACCATATCGTCCTTGTAAAGAACTATTAATAACATCCTTTAAGTCATCTTTCATCATACCAGGAACTTGAGCTACTTCCTGTACTTTTTGATAATAAGTGGATAGTACGTTTTGATTGTTGGCATATAACGCTTCTAACCGTTTTTCGTACTCGTTCCCCTTATTATAGGCAATAATATAGGACGAACCTACTATTACAATTCCAAATATAATAAAACATACCAAACTAGCTAATACTTTCATAATAATTACTCCTTTGTGATTAGGCATGATGCGTTAACGGTGGCAATAACTTTATTATCCTTTAAAATACGCGTATATGGGTTGATTAGTTCAATCCCAACATGAGAATTTTTATAAATTAACTTATTACCACTATAACAAACAATGTTATGATTCTCTTCAAGATATAACTCATCATAATTGGTGGCGGTGGTTGATAATGAATTGAAACTTATTAGAAACCAAACAATATAAACTACTGAAACACCTAATAGTGATGGTATAGCTACGATTAGAAACTTACATATTATCGGTTCTATGTTGGATGTAAAATACGTCTTTATATTACTTATATTCATTAACTTGCTCCATTGTATTATATTGAACTCTGTTATGAGGGTCGTTAGGATTAAAGAAGAAACTTAATATTAACATAATGCCAACTAAAAATAATAATATACTGACAATTCCATTAAAGATAATAACGGGATTCTTACTTGAGAATATCACTTTATAATTATCAATTATCTTCATTAAGTTTCCTCCAAACTAATGTTACACCCAATGTAAACATTATTGTTAGTAACAACATAATGAATATATTGGTAGTTGTCAACTCAATATCACTCTTTAGATAACTAAATTTTTCCATTGGTTTTCGAACATAATCACGTACTATTATAGGTTCAATATCGTTCACAAAATTGTCGATGTTAGAATCCATTAACTTATCACGCAATTCAACGTTTACTAAATCACTCGCACTCCATGAATGTACATTAACCCAGTTAAAATGTAAATCCGCATTCGTACCCACTATGATGATAATGTCATTCTTCTCGCCACCTTGCCAATAATTAATTAGATTGGCAGCATATGAATCATCTTTATCCGTGAATATAACAAGTACGTTAACTTGTTTATCACCACCAATACGTCCTAGCATATCACCAATCTGTTTATTTAAGTTTTTAGTATCTATTGGAAACGTTGATATAACATGATTATAACGATAGTAATCATAAACAGCAGGATATTTCAAATCAACCTTATTTGTACTACTTTGTTTAAACAATGTATGTGATGATTTAATGTAATTAACATATTGATGTTTTCGTGCTACTGGTTCACCAATTTTAACTTTGGTCCAACGTGGTGGTTCTCTTAATCCTTGACTGTCAATAGTATCAATGTCAATATCACCAACGGTTGTATTGACTACCCAGTCAATATCGTATGAATGTTCATAACAGGTTTGGCAAACCGTGGTTGCATTCTTACCACTACCAATAGTTTGGCACATACATTGATACGAGTGACGGCACCCAACTTTATCTTTCTCTTTAGAGACAACTATACCATTTAGTATTTCAGTATAATGGTTGGGTGATATCATAAACAAGTATACGACTGTTAATATTGTTGTACTTATTAATATAGGAATAATTATTTGTGATTGTTCCCACCAATCATTCCTTCGCAATACATGATATAGTATTACGCAACAAATACAAAATATTAACAGCATTAGTTCATCCCTTATTTTAATAGATATGTAAACTGTTCACAAATATACTCGTATATTTTAGGAGCTCTTGTTGGTAATTGTGCTAATCCAGTCCCAACTCCATCTGTTGGGACATATACAGTACCACCATTATCAAGATGCCGTTTAAGTCTATCAAATTCTTTATCCAATATAGGTTTAACAGTATCCAAACAACTATCGGTAAAGAATGATGATTCTTCCATACTAGGATACCATTTTGTTGGTATCCCAATAGCATTCGGTTCACCACGACATTCTTTCGCCTGACCACCCATCCCTATTCGCTTCACATTGTCACCGAATACGAATAAACAAGTGGGATTAGCTTTAACAAAAGAACGTTTGATACGGTCAATACTCAATATTGGCATTATAATCCCTTTTATAATACAGTTTCCCAAGTGTAGCTCCAACGACGGGGTTCACCCCAATAAATAATCCAGTTACCCATACCCTGATATTCATCACGTCTGAAAACAACCACATACCCTAATGCTTTCAGACGTGGTGCGACTAGTTCCATTGTTTCATATGTAGTATAACGGGTCGGGAATTCGTATTCATACTTCCCTTTACTAATTTGAGCGTTTACCTCACAAATGATCCTGTCGTACAACACATCTGCCGCGTCATTGACTATATTAATATGATTGGCACTAGCCATCACTCGTGAAGTAGTTGCTTCTGGTAATTTATCATCACTCATATCTTAATCCCCCCATACTAAAGATTATATTGTTTCTTAACTTGTTTAATATCCGTAACAGTACTTCCTGTACAGATCGTAATTGTTTCCATATCACGTCCCAACAATAACAATTTTACAATCGCTGTTTCCGTTGGTGTCTTTGTTTTATATAACAAATGATCATATTTACCCGTCGCAATCTTAGTAATGACTGATGGTGCCATATGAACAATTTTACTAATATAACGTTGTGTATGTTTTTTACTAAGTTTTTTAATTTTTTGAATTGTTGCAACGGTAATATTAGTACGTGCCAAACCGCCCAAACTAAATCTATTAACTTTTTGTTTTGTAGGTGTTGTATTTTTATTTTTTGTTATAACAATATCTGTTTTTTTAAGTTGCCGATGAACTGTTGACTGGGATACACCTAATTCATCACTAATACGAACATTAGAATATCCTTGTTGCTTCAATACAACGATTTGTTGTTTGATTGTGGGATCAATGTATTTTTTCATGTTATTAACTTTCCTTTGTTTAAAGTAATTAAGGGGTAACCCAATACCCCTTAATTAAAGTTTCATTAAGCCATTTTAGCAAACATACGGCGAACAGTAGATACGGAAACACCGACGTGTTCCGCAATTACTTTATAACTATTGCCTTGTTTTTTAAGTTTCTTAAGTTTTGTCATGGGAACAGAAGCGGCAACCTTCTGTGGTGAAGTAATAGGTTCGACTTGCAAGTTACGTTGTACATTGCGTACATATTTTGGGCTTCGTCCAACCATTTCTGCAATGGTCTTTTGTGCCATGCCCCGTACTGTAAGTCTTGCAATTGTTCGTTCTTTTGGTGTAGTATCTTCAACTTTCAACAAGTAATTGAATTCACCCCTTGTAATTCGACAATAGGATGCTTTCGAAATACATAATGAACTTTGAATTTCTTGTTTTGTCTTACCCATCGCCTTCAATTGAGCAACACCGGATACTACCTCACGTGTAATCTTAGTTCTAGCCATCATAAACCCTTTCAGTTATAAGCCAAACAACAAACGTATAATGCGTTTGTTAATGTTTATCTACGTTACATATTAAGTAATAACGTAAATTATAACACTTGTCAATAGGGGGTGATGATTATTTTTTAGCTTTATTGAGAATCTTAGATAACATATCATTACGTTCTTTAACTTCATCCTCAATCTCAGAATTGGAAATACTAGGTGGTTCTATTATGTTTTTGGGTTTTGCCTGTGTTGTTCTTTTATTTTTAAGCCTATCTTCCCAATCAACCAAATCAGTTATACGCAATGTTTGTGGATTATAACACATTGTAATTTTAACATTTCTACTTCCACTATTACGAGTCTTAAGAATAGTTAATTCTAATTCACCTCTATCGTCCATAGATAACGAATGATATAATGATATTAGATTATCACAAGTATGTGTTTTGGTTGCACCACCTGCTACTTTTGATAATGAAAATGATGATTCATCAACCCCATCCTTAGTAATTTGAGAGGCTGTAAAAATAGATGTTCGTTTTCCCGCTTCTGTCCTTGTAGCGGCAATACTTCTTAATTCTTCGGCAACGAGTTTATCTCTAATAGAAACATTTTCTAAACTAATATTTTTATCATTAGGTCTCATTAAATCAGCATAGTCAACAATTATAATTTCAGGATGAGTATTGAATTGTATTTCATATTCTTGCAAGTAAGATTCAATTGTATTAGATGTCGTTTGTCCAGGCAAGTATTTAATTTGTATATGTTTAGTTTTACCTGTCTTACTAATCATTGCTAATTTAGTAGCAATTTGTTCCATAGATTTTTTATGGTCTGCTAATGTGACATCAGTCCATAGTGCATCAAAACGTTTAGCAACTAAATCTTGCGATAATTCATGTGTGATATATAATACGTCTAATCCTTCGTTAGCCCAATTAACGGCTAAGTTTTGTAATCCAACGGATTTACCACCACCCGTTGGTGCAACGAAGTAGTTCAATTCACCCCACATAAATCCACCACCTAAAATCTTATCTAATGTTTTCCAACCACTAGGCAATGATGCTAACGAGTTATTTGTACGTTCTAACCGTGTTAAGGGGTCTTCAAAGTAATTTAATCCTAAATCCCGTTGTAAAGAAGTTAATACAGCTTCTTTCATTAACTTTTCAATACCATCAGTTTGATTATTATTAATCCGTTTAGCACATTCTAATACGGCAGATGTACACGCTTTATGACGACAAAATGATTCAATATAATCTAATGCAGCTACACGATGTCCACTATTGAACTCACCCAATCTTTCTATCTTAATACCCGTTTCTGCATATATTTGTTCAACTGTTGGTAATACCGAATATTTTTCGGCATGAGCTAACATTAAGTTAATGCTTGTTTGTAACATTGGTTCGAAGTATGAAGATTTTAATATAGGTCGTGTACGAGTGAATAATGATGCATCAGTTAACATCATTTGAATAATTAATAATTGCTCGTCCTTATTATAACTCATTATTAAACCCCAAACCAATCCATTGCACGAATCTTAATTTCAATATCAGTATCTACTGTTGAATTTAAAATGTTAGACACGGTAAATAATCTTCCATATTTATGGGTAGCATCTTCAGCATCTTTTATCTTTCTATCCCATGTTGGAAACGATACACTCCAACCATTTTGTATTGCTTGTTGTAATATGAACTTTCCATCTTTATCCCTATCAGGTAAAACAATAATCTTTTTACTTTTGGCAACTTCCTTAACCCATAATAGTTGCCGTTCATTTAATATACTCGTCATAATCCCACAACCGTCGATGGCTATGGCATCTAATGTACCTTCAACTAAAATAACATACTTCCTATGTGGATTATCTAAATTATCAGCATTAAAAATAAACCCTTGTGGCGTGTTATTAATGTACCGAGGAGTGCTGTTATTTGGTGGAGTACCAATATACCGAGCCGAGTAACCATACGTCCACTGCCTGTATTTTGCGGGCATTAAGATGTAATTCTCCATCTCATGTGTCCAATAGAATTCATAACTATCTAATAAGAATTTACTTCTTACATTATATAGGTACATCGCCGCATCTATTGCCCTACTAGGGGGGTTCTCTGATAGTAGTACTTGTTTTAATGGTAATGCAGTTGAAGGGAACGTCTTACCCTTCAAATCGTCTTTAAAGGTAGATAACGTAATCCCTTCCTTCTTTAATGTTTCAATAGAAGTTAATGCATATAAATAACACTCTTTTAATTGTTCAGTAGTGACATTCATATACTTTAAGAATTGTTCAAGTTTCTTAGTTATACTTCTGCCGGGTGACCAACTAACTTTATGCTTACAATTAAAACAATGATATGCAAATCCACCTTCAGTGGTAAACATTAACGCACCACGTCTTCTTACATCAGGACGTGATTGGCCATTAAAATGACAACAAGGACAATTAAACAAATACCAGTTGTTTTGGTAGTGATATCCACAAGGTATATTATCAAATAATACTTGTTGTATTACATTCATTCTATGTTACTCAACCACAATGCTTTCTTGCTCTTTTATCTGTTCGCGTGTGAGCCACATATATTCAATCGGTTTATTAATAATGAATGAACCATCCGTTTCATTGTAAAATTCTAACTTTAGATTATAGTGGTCGAAGTTGAAATCAACATAAAAACTATTTGTAGGGTGTTGAATTAAATCAATAAATTCATTAACTCGTTCACCGATTACATATTCTAAATTACGAATTGCTTCTTGATGTTCGAACCGTTCATCCATTAATGCCTTATAATCAACCATCGTATATGTCCTTATTAATGTTTAAGTCAAAAACAATACTACATGATGAAATAGTAATTATCAAAATGATTATTTGTATTAAGGCAATAAAAAACAGGTTGACTGTTTGGAATCAACCTGTTTTAAATTATTAATACCCAAGTATTGTATTAGGAAAACATGAACGAAAACCGTTATACAATTTTGGTAGTTGGAAAGGTTAAGAACTACCATCCTCGAAGGACTACGAACTCGGGCTAACTTTGGTGTACTCGGCAGGGCTCGAACCTACATCCTGCTGTCCAATAAAGGATACTTCTGACATAATTAAGACTATACGTGTTCACACCACGCCGTTATACAAAAGGTTTAATAATGGCGGAGAAAGTAGGATTTGAACCCACGGAAGATTTCCCTTCGCCAGTTTTCAAAACTGGTGTCATAAACCACTCGACCATTTCTCCGTATTCTTCTTAATTAAGGAATTAATATCAATGCACCGTACGTTACAATGAAATATAATAATATGCCTACTATTATATTTTATGAACATTGGGTCTCGAACCCAACCCGCCTCCTCGAAGGGAAGCCTTCTTGCCCACTAAAATATATTCATAAATTAATTCCTTAATTAAGAAGAATTGTAAGTCTATGTTTGAGGATTCAAGACCTCTCGAAGTTTCCACACATTAAAATTAATTCATTGGATTTTAATGTGCCTGTGTCCAACCACCACAGCGGACGTATATTGAATATTTCCTATACGTTGGGGATTCGAACCCCTTGGGATATAGAGTTCATTATAAACTCAACCTTCATATACCTTTCGAGTATACCCTTGTTCACCACCAAAGTTGAACATAAACTTACAATTATTGAATGTTCGACTTATCGTTTCATCAACGTGCGAACACAATTTTCGTTACATATTTACAGTTTCAAACAACGTATTTTATTAAACTATGTTCGCTTGACGTCCAGTTAATCATAGGAACCTCCTACTATACAAAGTCCGGAACGAACATAGTTTAATAAAACTTTACTTTTAAAACAACTTACAAACTTGTTTAACCTTGTTTGTATTTATAACATTAATACAATTTAAAACGTTTGTCAATAGGTTATTTACAAATATTTTAAATTATTTTAAAAAGTTGTGAGTGACTATGTTTGTAGAATTTTAAGACTAATATAAAATTACATAGTCACTCACTTCTTTTAGCTTACATTTATATAATTTATTAGGAGATTATGAATTTAGATGACAAGTCTAAACCCATAAATAAACAAGTTTCCTTGTCTATAAATTAACATTAGTACAAATTAAGACATCTGTCAATAGGATTTTTAAATTATTTTAACATTTTCAAATTCAAACGTTAATGTGTGTTCTACTAAATCCATCTTTGTATAATCATAATTACAAGTATGTCCTATTAATTCACTATCACCGAATAACACGGATTTCAAGATTTTACCTTTTGAATTTAAACAATTCAATTTTACGTCCAACAACTTAGTGAATGCACTAATACACCCAACTACTTCGAAATTACAAGTTTCACGTAAAACAATAGTAATCGTTTTGTTAAACATATCATATGAGAAACATCTCATATTACTCACTATTGCGCCATTTGGGTCGATATCAGTACCACCTTCATATGTGGATACATGAGTAAATCTTTGTAATGATGTTTGTCCCGTAAACAATTCAATATCAAAATGGTGAGTTAATTGAGTAGCAACGAATTTTGTTTTAGCTTCTTCTTTTGTCATTGTCATATCATCACCTTAGTTAATTTGTTAATAACTAGTTTATTTATTAAAGTGATAATTCACTAAATTTACCATATATAATATGTTTTACAGGGTCATTTGAATGTTTAGATATATGACATAGATGTTGTAACCCAGTAATATTTAACAATATTAACTCATATCCTAGTTCGCCGTCATCATTAATATTGTTAATAGTTAATGACATGCCATCTTTAACATTATCATGGATATAACGAATAACATCGTAATGGAAGTTTTCATGTATTATCCAAGTGAACCGATTATGAATAATATCAAGTTCAAACGACTCAGTCATATATTCAATCAATTTGTTTTCTGTCTTCACTGAAAATAAAAATGATTGTTGATGTGGTGATGTTATATCCATTATATTAACCCTAATAACTCAATAATATTTTTTTAACATTTCCAACTTGATAGATAGTAGGTGTTGGTGTGATATAACTTCTATCCAACTTAACTCTTATATAGATAAGATTGCTACTGAAACTGAATGAATCAGTATATGTAACGTTCGTCATACTATTATCTCTTGGATATTGAACATAATCCGTTGCACCACTTAAATGAAGATTAAACCAATCATCTTCATTGGGATTATCTGCTAATGTGCCTTGGATATATATCCTACCTTTGAAATTGTTTAATCCTAAAGATACAGTCATCATTGGACTAGAATATCCACTCCAACCACTAGCTCTTACTTTATCAGTGGTAAGATTTAGATTACCACCACTATCACCCATTACTTGTATGCTTAATTTACCCATCTTATCCTCCAACTATAAGTTATTTATAGTTTTTAACTTATTGTAAAGATATTAATGTTATAACTTAATTATAACAATGGAGAATGACAATGTATAAAGAGCTTCAATTATATAATACCATATCAACCATCATTAAGGATAAATTAAAGATGGAGGATGACAATCTAGTTATTATAAGGGGTGGTATGGAAATAATCATCCAAACACAACAGACTGAAGTTATACATACGTATAATACTGTTGATTTATATGTATGAATTAATGATTTCTTGTATTTTATATGGTTCAAATCTAGCATACTCATAAAATATATCATACAAGAAATCACTCGTACATCTATCAAATGGATAAAGTGGTTGATTGTCTGTTATAGATACGGGTAATTTGCCGCACTTATGATAGTGATTATCTATCACTGGTATAATTGGGTGATTATTAGCAAGGATGATAATATCATTAAACAATGATTTATTATATTTTAACTTGTAATGATGATATGCTAAATAACTTAACTTTTGAAGTTTAAGACTTGATATAGTAGCATTACAGTCTTGATTATCAGTTAAGAAGATAAAATAGTTGGTTATATCTAAAACATTCATATAATGCATCCAATAAAAATGGGTTAGTTTGGTGATTCTCCAAAATCTATATCGGCTTTCGGCCAATCGCTCTAATATATTAAGCTACTACCCATATAACTATAATGTAATAATTTAATTTAAATGTCAATAGAAAACTTAAGATAAATTTTGTATAACCAATGGTATGTTAGTACCCGGAATACTTAATGTTATATTTGAACTGACAACAGTATTAGAAGCCATAGTTGGTGTGGTATTCGCATATCCCGATGTTGCATTAGGAAGATAACTAGCAGTCTGTACGGTTGAACCATTCCATGCAATCTTTACTTTATCAGCAATCTCTTTAGTTATAGGGGAACCTAACACGGGCATATCACCATACGTATTACTACCATAGTATCTATTTGTTAAAAATTCATAATCGAATACCATTGTAAATTCCGATGGAGCACTACTCTCTCTATCTCGTGGGTCAAACTCGGCAGATTTTAATACTGGATTCTGTAAATTAAACATTGATATTCTATTATCGAAAAACTCATATATGTCTATACGACTTAGTAAATTACCACCTTTATCCCCACCTCTGGTATGTATAAGACCAAAATTCCAATCTGTACCCGTCAATTGAGATACATCCTTATTTTGGAATTGTGTGAGTTGGGATTCAGACCGTATAGCAAAGTCATTATATTCACAATGTAACATTTGCATAAACATTGCAACGGATGATGAATCAACCGAATCAATAAACGTGAAACGACATGGATTATAAACCAACTTACCTCTTATAATAGTCTTTTTATTATATTGATTCTTAACTTCATTATCTATTTGCATAGACGGTCTATCTGCTAATCGAACTACTTTCGATAGTTGTTCCTGTATAGTGTTGAAGTTATCACGTGTATATTGTCCCGAAGCTTCTAATTCTTGTTTAACTGTTTCATTTAAAATAAAGTCAACATAAAATAATGGTTTTGGTTTTGGTCTCAACCAATGTGCAGAATTTAAAGCATATCGTGTTACTGCATCTGTCGTATTGTTATCAGCCATATTAATACTCCTATATAGAAGTATTTATTAAAACTTACCAATGCATCTAATATCATACCTATTAGGAACAACCAAATAATCTAACGTTCTATCCGACTCCGTTACAGGTTCTAAATATCGATACATTGCATATACCTATTACTAAAACGATAATAGTTGTAACCTTTACCCGTATGTAGAACTAATTTACCATACGTATTGACGCATTTTAAAGAATGATGGTCTGTTCGTCTATAGAGGAGGGAATGAAATTTACGACAAACAATATTTGTAAATTGTAATGCTTTGCCACAGTAATAAAAGCCATCTATATTATAATCATAATAACCAGTCAAGGGTTGTTTAAAATATGCACAATACTTCAATGACTTATCTTCTAGTACAGTGGATAACTGACGGTACATACTAGTTATCCGTAATATGGGTTAGACTTCTCATCCAATCGGCATTTGATAATCGTTTATTATTACGTTTTAACATTTGGTACCGTTGAGGGGCTTTACGTTTAACATCTTTATCTAGTTCAATACCCTTAACATTATTAAGTAACCAAAATATATAACGTGGATTTACATAACATATATAATTAATGCATTTACCGTTATACTTACCAAATGTTAATTTATCTTTTAAGTTCATAATATTACCATTCAATTATAATCAACAGATCATCGTGTTAATTAACAGTTCGGATTATCTATTTTAGAACCCATTATTTTACCCATTACTCATTAAAGTGACGATTTAATTCCTTATAAAGTTCTAACATGGAAGCCGTTAAATCTAACTCTTTCATATTAACCGAACCGAGATTGGTATGAATAATTACCCCATCAGGAGTAACACTTCCAAATCCATATGATACTGTTTTATTTTCTTTTACTGGCGGGGATTGTGGTTTAATATTTAATTTTACATACCCTTCATCCGCATTTTCTAACATATAGTCACGTTCACCATTCATAATACGATAAACAGTACGGCGTGATAATTTTGTAGATTTAATAATTGATTCAACGTTTTGTTTTTTCTGTTCAGCTAAAAACTTAACTGTTTTAATTTGTTCGATTGTTAATCTCGTCATCGTTATTCTCCATTGTTAAACATCATATTAATAATTATAGTATAATATGATTATTGTTTATGTCAACAAGCAATCAGTACCAAATCTTCTTCGGTATGAACTAATTCATCCAACTCGTTGGAATCACTCCAACCACTGTATATAATATCCAATAGGCCAAACTCATTTATATTACCACATACTTTAAATTCTAGTGGGTCTTCATCGTCCATAATTAAAAAATAACTTACTTCAAATTTTCTTTGTTCTTGACTAATAACGGCTTCATCAAATGTCAACTGACTACTATTAACACCACCACGTTTCATCTCACGTTTAACTAATGCGTGTAGGATGGGTTCATTATATTCAAATTGTATGTTGTCATCTAAATATGCAACGAATGATGAACTTTCGCGTTTCACGTATTCCGTCATGTTATATGTCCTTGTTTGAGTTAATGTCCTTAACAATTATTTGTTATAATATAAAAAATATGTTAAGTCAATACTTGTTATTAAATTATTTTATGTTATACTACAATTATAAACATTAGGGGATATGACATGAACTCAAGTATCACAAGTACGAGTAATCAACTGTTTAGAGATGGTAAATGGATACAACCAAAAAACTTTACTAATGAGCAAAATACTGATATTCGTATTAAAGAATATTGGCATAGTGACATTATATCCCATGATATAAATTGTAAAAAACTAACCATTGACTTGGTAAATAATAGTGATACAAATGGTGATATAAACAGTAAAGACAATGTCTGTCTCATAATACATACAGAAAATAAAAGTCTTAGCAAACGCAATGGAATTATTAAATCACGTCGAGTCACATTATCCGGTAGTGGGGCATTCCAATGTACGGGCATCGTTGCAAATGAAGTTATAATCGAAGAAGGTATTATTCTCAAAAATACCCCCATTACCTGTAAACGACTTCTTATAACAATGAATAAATCAACCAATTTATACGAAATATTATCAAATACAAATACAACAACAGTAACTATGACATTATCACGTCCTTATTTACCATTAGGGCAAACACAACATACTACTTGTCCACCGATAATCATTAACAAAATTGACAATCTTATAATTACTAATCAACTCCCTACGAAAGATAGTCAATATGATTTAATAATACAAAACTGTAAAAACGTATCATTGAGAACAGTATTTACTTCATCTGTTGATATTAATAACTGTAAAACAGTCACAATTCTAAACTCTAACATACAACAATATAACCGATTAAACGTTGAAGAATTAACAATAAACAACAGCCCCATTAATGAACTTGGTGAATTAGTATGTAAAAAGATTACTATTGAAAAATCATATATTTGTGGTGAGGCATTAGAGATGATTAGCAAGTATACTGATGAATTATATTACAATCCGTTTGACTTCGAAGATAATCTAATATCAGTCTAAATAACATAAGGATACTTAATATGCAAGCACATTACAACGGTCTCAATTACGGCTATCAAAGAGAAGTGGTGTTGCTTCGTGAGTCGGATGTAAATGGAGGTATTATTGATATTTCCAACTATGATACCGTAACAGTAACTAATTGGAGTGAAAGAGAGGATATACCATCACCCGACAATACCACTAAGGATTTATATATTATCGTTTGTGAAGACCAAGGCAGTCCGGGGACAGTACAAGAACAAATATCACTCCCAATAAGTTTTAATAACATAACAACTGTTAATATAATTAATGGTTGGTTCTGCCCATTTAAGATATGTGGTGATATTGAATTTAATAATTGTAGTAATATAACGTTCACGAGCGTAGGTATACATAATGGGGTTATACATAATGCATCAACAGTTACTATTAAATGTTCACGTATTAGACATGGGTTTAAAATATCAACCAATAAGTTAATAGTCGATGGTTGTGGAATGAACGCACAAAACATGAGTGAACTTAAATGTAAATCATTAGAAATAAAGAATTGTACATTGGATGAAAAAACTATATCGGAAATTCACCAACTCGAACTAGAAGAATTCTATTATGCCCCCATTTAATTTTGAAGATACCGTAATAACAGTCTAAACAATCTCCATATTAAATTATATAAATATACGTGTATTATGGAGGTTCAACATGGAAACATCTAAAATCTTTCGAGAAGGGTATATGGCATATACTTGTGGTTTAAATTATAACGACAATCCATATAATCAAAAAGAACAACCATCATTATATAAAGAATGGAAATCTGGGTGGAAAGCCTGTAAATTTGATGAAGAACATTTGGTGCTAGTATGAAATTAGATGATTTAGAAATAATAGAAGAAACAACTGATGTATCCAAACGTTATTGGTACAATACAAAAACCAATACATTTATAAAAGTGAATGGGTTACATCATTTATACGATGTATTCGCCCGTCCATCACGTTTTGGAACGACAGAACAAGAATTGCATACTAAGTTTCCAAAGGCAGAAACTCGTTATGAAATGGGTAGACCATTATACGATATAGACATGCTTAACTGGATGTTTAAACGTGGTTATGTAAGAGTTGCGATGATAGATGATGAAGTAACTGTTGAATATAATAATCTACTGATTGCTAAATCGGTTGCAATCATTATTTGTAATAAAGTTAAAATAACAGATTTGATTATTAGTGTTCGTGACCCTGAAAGTGATGCGGAAGGTGATGTAGTCGATAAAGAATTCACAACACCCGAATCAATCGCTAAATACTTAGGCTTAAAAGCACCATTAAAAGAATGTAGACATTTAACAATTAGAACTTATTAATTATTAATGAATAACGCATCAATATCATGTTCTAATGATTGAATAGTATATTTAATATTATCAATCTGTTCAATCATAGAACTAAATGGACGAGCGGGTATTAATTCATTAGCAATAGTATATTCATTTACTTTTTCTGAGAATACATCTAATTCACCTTTAAGCATATCAAGATGTTGAACAATAGTATTGTTATATCGTTCTTTTAATTCATCATCAATAACGTTATTTTCTAATAACTTTAATGAATCATATAAACTTCTTAAACTATTACTCATTGTATAATCCTCTTATATTAATTCCCGAATAACTCAGGATGAACTCTTCTAGCTAACCGTGACATAACCTGTCGTTGTAATATATGAATATGTTGTGTGAATTCGTCATTATCTTGTGGGTGTTGTTCAGGTAAAGATATAAACTCATTATACGCATCAATTAAATGATTTAATATAGTTTGTTCCTCAGTTGTTAATCCAATTGAGTTGTCATTACTGTTGCCCTCTAGTAATTTCAAAGAATGACATAAATCCTTTAAACTGTTGTCCATTACAAATATTCCTTATTTACCAACCATATCTACTGAGTTCTATATAGGCGTTATTTAGTCCATTGGATATAATATTAAAATCAACTAATGTATGTAATGTATCCTTAGGTCGTTTCATACTTTCCAACCTAGCTTTTATATCTACACTTTTAGCTATAAGATCATCGATTTGTTTATTAATTTTATCGGGGTTTGGGCTAGTAGTATTATTAGAATCACCTTCTAATAATTTAAGTGCTTCATTGCATTGTTTCATTATGTTATCATTACTCATCTTAATAATCCTTATATAACCATAGAGTTCAATTCGTTAGCAATATCACTTAATGCTTCTTCTAAGTCATCACGACATTTCTTAATTGTATTAATATCACCAATACCGTTTGCAATATCATTATCACAACTATTTAAAAAACGAGTGGCATCTTTAAATGATTTTTGTAATGTTTCAATTACGTGTCTTGTCATATCGGGAGTAACAATGCCGATACTTTTGTACTGTTCATCATTAGATTCACCTTCTAATAATCTAAGTGCTTCATTACATTGTTTCATTATGTTATCTTCACTCATTTTAATATTTCCTTTATATGTTACTATGTCTGTATGGTTCCAATAAATCACGTACCGCTTCAGTTTCATCTTCACGGTCTAATGCACTACTTAATATGTCGACCGGATGTTGCAATTTTTGGAATTCTGAGTCATCACCATCACGCCATGCTTTATCCATATACTTGTTTCGTCTCATGTTACATATCTGCAATAATTTAAATGCATTATCATATGCTGTATTTAAGTCTTTAACAGCTTGTTCTACCTCTACATCGGATGGACCACCATATACTTCACTAGTGTCGCTTTCCAATAATTTAAGTGCTTCATTGCATTGTTTCATTACATTGTCTTCACTCATTTTAATCTCTCCTACAATATCGTTATAATTATCCATACTAAGTGTTTTATTATCAATTAACAAGTCTAAAATGTTTTCAGTTGCAGTATGTAAATCCATATCAGTCTTTGCATCTTCTTTAGCAAACTCTAACATTCTAATAAACAATGGTACGTCCATTGATATAATATCCATACCATCTAAATCCTCATTCATATGTGATTTAGCAAGATACGCATTATATGCTCGTTCAGCTTTTTCTTTTGAATGATACATACATTGACTATTACCGATACGATATTTACCGTTACTACATTTAATGACTGGCATTTGAAGCACCAACTAATTCTTTTTGTTTTTGATATTCAGTATCAGAATTAGCAATATCCATTAATGTCTTATTTATCTGTGTTTGCACATTACGTAAGTCTGATTGTAGTGATTTTAAAAACTCTAGTTGTTCTTTACTCATAGTATAAATCCTCTAATCATTGCGTTCAACGAATTTAAATATGAAACTATCTAACTTGGTTTGTATATTAACCAATGATTGATTAAGTGACATAATACTATTTTCAATAGTTCTATGTTTATATTCTTGATTTTCTTTGAGTTCATATTTAGATAATTCATCAAACATATCATCATTATTCTTATCTACGATATTATTAAGTTGGTCTTTCACCTTATTAATATCTTTAGATAACTCTTCATGTGAGTGTTCGATTTTCTTATATAGATAAGTAATCGTACCAACAAGTGCGGATGCAACTCCCCCAATTACTGTCATTAACGTATGATTATCTATTTCCATATTTAACCTCACTCTATTATAAACTATTTATTATTTTTTTTAATTATTACAACAAGTTTTGACTAAATATACTTAACATAGGAGTAATAAGATGGAACAGTTAGTAGCATGGAAACAAAGATGGCAAGAAATTACATCATACATATATCTAGCTATATGTTTATTTGATTTTTTAATAATGCCATTCTACTACGTTGCAACAAAACCATCAACTAAAGTTGCACTTGAAATGTCATTAAAGTTTGATAGTGATAGTTCACGTATTACGGCGTTTCAAATATTACAAGCAGGTGAAAAGTGGGACCCCGTTACGACTAAAGATGGAAGTATGTTTCATTTAGCATTCGGTGCGATATTAGGGGCTGCATCATTAACAAAAAAAGAACGAATTACTAGACCACAAGTTTAAAGTAAATAATACATATAAATTATGGAGTTACGTTAAATGTCATACTTAGGTGAAGTTCCAACAGCATTAAAGTCTATATCCGTCACATCGAATTATACTATATCAAAGAGAGATAATGGATTACTATTGATATGTAATAATTCGAGTGATATAACGCTATCTACTTCAATCGCTATTGCAAATCTTAATGGGTTACTATTACAAATATATAATGCTAATACTGGTACTGTTACTTTTGACCCGTATGGTGCAGAATTAGTTGATTCAAATACTTCTATTACTATTGTTTCTGGGCAACGAATAATACTATATAGTAATGGTACTAAATGGTGTGAAATATCAGGAATAATCGTTGATTCGACAATTAGTGGGACTAAACTGGTAGATGGAACGATAACAGGAACAAAACTGGCAGATGGAACGATAACTAATTCTAATATAGCAGACGGCACAATTACACCATCTAAGTTTTCAACCACATATCCATTTACTAATTCATTTACATCAACTGCACAAACATTAGAAACATATACTAATTATCCTATTGCACATGGATTGAGTTCAACCCCAAAGTTAATTAACTCTTATGCCGTATGTATAACCGCTGATGTCAATTTCACGGTTGGTACTAAATTAGAGTTAGGTTCACATCCTGTTAGGATTGAAGGTACAAATTCATATGGGTATAATGTTACTAGTGACGCTACTAACTTAAATGTTTGTGTTGGTAGGTTTGGTCCAACAACAATAGATAACGGCAATCATAGTCCGGCTGCTTTGGATTTAACTAAATGGCAATTCTACTTTCAGGCGTTTGTATAACACATGAAATTAACATTGATACATGAGAGACCAACCATTAACATTACTTTTTCTACTAATGAGAAAGTGGAGAACATTAATATGATTACAACAAATATTAAAATGTATAGAGGTGCTGCCAGTCATATTGATGTCTTTATTAAGAACTCGGATAGAAAATCACTTAATACTCTAGGTAAAACTATCACCGCACATATGACTTTTTTGGAAAATGAAGATTGTGCATTCGTTAAAGTATTAAATGTTATAGACGAAACAAAGGGACAATACGAATTAGTATTAGAACGTGGTGAAGTTGATAGTTTAACGCCAGGAAGATATAGAATTGTTTTTACAATTAGGGATTTAAATGATACGGAAGAAATGTTATATAGTGAGAATGAATATTCTACTAATATTAATGTTGAAATAGTTACTAAGGCATTACCCCAATTTCGTCCATCAACGGTTATTAATAACTTCCAATTATATAACAATAAGTATTATTCTTCCGCTTATCCAGGTGATATGCAACTAGGATTCTTAGATGGATTCCATACGTGTGCCATGTACTGTACAAATTTTAGTGGTAAAGTATGGATTCAAAGTACATTAGAAAATAGTATCCCAACACAAGAAAATGACTGGATTAATTTGCTTATATCATTAACTGGTTCATACTATGAATTAACTAATTTCACAGGTATAGAACCATTTAACTTCCAAATCCAATGCCAATGGATAAGATTTGTATATGAACCATCCGTTAATAATACTGGTACGATTGATAAGATATTGTATCGTAATTAAATTTAACCATCCCTACTATGTAAATACGGAATGCAGTGATAATGTTCTCTAGGAATACCCCATTGAACCCCCGATGACAACATTCGTTCGCTTTTATCACCCCCGTCATCAAATTTATAAGTGAATAATTTTTTATCCTTATATTTTTCAATAAATTTGGTTACTATTGAATTGCCTATAAACTCTTGAATTGAGTTGAGACTCTTATCATATGAATCTACGTCATCGGCAATTTCATTCCACGACTTTCCACATCGATGCAACATATCTCTAAGTTGTTCAAATCGTCTATATTGCTGTTTAGTTTGATAATTCGTTCTATCTAATGGATTGTCTAACCATCGTCTAAACGCATCATATGAATAATCTGAAATAAGGCGGTTACTGATATGGTAAGTAATAGGGGTCTGCTTATTCATTAATTCCGTTACTACGTCATTTATAGGTGATGCCGTATCAAATGCAATAAACATTTCATCCATATATAAATTACTCTTAATATGGTCACACCAATATTCCTGTGTAGGTTCAACATCAACGGCGATGAGAAATGAACTACTAGAACTATTACTTACAAAACCAGTTCTTATCTTCATTCTTTCCTCCAAACACGAATACCAACACGTGATTCTTTTTTATTGAGACCAAGAACAGGTACAATTTCTTTAACCGTCGTATCGTCAATTATATCGACCGAATGTGTTGTAAATTTTGAACCATAACGTTTACTATGACTAGCACACGCCGCCGATAATTTACGAAGTGTTGCAACACGGGTTTCTGTTGTACATTCCACAATAAAGGAATCACCAACTTCCATTGTATTAAATGGATATTTAGCTTTTCGTTGTGTTTTTGGTAATTCAACATTTTTTTCTACTACTAATGTATCAGTCATTTATTTTCTCCTATTTAATTTTAAAACATATATAACAACGATTAGAGTTTCCAAGTACGAATCTTGTACTTATCAATAACGCGAGTAGTTACTTTAATGCCTTCCATCTTGGCAATATAATATAATCTACCAGCTTCCAATTTACTTAATGTAACACTATCACCCGTTTTCATCTTAAGTAATAATGTACGGAACGGACTGGAAGTTATCCGTTTGACTTCAGGGATAGGAATGTTACTTTCAATTTTAACATTAGCTGGTAGACTGGGTTCCTCACCAACATATTTTGGAATGATGTGATTACATGGAGTCACTATAACATCCTTACGAGTTACTGTTGCAATATCACCAATCATTGTATAAGTAAATTTGGTATTATTAGTTCTACCCCGACGATAGCACATCTTAGTGAAACGTGCCTTAACTTTGTCACCACGTTCACATTGTTTAATGAGTTTAACATTAAATGTTTCACCATTTTTTAACTCATTGAAGGGTAAACGGTCATTGCTTGGATATGTAAGCATTGCCGGTGTAGCAACAACTTGTTTGCCTGTATTAGTAACAATGTATTGTCCGTTACGAGTACACATTGTATATGTTGTATTATTTCGTTTACCACGACTACCACATAAGTTAATTAACTGCCGATATGTGCGTCTATCACTAGCAGTTATGTAAAATGATTGTCCTGGGCCTAATGCTTCGAATGGATAATCAGTGTTGATACTACGTGACATTTATAATCTCCAATATTTAAAATTATGACAATTTCCAAACTCGAATATACTCATTATCAACCTTATGGGATGTTAATACAATATTAGCATGCCATGCGGCACCAAAAACACGTGGCCTATGTGTTGCGGGAATGAGAATACTATCACCCTTTTTCATCTTATACAATACGTTTCGATATGAACATCGTTCCGTTGGCATGGGAATGTTCTTTTCAATTACTAAGTCATTACTAGATGTAGAAACATTAGTTTGTTTCGTTACTTTCTGTGGGGATGTGGTCCCTTTATTGGTAACGACGTATTGTTCACCGACAACATTAAGTGCATACTTAACATTATTTCGTTTCCCACGACGCTGACATAAGTTAATTAACTGCCGATATACACGTTTATCGCCAGTTTTCCCAACATCAACACTAAACGATTGTCCACTCATTAGTGTTTCAAATGGATATTGAGTTAATTTTAATTTCCTACTCATATTACATACTCCCTATGCTTTCCAAATCCGAAATCCGCCAGGTACCTTGCGTGTTCTAAGTTTAATACCTGTCTTTTTACCTAAGTTTAAACATAATGTTCGTTCGGCATTAGTTTTTACCAAAAACGAATCACCGGTACGCAATCCAGGTAATGCCGTTCGAAACTTTAAACTTTTGGTGTTATAAACACCTGGTGTAATTGGTACACTGTGTTCAATAACAATCGAACTAAAATCAAATTTTGTCTCCATTGTTTTATACCTTCCAAACCCGAAAACCATTATCCGCCATTTTAATTTTTATCTTCATAGCATTACGATACGCGACTAAATAGAATTGGCGTGCGAATTTATAATCACTAACTACAAACGAGTCACCGATTACCATCTTATTAATAATTGCCAATACCTTATCCGTATCAGTCCGGTTACGTGATGGTGTTGGGACGCCGTGTTCAATCTTAATATCATCAAAATTAAACGAACCAGTTTGTACTGATTGCACTTTATTACGTTTAACCGATGGTGTTTTATGTGTTTTGATTGCAGGTAATGGAATACCTGTCTCAATTACCAATTCACCGACTGAAGGAATATTGTGTGTTGTTGGCACATTCCCAGTACTAATGGCATATTTAGAGGCATTAGCTGTTGGTTTTGGTTTATTATAATCTTCTACTAAACGAACTTCGACGTGTGTGGGAGTCATCTTATAAGAGAATTTCTTATTCAATGCCTTTCCACGCCGATAACAAATATTAGCGAATCGTTGTTCAACTTTGAAACGATTATCATACTCATTAAGGGGAACACTAAATGCTTCCCCTACTGTTAAGTCTTTGAATGGATAATCTAACATTTTAAAATCTCCTTATTAAGTTATCTACATATATTAAATTATAATAAAATTAACGATATGTCAATAGGGGAATTTATTAAATTATTTTAAAATTATACATGGACTTTCAATTAATATATGTTATACTTAACTTATAAACACCATAATAAAGGGGGTAACTCAAATGACAAACGTAAATACGCAAGATAGTATTAAATTATATAAACAAATTACTAAAATTATCGGTAATACTGCTGATTACCGTAATAAGTATGCCACCTGTGCTACATATAAGTGGTATGCTAAAGGTAAAAGTAAAAAAGTTGCTAAAAAATTAAAATTTTATATAGATATAGGAGTTGTTAAGATTAACAAAGATTGTATCAATGGATGTAAAAGTATTATTTTACGCGTAGAACAAGATTTCTACATCAGTAAAAAATAATACAAATATAAAATAATGATGAATGGGCATTTAGTATACTCATTCATCATATATAATCTAAATTTTTAAATTGGTCACAGTTTCCAAATGCGATATTGGTATGGTTCTTTATTGTTAATGCGGCGTGTGGTAATGGCAATGTTGTGACGTCTCAGTAACTTAGTTTGTGCATTGTATTTCAACCTGCCTACTATAACATAGGAATCACCGGAATTCATATTTTGTAAAGTATCCAATATTATCTTATTACTAGCCGACCATTTATTCTGTGTACTGTACACATGATATCCTTTCATGTGTACCACGAGTATATTATGTTCAATTGGGACAATAAACGTATTATTGTCAATTACTTCATCTTTAATATCAGTTCTTAAGTCTTTAACTTTCCATACTCGAAAATTACCCATATCTAATTTCGTATACGTAATTTTAATATTATTTTTTCGAGTATATACTACAATCCCCACCCTGTCCGTATTATTAACAATAATACTATCACCCTCACCCATTTTATTAAATATGTGAATATACTTATTTGGTCTACCTGTACCACGCTTCATTGGTGGGATTGGACATTTAGATTCAATCGTTTTCAATAACTGTTCTATTCGTTCCCATTTGTCATATACTGTAATATGTAACCTATTACCTTGCCGTTCATAAGATATTTTGTTATAAGTAGAACGCGTAATCGCATATAAACGACGGATTAGTGTTGGTAATTCACTCTCATCATTAAAGATAATATCAAACTCTTTACCAGGAACAAATAACTCCATTGGTAATTTCTTTGCATATTCATATTGTACTGGTACTTCCAATAATTCATTAGTCGTCATGTTACGAAAATCCTTATTAATATCTGCTTACTAAAACTTATAACAGACTACCGTCATAGTCAATATCTAAAATAATCACAACTAAATGGAATAGCATATTATTAAGTTTGAAGATACGTAATATTCACTTGTTTGGTAAATATTATGTATCAATCCATCCAGTCACGATTATGTTGTATAGTCGTAATAAAGATGACGACATAAAATATATCGTCATCTTTAATGTCCCATATATGACTTAGTTAATTAGATTATTCACAAGGACAATAGTCATTAATTAAGTTATTAATGACTGGTAAATTATCAGTATTGAATGTAGAACCAATGGCAGTTTTAAGCCATTCTGGTTCTATACTTAAGAACTGTCCTGCTGTTTTAACTGGAGTAGATGATACTGTAATCTTAATCTCATACACATTATTACTACATTCAATCCCCAATTTACCCATACAATCAACTAATGGTTTATTATAATCCTGTATATAACTAGCAAGATGTCTAATCATGTCATCATCTGTTAAGCCATAAACATCTTTTATTGGTTGTACATAATTGTTAATAGATGGAGTATTATCTTGTTGGAATGATTCCTTAAAAGTTGTATAAACTTTTTTATTAGTTAAGGAATTGCATTGTTCTCTAATTTGTTTCAACCGTTTTTTACATAATTCACGTAAGAACGTTTTATCACGATTACCACCTAAAAACTTCTTAACTTTAAAGTATTCTTCCGCCACATCATATAAATGTCTACCTATTGTATCATTTAACGTGCCACTCTCATTTAAATGACGAGTCATTGCTTTCGCAATCATCAAATAATTACAAGGCATCTTAAAACGTTCTTTACCTTGTTGTATATAGATTTCTTCAATATTACGGGAACGAGCCCCATGTGTTTCTTCTGTAATGGGGATAGTATGTATAACAGTTAGTTTGGCATTCTCTAATTCCCATAGTGAGCGTTTCCGTGACTTAGGAATCATAGCTTCCATTAACATCCAATTATTAAGAACTTTATCAAACCCTTCACTCATTTCCGATTTATCCTTACGAGATATATCTAAGAACTTTTGTTGTGGTGAAGTACGTGAAAATAGTTTAGTTGTAAACTTCAAACCAAATACATTTGAGATTAATCTCATACGTTTAATCATATCTAACAACGTACTCTCTTTAATATTAGAAGTCTTATTAAGATACATTAAGACTTCATACTCTTCTGTATATTTCTTAGTTTGTGGGATTCGTATGAGAATATCATTTGGTGTAATATAAAACCAACGTGCATCCTTAGGAGAATATATACCTTTACCGTCCTTATCATATAACTTAATACTATTATCAAAGTCTGGTATAGAAGCAATCTCATATAATTGTTCTGCTAGTTGTTCACTTGATGACATCTCATTATCCTCATTAATAACATTTACTATATTTATTGTTATCTATTATAACCGTAACTGTTTCCAATAATGAATACGGGTGTATAGTCTTCATCGTCCTCGATTGTTTCCTTGAATTGGATATCAATAGTTTCATCCATCTTCATTAATACACCCAACATTCGAACACATAACAAGGAAGCGGATACTGCATCATCATGTGTACCTGTCTTACCACTATAACTAGAGCCATTAACAATATATAAACTTAATTGGCGAGTTAGTTCTTTTGAACTAATAATCAATTTTTGTTTTTCCACCAAACTCTTTAATTGAGCACAGGCTTCTAACTTAGTTTGATTAGTTGTACAGTAACCACGTCTAAATCTTTTATTTTTCTTTTTAGGCTCAGACATAAATACACCAGGGAAGTTATCTTCTCCAATTTGTGATATGACAACTAAGGCTGCTTCACCCAATGTATTATTTTCAACTGTCCAATATAATTCCGACGAATCTGTTCGCGTCTTTATCGAATCATGAATTTTTAATAGGATTTGTCTTAAGGTTTTAATTTGTGTTGGTATATCTGCATGATTGTTCAACCATTCGGCAACTTGTTTCATACCCGGAACTTCAAATACTTGAATACAAGAAAAATCCTCACCCTGTCCCAATGACGGGTCTAATGCTACTAAATACGTCATACCTTGTTTAGGTTCAGAATACCACCTTACTTCGCCTTGTTTACATATTGGGGATATTTTATCCACGTTTGCAATAATTTGTTTCATACACATATTATCAATTAATGATTTATCTAATCCGACAAATTCACAATTATATTCACGTTCAAACTTGGCATCACTACCCATCTTCGCACGTTCTGCAAGTTCCCACTTTTCATCACGGTCAGGATGTACTCTCCATGTCGCTTTGTAAAATTTAAACCCATTAATTCCAGGTCCATTATTAGGTATTTCATTACCACTACCATCAATGAAAGCCTGTGATTCTCTACATATCTTAGCAAATAAATCATATTCTGTATTAGGGGTGGATGTAATAATCATCTTCCCTCGTGTCGTTGCCAATGTAGGAGTAATTGACATATAGAATTCTTCTTGTAATTGGATAGATTTAAGAAATGCGAATTCATCACAATAAACGATTGCAGGTGATAAACCACGTCCTGCATCACTAGTAGTAGCACGTGATATTAAGACTGAACCAGTATCGAACCTCATAGAACTCTTGTTATTCTCAATTAAACCCGCCTTTATAAAATCAGGCATATTTTCATAACAATACTTAATACGTTGCATAATCTCTAATGCTTGATTTTGCTTATTGGCAACAATTAGTATGTCTTTATCCTTATGAAACATTGCATACCATAATAGATATAAACTGGTTACGGTTGTATTATGACTCAATATACCATTGGTATAGTATAAGTGATTATTATGATTGTTTTCATCCAATGTATTCACTTCAACACAATACATATGAACCTTAATATGTAAGGGACTACAACTAACAACTTCTTCTATATCACCATCAGTAACAATTAAATCACCCATACATAGAGTATCAACATAAACTTGATGATATGTATTATTAATAACGATATGCTTATCTGCACATAGTAATGTATGGTTGGTTGTTTTAAGTTCCCATAAATCATAAGGGACTGTCCTAACTACTTTTGATACTATGCCAAAATCAGATTGAAAATGAACATCTTTTACATGGGTGAACTTTTTAACATCATTCGTGATTGTATATGTTTTACGATGGTCTTCATCTAAAATATACAATAGACCTTTAATTAAAGTTCGTATATATTGTTTAAACATTCAACTCAATCCTATTAACTACTTTAATATATTTACAAATTGGGATATTATGTACAGAGCACTAGATCCATATCATGTCAATATACGACAATCATCGGGACTTTCAGATGTTTCAGATGGTATTATACGACGGGGTGAAGTTAGTCTCTTCCATTGTGGGTTAACCAAATTACCCATCTTTAAATATATAAGTGGTAATCTTGATATTAATAGCAATCTATTAACCAACCTTAACGGCTGTCCTATTTACGTTGGTGGTAATTTATATTGTAGTGATAATCTATTATCTAATTTAGATGGTGGGCCACTCTTTGTTTATGGTAATTACTTCTGTGGGCACAATCAATTAATAAGTTGGGATGGTGGGCCCCAGTACGTGAAAGGTAAATTAATATGTAATAATAATCGTTCCTGGATACTTCACAACCCCACCAATATTTTTATGGGTAAAGGATGTTCAATTGGTTAGAAATTTAGAACCATATATTGAACCATATATTGAACCAACTCCTGAATGGAACACAGACGCAATTCATCTGTTTAATGGATTTACTTATGTAATAAAAAGAGGAGGTTATTGTCTTGGATGGATGAATTTGGGTGAACTTCCTTCGTCTTTCAAATATGTAAGTAAGACATTTAATTGTAGCAATAATCAACTAACAACGTTAAAGGGATGTCCTATTTATGTAGGTGGTAATTTCTGGTGTGAACGTAATCAATTAACCAGTTTAAATAATTGTCCTGTTTATATTGGTAACAATTTTATATGTCGAGACAATACATATAAACTCATCCCACCTAAAGAAGTTACTATAATCGGGGAGTTATATAATGATTAGAAATTTAGAACCATATATTATTAATCATATCACTTGTATAATGGGTCTATATCGATAATTTAATCAACAAACGTTCCAAGTAATCTACTACTTTTTGTTTTAAATTTAAGTGAAAGACGTTAGATATTATTAATCATATCACTTGTATAATGGGTCTATATCGATAATTTAATCAACAAACGTTCCAAGTAATCTACTACTTTTTGTTTTAAATTTAAGTGAAAGACGTTAGATATTGTATCATACTTCTTATTAATGGTGATTATTGTATTACCAATTACACATTTTCCCAACTGGCGAGCACACATTATGCAACTGTTTTGATTCTTATGTATTACTTCGATTAAGTCATGTACATAGTCATAAACTTGATATTTTGTCTTGCCAGCTTTATTAACATAACAATAATTCTTCATAAAATATTCGGGGTCGTTTTTACATCTTTTAAACTCAATCAATTCCTCTTGAGACATAGGAGTAGACGAGTATGGTGGTTTAACCTTAGAAACTATTGGTTCATCCATTATATTTCACCTTGAGTTCTTTAATCATCTTATTAAATTTTCTCTTATCTTTACGTCTTACAGTAGAATAGAATTGTTTTTTAACTTCTTCTGCTTCATCTTGTGGTAATGCTTTATCCACCAAATCAAAATAATTTATCAATGAATCAAGTAAATGGTCTGATAAACTTTCTATTAGTCTAATATCATTCTTTTCTGCGTATACAGAATCTAACTCTGTTAATAAGCTACGATAACTAGACATCAAATTACCCCTTAAATTAACTATTATATTATTTATGTATTTGTGAATTAGGATAAATTATAATAAATAGTTTAAAGGGGATTACTTGGATGACTGATACAAAACAAGAACTAACAAAATTAATGTCAAAGTTAAAAACCAATGCTAAAAAGTTGGAAGACTATAACTATGAACATAAGCATGCTATCATATCCAAAAATGAAAAAAAGATTAATGAGTTAAGAACCAAGATTTCCAAACTAACTATTAAGAACAAGAAACTTACAAATAAGATTGAAGAATTATTATTAGTAGTAACGATTGATGGTACTAATATTAATGAAGTAATCTATCAAATATGGAAATCAGACGAGCATTTGTTTGTATGGTCCAATGAACTCGGATTACATATATGGACAAGTGATACATCTAAAGTTACCAATGAAGCAACAGATGACCCTACCTCTTCTAAAATATTATTACCCCAAAATGATATTTCAATTGAGAATGCAGAAATTATCATGCAAGGATGTTTAGATTTTTTAAGCAAATCAAACATAACCGTTAAGATGAGAAACGGTAAATTAATTTTTAAATAATATAGTATTCAAAACGTTGATATTAACGTCTCCTAGGTGGGTACCGTAATACCTGTACCAATTTAACTTCATTTGTATTCTATCTACTATGCGTGCTTGTATGACGTTAAAATCGGTAGTTGTTGGAGCCCATAGTCTAAAGAACTGTGAATCCAAATCCTCAGTATCATGTAATAATGAAAAAGGTTTAAAATTATAATGACGATTAACTAATTCAATTTGTATATCTCTATGTCGTTCTGATAAGTATAGAAGTTTATTATACCAAAACTTCATATGCCCTTTACCAAGAGTAAAGGTTAGTGGGATATCACTTAGTACTTCATCCACGGTATGCGTTTTAAGACTACGTCTAAGTGCCGGGACAATCATCTTCAATTCACGAAATTCAGCGAATAGATGTTGGTCTGTTAATAACTTCGGTGATACTAAATTACATCTCATGTTTGATTCTTTTACATTTTGTTAATTTGGTCAGTGTGATACACTAACAGGGAAATTGATTGTTGTAAATGGTGAAATAAGACCGTAATTATACTATTTCCAATTACTATTACATTCAATGGGTGGCAATCCATATCAATACTGTGATAGTTAGTGGATAACTCAATAGTTATCGATTAAAGAAACAACCACCTATCTTAATTCCTTTAGGACGTGGTAATTTTATTTTATTATCACTACAATATAAACTACCACCAACATATATTGGACAACCTTTTAAACTGGTTAGTTGGTTATTCTGACAAATTAAATTTCCACCTATACGGGTAGTACATCCTTTTAGACTGGTTAATTGGTTATAACCACAATTTAAACCACCACCTATATAAGTAGCACAACCCTTCAAATTTGTTAATTGGTTATCACCACAAATTAAATCACGACCTATATATGTAGGACAACCTTTTAAACTTGTTAATTGGTTATAACTACAATCTAATCCACCACCTATATACTTGAAATGTGGTAACATTAGTAACCCAGTAGATAAATCTACATCACCACGTACGATGATATTTCTATTAAATATACGAAAAACATCAGCTCTATATGGTTTATATTCAATTGGTTCCAAAGTCCTATACATTCATCGTCACCATCGTATTATTATGTTGTTCGAGTAGTATTAAATTTAACTGTACTACGATTGTTTTTGCATAGCTATATGCGTGAGCTTTTTTAAAAAAGTACGAATTATCACACGGCTTAATCCATATCTCTTTTTCTACATCACACCATTGTTTTCCAATTAGATGTTTCTTACCTGGGCGTATTATAGCTAAGAACATTGCCATTTGGCCTATATTAGTAACTACCATTCGTTGTAATAAATCATAATGTTTATTAATTTGTGTTAGTTTCAATACATAATCCTTATTTTTTAACAACGTCCAATCGGGTTCATTATCCGCTAATACCCGTAATACTTCTCTATCTGTTATATCTTTATAGATAGTGTTATGTAATAAATCAATCTTTATATGACCTAACTCTTCAGCTTTTTTATAATCTAATGAACATAACCCCGTTATTGGGTCGGTGGGGACATTATGAAAGTATACACCCGATATATGTCGTTCTATATCATTATTAAACATTGACGCATTGATATGTTGTAATTTACTTAATAAGTCTTCTCTATTTTTCATATCAATATCAATATCTGGTAGATGTGACATTATATACTCCTCAATAAAGAAGCTATATCACCGAAAGATGGCGTACATTTAATCTTCACACCCCATGCCGCGTCATTAAGATAATCCCGAAGATAATACTTAAAATCTTCCGATAGATTGGCTATCATAGTATTACCTAACTTAGTCGTGTATAAAAACCACGGACTAATGCGTCCCATCTTAACAAGATTACCTAAGTACATACCATATACTACCGTATACACTTTATCCACTTCGATATTATTTTTAGTAGCTATCTTCTGTAATGTTTCCAATGAGCGAATTATTGCATCAGTAGGAAGTTCTTTATATATGTAATCTAATAACCATTCTTTATAACAATCGTCATTACACCAAGTCTTATACTTAAAATGATTATCCATTGCCCAGTTTATATATTGCATTATGTCGGGACAATGAATATTGAATAAGTATTCTGCTACTTTTGTATAGTGAGTATATTCTCTACCTTTTATAAACTTATCTAACAAGTCCACATCAAACTTATAATGCATATAGACCTTTTTATTTGATTCTTGCCACATATAAAATGCGAGTTTGGCAACATTAGTATCCTTATTATCATACCGTGTCTTATACATACAAGTATGATTTAAGAACGACTTCTCCCTCGTGAATTTTTTACCACAGAACTTACAGACATTCTTTATATTGTTTTCTGAGTTTGACTCTGTCTTTATCATCGATTGCATACGACCTCATTAACTCTTCCAAATTCTCTAACGTTAACTGTCTAAACAATAACTTAGTTTCAGTATCGTTTAAATTTGGATAAACAGTATCTATAAATTGTTCTAATGGTGTTTTGGCTTTCTTATTGGTGCCTTTAATCCATTGATGTTTTACTACTTTGCCAGTACCCAACATCGCCATCAATTTAGCTACTAACTCTGGGTGTTTATACTTATCCCAAAAGTTTTTATTGACTAACTCATTAGTCATCATTAGGAAATAAGCGTGTTGGTTATTATTATCGGGTGCGTTACTCATCCATCTCATAATAACGAGTGGGACAAACGCTTTCTTCTGTTCTACTGTTAGATTGTCATAGAAAGAATAATTACGTTTGTCCATATTATTTAGAACATCGAATATGTCTAGTTTTTCACTCATTATATAATCCTAAATTAACAAGTATGTTTAGATTTAGGACGACCAGGTTTCTTCTTAGTATTAACAGGTTCACTATCTTTTACAACTGTTGGTGTGTCCTGTGTTGGTTTTAATGATGGACATATACTATATGCTTCATTTTCATAACGAAGTACATCCTGTTTAGCCATTTCTGCTTGCATTAATAAATTCTTCGCTGTTACTAATGCTTCTCCAGGTGTTACTACTTTTGGTGGAATCGGAGCATCATAAAATGATTGTTCTGTTCTTGCATTAGCAACCGCCAATGGAAGATTATCAATAGTTGATTCCATAGGTGTAAACGTCGAAGGAGGTGCAACTTGTGGGGTAATACTATTTCCCTTATCAGATGTAGTCTTTAATCTAGTATTCAATTCATCCAATGCAATACTCATACCCGGACCAGCCGTCATTGTAATATCAGAAGTTTTAACCTTCTTAAGTAATCCTCTATTATGCAACGCCATAATCATATTTTCGCCATTAGAAATAACTTGACGACCTAAATAATCTTGTAAGTTTGTTAAACTCTGTGCATTGTTTGATTCCACAGCATACATTACTGCATCATTCAAAATATTTGGCAATGTTTCACTCTCAATGACAAGTGCATAATCTTCTGCATTTGGAATCGACATGCGTACAATTATTAGTTTTGACGCTGTCTTATTATTAAAACCGATATGTCTCATTTAACTAGTTCCTCTGTATTATTAATAACTATTAAAGAATTTAACGTGATTCTTTACTAATGTCAAAATCATTTATTGATTTTATTGCACTTTCCATTCGTTCTCTTGCAACAGGGTTAGCACTATGAACTTTCATAATTGGTGGTTTATAATTATTGAAATGAACTTCGCGTTCAATCCAGGTAAGAACATCGTATCCTGTAATTTTATCATTACCCAAATCATGGTCAAGTGATATTTCATCTACTTCCATGGTTTTAAGACATTCAATTACATCCTTCGGCCATCTACATAGGGTCCAACCAACTGGTGGGGTACGCATATCATCTAAATATAACTTCATATTCATGAATCCTACTTACCAATATTAATATATTACAACGGTTGTGAGTAGTTAACTACTGAATTTGCCAATAATATTAACCCCATCAGGACGAAGTAATTTTATTTTATTATTCTTACAATATAATCTACCACCTATATATGTAGCACAACCATCTAAACTAGTTAATTTGTTATCGTTACAATATAAACCACCACCCACACTAGTAGCACAATATCTTAAACTAGTTAATTTGTTATTACCACAATATAAATCACCACCAACATATATAGGACAACCTTCTAAACTTGTTAGTCGGTTATAATGACAATATAAATCACCACCAACATATATAGGACAACCTTTTAAACTTGTTAATTGTTTGTTACAAATACTTAAGCTATGACTTATATACTTGAAATTTGGTAATGTTTTTAATGGTAACATATCCAAATCTATATCTATATAACCACGTACGATGGTATTTCTATCAGTCAATCTAACAGTTAAATTAGCTTCAACAATGTTATATGGTTCTAAATTCCTAACCATTACTTCACCAGTTTACGTAACTTAACTAATTCAGACTTATATATATCACGTTGTTTGTCCTCTGAATTATATATATCAGTATACGAAGTTATTGTATTCTTTAACTCCACAATCTTATTAGTTACGACTGTATACTCATCACGTGACCATTTATATAATGGTAATGATTCAATTTTAATACAGTTTTCGTCACTAATATTAGGACACGTTAATCTTATAATATCAGTTAGTTCTTGTCTCGATTGTATATTTTTTAATTTAGCATATATACCATTATCATGACACTTCTTAAGACATTCCCAATATACTAATTCAGTAGAGGTGACATCCAATAACTGTTTATACCGTAATTTATAATAAGTTAAACGTTTAGTTACAAACTCCGTTACTATATCTATAGCACTATTCATCTTTCGAATAGTCTTGCCATCCCAATCAATTACTACCAATCTATCTGTTTTACGAGTGACCAATTTTAACATAGATAAAAGTTGTTCATCTGTTTTTTCAGCTAATGTACCACGTGGGAGTTTAATTTCTATGTTGGTAGTCTTTGAAGAACGGTCAGTAAAATCCAATATTACTTTATTATTTTCCAGTTCGATTAAACGTTCTTTAATAACTTCACAATCAACTTCTGGTGGCAAGTCAGTGACATATATTGTATCATACGTACTTCTTGTTAACCTACCATAAAATTCCCATACATCATCTGATATCTTCTTAGTAACTACATTTAAATATGTATAATCGGGTTGTAAATCTGTTAGTTTTTTACCATCTAAAACTTTAATAGAAGCATCAATTAAACTATGTAAACTACGTGGTAGGATATCAGTTGACCAACCAACTGCAATACCACTAGTACTATTTAATAATACAGTTGGGATGATTGGTAAAAAATGGGCAGGTTGTAAGCGTGAACCATCATAGTTTTCCTTCATTGGTACAATGTCATTATCAACATACATAATCTCTTCTAATATATGTGATTTCTTAACATAAGTATAACGTGGGGATGCAATTTCCTTTGGAAACGTCTTAGTACCAAAAGTACCAATACCATCTAACCAACATACGTTATTATCATAAGGGGCTGCCATACCACTAATTGCACCAGCAGCACTAACATCACCATGTAAGTATAAATTAGAACTAATCATTTCCCCTGCTAATGATATAGTTTTAATCTTACCTTGTATTGGTTTAATAACATATAATGCCTTACGTTGTGAATCCTTCAATCCATCAGCGATATTGGGTATCGCACGATATTCACACGTATAAATTGAAAAATCCTTCGATGATTCATTTATATGTTTTGATGGGTCAATTTTAACTACAATTTCAGACATCGAACTCTCCACTCATCCATAATTTTCTATCATCCGCTCGTTTATTATTAAATATCAAATCCAATGTTGCTTTCATTTTACCATCATCAAATATTTGTATTACTCGTGGATTAGTTAAAGCATATTCCCAATCTACGGGCAATAACGTCCCTAACCCTTTAGCTCTAGTAATAGCCCATCCTTTAGAATCAAAACTATCAAACTCGTGTACATCATTACCATACCAATATTTCCGTGTCTTACCCTTTTCTGCAATAATAAACGGGGTTAAGAATATATGAAAGAATGGTGGTTCCTTTGGGTCAAATAAATCGGGGAAGAACTTATAGAAAAAGTTAATTAACAATGCGGCAATATTAGACCCGTCTTGGTCCATATCTGTTGCAATATAAACTTTACCATATCTCAAATTTGCTCTTATTGGTTTTTGTCCTATTACTAATCCAATGGAGTTCATAATAGAACATAACTCTTCATTTTCCAATACACGTTTAGGAGTTAAATCACTTACATTCATAACTTTACCACGTAAGGGCAAACCGCCATGCACTTCAGGATTGCGGGCATCCGATAAACCAGCTAGTGCAGAATTACCTTCTGCAATTAATAAAATACAATCTTTTCTAAAACGGGCAGTTGCATCCATCAATTTAGGAATCTTTAAACGAAGATTCTTCTTTGCCATTTTAGCAACTTCATCCGTATCTTTTTTAAATGTTCGTTCCCGTGTTCGTTCTAGTATTCTTTCTACCCATTCTTTATTCTTTTTAATTATATTCTTATAAATCTCACTATCACTTAAATTATTACGGATAAGTGGTTTAACTTCTTCATTAATTAATTTAGTCTTTGCTTGATTGGCAAAGTATGGAGCTTTCATATTCGTTATATTAAAAATTAACAATTCCTCTTGTATGTCTTGCTTAATAGGAGTTAATTTTTGTTTTGATGCTTCTTTAGTAATGGCTTCTAATATGCCACTATAAAATACACGTTTAAACTCGTCTACGTGTTCACCACCCTCAAAGGTTGGTACATTATTAACAATGGAGTGAGTATAGTCTGTAACACCGTTAAAATCGGTCACAACATAGAATGTTGATTTAAAATTGGGTTGGTCTATTGCCAATTCTAAACCACTAAAGTTATTAAACAATGTATTGATTGGTGTTTTATTGACTTTAATACGTTGTCCATTCATAATCACTTTAATAGTTGGATTACAGGTAGCAATCTCAATCAATCTACTTTTTAATAATTCCATTGGCAATGTTAAATGTTCGAATACTTTCTTTGATGGTTTAAAAGAAATCTTTGTACCTGATTTTGATTTACTGGGAGTAATGACTGGTTTTTTAATAACCAATTCATCCATTACAACATTACCTTCATGGAATTCTTGTATAAACTTCTTACCATCTCTATGTATTTCAACATTGAACCATTCACTACAATAGTTAGTAACTGCTGCACCTAATCCATTTAGTCCTGCACCAGTACGTTCATCATCATTAAAGTTACGACCTGCTTGTTTATGTGACAATGCCAAAGTAGCCATATGACATTCATACTCGTCCGACCAAGTAATTGGGATACCACGTCCATTATCACTAACAGACATTTCCATTGTTTCTTCGTTATAATCAAATGTTAATGTATCACCAAATCCTTTACCGACAATCTCATCTAATGCGTTATCTAATATTTCCCTAGTATAAGTTAATAATGCAGGCACCCATGTTAATTCTTTAACTTGTGCTTGTCCCGTTTCATCAAACAATAATATAGATTGAGTATGTCTTGCTCTGGAACCTAAGTACATTTCAGTACGTTGGCGACTATGAGAATAGTCCGATAATTTAGTGATTATATCATCAGTATGTTTATTCATTATAACAAAATCCTTAAACAAATTATATGTATTATATATACAATTTTTCCATACTTGTCAAACTATAAGTTATAAATTAAGTTGCCTAGGAGTTCATAAATCCACCCCGAATCTTAACTCTTTTAGGGCGAGATAATTTAACTTTGTTATTATAACATTTTAAATTACTACCTATATAAGTAGCACAACCTTCTAAACTAGTTAATTGGTTATCAAAACAATATAAATCACCACCTACATACTTGAAATGTGGTAACTTGAGTAAATTCATCCTACCATAATAAACATCACCACGTACTATAATATTTCTATCGAATATACGAACGTTACCAACATTATATAATTCATATTCAATCGGTTCCAAGGTTCTATACATTTATAAATTCACCACCTATCTTAACTCCTTTAGGACGAGATAATTTAACTTTGTTACCATAACAATATAAACTATCACCTATATATGTAGCACACCCATCTAAACTGGTTAATTGATTATACCTACAATATAAAGTACTACCTATATAAGTAGGACAATATTCTAAACTTGTTAGGCAATTACGGTCACAAACTAACCTACCTACATATATAGGGCAACCTTTTAAACTCGTTAGTTTGTTATTACGACAATTAAAATACCTACCTACATACTTGAAATGAGGTAACGTGGTTAGTTTCCTGTTAAATAAATCTACATTGCCCCTAGTAATTATATTGCTATCAGTCAATCTAACAGTTAAATTAGATTTAACAATGTTATATGGTTCTAAATTTCTATTCATTTATAAATTCACCCCGAATCTTAATTCCTTTAGGACGCGATAATTTAAGGTTGCTGTGATTACAATCTAGATAACCACCTATACTAGTAGCACATCCTTCTAAATTTGTTAATTGGTTATAACGACAATATAAATCACCATTTATACGGACAGGACAACCCTTTAAACTGGTTAATTGGTTATAACTACAATCAAAAACTCCACCTATACTAGTAGCACAACCCTTTAAACTTGTTAATTGATTATGACTACAATCTAGATTACCACCTATACTAGTAGCACAATATTTTAAACTAGTTAGTTGGTTATTATAACAATATAAACCACCACCTATATATGTAGCACAACCCTTTAAACTAGTTAATTGGTTATTACCACAATCTAACCTACCACCTATATAAGTAGCACAACACTCTAAACTTGTTAAATGGTTCTTATTACACCATAAATAACCACCTATATATGTAGGACATCCTTCTAAACTTGTTAATTGGTTAAAACTACAATCGAAATCGCCACTTACATACTTGAAATGAGGTAATGTATGTAGGTTACTGTCAGATAAACGTGCATTACCTCTTATAATAATATTATTATAAGTAGACTGAATCCTAATGCACCAATCATCATTCGTATTATAGGGTTCTAAACTACGATACATCTAAATATCCTCAAACAAATTTGCGACATATACAATTTCCCCATACTTGACAAATCTAACTTATAATGTACCCAATTTTACTCCACTCAAACAATAAATGTCTTAACATTATAACGGTTCGAACTACAATATTATGAATTGTATCAAATATGGGAGTGATGTAATGACTACTTCCGAATTCTAACCCATTTATAATTACATTCTTAGGTAGTTCTAATATGAGAGTATTGCACAAATATATAAAATTACCACCCACATATATAGGACAACCCTTTAAACTCATTAGTTGATTCCAACCACAATTAAAATGTCCACCTACATACAATGGGCATCCTTTTAAACTAGTTAAATTACGATGTCTGCATATTAAATCTTTAGTTATATACTTAAAATTAGGCAACTTATTAATAAGTAACTCAAAACCACCCCTACATATAATATTATTGGTGAAATAGTGCCAATCACCAAACTCTGGATTGACATATTGTTCCATATTATATGGTTCTAATTTTCGATACATTAAGAATGTCCCAATAAGAGAATATATTATTACTCATCCAAAAATACTTGTGCGGACTTCAACTCAGGCTGATTAAATATATCATCAATACGCCCCTCACTATCAGTAACTTTTATCTTGTCTTCACAATCGGAACATAATCCAACTTTACCAAAAAATAATAGTTTCCCACATCTATCACAAACGTGGTCATTTAATGTTCGTTCTAATAATGATAGGAATAATGTTCGTTCATAGATTGACATTACTTGTATGTTATCTATAGAACTTCTAATTAATTCATTCGTAGAACGTCTGTGAGGTTCATCACTTTCTTCCTTAAACATATTATTAGATGTAAAGTCGATATTACGGGTTACCATTTAATGACCGTCCGTATCTTATCAAAGAAACTACGTTTATTAACCTTATCTCTAATACTCTGTGATTCATTAATAGCGGTACGTATATCCGAACGGGCATCTAAAAACGCATCGACCTTATATCCGTTCAATTTATCCCGAAGTTCATCCAATGTAAGATTAACTTTAATTTCTTGTACTGGATTCTGATTAGTATGTTGTTTGAAGTTAGTAATAAACTTATCTAATGTTAAATCACAATACTCATCCGCCCAATCACCCAAGTAATATAATCGTTCGTATAATTCAGTTGAGTTGGTTCTTATAAAGGCACCAAACAAAATTGGGTCTTTTTCACGAAGTTCCCTTTTAACTTGACGTTCGACTTTACCCGTATAATCAGTAAAGAGAACATAGTAGTTATCGAATATTCCTTTTGTCTTTGTAATTGTATCTACTAATTCATCAGGAATCTCTCTTGGATAACGATTAAGTTCGATAATTTTAACTTCTTTATTTCCAATATGATTTATATACATCGTGATGTCATCGGAGTATACATATTTTGTAATACCCATTTCTAATAACTTATATTCACGTTCTATACATTCAATGAAGAATGTCTTCATCTTTATTAGTTGTTCGGTTTGCCCTGTCTTATAGGCTTTATCCGCCAAATAGTTAATATTCTGTAATATATCATTTAACTTATAATCCGACATTTCTTCTGTCTTGCTTTTGACATAATCAAAATAAGTTAAAGGGTCAATTGTTTCATTATCTAACTTCGTTACCATAATAGTTTCCTTTCGTTATGAACTCGTTGAATTATATGTGACTTAATTATAATTGTCAAACCGTAAAATAATCGTTGACATTTATATATAATATGTTATACTTAAATTATAAACAACACAAACAAGGAGAGAAAACAATGTTAAGTAAATCAGATGCAAAATTGTTAAAGAAAGAGAAATTCGTTGTTACTACTAATAACGATTTAATTACAGCAGTACATACTGCCCCTGCAAGTACAGGACTTCCACCATATGTAATAAAAGAAAGAAAAGAAAATAATAAATCAGTATATGATAGTTATTTTGCGTTTCATACAGAGACCAACGATAATAGTATAATCACGTATGATACAATTAAACAATGTATTCCCGAAGTTAATGAGTACGATGATTAAGTTAAATAAAATAGTGGGAGTTTTTAATTCCCACTATTTTTATGACTTACTTCTTAGTTTTAGGTTGAGTTACGTCTAATACTTTAGACATAACCTGTTGTCCAACATCCGTATTAACGAATGATTCCAACATAGCACCCATCTTTTGTCCACCGTTAGTAGAAAACAAATCCATTACCTTTGTTATTCCTTCTGTTGGCGTACCCGTATTTGATATTACTTTAACGTTTGCATTACTTAATGCTTTAGCTTGTTCGATACCAACTATCTCATCAGCTTCGATTTGACGTATACTAACCAAGTATTGTTGATATCCAACGTTCGTACCAATCTCATTCGCCAATGTAATTTGAGTAGTTACTGGTACTAATTGAATAGCACGTTCGGCATCTGCTTGTGCTAAACCAGTAACAGTAATGGCTTTAGCTTCTAATTCTTTTGATGTTAAAGAACCTTCAGCTACAATGATGGAAGATTGTTTATTACTTTCCGCATTAATAATTGCAGTTTGTTTGTTACCATCCGCCATAATAATGGAAGTCTGTTTAGCTTTTTCTGCATTAATAATTGAAACTTGTTTCTCAATTTCGGCAGAACGTTCGTTTTGTACTTTAATAACTTCCATTTCTTTATTTTTAGTAATGGCAGATTGTACAATAATATCTTGTTGTGCTTGTTCTTTAGCAACGCCAATAGCCTTATTCTTTGCCGTCTCACGTACTTTAACAGTTTCTTCCGATAACTGCTTTTGCATATCTACATCTTGTGATGCAGATACTTCCGCTATTTGGGCGGCTTTAAGATTTGAGGCAACCGTAACGCGACTATCCATCTCGATATGTGATTTACGTTTTTCCATAATATTATGGATTACTTTACCATTTGGAACGTCACGTATATCCATTAATTCAATTGCCTTAACTGGTATAACGCCCCAAGATTTTAATTGTTCTTCAACTTCTTTGGTGAACTGTTGACCAAATTTAGAACGTTCAACCATAATTGAATTAATTTCATGTGCCGCCAATACAGTACGAATACTGCCTTGTACGATAGAATGCAATTGTTGTAATAGTTCATTAAATGAACCAATACGTTGAGCTGCCAAATTAGTATCCGTAATTCTAAAGAATGCAATTACATCAACTACAAACGGAACTCGTCCCTCATCGTATGCTTCATAATCAGCTAGTTTAACATCAAATACTGATACTGGTAATATAACTTTCGTTACGCCTATAATTGGAATCCAACTAGGCCATTCATAATAAACATTCCCATTAGGCGTATCTTTGCCGTATGAAGTTGTTTCTTTACCCGATTGTACAATATGTACTTCATTTGATGATACTACTCGTCGTAACATCATCATAGAAATAATCGTTAAAATAGCAATCACTGCTAATGGTGCAACCCACATCGTCATAGTAATCATAGTATATCTCCTGTTAAGATTGTTTTATAAACCGACCACGTGCATCACGTTTAGGTTTAACTTTAGATTTAACATTACCTTTTTCACTAGTAACAACCAGTTTAGATAATGTATCAAACGTCTGTCCACCAATATGTTCCATTAAAACTTCATACTGGCAACAACGACCTTTAGCATTATTATAATCTTTAGGAATTGATACAACATCCCGTGGATTAATTTTAATAATGATAACTTTATAATCTGTTTCATTATTAGTACCGTAGTTTGGTAAGTATTCTAATGAAGCGAAATGTAATCCCGTTGAGCAAGTAGCTTCTCTATCATCGTCAACAAATGACCGTTTCATCTTTGGTTTTAAACCAATACTATTATCAACAGAATTAGTATAGATATCCTTAAAATTGGAAGTAACTTTCTTGTAGGCAAGAAAATATCCATCAGAAGTTATAGGTAAATTATTTTGTTCCAAGAACAAGTATAATTCATCAATGGCACGTTTAGATGGATTAGTTAATAAGTTCGTTAAAAACTTAATCATTGGTTCAACATCGAACTCATCATTCATCATTTTAATAATTCGTTTGGTTAATGCGTTATTAACCTTTTCCTTATCAAAATAGAATTCACCATCAATCAATTTAATCTTTCCATTAGCAAATGTTTGGATTGATTGTTTGATATTATGTAATGACGTAATTTCACACTCACTTAGTGAGTCTAACCCCTTTTTCACTTTATTGAAGTTAGGATGATTCTTACCGAATAACAATGGTGCTCCATTACAGAATACCATAATAGAATCATCTTTAATTATATACGCTTTTGTCATTTACTTAACTCCTCTTTCATATCTCACGTTGCACATATTAATAATATCAGTAAAGTTTTCTAAGTCCGGTGGGGTACTATAACGACTGAAGTTAATATTTTCAAATAACTTATATCGTTTTTTGAGTAATTCACCCCGTTCATGCCACAAATCATATAACTTCTTTATTGTATTGGACGTATCCAATACTTCGAGTTGTTTGTGATAGTATTGTATAGAACTACGTTTTACGGCATATTGCTGTGATTTAAAAAATTGCTTCAACAAAGGGTCCTTTATAGTATCTAATACGTGTTCATATTCGGGTGTTAACTTCTCAAACCAACAACATGAGGATAATGTACTAAATCCATAATGATTACAAACTGCTTCCCGATGCGTACTTAACAACACACTGGGTAACTTAATATACGCTGCAATTTCGGCATCAAGAATAGTATTAATATCAATCCATTTATCGACATCATCTAACTTTTTAAACTTTTGAAAATTAGTTTTGGCAATTCCTAATGAATTAGTTAAAAGTTTATACAAGTTAGACGACGTATCTATATAACGAATAATACTCATTAACGTGGATAATTTACTATATTCATCCGTCAATCTACTACCAATAGTCAAATAATAATAACCACCACCCTCAATCTTATTTTTAACAGCAAACGCATTAGTAACTCTATTAATTTTACCTTGGTAAAAACTATATAATGATAATTCGGACGGGTTAACAGAAGTTCGTTCTTTGCGTTGACGTATTGCAGTTGTTATCGACTTATACTCGTCTAAATCTTGTGCCATAGTAAACTGATATGGGGCTATTAATTTTCTTACTTCATCCACGTCAGTATGTTCTGTGGCAAGTATCATATAAGTTAATTTGTCATACGCTCGTAATGTACTAATTAACTTTACTTTATGTTTGAGTTTCTCTTCTATATATACAAAACGAGGTAATGTGTCGTAATGACATAATGTGAGTCCGACATCGTATACATCCCATGAAAATTCAGCTAAAGGTTTACTACTATCTCTTTTGAGATTAGAACGCCAAAATGTAGTTGAACATGGTGTTAAATCAATACGTTTATTAATTAGTAATGAACACCGTTGATATACTGTTTTATCAACTAAATCGACATAGTATCTCAAACTCGTACGTTTTATTGCTACGAGTGATTCAATCTTTTCAATAGTAGGTTTATTACTATTCAATATGTCAGATAACATATTGGTAAAGTAATCTTTCATTTCGGTAATCGAGTATAGGATACTATTAACAGTTACATTATTATAAATTAATTCCTCTCTACTTGGTTGAGGTATAACATCACCCAATTCAAGATTTAATACGGTACGATAACTACCAAATATTGAATCATATGCTGTTTGGACAACTGTACTAGGATTATGAAATGTTGCTTCTTTAATTTGTTCATTTGATGTGTCAATGGAGTACAGAACACCACCCATCAATGCGTATAATCCTTTTTCACCATAACAACCACGATATATGGAAAATGTAGGAGTAGATAATATTACCTCTTCGCGTTCAATATATACATCAGTTCCAATAAACTTCGGTACTTTCAACCATTTGTATATACTACGTGCATGAATTCTAAATGCTTCAAATTTATCGGTTGGTATAGTTATTTTAACCCCATTACGTTCATTTGTAGGAGTAGTTGCTAAATGAGTTAAACAAGGAACTCCGTTATTTAAGAACGCCGTATATAGATAATATTCACCATTAAAGTATGATTCAATGGTATACTGTGATACTATTGAGAATGGAGTTTTACAGCCCAAACCATAAGCACCAATTTGTTTATTATCATTCGTCTTTGTGGAGTTAAAAAACTGGGTATATACAGTTTCAATCGTTTCTCGTGACATACCAGTACCATAGTCGCGGATGTAGAACCAAGGTTCCATCATTACGGGTAAATGTACATCGTAATCAAGTTCCTGTGTACCCGCGACGATATGCGCGTCTATCGCATTACAAGATAATTCACGTAATACCGCCAATACACCATCTTTATATAATCTAGTTGATAATACACTGAATGCAAAATCACTAGACTCGATTGAGAACTGTTTTATGTCGTCAATCCCTGATGTTTCTAATACATCATCGGCTTGTGCAATCTCCATAATACTTAAACTCCATATTAAGTTATATATACGTTATAACATTATATGAAGTTAAAAGTCAATAGTGGTTATGAATTTATTTTGTCGTACGAGGGATAACTTTAATACCTAACATGGGTAATGTCTCATTACCTATCATATTAAGTGTTATTTCGAATACTTTCTGTTCGATATATTGAAAATCGGAATGAAATAAAACAACACTACCTTCTAATTTTAAGAGATTAAATTTTTCTTCCATAACGCCATGTGACATCACGTTAGCAAACAACCGATTGAATGTTGTTCGTGTTATAGAACTTCTATTTAATATTAAGGTGAACTGTTTATATCTCTTTTTCATATCATCAACAAAAAAATTAAACTAACTATAATATATTTAGTTTTTTAGATTTTGTTAATTTTGTTGATTTTATGTTCAAAAAAAGACCCTGTATTTTTACAGGGTCTAAGTTTACAACGGAGATTAAACTATGAATAATAACATTCACAATAGTTACTATAATGAAGTCTCATTAACTAATCAATAAGAATTATATGATTATTTTGAAAATTCTTTTTGATTAAAGTTAAAGTACAGTTTATAATAACTTTAAATTAAACAAAGGGATTATGTAGTAATGAAATTTTTAACAGCCGATAATACTTCAGTTGATTTTAATAATGAAGCCAGTCCAGCAAGTATAGGTATATCAATACTAGACTATACTGATATGGAGAATGTAGATTATTACATCAAAAACTTTTTCTTCTTTAGTGAATACGACTCCCCAGTAGTTCATTTAAAGATTGGTAACTCATTCATTGATGTACCATTAAATTGGAAAATCTTAACGGGTGACCCGAATACAGGTGAATTAGAGTTAGTCGAAGTTGAAGAATTATCAATGTTTGATTATAATGCATTCGTTTTAAACCCATATAAAAGCTATATACCAAAATACGAACCGATTGAAGTTACTAATGTTTATCTTTCGGGTATAAAACTATTTGTTCCTAAGTCATATAAGAAATCACTATTTCTTGTATCACTTGAAAATAAAGTTAATCATTTAGAAGGACCATATTCCGATTGTGTATTTCTTTGTGATGATATAGATAGAACGAATGATATATTAAGTGTAGACCAATTATTTTAAAGGATTATTAATATGTATGGTACATTAACTGTTATTGCTAGTGGTATGTTTGCAGGTAAGACATCAGAATTACTAATGCAATACTGGAGAGAAACAAACTTAAATAAAAAGACTGCAATATGTTTTAAGCCACATATTGATGTAAGATATGATTCTTACTTTGATGTTCCAAAAATTAGTACTCATAATTTGGCGGCTATTGACGCACAAATGGTAACTACACTAGATGATAATTTATTAGAACTCGCTCTTAGTAAAGATGTTTCAATATTCGACGAATGTCAATTCTTTACGAATGAAATTGTAACTGGAGACATATATGAATTTATTGAAAAATTACTCGTTAATGGTAAGACTGTTATACTAGCAGGACTTGATATGGATTATAAGGGTAAACCATTTCCGGTTACTGCATACTTCCTCGCTAAAGCGGATACTGTTATTAAACCAAAAGCACGTTGTTCGGTTTGTGGTAAACCCGCAACTAAAACCTTTAAATATAAAGGTGATATGGATAATACTATTGACGTTGGTAATGGGGACAAGTACGAACCAAGATGTAATGATTGTTGGTAAATTTAATAGTTACGTACTCTATGATTGAGGGATGATATTTAGACGTGAATTACCTGCACTCCACGAAAATATCTCACCCACATACAAAGGACGATATCTTAAATATATTAATAGATTATACGTACAATTAAAACTACATCCGACATACATTGGACTTCCTTTGAGACTCGTTAGATGATTATTAGAACAATCAAAATCACCATCTACATACTTATAATGAGGTAACTTCTTTAGACATAAATCATTTAAATTTACATCACCCCTAGTGATTATATTGACATCCTCAAATCGGGCTATACAACGACAATAACTATTATTAATATATGGGTTCAAGTCCCTATACATCATTTACTCCTATACTCAGTACCAAAAACCATCAATGGTCCTATGGCTGAGCACAAACATAGTTGATATGGTGGGAACATCCCGCGAACGTACTTAATATCGGGCAAGTAAGAAATACCCACTAAATCACGATGTCGTAGTATTAATTTAATAGTATTGGAATCCTCATTCCAATATGATGGTAAACGTGAAGACGATGAATATATAAATTTATTAATATATGGTTCTAATGCTCTAGCAACCAAATGTAACTCCACAGTATAAATTACCTATATATGTAGGATAACCAGCTAAATTAGATAATTATTATAACAATAAAAATCACCACCTACATAACGAGGGCGATATTTTAAACTTGTTAATTTGTTACCACTACAACTAAACCCATTACCCACATATATAGGACAACCTTCTAAACTGGTTAATCGGTTATGACTACAATCTAACCAACCACCTACATACTTGAAATGTGGTAACGTGGTTACCCCCATCTTCGATATATCTACATTACCCCTCTTAATGGTATTAACGGTGTTAAAATATTGTCTGCCATCTTCGATATATATTTCAAATTGATAAGGTTCTAAACTTCTATTCATTATGTTAAATTACCTTTTTACCACGAAAGTAAGGTCCGGATTCACAATCGACCAAACACTGAGTATAGTCACCGTAAAAGTATTGGGTACTAAACCCTTTCTTTAAAAATAATATATTACTTTTTAATATATTTAAGTCGTCCTTACCACAAGTTATATAATGCCATACATACTTAAACTTATTACTAAGGTTTGGGTCTTCAATCATTCTCCTTGTAACGATGTAGTTTAATCCCGTACATGAGGACAATATACGATTATAGGTTGAACTATAAGGAATATAATCTAAATCATGATTAATATACGGTTCTAAACTCCTACTTTGCTTCATTTATAGTTCCCATATTCTTAATTATAATCCCGCCTTCCCAATCAGGCAAGAATTCAACCCAACTCTCATCATCCACAATAATTGGGAACTTCTTTCTCTTTTTAAATAAATCCCAAAATGATGGTATATATGGTTGTTTGTTAGGTTTCCATTTTTTAGAATGTTCATTACCCTTCTTATTATTACATTCTGTACATGAACAAACAATGTTATTCCAACTAGTTGGGCCACCTTTAGAACGAGGGATTACGTGGTCTTGTGTGACATCTGCCATTGTTAATTCTTTACCACAGTATGAACATATTCCACCATCCCTATAAAACAAATTAGTTTTATTCAATCTCATATTACCATGATTCGGACATTGGTTCTTAACTACGATAACGGATGGCCAATACATATCTAAACTAGCACATTGTACTTTTTTATCATAAGTTACAATAACATAACAAGCACCTTTAATTACATTAACGATTGCATCCTCAGCAGGCATCAACACCAAATTTGGAAACATTCCCATTGGAGTAAAATCTGCATTTAAAACTAATGTACGAAGTTTTATCATCACGATACTCTAATAAATATATATGTAAGTTCACAAAGTATAACGAGGGTAATTGACAATGTCAAAGAAAATACCTACTAAGTTAGTTAATCATTTTGGTGAACACAAAAATATAGTCGTATTACATCCATCCAACCCATTAGGAACTATGCGTTTATTAGATAGTATATCTGCGACTTCATATCTACAAGATGGATGGGTCGAGGCTAACAGTTGGTTAGATAATGAACTCGAAACATTAAATGGTGTAAGGGCTACAATTAAGATGGCAGAAACATACGGCAATCTTCATGTTAATCCATTTCCTGAATATAATAGGGATGAAGAATAAACTTCAGTAAATAATCCAAGTATACATTACTCATTCCGCACTAAATAAATTCAATATCTGTTTGATATGGATTAAGAATTCTATTTATATTATTGCGTAGTTATGAAACCCGCCCTGAATAATAACCCCTTCAGGTAATGAGAGATTGATGTTATTATGTCTACAATAAAAATTATCACCCACATACGTTGGACAATATTCTAAACTTGTTAATTGGTTACAGTTACAATCAAAGTCACCCCCTATACTAGTAGGACAACCTTTTAAACTTGTTAAGTGGTTATTATAACAATCAAAACTACCACCTACGTACTTGAAATGTGGTAATGTTTTTAAATGTTTACAACCCAAGTCTACATTATCACGAGTGATAATATTATAGTCACCCAACCTATACTTAATAGGTTTAGCCCTGTTTTGATATGGTTCTAATTCCTTTAACATTACAAATACTTATTTGTTAATGTTTTGTTTACGCCAATCGGCACGTTGTTCATTAATAGTATCTAACTGTGCTTCATATTCTTTAATATGTAATTTAATCTTTTCCATATTAGATATAAAACAATTCCAGTTATCTCTATCCAAACCAATATAAACGTTTGATTGTTCTATCGGATGTATTAAACAAGTTATTGTATATTCACTACTTAATTTATTCAACTTATTACAATACGTACTATTAACTGGAACAGTAATAGACATATCTCTAGGCATATCCCATTTACAATTCTCTAATTGTAAGGATAGTGGTTTTTGCATATCAGGCATATCAGGGTACTTATAACTAGTAACAACCATCTTATCCGCACAAGCAGACAATAATAATACCGAACATACAATACCTAGTTTTTTCATTTAGATTTCCCTTTATTACAATCATTAGGAAAGTTACTCCAATCACATTGTGCTCTATCATTTACTTTTTTTAATAAACGTTCTGCACTTTTTGAGTTGGCACGAACTCTCTCTTGTTTGATAGTATAACGAGAATCACTCAATTTGTCTTGTATTTTCTTAATCTCAACATTATTTTTTTCTTGAAGTATATGAAACTTAGAATTTTCACGTGCGACAACTTCATTTGTATGTCGCAATATAGCGTTATTATCCTTCTCAGTTTTTAAGTCTATATCAAGTCTTGTATTCTCAGTTGTTAATGTAATAACCCTTTCTTGTAGATTAGATACATAATGATATCCTAACCCAATTACTAAACCAATTATGGATAATACGACAAAACCTATTACTAATGTCATTTGTGATATCCCCAATTTTCCAAGTATCCAAGATATAATAGAACTAAACATACTATTTCCCTTTCGTGAGAATATCATTATTTGTTATATTTATTAAAAATAAGGGTTGACATTATAATATAATGTGTTATACTTAAATTATAAACAACCTACAAGGAGTACTGCAATGTTAATATTTAATAACGCACTAAAAGTGCATAAAGTTCGAACGTATTATGGTTCTACTGAGGAAGACATACAGGATAAAATATGGAGTAATATAAAACCTCGAGGTGGAGTAGTATGTTGTGACGATATATCACAAACGTTTAATAAGGATATGCCGACAATACCGCGACACACAAGATATCTTTACGTTATTGAATATTTTGAACAACACGAAGAAGATAATAATAATATATGGGTGGCTAATGTTTATAAATCTTATAATTGTCGCCACCCATATATTAAAAAAACAAAATTTAAACGGTAGACTCGGCACTACTTATTGGTCATAAAACGTCGATTATTACAGTATTGACGATGGAAGTAGATTATTCCCCTTCCATCGTCAAACTCTTATCTAACATTTCTACTTCTAAATTTTTTAACTTATCAATATATCCTAAGTTTCTTAAAACTTTAAATGTTAGATTTTCAATTGAGTATTCACCATTAGTTAATAAACCCGCTCGTCTCATTCGATTAATCTTATCTTTAATACGTTTAACATCATCAATATCATTTATTTGTTCGATACTATCAATTATACCTGCAGCTTTCTTAATAATAGTAGTATCACTAATATCAATCGATTTATGAACAGGGCGAATAATCCATTCATCTTTTAATAATGAATATACTCCTGTCGATATTCCTGTATGTCCCACTTCAACATATACTTCTACTGGATACCCTTTAATCGTGATATTATGTGTCTTAGACCACAATGCTTTACTTGCCTTTAATACTTTATCTAGTAAAGTAGATGCCGGTTCATTCACCATTATATGAACATCTAAATCAGAAAACTTAGTATAATTATAATTAGCTAATGAACCAGTTAATACGATATCCATGACATTCAAATCTAAATCTAAATACTTTTCATAATCATATGCAATTGTTAGTAAATGTTCACGTATAGAACTATTTAATCTACCATCCTGCCAAATAATGGGATTTAGTGAATTATGGATTGGTATAATTTCATCTGTTTCTAAATCATCTAAGTTCATAACGAGTCCTACCATTCTAAATCTGTTTTGTATATTTATTAAAATAAGGGTTGACATTATAATATAATGTGTTATACTTAAATTATAAACAGCATACAAGGAGAACTACAATGACACCTTCACAATGGAAAAAAGAAATATTAAAAACGGTCAGTAATGAGTTCCTATCCATACATGGACATAATATTACTAATGCCAAGTCTGTTAAAAGAACAGAACAACTTTATATAGATGAAGTTATATATAAACAATATATGGATACTAACAATGGTTACGATTCCAGTATGCCATTTGTAACAGGCGTTGCTATTGAAACAGTACATAATACTGTTGATTATTACATATATAAACGTAGTATAATAAAAAAAGTTGACGAAACGTTCTTTAAATTAATACTAGATAATATTAAAAAAGATTCTACGATTAATAAACATGATATTAAACAATATACTGAACAGGTTAATTCATTAATTAACCAAAAAGTTTAGATATAGTAATATATCTAAATTAAGTTTATCATAAACAAAAAATCAGGAACTCAATTGTCGTAACTTTAGGAGATAAAGCAATGCTAAATTATATAGTAGGAGTATTAGTCACGTTTTTAGGAATGTATTGGGGGTTTTTTATGATGGCATATCTATGTCAACCAAAAAAGGATTTATTAGACCAGCCTACCAAGTTTGCCTTAATATTGACATTAGAACTAGCAGGAATGACTGTCGCGATGATATTGCCTCTTTTAGGACTTGGAATATTGTTCACTCAACCTCTTTAGAATGGATTAAATGTCCTTAGATACGAGGACATTTTATGTATAGTTCATAAACAAGAATTAGGAGACTTCGATGAAACAGTTATATACATACGATAACGATATTAAAGACGAACGCACTATTAATAACGTTCATGCATTATATAGTATTGGACATGAAATTCCAATCATACCAGCAGATACTAATGAAGTAGAACAAAATTTAAAACATGCATTAAAATTAGTTAGTGCCGCCAAACGTAATGGGAATTATGCACACATTAGTATTAAGTCACATGGCAATCACGAAGCTGTACTAAAAGAAGTATTAAATCAATTAATCAAATTAGGATTTAATGCAACTACTAATGTTCCTGATACGGCATTCATACTTGATAGCAGCCAATACAGTATAGTAATTCATTTATAAACAAAAAAATAGTGGGAGTTTTTAATTCCCACTATTTTTAATTTAGTAATATGTTAAAAACTAAGCAGCTTTAACGCATTCAACTGTTGCAGTAAATGCACCACTTGTTACTGACAATGGTGTAGTAAATCCTGCATCACTGAAGAATGAAATAGCAACTTGTTTGTTTTTGGAATCTACCAACATTGGCAATTCTGCAATACAAGTACCAACTACATCCAATTCCAATTCTTCATCTGTCATCAATACATTTGTGCCATCTGTAATTTGGGCATAAATGGCTGATGCCGCTTCAAATGCAGTTGTTACTGCAAATGTAATGCGTGAGATGAAAATTGAATCTGTTGGGTTAGGTAATACAGAACCAATATTAATAGATGTAGCACTTGATACTGTTGATACTTGACGGCGTACAATCGAACCACTATTAGCACTAATTGCTTGGTCTACGTATGCTTTATTAGTCAAGTCATCGTCATCTGTTACGTTAGCTTCGTAATCAGTTGTACCTTTTACTGATACTGCACCAGTACCTTTTGGCAACAATACTAAATCAATATCTGTATCTGTACCCGTTGCAGCTACCGAAGGAGCTCCAGCTGTTGCTGCATTAGTTACAGTAAGACCATTTACTGCTGAAGTTGTTGCAACACCAGTTACAAGTGCATTACCGTTAGAATCATACAAATCTGATTGGTAACCAAATGCAGGGTCTGCACCAGTTGAACCTTTTAATACTTGATGGTCTGTACCTACTGCCAACGCAGTAACAGCATCCGTACCACTACCAACCAATACACCATGGTCAGTTAATGTAGTTGCACCAGTACCACCGTGTGCTACGTCAACGGAACCCAAGAAAGCACCGGTCGAATCAATAATATCAACACCAGCTAACTTGTAAGAACCACCGGTTGCTACGTTCAAAGCAACGTTTGATGTTAATGCAACTAATGAATTTGTATATTCAAATGTTACGTCACCATCTGTACCACCAGCAATAGTAATACCTGCACCATCAGATAATGCACGTGATGTAGAACCATCAGCAATAGTAATATTTTTATCAGTTACTTTAAGTTCTGTTGTATTAATATAGGTAGTTGCACCGTTAACTGTAAGGTCTCCAGTGATAACCACATTACCTGTTGCTGTTACGTCTAATGCCTTAATTGCGGCATAATCAGTATCAGCTGCATTACGGATTTCAACAACACCCGATGCATTACGTACTTTTGGACCTTTCTTGCCCAATTGAACATTAGCACCAATTGCTGCCAAACCGAACTTTTTAATACTAGCCATTATTTCTTCTCCTCATGTTATTACACTGTTGTAATATATTATTTATTACTTTTGTGATTACATAAGAGTGTCATCTTAGAGGTTTTCTAATATAATTTGTAAAATAATCATTGACTATATTATGATATGTGTTATACTTAAATTATAAACCAATATATAGGAGTAAAGACAATGTCCGTATTTAGTAAAATTCAAGCGGGTGAATATGATACTAAAATTACTTACTCTAAAGAAACAATAAAAGAGTATAATAACGACGTTACTCGTTTAGAACAAAAACTACATGAAGACTTGGCAAATGAATATCATATGGAGATGAATTCAATCGAACAAAAAGTTTGGGAATGTGCTTGGATGGAAGGACATTCATGCGGTTATGCCGAAGTTGCCAATTACTATATCGACTTTATGAATAAGACGGAAGAAGAACTAGACGATATATTATAAAATATGGGTAGGAATTAAAAGCCTACCCATATTTTTATATTGTTGATATCTTTATACTTAATCTACCTTTTGTAGAATTTCCCATATCTACATAGACATAAATGTCTTCATCATTTAGGAATATCTTTGAAGGTTCTGTTTCATAAATTCCCAATTCACTCATGTCAATATCATCATTGTCGAATAATAATGTTGGTTCATCATTAGAACCAATAGTTAATGAACAATCACCATCATACGTTTCTAATATTTCAACAGTAACAGTATCAACTTTCCCACCACTACTAACTTCAACAATTTTAATCTTTGAACCACTCGTATGACCCAATTCTAAATCACCAGTGAATGATACAGATTCTGCACTCTCTTGTGTTGCAATCTTTACCCAATTAGAATGAATGGTGTTGAACAAATATAAACCCCATTCACCATCACCCTTGTCATTTACTTTTACTAATACTGCACTGGTAGGATGTATATCAGCTAATTCACTCATTACTGATACTTCTTCTACTATTGCATAACCACCATTAATGACAATATCGGTATCAGTAGAAGTAATACTTATATTACTACCACCACTTATACTCTTTAATTGTGTTGCTAATGACGTGGTTCCCGATATTATACTATCACCACTACCAACACTAGTGATTGTATGACCACCTACAGCAGTACTGTCACTATTGACAAATGCTTGTTGGGTGATGTCCCATGTGAGAATATCACCCTGTTTTAATGTAGCAGAATTTAATAACGCTATTGGGTCCATACTACCAGCCGTTACATTATTCCAAGCATATATAGGCATATTATAATAATCCTACTAATGTTAATAAGGTAGATACATTTAATCCTTCACCCACTACTAATCCTAATGCATCATACAATACTGCATTGTCATAACGGATGTTCATTGTGATTAAATTAGCAGAAGATTCTTTGTAGTTGAAATCACCATAGTTTACACTACTTAAAAAACAACCCGCCAATTCCCATGTAGATAATGTATTACCATGTCCGTCTAATGCACATATCTTAGTTGTGAATTTATAATTAGCTGGAACGTTTGCAGTAACTTGTTGCATTGGGTCCATTTGTTTGGTCTGTTGTTTCATGATTGCAACTGACGTGCTGTTATCATAAGTGTCACGCACTACCATATCTACTTCCGACCATTTTGGCTTACCAGCATAATATGCGACCGAATTATATCCGTGAATTTCCTGTGGGTCGAAAGTAATCTGTGGTAATTTAACTGATTCTGCTTCTAAAGTTAAATCATCACTACTACCATCACCCATACCAATAAAGTCAACACGGAATCTATACTTAGGTTTAGGTGCTTTAAAAGTACGAGAAACCGTTGCTAATCCAGTAAAAACGCCAAATTTTGATAATATATCACTCATATCTATAACTCCTTATATTAATCTATAAGTATTTATTATAAAAATATGATTTTAATTTTAATCGATTCTTTATACCTAGACTCTATTGAAAAGTATTGATTTTCTCAAATTATAATTTATAATTATTTCAAAATAGGAATATTATAATGAAATCAGTACTAAAAAGAAATTACTCATTAAATCCATTAAAGATTGGTGAATTACCTGAATATGAAGACGTTAAGTATCTATACTTGACATTACTATTACCACTAAATGAAGTAATGGAAATATTTGGAATTAAACGGTCTAAATTAGATGATACCATTAAAAAGTATAATTTAAGAAGAACATGGGAACAAAGAGTATATGTCACCCAACGCACCAATATGCAAAAGTATGGTTGTCTTAATCCATCAGGAACTCCTGAATTTAAAGAACGAGTAAGACAAACCAGTTTAGAAAAGTATGGGGTTGATAACGTATCCAAATCAAAAGAAGTATTGGATAAAATTAAACAAACCAATTTAGAAAGGTTTGGGGTAGAATACGTAATGCAATCTAACGTTAATAAATTAAAAGCCAAACAAACATTTAAAGATAAGTATGGAGTCGCATCGCCGTTTCAAATTAAAGAAGTACAGAACAAATATAAGGCTCAATGGGTTGAAACGTATGGTTGTTCACATCCCATGAAAAACAAAGAAGTTCAAAATAAATTAAAACAAACGTTCATTGAGATATATGGAGTTGATAACCCAAATAAGAATGAAATAATTAAACAAAAAACTCATAATACTCGATGGCCATCTTACTTCAAACAAGTTAAAGATAGATGTACTGATGTTGAATTTATGTTTAGTATTGATGATTATAAAGGGGTTAGTTATACTTATCCATTCAAATGCAATAAATGCGAAACTGAATTTACCAATACATTAGATGATGGAAGAACGCCCCAATGTCCAATTTGTCATCCTAAAGAACCCTATATTGCTAGCAAGCCTCAATTAGAAGTAATGAATTATGTTCAATCTTTAATTCCTAATGTAGAAATTATTAAAGATACGAGAAAAGTAATCAGCCCATTAGAGTTAGATATTTACATACCAAGTATGAATATCGCTATTGAGTTTTGTGGTTTATTTTGGCACAGTAATAGAAATCTTCCTTATAATTACCATTATGAAAAGTATAAAATTTGTAAAGATATGGGTATTAGATTAATTACTTTATTTGAAGACGAATGGACTTATAATCAAGAAGTAGTTAAACATAAATTAAAAGAAGTTTTAAATTTATTACCTATCGTTGACGTATCTAATTGTACTATCATTAAAGATATACTTGTTAATTCGTTCCTACAACGTCATTCATTTAATTCAAGTACATATACTAGTAATATAAGTATCCTACTGTATGGTGAAATAATAGGGGTTATGTGGATAGATAACGGATACGTCTATTATTGTTCGAATTATAATATTATTGGATATGAAAAATTATATCATCAATTTAAGGGACATAATATAATAGTAGACAATAGATGGGATATAGTACCGTCTAATAGTAAATTGCTATGTGAAGAAATTACGTTCGATTATACGAATTGTAATATAAGAACCTACATAGAATGTGAATATAGAATTTATAATTGTGGTATTCAAATCAGAAGTCTTGTTTAGTCCAAATTCCTTGTAAATATACAGGGGAGGACATAACATGAATATAATTGATATAACAGTTCCAGTTCAAACTGGAATGACTAATTGGCCGAATGTAATTGAACCCGAACTAACCATGATAAGTAAAATATCAAACGGTAGTTCTTGTAATTGTTCATATCTATCTACGTTAGTACATAGTGGTACGCACATCGATGCCCCATTACATTGTATTGATAATAAATCATCTATAGACCAATTAGATTTAAATACATTAATAGGTGAGGTATGGGTAGCGGATATTGGTGATGTACCAATGATTACCAAACAAGTATTAATAGATTCTAAACTCCCATCTAACGTTGAACGTATCTTATTTAAAACCAATAATTCTAGTCTATGGAGTAATCCAAAACATGAGTTTAATAAATCATTTGTTGCCTTAACAAAAGATGCATCATCATACATAGTAGAACTGGGTATTAAATTGGTTGGAATAGATTATCTATCGATTCAATCGTATTATGATAGTAGCGGTATCCCTCATGAAATATTACTAGGGGCTAATGTCGTTATATTAGAATGCATCAATCTACATGGAATAAAACAAGGATGGTACAAATTAATCTGTTTACCATTGCGGTTAGTTAATAGTGATGGAGCCCCAGCTAGGGCAATATTGAGTTGGTGAAGTTACAAAGTGAATGATGCTATCTGTTCACCAATATAATCCCAATCATCGTCCGTTAAATACTCATCGTTAATATTATTTGATAATTCATTATAGGCAGCTGTAATCATGCCATTTCGTAAGTAGGTTATTAATGTATCTAACTTTTTTAACTCTATTGATATTTTTGAATCCGTTAAATTACTTTCATTTAAACGTGATAATATATAACAAACAACTCGTTCACCAAAACGAATTTTTCTTAATTCATTACTCATCTTTGTTTCGCGTGATACAATTTCATCTGTCATATTAAAGTTCCGTAAATGTTAAACAAATAAGTGGATTACTTAATTGTGATATTTGTCCTGCTTGTGATACATCATTTTTAAATTGGACTCCAAAAACAGTTCCTTGTCCAAAACTATTAGTACCAGTAACAATAGAAAAATTACTCGAATTAACAGGATATGAATATGTGGCGGGGTATGCGGTAGTACCAGTAAACGTTGTATCCATCGGGATATTAAACTTTATTGTTTCTGTACTTCCACTATAAGTATGATTATAAAATCCTAATTCAATATATATAGCTCCTGCTGTTGGTCGATTAGTAAAAGTAGCACCACTAAAGATTATATTAGCAGTTGTTAATGCACAAGTATATGGTATAATACTTGGATAAACAGCAGAACTACTAAATCCTGAATAACTTCCACTCGGTGATGTACCCGGAAATGCATATAAAAATCCGGGTGTAAAAGCGGCTGATGCCTGTGAATGTACCATTATATTAAAACTTCGTTTAGTTGAAATTGTTGTCCAACCAGTATCATAATCAGTAGAACTATTCTTTATTAATACCTGTCCTGTTGTGCCACCAATCGGGACACCAACACCCGTATCACCTTTACTAGCAGTATATGGCAAACTATTCCAATAAGTAATGCCATCACCCACCTTCATCTTATTAGTATTAGTTTCTACTCCTGCTTCACCCTTAGCCAATAATGGATTAGCAGCAGTCCATTCTGTTGATGTACCATTACGTAATTGTATCTGTTGTGCCATTATGGAGTACCCCCATTAATACTAGTTGTTCCACCATATACAGATACAGGAGTACCACCATCAATATTTTCAATAACAAGATTTGTTATCCATTCACCATTTACTTTTTGATATACTTTTGCGTCACTCGCCTTTAGTATAAACAAATCCCCATCATTACCTATAATTGATGTCGGTAGAATAGTTGATGTAATTATAGATGGCCCTTTTTTACCAATCTGAAATATATGGGACAACGTACTTTTTATATTATATTTTTCCATAACTAGTCCTATTTTAAAAATATATTTATACTTTAGGATTAAGTTACAGAATACTCAATAAAAAAGGGTGGAATTTAACCACCCTTTTTATTATTAACTATTTGTCGTACTAGTAGTTAAACGCATTGGTATATAAATGTAATTAATCGATATACCTGGTGAGATTGCTAAGTCAATCCAAAGTTCATTCTTTTGGATTCGAGCCGAAGTATTATTAGTTGTATCTACCTGTACAACATAATCATATATGGCTTCTTTTTGAATTAAATCAACCATAAATGAATCAATAGCGGCTTTAACATTATCGCGAGTACGTTTGTTATTAATTTCGAAGTAGTATGGTTCAACAATCTTTTCCAATCTACGTCTAATATAACAAACCAATCGCCCAACGTTTTCTCTACTTAACGCTGAAGTCGAAGTAGATAACGACTTATCACCAAATATAACAATACCACTATCAGGAGAAGTTATAATTGGATTAATACTTAAATCATACAATGTATCTTGTAAACCCGAACGTAATGCAACAGCTTTATATTCACCTTCGTCTGTCAAATAACCAACACTCGATGCATTACTAACAATACCACGTCTAACACCTGCTGCACTTTTCCATGGATATGAAACAGAATCAGAATAGGCAATAGTACGTAATTTCATTGTAGATGGAGGAATCATTACATTATTACCACTGGTATCAGTCCCTAAACCCCAAAGATAACACATAGATGAATAATCATTGCGTGTAACACGCCCTACTTCACCATTTGAACTAGCTTCATAATAGTTATTTGCCCATTTAGTAATGGCAGTTGCGTCAGGTTTTAATCTACATGGTGTTTCAGTAATAGCAAATGATTGTTGTTTTCTATCAATCTGTAATTCTACTAATTCATCAAACAGTTCTACATAACCAGGTGCAGCAAGTAAATCCATTTGATAGTATAATGAACGTATATCTTCATTATTAGTAATAACAGCGGACATAGCTTTTACTACCATTGCACGTTGTGCTTTACGATTCATATAAGCAGAACCATCTTCTGCATTACCACTTGCGTTAATCCATCTTGAAACAACGGGATTATTAGCCGTACCTGGATATGCAAATGTAGCAGAACTACCAACAGTAAAAGTAGAAGTTGTTGGTGTGAAATAATTACTATTATATTTTTTAACATTCTGCGTAGAATAACGAGTATTGAACAATAATGTACCACTTGCATAAACACGTGGGTCAGGAGCATCAGGGTCAACATAATTCGAAATAATTAAATCATCTGCTTTTGTTGAAAATGCAGTATGTGTTGAATTTGTATAGCTAGGACCTGAGTTAGAACGTGCATCGGCAAACACAATACCAAAAGGTGAAGTTTGGTCTGTCTTATTAATTGATTCCCAACTTGTAGACGAAGTAGAATAACGATATAACGCTGGATAGTTTTCTAAATCATCAGTATCAATCCATAAATCACCATTTACTAGTGGTGTTCCATCCGATTGAGTTGTTGGTATGCTACTAGTTAATTGAACACCTACTGGGTCAATATTAGTATTATTGTTCTTTAATGATTTCCATTCATTACCGTCATTAACCATTATATCTACTAAGTAGTCTGTGTTATACCATAATGTATCATTAACTGGTGGATTAACTGGGGCACTAATTGAATAAGTAGTATCCAATATTGTCCAATTCGAATACTCACCCGCTGAAATACCCAAACTTGATAATGGGGTTCCTGCTACGTTACTAAATCTAATAGCAGTACCATCAGCTCGTTGGAACTGTATAGCCCCATTAGATTGTGCAACTACCAATCCACTAATATTAGCATCCTCAATATCATTAATAACACTATTAAGTGATGTACCAGTAAAGGGAACATTCGTAGTAGTTACCACACCATTGACGGCAACTGTGATACCAATAGTATTACCAATCGACACTGTTGGGTTGGTTGTAGTGCCAGTAACCGTGAATGCACCATTAGTAGAATGTTTCAATATATACAAGTTCGCAATAGGTGAAGCAGAACCATCATACTGTACGAACAAACTATCTAATGATAATGCAGTACCGTAATTAATTTCTGCTTCTATTGCACCTTTATATAAAGGAGTTGTTAATATTTTCCATTGTGATGCTTCAGTTGAATATTGTTTAACAACATAATTTACACCAGAATTAACATCGGTTGTTTTTAACCATATTGAACCAACGGTTGTGCCAACTGGAATATTATAATGTTCTGCACAAAATAATTGAACCCCACTAGTAGTTCCTTCTGTTAATCCCAACGAAGTTAATGCAGTACCACTAACATCAGCTAATACAATATTACCACCATCAGGATTAGTAATCTTTAACGCCCCACCTGAATTAGATGCTACTATATTAAGAATACTTGCAGTATTAATATCAGTAACTGCAGATGCTACGTTAGTACCAGTTGACAATGTAACTGCTATACCATTAATACTAATTACTGAACCACTACTATATGTGGCGGATGCCGTACCAGTAATAACAGTAGGTTTTGCGTCTGACCATTCATTACTACCAATTAAGTACCATGAACCACTTATTTTTTCATATAATTTTAATACGTTACTAACAACAACTAATGCAACATTACTATTAGAACCAAAACTTGCATTAGGGACATTAGATGTTAAATCTGATGTCGTTGGTATAACAACTGTTGCTTCGTCCCATGCCAGACCAGGAGTTGAATTACCATTAGCTCTAAAGATACCATAACTTGTATTTGTTTCATCAAACCAATATGTACCGTTTGAAACGTTAGAACTTGGTTCAGTTGCTGATGCTTTTAATTGTTTAAGGTCAATATCACCACGAATAACATAAGCAGTTGATGCTAAACCTAAATATGAATGTAATGCATGTAATCCATACTCATTTAATTCATCACCTTGTTTAATGGTTGAATTTTCTGTTTGGAATATAGCAGTACCAAACTTTGTAATTGAATCCTTTTGTCCTGATACAACCATTAAGGTGTTTGAATTAGCCTTTGTTGTACCTTCAGCTACCGTACCATCGGACAATAACTTATCTTGTTCGGTACATAATACAATTAAAGGAATAGTAGATGAACCACCTTCCGTTGTTGTAGTTTCGTCTGTTACCGTAATTTTTACATTAGGTGCGCTCATTATTAAACTCCTATTTAAAATATCTTAATACGTTATAGGATATTTATAGATTTAGTTTAATAATGAGGTTCAAATCAGTATTTTTATAAATATAACAAATGTTTTTCTTTTGGAGTTTATATCATGTCTAATAATAATTTTGTTAAATTACTTGAATCAAATTTGGAAAAATCCGAAATTGTATTAGCAGTTCAAAACATTGCAGATGAAATACAAAAGATGATTAAAAAATTAGGTGAAATTAAACTAGAAAACATCTCACCATTATCAGATAGAATTAAAGCGGTATATGGTGTTAAGAGTGCCGAACAATTTACATCTTCTATATCAACTAATCTTGCTCAAGCCATCGAACAGTTATCATCAGTACGTGAAGAGATTAATACTAAATCATTAGTATTATCGGGTGACGTTGCCGAATCAGATATGGAATCAGATTTAACTGAGCCAAGAGAAGATGAACATACAGATACTATACAACCAGAAGATAGAATTAGAAAAGAATCATTAGCCTATATATTAGATGGTAAAAAATACAAACGTTTATTTGAAACTGTTGATGAGATGAATCATTTTATTCTAAAGAACAAAATCACTAAATTTGTTGTAATAAAGGATTAATTTAATGAATCTAGATTCCTTATTCGAAGATATTGATAATACTGTATCGCCAGAAATACAAATTATGTTGACGGATTATTTTATGATGTCGATGGAAAACGGAATGTCTACTATTCCATTAGATTCGGTTATAGAAGAAGTTAAGAAGAATACTAATATTGATATTAGACCATCCGACTTAATCAATATACTATCTCATATACCAACAGTTAGTGATGTTAATAGTGAAGAAGTTACTTTATCCGACCAACGTCAAGATGATAACCCAATAGCTAATAGTAAAGATAAAGTAACTGATATGGCTAAACAAAGAGCTAAGAAAATTGGTTGATATTTAACTTGAATAATAAGTAACGAACTTAAATTCACCATTATCTTTCATTTCTCTAGACTTACCCGTTGAATGCTCTCCTTTACTAATTGTGTTAATTAACACGTGAATACTGGATAATAAGGGTTCGTCGTATATAGCTCAATATACCGTTTCACGATTACCACTCCTATGAAATTCATACCACGCATTGGCTAATCTTGGTAATTTATTATTACCTAACAATAATAATTCGTAAGCAAATTTAATTACATTATATTCATCACTACTATTATATGAACCCTTAAATAATACGTCATGTTCGAATATATTATTCTGATATCTATGTAATAGGTAATGTGCGATTCCTACTGCTATTGAAAACGACTTATATTCAATAGATTTATTTGAATTAATAGTTAATACCCAATTAGTATAATCATTTACTAACCGCAAACATAAGTCATTACATGGTTCTAATTCTAATTTAATATTCAATATATCAACTAGTTTATATAAGTCAAGAATCCCATTAGTAAAACAATGTTCCGTATGTGCTAAATTAATAACATCAGTGGGACATGATAAACTCATATCATTATTTAGATTACTTGGTCGTTTCATACCCACTCTAATAGTTGCCATAATTTAATCCTTACTAACCGGGTTAACGAGTTAACCCAGTATAATTAAATTAAACCAATATGTCAATGAGTAGCATATATGTACTTACTCTGTCCACAATCATAAATTTTAACAAAACTTTCATCTAGTTGTTTCCCTATTGAATACTGACGTGGATATCGATTATTAAGATTAGTCCAGTAAAACCCAAGACTACAACTCACATACTCAAACCCTAATTTGTTATATAAATCACCCGTACCCCATCTATTATCACAGTAACTCACTATTTCTTTTTCATTTGTTTGTTTTAGGAAATGTTTGAATAATTTACTAGCACCACCTATTACTGATGTACTACTACAAAATCTTAACAATTCAAAATACTTATATCTCTTACCAAATGACATAACTGCTACTAACTTATCATCAAACATCAATCCATAACAATATTGGCTAGATACATACCCTTGAATGTGATTCGTATTAATGAATGACTTTTCTTGCTCAACATCAACCCCAACAATCGTACATTTACGTGCATATACTTTATTTGATTTTTGTAATATATGTAATAGTCTTTGTTTAACAATATTCTGTTTATAAATCCATTCATCTTCAAATATAGTAATAAGTCTAATTCCTTTCTCTTTACATAGGTTATGTTTGTTTATGTGATAATTCTTATCCTTTTGTGGGATACTATGCCAATATAATCCACAATATTCTATTGCTATATTCATACTAGGGATATAAATGTCTAACTCTAACGGTTTAATTTGTATCCTATCACTTTGAATGACTTCTATATTAACCAGTAGGGATTGGACGTAATCATATACTTCGTTCTCGCCGTGACTTCTCATTAATGGATAACAATTATAACAACGTGGTAATTTTCCATCTTCTAAACTGGACATAAACTCATTACCGCATTTCTTACATTTAAATGGATGTAAATTATAAACACCAGTATATTCATCTATTGTGAATAAGAAATCAACATTACTACAACGATTCTTTACTTGTTCAAATAGTAATGGTTCACTTGTAATACGAACTTTGTTTTTGACTTCATCATTCTGCATTGGATGAATCGTACCATACTTTTCCATATTGGTTAAATTAGACTTGGATTTTATACCTTCATTCTGTAATAGACATTCAGTCCCATACTTTTCTAAATTCGTATGTATCTTTTTATTATGTATTGCTTCATTTTGCATTGGATACTCACAACCATACTTTACCATATTAGTACGTTTGATTTGTTCCTTGATATCTTCCCGTTGTAAGGAATATTCAACTCCATACTTTTCTATATTGGTTTGTTTAATTCGGTCTTTAATTTTATCATTTTGTAATGGCGTATTCGTACCATATTTCGCATTACAGGTACGTTCTACCTTTTCCCTTATAATTGTAGCCTTACTAGGGTTATCCACGCCATACAACGTTATAAGCGTTTGTTTGCCCTTATCCCTTACTACTTGAGAGCTTAGTGATGATTCAACCCCATAATGTAATAAAGTAGTTTGTTTCTTTTTCTCTTTAATTGAAATAGATTGACTTGGATTATCCACTCCATATCGTTCTATATTAGTTTGTTTGATTTGTTCCTTAACTTCATCTGATTTAAATGGATTATCTACACCATACTTTTTGATATTAGTTAGACGAGTGGATTCTAATACTTGCTCATTAGTTCTCTTTAAGCTATATGCCTTTATATAACCACGTACCGTTCCCGTATCCCTTTTATTGAATATAATGCACATTTCCTGTACTGATAATAGTACATCAATGTAAAGATATTTAACATCTTCATATGTAGGCCATTCTCCATATTTTAATGGATATAAATCATAATCACGACTTAATTTATTTTTATCACACATAATAGTGCCTTAAATTTATAACTAAATTACAGTATTATAATTTTAAATTTTAGTCAATAAAAAACCCTGTACGAATACAGGGTTCTCTATTTGTAGTAATACTTCTAATACTAGAAGAAGCGTACGTTAGCAAGACCAATACGACCCAAGTAATCAGCGGCATTACCCAATGAACTCGAAGTATTTGTCAATTCAACGTAACCATAACGTGTCAAGAACGAACTTACCAATTCCCCAGTGTTAGGGTCCATAATAGAACCAGTTGACATAAGAGGAATATATGGACAGAAGAATGCAGCTGCGTCTGTTTCGTTTTGGCCTTTATAACCAACCAATACAGCTTCATTATCACCGGCGTAAGTATCAACAAACACGCGAATAGTACCATTCAAAGTACCAACAAATTTAGTATTTGTAGGAGCTTCAAATGTTCCTTCTGTTGTACGAGCAAATGCCGAAGCACCAGCTGATTGAAGGATTGTTTGTGCTGTTGGTGAAACAACTGCCCAGTTACCTGTACCACGATGTGTACGTTGAGCAATTCTGTTAGCTACTTGAAGAATCAATACTGCCAAAGCAGCGTGTTCATCAACAACAGAGTTAGCAACACCTGATACATTAGCTTGGTCATAAGTTACAACTGGTGCACCTGCCAAAGAACGCAATTTCCACAACATTTCTTGGTCAATTTCAGCAGTAATTTCTTGTGCCAAAGCTGACATCAATTCTGATTCCATATCGATACCATGTTGTGATTGAGCATCTTGCATAGCTTCAATAGTCCAAGTTGCTGACAATCTACGTGACATTGCATTAACAGTTTCTTTCATCAAGCGAACTGACAATTTATTACCCATGCGACCTTCTTGATAAGAAGTAGGGGAAGGACCTGGGTTTGCAGGATTTTCGTTACCTGAATAATATTTTTCAATATTAAATGGTGACAAAGCTTCACTACCTGGAACTGTACCGTTAGCACCACCAACAGCATCTGCGTATTGAATACGAAGAGTGTGAATTTGTGCAACTGGGCCAGTCATTGGTTGAACGCCCATAATTTCGTTAGCAATAACAGTAGGCATTACACGTCTAATTACAGGAAGAATAACGCGATTCAATGTAGCAATATTGCCTGCGTTAGTTGAGCCCATTGTAGCAGATTCCAACAAGTATTTCTTTTGGTTTTCCAAGAGAACACCCATCGTATCACGACGTGTACCTTTTAAGCCTTCGCAAATCTTTTCTTTTGCTACTGCCCAATTTTTAGATTCTAATAACATATCAGCCATTTTAATTAACTCCTTTAAAGTTACTTGCAAGTTAGTTTATTAGTCATATTGATAATATCGTCAAATTCAGTCGACACACCATTAAGAGCTTCATTCTTCACTACTTTCGTGTCGCCTGAAATTTCTCTTAATTGTTTTTTATCAAAGGATTGAGATTCTTTAATAACCGTCTTAGGTTGTAATTTTTCAGATTCTCTCAAAACCATTGGTAAAAACTTTTTAATTTCCGTATCTAAGTTTTCTACGGAAACATTTTCCATTAAATGTCTCATAGTGTTTTGTTTATCTCTTGGGAGATGACGTAAACTTTCTGATAACATTCTTTCTTTAACTATGCGATTCTTTTCTTCTCTCAAAAGTGTTTCGGCTTTTTTCAAGTTAGATTCTTTTGATTCAAGAACTTTCATCTTATCGGCAACTTGTTCATTGCGTTGTTTCAAATTTGAATGCATACGTTTTAATTCTTTTGATTCATTAAAGAATTTACTTCTATATGCGTATGAGAAACTCTCGAACAATTCTTTAGCAAACTTGAATTTACGTGCTTCGTTAATATCTTGTTTAAGTGCAGTAAGTTCTTTACTTAATTGTTGTGAAACGAACAATTGAGTTGCCTTAGTAGCAGATTCAACAAAACGCTTACGAGCATCTTCAATTTTACGTTTGCCTTCTGTTACAATCTTTACACGTGATTCTTGTAATTCTTTACGTTCGAATTGCGTTTCTTTAACTTCTTTACGTAAAGATTCAACAACAAAATCTTTCATTACATTAATTGATTCATGTAAGTCTTTACGTGCATAATTCGATTCAGCTACTTCACGTGCTAATGATTCAACTGCAAAAGTTTCAAATGCTTTTACGTGTTCAGCAGAAGTCTTTTTATTCTTTAATACTTGTTCTGCTACATACGATTTCATTTGTTTAAATGATTCCGCATTAGCGCGTTGTTGTGTACGCAATTTTTCTACTTCTTCAAATAATTTTGAAGTTGAAAAATCAGCGAATGCTTTAATATGCTTACATGATTCTAAATGAATCTTTTTAACTTCTTCTTTAATTAAATCCTGTACCATCTTATCGACAGACTCAATTAATTGATTCTTATCATGTTCAAATTTAGTAGCATATTCTGCACGTATTGCATCTCTAGATTCATTTAAATTATCTTCCCATGCCTGTTTAATATCTTTCTTGGCATCGTCGGATAATGGAATTGAATTTTCAAGAAGCTCTTTATTTTCTTCAGCCATTTGCTTCTCCTACAACTTTAATGCTTTAATAAAATTAATAACTTCCTTTTGGAAGTATTTTTCGGCAGTTTTGTCATTATAAGATGCCTTAGTTACATCTAATAATGTCTTACCTTGTTTTGTATTGAGTGTTGATTCATATATCAAATTAGGATATGCTTGTGGGGCGGAAGGTTGAACGACAATATCAACTGTTACTAATTCATAATCAGAAACAATTTTATTATCATCTATATTACCCATACCGCGTGACGAAACACCTAATTTAATGCCTTCTTTTAAAAGACCTTCAACTATTTTGCCATGTGGTTGTTCCGACAATATCTTTAAACGTCCCATACCATTATTACCATCCATCCACATACGTTCAATTACATGACTAATACGGTCAATATTAATTGTGTATCCATCGGGATGGTCTGCTTCACCTAATATAGAATCACCACGTTCAATACGAGTTTGAACTGCATTAACTGCCTGTTGGAGTTCGTGTGTAGGGTAAACTCGTTCATTAAAATTACGAATATCACCCTGCACAAAAATTCCTTGAAGATAATAATGTTTCTTCTTCTCACCTGTTACACTAGGTAAGTCGATAGATTCTACTAATGCCTTGGCTTGGTCGAATGTAACAACTTCTGTAAGAAGACTCATTATCGTTATTCCTCTATTTCTTCACCGAAACAGATACCAATTTATCAACTTTATTAGAATAATTTTTGGTATCTACTTTTGGTTTTGTTGTTGTAGGAGTACCAGCATCTTTAATATTAGCGGCTAGTTTTGTATCAACTTTAACAACTTGTTTCTTACCCATTTCAGGTGATTTAGTAGCAACTGCTTTATTACTTGGAACTGGTACTTTTTTCATTTCAACTGATTCAGTTACTGGTTCCGATTTTTCATCTTCTAATTCTTCTGAACCTTCTTCTGATTCCGCATCAGTATCTTCGTCTTTTGGTTCTTCAACTTCTTCTTCACCAATTTCGAAATTACCTTCATCATTCATTGATGCCAATAATTCTTCTAATTCGTCTGAGAAGTTATCAAATTTGTCACCCAATTCTTCTACTTTAGACGCTACATCGGCAACAGAACTTTCTAATGATTCGGCTTCGACTTCACCATCAACAACTTCACCTGCGTCTTCGTCTGGGGTATATTCTTCAATACCACCAACATCATCACCCAGTTCATTATCAACTTCGTCGTTATCAAACAAGCCATTGTCTTCACCAATCATTTCGGCTTCGACTTCGTCCTTAGATGTACCAACGTCATTAGCAAAATCTTCACCTTCTGATTCATCAATTTGTGAACCCTCAATTGAAAAACTAAACCCACCCGTTTTACCTTCATCTTCGTTCATGATTGATTCACGAATGATGTCTTTAGAAGTAGATTCTACAAACTTTGAAAATAGTTCTTCTGCTTTAACTTTGTCTGCACGAGTCAAAGCATCAAACGCTTCATGTAATAGTTTAATATTATTGGCCATTTTAATAATTCTCCCTAATGATTACCAAATAATTAAATCATAATATATTTATAAATTATTTATAACTAATTTATAAACGTAGGTTCAAATAGTGTTATTTTCACTATTTTCACTTACCACCACCCTTTTTTATCCAATTCAGGTGTTGGTTTAACTGTTTCTTTACTTGCTAATTTTTGTACTAAGATATCATTATGTTTAATATCTTCCATTAAGTTCTCATCCACTAATTCAGGATTCGACCTAATAATGTCTACTATATCATCCTCAACGGTTTTACTATCTACTATTGGATTATTACTATTACTTACTTTATGTTCACGTTCATCTAATTGAACTAACCAGTCGTAAAACATAATTAAAACTATTGCTAATGGGTCGAATGCAATCATTAATAATAATATCATACATCTAACTGCTTTACCTTTACCATCATTGTCATTCAAATCAATCTGTAATAATTGTGCTACATATTTAATAGGTCCTAATTCAGATTCAAACTTAGACATACTTTGTTGTATTGGGAACTTCTCATTCTGTAATTGAGATATAGTATCCTCTTCAATCTTAATGGCGGAACTTAAATCATCAATTTCCTGTTTGGATTGTTTTCTTAACTCAATCGATTTAGATACTTTATCTAGTGTTAATAACTTATCAAAACTATTATTGATTTGATTTAGTTGATTCTGTAATGGGGTAATCGAATTCTTATGTTGTAATATCTTAACATCTAATTGGTCTATCTTAGATTGCAATTCAATAATTGGCTGACCTTGTGTTAAGTATCCTTTACTAAGGAATCCAAATATACCCATGCTTGTTATTAACATTAATATGATAACCATTAATGTCGCTGGTATCTTTATATAATAAGGTAGTAATGTCCAATAATGATGGATTGCAAATGTTGCACCTACTTTACCCGCTTCTAGTACAGATGCCATTATAATGACTGCGAACATCTCCGCTGAGAACAGATGTGATAATCCAGTTATACTAAAGTATGCTGCTACACTAGCAATCAAGATTGATAAGGTTAATATTAATTTTGATATTGTTCTAGTCTTCAAACTATCATTCCTTAATAAATGGTTTAATAGTTTTACGTACTAATTCAAGTGCTTCGGGTTCCCATCGTGATTTGGCATTAAAGAAATCATCACCTTTCCACATACTAGGTAATTTAGTATGAGTTAAGAACCATGTTTGTAAAAAATCTGCTACTACGGGGCGGACATCCTCATTCGGTTCCATACTACCAAATTCATCAGATAAATAATCACCAAATATAATATCTGATAATAATATAAACCCATCCTTAGCCTTAATTGGGTGTTGAAATAGTACATTTAATTGCTGTGCTTGTAGTATTGTGGAAGGAGCAGTATCTTCCCCTTCGTTAAGTGTTTGCATTTCATTTAATAGTTTTAATATGCTGACCATATACATAACACCCTATTTAATTTAAATATTAGTTATATTTATTAAAATAGGTATTGACATAGTCGTATAATCTGTTATACTTAAATTATAAACACAAACAAGGAGAACGGATATGTCAGTATATCAAAACATTAAAGATGGGAAATACAATAATTCGTTTGATTTGTTACATACGGATTTAGCAATAGAACATGGACTTGTTGAACATCCTAATGAATATAAATTATGGGAGTTAGCATATGAACGGGCAGAAGCTAGTGGCAGTTTAGAGAACATTGACTCATATTATTCTGAAATGTCAGTGTTATTAAAATAACTTGTAACAAAGGAGAACGACAATGTTAAACATACTATTGTCAATACTAATGTCCATAGTAGCTTTGTATAATGCGGCTTGGGCTACCTATTACATAACGAAATCGTTAGATACTTATGATCTCGATGTCCCATTGACACATAAAATTGTCCTAAAACGTTTAGGATTTGGATTGTGGTTAGTATCAATAATCGCGTTATCAATAATGAGTATATACATATTGGCATGTCCTATAATTTAAAGGGAGACTGTAATGTTGACTAGTTCAGATGGATGTCCTAACAATATAGGTGGTGATTTACATCATAGTAAATGTTCCAGTTTAGATTGTTTGAATGGTATAAAGTTTTGTCCACGGGATGAACTGTTTAATTTGAATTATGAGGTAAGTCCTTTAGATTCTATCATAAACAGGTTGCCTGATTGGTTCGGTGAATTCTTAATGGCAATCGGAATGACAATGATGCTCATTGGACTTCTTATGCATTAAACAAATAACAATATTATAAATATATTGTTATTTATAATATAACATATTAACGTTAAACGAAAGAAGTATATACTATGAACATTACACAAAATAATCTACAACAAGTAAAAGACTTGATAGAACAAGGGAAATCAACTTCCGAAATTAGTAAATTAACGGGGTTGTCATCCTCTTCTATTGGACGTATTCGGAGGGGTGAACGTGATTACATTATATCACAACAAACTGTTAAAAAGACTACCAATGAATATGTTTCACCTAAAATAGTAACACGTGGTAAAACCGAATTAGATAATGGTACCGTTAAAATAATTACTAATCTAGGTACTGTATATCTTGATAATTTGGAATTATCAAATGCTGATAAAGCATATTATACGATGTTAGCTAAAAAAGAAGAAGCCGAAATCACTAACTCGGATGAAATAAAAAACTTATATATTGCGCTTACTAAGTATTTTAATTCGTAATATATACATATCAAACAAATAAAAAGTGGGGATAAACATTATCCCCACTTTTTTATCTTAACAGTTTAGAAAATACTAGAGAACCAAACTTGCAGTTACAATAGTATTAATTGTTGCAGCTGTTTTCAAATCCAATGCTGAACCACCGAATGGCATTGCTACACCGTGCAAAGCATCAACCAAACTGTTGTTTCCACCAGTTGTTGCTACCCATTGACCAGTATGTTCATTAGCAAATTTAATTGTATATACTGTTGCAGAAGATGTGAAAGACGAACCAAAACCAGCACCGGCAGGATTTGCAACTGTTTCACTTGATGTTGAAATCAAAACAGGTTGTGAACGCATTTCAAATAATTGTGTCAAACGTTCCAAGTTATCGGCACCAGTAGCAGCGTCAGTATTAACATCACCTTCTACCATTGGAACCAAAGTTTTAATTACAAAAAAGTCCATATTACCAGTAAGTTTTTCACCAGCATGGATACCACCACGTAATTTAGCTACCATATTAATTCTCCTAATTACAATTCGATGGAAACCACTTCCATCTAACTTATAATATATTTATAAAGTTTTTGATTTTTAATTAAGATATTGACATTGCATCATTAATCACTATTATATTAACGTTTATACAGTGGCGGAATTGGTATACGCTACCGTATTATTATGCGGTTTCTTCTTGGATTAACAAGAGGTGTCTCTTAAACGGGATGGAGAAATCATTATAAGTTCGAGTCTTGTCTATAAACTCTAAAGGGTACTATTTTATAATAGTACCCTTTTTAAATTAAATATTATTAATAACTACTTACGTGTTACTGAAGGTTTCACCAATCTCAACTCCTTTTGGACGAGATAGTTTTACTTTATTACCACGACAATATAAAGTACCACCTATATAAGTAGGACAATATTCTAAACTAGTTAGTTTGTTATTATTACAATAGAAACTACCACCGATATGAACAGAGCAATATTTTAAACTTGTTAATTGATTATTCATACAATTTAAATCACCACCTATCTTAGTAGGGCACCCTTCTAAACTTGTTAGTTGATTATTACTACAATCTAAATAGCCACCGATACTCTTAAAGTGAGGTAATTTAGTTAGACCTATACCAGATAAATCAACATTTCCCTT